TTTTTATTTATTAAGATCCCCAGCCGAAAGCAAGAGGCCTAACTAGTGTATCCTCTTTATATACAACTGGTTCCACACATTCTGCAGCGCTTGCAGCGCCTGCAGTTGCGCTAAGAACCCCTAATGTTAGCAATGCTGATAGAAACAACTTTTTCATGCCTAATCGCTCCCTTTATTATGCGGTTAAATGCCTTCTCTTGACGACTGTCTGCGTGATCTTTGAGGGTTTCAAAAAGATGAACACATTCCTCAAAGTCTGCTACGTTCTTCATTTTATCAGCTAATGAGAGTGCGCGCAAGAGGTTTTCTAAACAAAAATGTAACTCATTACATTTTTGTTTGTAAAGGGACAATTGACGGAAATATCTGTACTGATAGGACATATTCACTACACCAAGTGTCTTATCATTTTTCCAGAAATCTTCGGGTATACGATCTAACACATGATCAATATTCATACTGTTCATGTTTGCAGCTTCAAGCATTGTGACCAAGCCAGCTAAGGCTTCTTCAGGATTCTCTAATATATAATCAGCAATTCGATCTAGCGCTTCTTCTTTTCCCATAAGTAGCTCTGCCGCGATCACATTAATCTCAGAAAGTTTTGTCCAGTGGTTTATCCATTTTATATCTTCTGCAGTAGGAGATATAATGGATGACCAATCACTATATTTAAGTGCCCATTCTCTGGCTTTCGGGTAATCGCATTTATACTCATAGACTGTTCCAATGGCCATATAAGCAAAACCATAATAATAAACTAGACTTCTCTCTGCTTGATTAAAATTAACACCAGTCATTTTTGTAATATTATCAATAACATTAGTTTTCTCTATAAGCGATTCAGCTAAAAGTAGGATTTTATCCCAGTCACCGAAAGAAAAAGTATTCTTTAGCTTGCTTATAAGAGAATCCAAATCACTGGCATCAATATTCTTAATCATTTCTAATCTCCCCTCGTCAATTCTCAACAGTAAGAATAAAACTATTTTTCTGAAATGGCAAGATTATTTTTTCACAATATCGGTAAGATTGGTACGAATTAGTACAGAATAATCATTTGGCTCATCAAGTAATACCTGAATGGGAAAATATTCATTTTTAAAAAGAGTCTTTTGATCTATATAATTTACATATCCAAATTGTTCGATTGAGGGTATTAAGACCCGATCTCCTAACTTGGGAAAGTAGACCTCCGGCTTATTATTTTGTTGATCAGCAAAATCAAAAAGATCCATCAACTCAGCTCCTTCAATATAAAAAAAGCCGACTTATTTGGCGGCTTCATCTTAAGATATAATCGAGCGAACCATCCGTTGCTCTTTTATGAATACGGGGTCTACCACTGGACGGAAGAAAACTCCACAAAAGCGACAGACGATTTGACTATTTAGAAATACAATACCATCTTGCGAAACGGCAATATTATCTTCATCGTGATCGCATACTGGACAAGGTATACGAAAACTATGGACTTCCGTCAATTCGTTAATACCCATATCGGGAATCCGTGTTTGCCTGGATGATTTATATGTGGCTAATTTTCCATTACGTAGCCTAATCTCAGGCTTACTCATTGGACGCCCCCTTTAAACTATGTACGCCGGTCTTTACCGCTTACCCGACTGCAGATCACCTGTGAGCCTCGGAAAGTTTTCGTTAGGGATATTAAGCCTTGGCCTTTCGGCATATAGGATTTAAAGATAGTCTTCAGACACCCAAGTACTCGATGCCTGAAGATCCTACCTGAAATTGATAGTAAGCTCTACCCTCGTCCAATCCATTGAGGCTTAATCTGCCCCACAAAATTCTCCATTTAACATACAAGCTGCAGGTCTTTAAGCATTTAAGATGAAAGGTGTTTTCACGATCATGAACTTTACTGTTCAAGCATCCACCCGATCCGATAAACGGAAACTTAAAGCAACCGATTCGAGAATCCTACCCTGCACATTGGCACTTGTTTCACCTGATCCTGTGAGAATTGAACGCTAAGAAGGTTCAAAGCTGATCTACGGTCTTTACTTGTATGTTAAATGCAGAAGCCGGAAACGGGAATCGAACCTCTGATCTCTCGTATGGGTTTATACGATCGCTCTACCGTTAAGCTATTCCGGACACAATCTATGTAGCGCACTGAAAGTCACCAAGGTCTCTGCGTTTCGTGTGACTTACTGCTGTCGCAAAGCAAGGGATGCAAACGGAGCCGAAACACTCCAGCTTATGATGCCGGCAAGCCACGCGTTGCCGGTCATTTAAGCTGCCCGTTTCTAATCCACTGTTTATCCTATCAGATTCGATACAAGACCAGTCTACCCGCCTCAGCGTGGCTTACGGAACCGGACAAGATCATCAGTGCGCCTACATAGCTAAATAAGTGAATCATACTGTAACGCCACCACATCGGAATCGAACCGCATTTCATGATTATCAGTCATGTGCTTTCCCTGATAAGCTATCATGGCAGACTCACATACAGTATGATCATGACAACCCTCATCCACCCCTAGGTTGTCGCGGAGGGCCCACCTGTTGCCTCTCTTCATCGCCTTTTGTTACAGGTTCGGTCCTGGCTGTTGTTTACGTCAGTTTTTGCATACTGCCGTCTGTTTTTTGAATAGTCCATCCAGGATACCGTCCTCAGTGTTCGGCTCTGCAGCGCCTACAAACCTACTAACGAATAACTCCAGACTTCCTACGGCTGAATCAGATAACCTACCCTTTATAATTCTTTGATGAGGGGAAAAAAAGGGTGAATAAAAGACCCTCAATCGACATACGATCCAGCATACTTGCTCATTTAACAGCTTCCCATAAGTTCCGCTGACTGCCAAAGCCAAATAGATCGAATCCGTTTATCTTCGGATGCTCTGCGTAAAGACGCGGATCATATGTCCATTGAGAGCAAGAATGTGGGCAAGGGCCACTCTCCCTTGCACTGACTAGGTTATGCTTGTATTTACAGGCACGCGGTCCTCATCTTACCGCTATTAGCGTCTCTCTTCCGCCACCACATTCTTATATCATGCATCAAATTGCTTTGTTGCAATATTGGATTGTAAAAATGAATTAAAGACTGCATTCTTCGTTTCACGGAGCCAGCGTATATAAGCCACATTGTCTGCGCCATAATAGCCAATCCGATTTATCTGTGGAACCTTTTCTTCAAACTCTTTCCAGAGCTGAATATGCTGTTCTGGAAATTCCGAAGCGAATGCATTTGTTGCAAATATTGAACGCTGAACGTCCAAGTTCATGTGCTTCAAATCCCTTCAAATTCAAATGCCATTTGATTCTCTTCATTATGCCAGATGTGCTGTATGCGGCCCTCTTCTACAACATAAACCTTGTTGTCGAAATCATAAGCCCCGTCAGCTGCCTGAACACTATCACCCGAATTATATCCGGTGAAATTAAAAAAAGGAATCACACTGCCTGCTGGTTTCATTGCATACATATCTTCAACTGTCATTGCTGTCATCGTTATTAGCCCCCTATTTAGTGTGAGCTTGTAACGCATTACATTTTGAATTATAACACGTTACAAGCTAAAATCAAGCGTTATTTTGAGATAAATTGATTAAGCTGCCCCTTCTTGGCTTTCAGTATCCTCAGAGGCCTGCTCAGCGTATCCATCTGCACGATCAGCAAAAGGATCTCCCTCTCCATCGCTATAGTCAGGCATGAAGTTTTCGATTCCTGTGGAACTATCAAGTCTATGCTTCACAGGCACAACGACATTTACATTCCCTTCAAGCGCATTGGTTTCTCTTAAGAGGAAAGGCAGACCTGTCGTAATCTTAATTTCCACATGAGCGGTTCCGCTAATCTTGTTCAAAGACTCAAGCAGATAGCGGCCATTCATTGTGGATGTAGCAAATTCACCTTCGCCTTTAAGTGTTGTCATATCTTCCAACATTGTACCTTCATCACTATCCAATGATTGAATACGCATCTGGTTCTTTTCACCATCAATCATGAGCGTTATTTTAGAAGAACCAGAGTCATCTAAGAAGATGGCTGCTCGCTTGACCGCACCTAAAAACTCGGAATTAGGAACCGTAACACTAGCCTTAGCTCCAGTAGGAATAATTCGATTTGTATCAGGATATGTGCCTTCTAATACTTGAGAATAAAGAACAGTATCGTTCATGTCATATATCACACGAGTATCTTTGACGGTAACTTTGATAGTGTCCGACTTCTTTTCCTTTAGATGCTTCATAACCTCATTGATTGTTATTGCTGGAACACTGACACGCATTGGTTCGCATTCAATAGCTGTCGGGTGATAAACCTGTGCGAATCGATGCCGATCCGTTGCAACGCAGCGAAATCTTTGGTCTTCGATGTCATGCAAGACGCCTTGCAAGACAGGCATGCTCTGCAATTTAGAAGTTGCAAACACTGTGCGGCTGTACATATCCAGAAGGGCGTCAGCAGCGATTTCGAAAGTATTGCCTTTCTTGATCTTAGGCAATGCTGGAAACTCGTCTGAATCTTGGATTCCAATATCCATATTGGCACGACCTGATTTGATCCGGATGTGGCTATCTCGAATAAAGATGGTCGTGTTCTTCCCGCTCATTTTACTGATAATATCCAGAAAACGCTTTGCTGGAAACAAAACGGATCTAGGATCATCTTCAATCACGCAATGCGCCGGATCAATTGTTGTCTCTACAGAATAGCTGTCGTTTTCAGCTCGTAAGATAACTTCATTATTGGTAATAGCAAAGAATATGTTGCGCAATACAAGGTTCGCATGGTTGTGGTTTACAATCGATGCCGCTCGCTTCACTGCTTTTAAGAGCTCAGCCGTTTTAATTGTGATTTTTCTTACTTTATTTGCATCATCGGCCAGCTGCAGGTCAACCTTCTTATCTAATTCAATATCATGTGTAAGTGTCATAGTCATTTTCAAGCCTCCGTTAATTTATTTTCCGTTAAATCCAAAAAGCCCCTGCCGTCGTAAGACGGCCTCTACCCAATGATGTTTGTTAGAATACCGAACGGAGAAACATGTTTAATGGCTCCTGCGGGAATTTTTGCTCCTTCTTGTAGAAGCATTTCTTCAAAAGCAGAAAGCATGCCTTCATTAACACGCTCGCTCATTGCAATTTCGCTACGCATAAAACCAAACAGGGAGAAGTCATCAGACACTGCCGAAAATGGAACAAAACCTTCGTTTTGACCATATGGGAATGTATCAATTAGATTTTGAAGCTGATCTTGAGAAATCACTGCTTGTTTTTCTAGTTTTTGTACTACCAATTCAGGGTTAGACATAATAAAATTCCTCCAATAAGTTAGTTTGTTTATTATACAGGGGCAGTTGCCCAGTCTAAGTCAAATGCAAGTTGCCCTTCAAGAACTTTCTTGCCAGGTGTTGCAGGAACAAGAGAAATCGTTTTGCTTTGCTCAAAGCCCTTAAGCCATTGTGGATGGAAGGCATACCATGGAGCATACCAGTACGTCTGAATCTTGCAGAGCTTCACGGCGATCTGGCTGATATCTTGGGCAATCATTCGAAGAGTATGGTTTGATGCTGGAAGTATAGTAGCTCCGCATCCCACGCAGCCATCGTATACAGTCTGGCGTTTTTCCTCTTCAGGATCTCCACCCATCGTCATTTGTGTCATCATACACGTTATATTGAATGGCGTAGGAAAGTAGCCTAATCCAGACTTATATCCTTTACCAGTTTCTTCTGAGAGCGTGTGAGACAAGTAATCGGTCGGATAATTTTGAACTAAAAATATATCGAACTCTCGATAGTAATGCTCATTCAGTTCAGGTGATATCTTGAGCGTTTGATTTTCCGGTGAAGCCGCCAGCCCCCACATAAGCCAATCTGCAAAGTGATCGATCGTTGATTCGTGATGATCAAGGCATTTGCGCAGCATCTTTTGAGTTTCTTCGACACCTTCTCCACCTCGTTCTTTCCATTCAATTTGAGGGATCGGTCCGCTACCTTTGATCGTTTTCTTCTGCAATATCTCATGCCAGTAGTTCCATCTACCCCAAAGCAAATCATCATAGGAGAATAGGAATGGCAAAAGCCACCCCCTCTTCTCAAATACTTCCGAATGATTACTTGGAAGACCGCTTATCGCCTTGGCATATTCATAAATGCTAGATTGCATTTTCATGAGCTGCTCCGGAAGAAAACGATCAATTTGATATAGGTCCTGGCGCTTCTTGGCTTTTGCCATCCAAGATTCCCCCTATTCAATTGTTCTTTTATAATATATTATCGAAAACAGCAGAAAGCCGAACCGAATAAGTCTCGGTCTTCTATCTATCCTCGGCAGCCAAAATATAGGCTTGGCACATTCAAATGCAACGGCATGTGCTTTATTATTGGCTGTGAACCATATTTCCACAGACCCCTTATTCTTGTTCACCCAAGGCTTAAACCTCTGTCTGATCCATCTTTTTGTCTTGATTTGCATCAGCATTTTTCTTCCTCCTCTTCATTACCGGTATATAAATACTTGCATGAATCCGAGCAGAAGTTTTTATGCTTACGTCTCGTGATTTCATCTTCGCAATGAAGACATTTCTTTAATAAAACTGCTTCCATATTTATGCTGTCTCCACCGTATCTTCATTATGGATGATCTCATAGGATCCATCCGGTTCCCGTTTCCATATCGTTGCATCATCTATTTCAGGATCGAAAGGCTCTTCAGAATAATGCTCACGAAGGTGCTTCATGGCTTCTTCTTTAGTTTCGAATTTCGAAACATGGTCTACAATGCCGCCAGCGAGATAAACATTAATGAAGTCCCCATCATAGATAGGATTAGATACATCGGCGCCTTCCAAAGGAATAGCATACCATTTACCTTTTTCGATATACTCGGATAACTCAGAAAATGAACACTTATACTCCTGCTCATGTTTGAGCTGCCATGGATAAAAACAGTGGGCAGCATAGTTATTATTGTCCTCATCTTGCAGGACAGCGACTATTGTTTTACCGTCTTCCCTCATCGTTCGAAAAGCCTCATAAACAGAACAGCGAACTGCTCCATCTGGAATTTTTACATTTGACATTTAGTAGCAACTCCTTTTTTTGCTAAGCAGCGAAATATTTTAATCGACAGGTAAAACAATAATATTTCTTTATATATTCGTAGTAGTATTCAGACCTGCCGCATTCGACGCAGCGAACGCGGCACATCCAAATATTATTAATTAAATATTTCTTCTCAAGGTAGCTCTGCATTAGATCCATAGTTTAAAAGAAGGCAAAAGCGCCTTGTCCTTCCACGATTCTCTCATTCTTGCGAAGTCCTTTGTTATATTCACGCACGTCCTCAACAACACGGAATATGTCTTCAATGTGGTCCATGTAGCTATTAAGATCATTCTGAGTGATTTTGCCCGAAGCCACATCAATACGCATCTTATTAACCAGACCTTTCTGAATCTCACGCACTTTATCTATACCTAGTGGATTCATTTCATAAGAGTCGTAGCCCTCATAGGAGCTATTCTGCAGCTGCTCATAAGAAGCATTGATTCGTTTCCATCGATCTTCAATGGAATTGATATTATCCAGTCTTCCTTCACTCATAAGCTTCTTAGCCAGTGCATTGATGCCATCGCCAGAGTCTGCCATTGCACGAAGACCCTCTTCAGAGAACTTGCCTTGCAGAGCCATTGCCGCATCAATCTTCTTCGCAATGCTTTCTAGCACATCTGCCTGGATTGTATTGCGATAGACCGACGTACTAACTTCAACTTCCTCAGTCTGTTTAATCCGCCAAGATCGGCGTGAAGCCTGCATATAGTTATAAGCACTGTAATCCATTTGATAGAAATGAATATGAGGGAACATAAGCAGATCAAGACCAACAGCGACCAGACGAGAGTTGGTTACAAGAACATCCCAATCATAGCGTTCCATATTCTTACGCAGCCAGGTTTCCCGATCCTCTTGCTTCGGCATCTTCATTCCATCATAGGTTCCAGATGAACGTAGGATACCAACATTATAGCCATCCTGTTTAAGCCGCTCATACAGCCACGTATCGACTCCATTATCTCCGCCAGTAAAACGTCCATAGACAAGTACTTTACGGCCGCGTTCCTCGATCTGCTCCTCCAGAAGGCTCTGGAGCGCATAATATTTACTTGGAGTGTAATCTTCAGGGAAATTATACGGCTGACATAGCTCCTTAACCTTGTCATGCTCATCAAGATATGTGATCGGCTCGTGTTTGAATGGCATATCTGCATACTGATAGAGCTTTGTGATATACGAGGAAAGATGCTTCATCCCGCCTTGCCCCATCGCATCCATGATGTTTTCTTCCAACTCGTCATACATTCTGCGATGCTCGTCTTCCATCTCGATGAACATTGGAATCTCACGATACGGCGGCAGTGCATAGCCTAGGTCACCCAGCTCGATAAAGGCACAGTTACTCATTAAGAAGCGCGGGAATACAAGTGGCGAAACGCCAGGCAACTGCTTCTTTCTCTTCTTGCCCTTACGATCATCGGTGAACTCTGTCATAGAACGTTCGTATACGCCATAGTTCTCAACGAAGCGGCTTTCATCATCATACGTAATACCTTCCAATTTCAGCTTCTTCGCGTCCAGTCTAGCCAGAAGATAGAAGATATCTCTTGCCATACCACCGAGAAGTGTACCTGTCAGCAAAATCTGCTTATTTGTATGATTGATCAACTGACCGAAGGCATTCGCACGATCCGAGTCTCCACTCTTGTATTCATGAACCTCATCTGCGATCAAGTATTCAAAGAATCCACGACGAAGATGTTTATTCAGATACCATGCAGGAGATACCTTTCTCTCGAGAGAGCGAGCAGGGAGCTTCTTAGCACTCCAAAAAATAAAGCCGCACTCTTGATCAGGAGAATCGCCCTTAAGACGCTGATGCTTAGGAAGAGCATCTTTTGAGACTTTATTGCGACAGCGGTAGTTTTCACGGTTTTGATTCCAAGCCCATTTGTCTTTACCGCGGCGAAGCTGGAAGTAATGCTCATCAGAGTACTTCTCTTTCGTCTTCTTAATCGGCTGTCCGCATTGAGGACAATACATAGCTTCAGGGCCAATAGCAGTTCGTGTTATCGCTGCACCATTTCTAAAGGAATTTTCTTTGGTCATACGAATGCGGATTTTCTTACCCGCTCTCTTTTGTGCAATGACTTCTTCATAGTCATGATTTTTGACATATCCTTTGCGGAAATCCATAACCGGTTCAATCGGATATGTCTGCTTTGCTGCATCAGAACTCATGACATAGTATTCGATCTCTGTCGGGCGATACGGCATATTTCTTAAGCGATGTACATCCCGCCAGTTATTGATTTGATATACTTTCACATCAGGAATACGCTCCTCTATCTCCCGCTTCCATTTTTCGACCATTATTGCTGGCACAAATACGAGTGCACGATAAGGCTTAGGTTTCTCCATGCCTGATCGAATAGCATGAGTAACATAAGGAATTAGGGCGCCCATTGGTGATTTACCAGATCCCATCTCACCGACGACAAATACGTAGTCATCCTCATCGTCTTTGATCGTATTAGCACAGCCCATAACGACATCTGCTTGTGGCGGGAACAATCCGGTAACACCTTTGGTGTTTGCATGAAGATTCGCATGATATAAAGAACGATGATGCTCTTCCTTTGTAGGATCAAAGCGCAATACAGAGTTTTCCTGAATCCGCTGGCCAAGCTCTCCTGCAAAGTTCTCGAGATACACATCCAACGTCGTGCAGTTCTTGAGTACAGATTCTTCTTCAGTTGGACCATCGTCCAGAATAGCGAATGGCATGGAATAAGACCGAATACCTTCTGAAATAATGGCTTCCAGGTTCTCTTCAGTGATTCGAAGCAAAGCAGCTTCAAGATCATAATCCTTACCATAGCTCTTTACTTCAAGGTTAGTCAGGAGACCATGATCATAACAAGCCTGCACGATCTCTTCCTTCCATTCAGGAAGCATTGGCGTATTATATCGATCATTCAGTACTCGATACACTTCTGAGAAGATATCGCCATCCCAAGCTAAGATAAGTTCAGGATGTGGCCCTAGTGGCTGTATGCCTGATTCAACGCGTTGCTTGTTTTCTAAAATGCGCATTTCCTTCTTCTTGATATCATTCTTGGCAGCTTTTGCTACATAAAGAGTGTTAACGATATCATCAATCTTTTGCTCCGATGAGTCATAAAAGTCTTTCTCTGGAACAAAGACGTTCATGATTTCATCCCGGCTTACCCCTTCACCTAATGGAGAGATCGTTCCGCTTTTATGCTCATTCATCTCATAAGCTAAAAGTGTTTGTTTCGGTCCTGCATTCATGGTATTAACCAAATACATATTATTGGCGCTTCTACCTATTCTTTCGAGGACGATCAAATCAATAAAAGTACTGATTCTAGGTCCACGACCTTTATTATGCAGGACGAGTTCAAAGAGTTTGTCCGATACTCTTGTGGCCATGACACAACCTCCTATAATAATTTGTGAAAATCACCGTGCCGATCTAAATATTTGATTCCGATATGGAAGTATTCACGATCTACGGTCTTAATCTCAGTTCCGCGATCCGTTTCTTCCTCTTCAGTAAACTCACTATTCTTTTTGACAACCGATCCTTTAACCAAGTGGCGATCCGCACCAGTGCCGATATATCCGTTTAGCAGTCCACTTGCAAGGGTTAATGATACATGTCCTTTATGCAGCTGCGTGGGTGGTTTTGGTGTGATATTATCCAGGGTTATTCCATGCTGAACAGCATAGTTTTCGACGAGCATAGACTTTCTCATGACTTGTTGAACTTCTTCTGGTGTAATCGGTCCGATCCGGAAGCTGACTACATCTTCTTTCTTTCCTTCAGGAACTTTATATAGAGGTTTCTCTTGTACAGAGATAACCGGAATATCCTTGTAAGGCTTGTATTTCGTCTGCATGATCTCGTAAGGGAGCGTATCTTGCTTCTCTGTTCTTAGGCGTTTCTTAGCGATAATAACGCACTTTCTGTGCTTCTCATATTCGCTATCATCCAGGCGGAAAATTTGAATATCTTCAAAGGCGTTGGCCAACTTAAATGAAATATGTGCATCAATAAATTCCTTCGGAGTAAGCATGATAAGAATGCCGCCAGGCTTTAAATAACGAGCAGCATTCGTTAAAAGGAGCTTATCATCACGCAAGGCAGAAGTACGTTTCTCTTGTTCACGTAATGCCTTACGATATGCAATGTTTCTATCTTCGATTGCTTTCTGAATCCGCTCTTCCATATCTACTTTGCGCTTTTCAACTTCTTCCTCCGTCATTTCAAGCTGATTCAGATCGAGATAATTATCTGCAGTAGATTGAAGCGATTGTTGTTGCTGCCGTATCTCAGCCTCAAAGTCAGGGATTTGAAAAGGATCATAGGACATAAAGATATCTTCAATGAATTGCGGGTGAATATAAGGATCAACAACTGCTAGCGAAAAAGCATCATTACTTATCTTCATCTCTCTCTTGTAATGAGAAAGGGCAACTCTTTCAAAGAAAGTACTGGCTTCCTTCGCCATATACTCACTTGCTTCGGCGCCATATAGGTAGCGTTCACTCGCAAAGTAAGTTAATTCATCTAATGTCTTGCCATTAAAAGCTTTAAAATCAAGGGCAGTAATTGACTTGCCTTCAGGGAACTCAAGAAAACTATGTAAACGCCTTGCCGTATGTCCAGACAAGGCAGCGTTAATTTGTGATGGAAAACTCATAATCAATCTCCTCCTCAAAATGGTATTTCTGAAAGTTTACTATTAGCAGAAGCGATTTCAACCATAGGAATGCCGTATTGCACACTGATCCTGAACTCTTCAATCATTGCATCAATTAGCTCTGCAGGTATACCTTTCTCAAGGTATCCTGATACAGTGCCAACAGTTTTAGAATGATAAACCTGCTTATCTACAAAACGAGAATTTTTATTGTCTGCCTCTTTCACTTCACTGAGAACAACCATAAAAGGGGCAGGCGTATCTAATGACAATAATTCAGGACCTTCTTTTTTAAAGCGTAATGTAATCTTGTACCACTGTGAACTGATTAACAGTCTTCGATGCAATATTGTATAAGCTGCCGATTTTCGATCATCCTCAAACCAATTGCAAGTCAGCAGGTTTGAAATCGTTCTTGCAGAAATGTCCGTAGTTTGAAAAGGGAATTGATTATATAAATAAGCTTTCATAAGCTCCATAGTATGGGCCTCCATTCAGTAACATAAGCTATTATAGCATGTTTTGAGCATAATAAAAGACGTTACAGGCAGAAAAATGTAACGTCTTACATTATGCAATGTTTTACTTCAATTTGCTGCGCATATGTTCACGTAGCTCTTCGAGATCAATATAGCCATCCGGTCGGATATCCATATCGTAAAAAGTGAAATCTAGAACAGCTTCTATCAGCATAGAAGGGGTGATTTTAGCCCCACCACGATATTGAGAATTTTCCGATGAAAAATTTTTAATAAATTTATCAATATCTTTATTATAGATTTGATAACTGCTGGTTGAAGGAACTTCACGATAGAGATCGTCAGGCAGCTCTGGACGCTTAACAAACCGATGCTTGGCAGTGCTTGTCTCTTGCCTAGGAAGACGTGGACGAACTACCCTCTGTTCAGTCTGTCGTGTTGCTGCAACCTGAGATTGGGCAGTTTCAATAATATCCTCTCGAATATTGCTTTCTTCTTGTTCTGGCTCAGGTGTTGGTGGCTGAGCTGCTGCAGTTCCCATTTTCGGTTTTTGCGGCTGAAGCCGGCTCTGCCCACTTGCGTTCGCGGCCGCTCTCATTAAATCTTGTGCACCCATATGTACACCTCCTCAGTCATGATTATAAATAAGCATGAGGCTGAGGTCAATATTTCATATGATATAGGATATACGAATTGTGTCGAATTATGCCGCTGGCATGGCGCTCTTAACGATTTTATGAACAGTTTGCAATTCATCAATGTCCAATTCGGTTAGATAATTAAAGCTGTGGCCTACTGCGCTCGCACATTGGTTAAAGACATTCTGGACATTGATATCCATATTGTACATTTGTTGCAAATAAAACGTGATTTGACTCTCAATATCAATGCGTCTTTTTGCTATATTTTCTGTCTCAATTACTTTTTGCATTTCCTCTTGGCTTGCGCTGCCGCTGTGATAGCCAAGATTATCTAAAGCACGGCCACTAGCCGACTCTTCACAGTTTTCTACCCAAGCATATTGATCCGCTTGGCGACCACCGGCGATAGAAAGAGAATAGCCGATAGAATCTGCACCTAAGAGCAGACCAATACTTGAAGCAACGATCGCTGCGTTATCCGGAGTAACGGACTTACATAGTTCTGTTACTGCAGTAACCGCTTCGGGTGAAAGGATGCGCTTTTCCTTATCCAGCCAGATTAAGGAAATATAGACTACATAATGATTAGCATAGTTAACGCCAGATATTTGCATTGGATAAATGATGGAATTGGGATAATCAATACGTAAGCGTTCTTTTCTTCGTTTAACAGTCTCATATTTAGATGGATCAAAGCTGGAGCGTTTTCCTCCGTTGCCGTTATTGTATGCCACTATATAATTCACTCCTTATTTTCGGGATATAGAATGGCCATAATAGATACCAAGTAATCGTGCATCATTATCCCATAAATAGCACTAGAATCGAACTGAGGGTATTGAGAAATAGCATGCCCTATCGCCTCTTTAAGCTTCTCCTCTTTACGCTCTGCTTTTTCAGCACGCTCTCTTAATTCTTCAACATAGGCGCATATATCACAACGAAGCCGGCCGTGATCTTCGCACACTTCGTCCTTGTCTTTCATAATTCACCGCCCTTAATAGCCGCCATTATTTTCACAAAGCCACTCTTTAAGCGCAATCTGCGCTTTCGCAAAGCAGAGCTGCATATCGCAATCATCCTGAACATGAATTACATTTTGGCCATGCATTTCATGTGCAGGTTTATAGCCAATGGTTATAATCCAGCCCACTATGCTTGAGTGGTAAATATCAAGCGTCCAGGAAAAATTATGACTTATGCTGTTATAAAATAAGAGAAAGTCATTCATACTCCTCCTCCTGGGATACACTTATATCTACATAAATACTGGCATCACATTGGTAGCAATCAAAATTCGCTTCCGAAGCACCCATATCCTCAACAGGTTCCCCGCACCTTGGACAGAAAAGAATAATTCCTCGATCATAATCATCTTTAGTTCCAATTGGCAGAGCAACAAGTTTGTCTAATTGGTGATATGTGGTTTTAAAGACTTCATTAGCAGCAGCGCTTTTGCATTCTTCAAGTGTCATCTCTTTATCAACTGACACCTTTGCTGTAGTGTTATTGCTTTGACCATATACCCTATATAAGAGTTTTTTCTCTTTACTCAATTTTTACGCCTCCCAGTTTCCATAAGACCATCGCCCAATTGATACATTGCAAGGCTTGCAGAACATTTCATATTCAATGATAAGCGCGAAATCTTCGTACATATAATTACGTCCTTCTATATCAGTGTTTTCACAGATGTGACACTTTATCGGGCGACAGTCTTTGTCAATGTAACCTTCTGTAATCATTCGCTCAAGGTAATCACCGATTGTTTCTACTTCTTCATTCATCCTTTACTACCTCCAAATGTTCAAGTGGAACAATATAAGGTGCTTCGTCATGTATTATGGTTGCATATGTGCCATTTCTCTCTATCAAATGATCTACTGTTGCAACATTAGATAGATTGTATTGCCATCCGTGGTATCGCACCTTATCTCCCGGCTTAATGGTGGGTACTGGATCAGGGTTGAGCAATCCTGAATCAATTGCTGCGCAAAGGTCTACGAATGCATCACCAGAATACTCAGATTCCATAAAAGGTTCAGCTTTGTCATTATTTAAAAACCATTCCTTCAGCTTATCTGCTGATATAAGGTGCTCTTGTTTACTCATAGTCTACCTTTCCACCATACTTTCGTTTTTCCTTTGTTTCTTTATTAAAAAAGTCATGTCCGGTATTGGTTAAGTACTCAACTACAACTCGCTGATTTTTAATCATCTGTTGTTCTCCCCTCCCTAATACCGTTTTACAATCTTGAAACTGATTTCTTCTTCCTTAAATTGAGGAGTAACTACACATATCTTCCGACCATCAATGTTTATAAGAATTTCATCTCCGTCTTTTGATTTCCCATCACTAACAAAGTCAGCTAAATACTCGTATATGTCAAAATTCTTCAATGTGTTCTCCCCTCCCAGGGAAAGAGGCTGATGGCCTCAATCCGTCTCAGCGTTCCAACTCATATCTTGCTCCAGTTGCTCAATGAGTTCCTTTACTTCTTCGTTGTTTTCTTCCGCCCATTCATATAATTCATCCAATACTTCGTGTGCCGGCTTTAAATTGTCATAAATAGATATAACAACAGTCAGTCCTTGAGTCTGTTCAATGTTTTGAAGCTGCGTGTGTGCATTATCTGCATTAAGTGCCTTCATTTGTTCAACTAAATGTTTAATCACTTGCCCCTCTTGGCTCATCTGTTATCGCTCCTCTGCATAGTGCTTGGCTAATCTATTTACAAATTCAGAATGCTTTACAAAAACGATGTGTATGGCGAAATAGCCTAATCGTACACCTTTACTGTGCTTGTACCAGTCAAGACCTACTGTCCAATCCCGATCTAATTCTATTAGTATAAACAAGGTTTATATCTCCCCCAGAGGAAAGAGGTAGGCAGCCTCAATCCTTTAAATAATCATCTAGTTGTTTTGTTTGTCCGATGAGTTCGAAGTTTTCCATAACAAATCGTTCAATTTCTTCCCTTGTATAATTCTCATGTTGGTCAATACTTGGCATTGCGTAAAATTCACGCAAGGCAGGGAATTTATCAGGGTATTCAGATTCAACTATCGTCATTATAGTTGGAAAGTGATTTGTCCATGTGCAGTCATAAAACTTATTAGCCTGCTTATCGTAAACACCTAAACCGGTTGAACCATATCCTCTTTTTTTAAAATTAATTTCTAAATTCTTATAATCTTCTCTTTGGAAAATTACATCGAATATTAAGCGCGCATCTTTTTTCCAATTCTCTAATGTGATGACCTCTAAACCTTCGTTCTCCATAAATTTTGCAATATGACTTCCAAAGTTTGGTCATCCATTTTGTTCAAAAAATCATAGCAGGCAAATTGCTTAGCCTTATAGAATTTCCCTTGTATGTTGTTCTCCACATGCCTTTCGAGAGCAATCCTTACAAGCGTAAGGGGATCATATGTGAGATGTAATGTTTCCATATAAACTCCTTTTTCTTAAGTATTCTTATTTTTTTCAGGTAATCCAAGAGCTTTACGCCCTTGATCAGTCACTGAGAAATAAGCATCTTCATCATCCCAGCCTGGGCGCTTACTGGCATAGCCTTTATGGACAAGATCGTTCCAATCTGCGTTGTTCGCACGAGTAAAATAATGATTTCGTGTTTCATGCTCATGATAATTTAACCCAAGAGCATGTCTCATTTGATCACGTTGAGTTTTTGTTAGCTCCATATTTAAGGTCCATCTCCTTGCTCATGTATTTTAACCAACAAGAGTGGCAAAACTTTTCTCCTAATTCGAGCAATGCTTCAGGAAAAGGATAAATATTGTCCTTAGTCCTGATATCGCTTGTTACGAATTTACAAGCATCACATTCTGAATGGATGATTTTAGTTGCAGTGAAGCTCGGGTGAAACTCTACATGCAACATAAACTCTTCTTCACAATGCTGGCAACACCATTCGGTTGTATTATCTGACGATAACCACCCATCGGAAAGAGCATCACGCACATCGTTTTTCCCGCCACAATACGGGCAATTTACTTTATCGTACAATGCAAAAACTCCTTTATTCAAACGAAGGGTTGGTAAACTCTGTTTTATACTCATCTATAATGAGCTTTGATCCATTAGTAAACATTTTGAAAATTGTTTCTTCAAGACCGTGAAGGCCACCCAGAATAACACTGTTGTCGAAACAGTTCTCGCCAATCATAGCGCCAGATACAATATTATCATCTAGGGTTATTCTATACTTACATTCATATTTAGATTTATCTTCTACCGGGTCCAAATAAACCCAAGTAAGACCTCCGGCGGTCTGATGTACATGAACTGATATCTCAGTGACTTCATCATACTCAAGCTCTCCAAGCTCCATTTCAAATTCAACCATTTCTTGGATCAATTCAGATAGCTTGTACTCATTTTTGCCGGTTCCAAGCATATCTTCAAGCTGCTCTTTTATTTTAGTAGAACCAACATCATGAATAGAACGATCGATTTCCTGTTTGATAATATTAAGAATGACATGGTTATATGATGGAATGTCGAGCGACTTAAGATTAACATTGAGTAATTCTTCTACTTGTTTTTCTAATTCCTTGCCGAAAGTACTATAGGAGCGAAGAGAGCTTTCGATAATTGACTTTATCGTACTCTTAAGCTGCTCCTTGATAATTGTTTCAACATATCCTTCTTCCTGCAGCTTTAGTAGCTCTTGATTAACCAATACATTTAAGTCCATGTGTATTGCACCTCATTTATTATATTATGAAAAAGTAATGTGTTACAAAGGTATTTTGGTATCAGGTTTAGACATATCTTGATCCGGAAGAATTTCAGCATTCAAAAGCCATTTACGGAAGTAGCCAATATGCTCACCATGTAGCTGTTTGGAAGATGGCCTTTTATAAAAGACCATAATCCCTTCCATCCCAAGATATATGCGCTTTCTTTTACCTTTTTGCAGTACGGTTCCTGGCTTCATTACGTGAAGCTGAGCTAATGTTACGGCCATGACGTCCCCTCCTTTTATTTATCTTTTCGGCATTCTCATGCATCTTTCTTAGCTCTTCTCTCATTGAAAGTACGCATTCTCTTGTACGAAAGCCATCATCAATTCTTCCATCTTCGTGTGAAATGCTGGCCAGCATTTCAGCTTTTCGAAGAACCTGCTCATGATGTTTTAAAAATGGGATTCCAGTTCTCTGATCAATGGAAACCTCATAATAGTCAGCCTCGCGCGACACAAAATCAACCGTATCTGGCTCTTTATGTGGATCCTTGCTATTCGCAGCCCCACAGTACATACACACATCAGGAAGATTATTTCTCATATCCATCAAAGCCCAGAATGTATTATTGCACTCTTTGCAATGCATTAGATATCTTTCGATCTTGATGCTCATCTGACCATAAACACACCTTTCTCCTGATAGTGCGAAACATGTGCCTGGATAGATTCATAGTTGATTCCAAACAATTCGGATGCTTGGCGAACATAAATATCCTTTTCAACAGGATCTTCGATGCTGCTGAGTACTTCAATTACTTTCCGCATGCGCTCATTTTGTAAGCCGCTTATTCTTGACTGATGATATACAATCTCGTCATGTGTTTCTTGATAAATTCGTTTTAGTCGATATTGGTTAACGGGTATGGTGTATCTCTCGATAAAGCGAACAAATGAGTCATCAACCATATTAAAATTATCACAAACAGTGCAAGGATCAAGTCCTGGAGAGAGTGCAAGAACAAGTGGTTCAATACCATTTTCTTTTAAGATTTTAGAATCACGCTGTATGGCAGCTTCACCTGCAGGATCACCATCACGCATGATTATCGCACTCTTTGCTCCTGCCCGTTTTAATAACTTGACCTGATTTAATGTGAGCGCTACGCCCATTGTAGCAACGGCATGCTGCGCCCCGTATTTATGAAGCTTAATTATATCAGTCCAACCTTCAACAATAATAGCAACACCAAATCTGCGTATAAAATCTTTAGCAATGTGAATACCATATAGATGATCGCCTTTTACAAACTCAGGATAAGGGTGATTAGCATAGTTTGGATCGTCTTTCTTAAGGCCGATTCGATCTAAGTATTTAACAATAGTCGGTTTGTTATCCGACTTAAGCTGATCATTTTTTGCTTTGAAAACATTATCAGGAAGCAATACTCGACCCGTAAAACTGACCAAATTGCCCCAATAATCATAAAGTGAAAAGACAATGCGATCTTTGGTATTTCGAAAATCATAAACTTGATCATCGCCTAATCCTAAATTCCAAAGTTTGATATCATTAATATCGAAACCCCGATTGTATAGATAATTAAGTCCTTCAGTGCTCTCTAGCAAGCGGTCATGAAACCGCCTGCCAGATTCTTCACAATATTGCACCCACTGAGATCTGATATTCTCTCTTTTAGCTTCTTCGGGATTCATCGGCGGCAATGGAATATTTAGAAAACTGGAGAGCCATTCGATCGCACCGCCCATATTCACATTTAAGATGCCTTTTAAAAAGCCATAAACATCGGATGCTTGTACCGTACTATGGTTTTTCGATCCAGCTCCGCAAGCATGACAATAAAACGTCTGAGTATCTGGACGAATTTGCATCGAAGGTGAATGATCGTTGTGAAATGGGCATATCCCAAATACATTACTTCCCATAGGAGTAAGTGTTGCGAACTGACTGATGACTTGGACAATATCAGCTTTCTCTTTCAATTCTGACTTAAAATTATCTGGGTAAAATGCAGACACCAGGTGCACCTCCTTATTTAATTTTCAAAAAGCCCCTGCCGGCGTAAGGCGGCCTGTTACTCCTTGCGGACAGCAAGTAAGAACAGCTCTTTAACTTTTTCGCCAATGTCTTTACGTAGTTCTGTTTTCTGTAAAAACATAGTATGGGCTGGTTGCTCAACAAAATTATCAACAGTAAAAAGTAAACTTTGATATATGTTTTTTGCTTTTTGCTCTACATCATTATTTTTAGTTTTCTTCGAACTCATTTCATTAATTGTTTCGTTCATGGTAGTGATTTGATCTTGTAAATTTTTAATTTGTTCGAGATTTTGATTTCTCTCTTCGATCAAAGCTTGAATAAATTTTTTCTCTTCGATGGTAGATAATTGATCAGTTAAATCTTTAAAAAACATTTGTATTTGAGTTAAGCTTTCAACAGCAACAGATAAAATTTCTCGATCATCTTTCTCCAACATTGTTTGAGCAGATGATGATCTTGATTTAGCCTGAAACTCTCTAATTTGATCATCTAATGATTTCTCTCTCTCGACTATAGAACGTGTAAAAGAATCATCTTCATTATGATTATTACTATCGTCTTCGTCTTTAATTTTATCTAAATAATCATCTTGTGAAGGAATGTTTTGTTTTAAAATTTCCTCATTTTTTAAATCAGGAGTCTCATTTATCTGCTCATTATTTTCAAAATTCGAAGTTTCTTTAATAATTGTATTTTCATCTATATGTTCATTATTTTTAGTTTCATTCTCTGCTGAGATTATGGATTTTGGTAAATTAAGATGATTCATACTGTCTTTAATTTTTTGCATAAAGTTTTCATCATTTATTGCAGGATATACCAATTTAGACTTAGGTTCTTCTTTTTGACTCATTAAACTAGAAGACAGACGATATATTTTTTTCTTATGTGGTCCTGTTCGTCCAGTATCAACTAATTTCCCTTCATCCGAAAGCACACGTAAATGATGTGTGATTGAAGCGGTTGAGACTTCAAATTCCTGACTAAGAACGGTTGGAGATACATGAATATCTCCAACATCATCAGCCATGGTTTTTAAATGTTCGAGTAGGGTCTTCCTATCCACCTTTTTTTGTGGTGCAGCACTCATACTTAGGCCTTCCTTCCCATATCTTCGTTATTTTTACTCCCCCACTCGATTATAAACCATTAGATTAAAATTATGCTAATTATTTGGTTTTAGCTCGTGCCTCATCACTAGCTCTTCAGGAAGTTCATCTAAAAATCGGGAAGGATCCTGAGAGGTTTTGCCCCCACGATAGTTTGTACGTTCTCGAGTAGATGTCAACATGATCTGATTTTCAGCTCTTGTAACGAGAACATATGCCAGGCGTCTTTCTTCCTCCAAGTCTTCTGGAGAATAGCTGCGGAATGATGGGAAAATGCCTTCATTCATTCCAACGCCAAAGACAACTGGAAACTCCAAACCTTTACTTCCGTGAATAGACATCATGCGCACGGCGTTTTCCTTTTCTTTATTGTCGAAATCCATGAGCAGGGATATTTCTTGCATAAAATCGGTGAGTGATTTATCTGGATTTTCATCCTTATAGCGCTCGACTAATCGAAGGAACTCATTAATATTATCAACTTTCTCCTCTGCCTCTTTATTATTTTTCGAAGTCCACATCGCCATGTAACCGCTCTGCTCAAGAACATAATGAACATATCTTCTGATATCCATGTGCTTCATTGAATCAAAATGATCCAACATGCCAAGAAAGTCTCTGACTTTGCCTCTAGGGCCTTTCTTGATTACAGAAATATCATCGACATTTTTTATTGCTCGAGAAACGCTGACTTTATGTTCATTTGCATAGTCAACGATATGATTGATCGTCGTGTCACCAATGCCGCGAGAAGGCTTATTCATAATTCGAATTAGAGCACCATCGTCTTTACGGTTGACGATCGATTTCAAATAAGCAACGATATCTTTGATTTCTTCTCGTTGGAAGAAGCCGGTGCCTCCCACGACTTTATAAGGAATCATATTGTGCATGAACATTTGTTCAAACGGTGCAGACTGATCATTAGTTCTGTAAAGAATCGCAAAATCACCATATGAATGAGTGCCAGCTTTAACCATCTTCTGAATTTGAAAGGAAACGAAAGCTGCTTCAGCATGCTCATTCTGTGTTTTCATAATAAGGATAGGATGTACATTGAGTTCCGGATTGTTTGGCCACAAGCTCCAATCTCATGTGGCTATTCTGTTTCATCAGTTCATTGCCGGCACGAACAATAACATGGTTCGAGCGATAGTTTGTAGAAAGCCTTACGGTCGTACAAGGGAAATACTGAGATTCAAACGATAGAATCAGATTTACAGCAGCTCCTCTAAATTTGTAGATCGACTGCTGCGGATCTCCAACAACAAATAAATTATTATGTGGAAATGCCAGCAAGCGAAGCAAATGATATTGTGCATGGTTTGCATCTTGATACTCATCGGAAAGAACAAATTTAAAACGATTTTGCCAGTAGTTGCAAGCATCCGGAAATTCCTCAAGAAGCTTTACAACGTTCATAATCAAGTCACCAAAATCCATCGCATTCATCTCTTTAGCAAGGAGCTGGAAGTCCTGATAAACAAGAGCACACATTTGGTCATTTGCGCTTTCAGCTTGTTCATGAAGGCAATACTCAGGAGTAAACAAGTTATTCTTAGCTTGGTCAATATAATGTAAGGCCAAACCTGGTTTTGTATTTTCATCAACGTTTAGTTTCTTATAAATACGCTTGATCAGATCAAGAGAGTCACCGGTATCCATAATCGTAAAGTTGCTTTCATATCCAAGTAGATGACCATGCTTACGCAGGATACGAACACAAAGTGAATGGAAGGTTCCCATCCATAGGTCACGTACTGCTTCCTCACCAACAGCTTTTGCAATACGCTCTTTCATTTCTTTGGCAGCCTTATTCGTAAACGTGGCTACAAAGATGCTGGACGCCTTTTCACCATGCGCCAGTATATTAGCGATCCGATTTGTCAGTGTCTTTGTTTTGCCGCTGCCAGCCCCTGCAAGAACCAATACCGGTCCATAGATAGCTTCAGCTGCCATGCGCTGCTCGGGATTTAACTCATCCAGTAACTCTTTAACCTTATCCATTGATATAACATTGTTGATTACTCTCTCCTCAGTAGCCATTCATGTCCCTCCTAAAATAAATCATAAAGCTTCCTTTATGTAGAAAAGCCGCGGTTAGGCGGCTTTTATGTTCATATTCATCATCTGTTAAGGAGCAACCGGCTCTGTCGGCTCGGCAGCTTCTTCTTGCATTGCTTCTTTAAATCGTTTACGGAACGCATTTGCATGCTGATCAGTAATTTCAAGGTTACGTTTATAATCGGTGCCGCCGCCAGCAAGAGTACCTACGTAACTCTTCTCTGCGCCAACATAGCGTTTAAGAACATCCTCGAAAACTGCTTCCATTTTTTCGATGTTCGCCATTCGTTTCACATCCTTTATCCCAAAATGTAATGCATTACTATTTTAGCATAAAGGGTGCTAGGGTGCTATCTTCTTTTTGCTTGATCAATTAGATCAGGATAAAGCAATTGAAGCTGGCGATAGACTTCTTCAAATGTCTCTCGAATATCCCACTGTGCTTCTTCCGTTGTTCTCAGATTGATAAGGTGGTAAGCCTCCCACAAATCAAAGTGAGCCACAATGCGGCGGCGGTGAGTGTTTAAGACAACATATGGAGCTGTGTAGTCATGTCCTGCTGTGCTTAGTAACTTGTCATGAAGCGCTTCAGCTTTCTCTGCAAGATCAAAGAGCAATCCTTGCAAACCTGCTTCAACAATACGAGGCGGAATCGTAACGCCGTTATAAGGAGAAGGCTGGTTATAAATAAAGTCAGTCTTTCTGTTATGACGAAGCAGCTGATGCCAGTTAGCCTCAGACACAAGAAGTTCGAAGGCGAAGTCGATCCCACGGAAAGAATCCGGTGGCGTGTCATGCTTGCCGATTTCAAAAAGCATTTCTTTAATAATCTCAGTTGGATTAGTAATATTCTCTGCTCGACGCATAGCTTCCTCATAAGGAATGCCACTCTCTTGCACAATAGCTTCGGCAACAATTGTTTCTATCGCCTTTTTAGGCGAAGGTCCTTTGATTAATGTCGCCAGATTACTTACCTTGGTTGCACCAGGTTGATCAGCAAAACGATGCTTAATACGCTGCTTGCTGTTCACTTTATATTGAGAAGGTACAGCATGCTTTAGCAATGTTGGGAGAACTTTAGTGATCTCCGTTTTCAGATCGCCAGCAAGCTTAATAACCTCTGGATAGGAGCTTGTGTAGAGATTGGCGATGCCATCCCGCCAAGTACGTCCGTTTGCCGTCATGCCCAGCTGAGTATGCATAGCCAGTGGAAGTGCGTATCGCGCATCTTCAAATGCAAGCTTCATGAGATTAGCTTCATATTTTTCTTGCCATCCAAAAGATTGAGGAAAAATTTTGCCCTTATCTTTTTCGATAAGATGCTTAAATACGCCATCAATTAATTGCTCGAAAACATCGTAACATTCGTTCATAAAGTCTTGGAACTCTTGCCAAAGCGGGTTAGACACCATGTCTCTAGTAATCCCATTAGGATTAGGAATCGACTTGGGCACCGGATTGTACCAATCGCCTCTCTGAGGCTTCTGATAGCGCTGAGAATACTCAGTAATGGAATAGAAGGTGTTAGACAGTTCCAGCTCTGCAGAAGCCAGTCTGGACACTTTCTCAATGCCCACATGAGCATTGGCATGTTCCGCTACACTGCTGTGGCCATAAGACACAGTCCATTTCTCGTGGAAGTCTTGGGCTTTCTTTGAAAGCTTCTCGAAGGAATCCTTACCTTGATAATCGCTTGCATTGATGAGCCCATCTTGAATAGCTTTTAGTAAGTGTTCCTTGAATGACTTTGGTGATCGGCTCACCCAGGCAAACAAGACAGCTATAAACTCCTCTGTGAGATTCGTTACCGCATATACATTTCCATCCGGATTTGTCACAAATGGAGTAATATCCGGTAGTGCTGTCAGATCAAGTTCTTGCTCTTTAGCAACCGTCTGACTTTTTGTAGTGCGTCTAGTTCTTTTTTGTTCGGTCACGATCGGTCTCCTTCGCTTTTTTAATAAAAACTACATCCTTGTACATCATCATGAAACCAACACCCATCAATATACCGTTAATTATGTCTAAAACCGATTCTGCTGTTGATACTGCTCTCATGTTCCAGCCAAAGGCGGCAGTATACATAATATTTACTATAAACATTGTTGCAGCCAGAAGGGCTCCTCTATCTCGATGCCGCTCTGATCCAGGCTTCCGAGGCAAAACCTTCGAAAGCCCAATCAGAACACTTACAGAAAAAGATAAATAGACATAAGTCCAAAATATAGTGTCACTCATTAGTCTAGGCTGTTGAACACATCAGTGATGCCGCCACCATCGTAATACTCAGGTTTTTTGCCTTCATCAACCATTGTGCCATTTTGAGACAAATGAACTTCGATATCCTTGGTGATCTTCGTGCAATCTGCACCTTCACCATTCAAAACTTCAAATGCCACGCCGCCTTCTTTACCAATAGTAAACTTTACTTTTCTCTCTTGCATGTTGAATACCTCCGATTTAATGAATAGTTTTATTAATTAGGACCAAGTAGAAGCGACTAGCTCCAATTCTCCGGCATCGCTATGAGTGATGCTCTCGAAATCGACAGAGAAACCGTTAGATTCGCACATATCAATAACCATGTACTTGTCATGCAGCTGAGCTACTTGATTAGTGAATTGCTTTTCAGAGAAGCCAGTCATAAACCAGTCAGCTACGCATTCGAGTTTGGTTTTTCCGTCAACAGCGTTCTCTTGGAAGCCGATTGGCTGCAGCTTTCCGTTTGTATCGACAACAGCCAGAACTACATTGCGAGACTGCTTGTAGTAGTCAATGATTGTCGTGTTTTCTTTGTATCCAAGGCCCATTTCAGTAAGAGCCTTCTTAACGAACTCGACATTATTTACTTCACATTTGTAAGCTTGAAAGTGAGACATATTGATAATTCCTCCTAGGATATATTAAGTGCGCCCTAACCCCTCCGTCATGCGCTTGCCGTTGCGGCACCCAATTCGCGCCGTATGGTTCCCCAAAAACTCAAAGATTGTATTTCTTGGCTATTTTCCGAAGCAGCTCTGCCCTGACTTGCTGAGATGCAACAACATCCTTATGAACAGCCGCAGGCATCTCATTCAGCTCTTCTTCGGAATAATCTTTTTCAATCAGGAACGTAGCTGTAGTCACAAGGTTATCAAGTACTTTCATAAATGATTTATCTACATGAGCACAAATAACATTGTTGCTTAGTTCACTGTGTGATTTCTGCATATGCTGTTCGTACTCTTTCAATTCATTCAGTGCATATTCAATAGCTTTATCGATCGTTTTTCTTGGATCTATGTGGAGTGGCTTAGAAAGTTCCATTGCCTTTTTACGTTGTTCTTCACGATCATAGGGCATACATTCACATCCTTATTGAGAAAATTCAATGTCATTATTTCCAAAGACACGGAATGTTGCGCCAGATTTGGTTTCTTCCGTTTTTCCGCCGCTATGAAGGAAGTCATGCTCGGTGCTAGAAACACATACTGCAGAGTGTTTAGCCCATTCTCTCAGGTCATTAATAAGCTGAGGATTACGCTTCGCTAGTGGAACAATCTTGTTTGCTTGTTCTTCAAGATCAGATACAGTGATGTAATGCGTTTCACGTTGCTCTTTTCTAAAAGCAGCATAAGCACGGCGACCAGCCTCAGAAACTGCCTGTTCGATCTCGGCACCAGTGAAATCTTTCATCTTCTCGGCAAGGTTAAGAATATCTAGCTTATTAAGTGTGCTGGGATGTTCAAAGTCATCGTTCGTGATTGAATACCCGCGTTTCTTTAGATGGATAGCCAAAATCTCGGCACGCTCTTCCGTGTGTGGGAGACTAACAAACATAATTTCGTCAAACCGACCCGCACGAGTAAGCTCTGGTGGCAGCTTTGTAATATCATTCGCAGTAGCAATAACAAATACCGGTTTCTCTTTTTCAGAGAGCCAAGTCAAAATCTCTTGAACAACGCGGGATAGCGTACCAGAGTCTGATTTGTCTGAACTCGACATGCCCGACAAACCTTTCTCAAACTCATCCATCCAGAGAACGCAAGGCGATACTTGTTCAGACAGTTTTAGAGCACGAGATATATTTTTCTCGGACTGGCCAACTTTGGAATCCATGATGTCCGACATGTTCATCTTAAGCAGCGGAAGATTCCATTGATGAGCAATAGATTTAGCCGCCAAGGATTTACCAGTACCCGGCACGCCAGCAAGGACTACACCACGTACCGGATCAACATTATACTGCTGCGCATCAGGATGGAATGCGTAGTAGGCATCTTCCGTCCACTCTTTAAAACGATCCATCGCGCCTACATTATCCATATCGCCAAGCTTCGTGATGTATTCGAGCAAGCCTGTCTTTCTGATAACTTGCTCTTTTTCAGCTACAATCTCTGCAAGGACGATCGCCTTATGTTTAGAGGTTGTCTTGCGCAGAATATTTGAAATCTCATGCTCGGTCATGCCAACTAAGGCATGGATAATTGCTTCATACTCTCGACCTTTAGGTGTGGGAAGGTCTTTGCTCTCCAAAAACTTGATGTTGCCATCCAGCAGAAACTTAACACGATCCCGATCAGGTAAATCAAAGTTAATTAGCGTTATAAGCTTTTCAAGTTCCAGTGGGATAGATGCTTCGGGAGAAGTTAAGATAATTGGTTTATAAAATTCAGTTTTCGATTCGAGATAATCCCGTAATTTACGCTTTGCTTGAGCATTGGTCCAAATATCATGAAAATCACGAATTACATAAATGTTTTGCTCCCTGGCTTCAGCAATAATATCAAAAAGCTTCATAGGATTATCAGCCTTTGGTCCCTCGGCTGGTTTCCCGGTAATACCATCTACAAGACCAGAAGTAATTGACCAATAATACATGTTCGCATAACCTTTTTGCTGAGCAATATGTTGCAAATTTTCTATGAAGCGTTGCTCTTCAAAAGTTTTAACAAGAATAGCTCTGTGCCTGGAGTTGAGAAGCACAGTAAGTTGATCCACAGATGATTGTTGAATAGCAGTTGACATGAATTAGTCCTCCTCAAGACTAGATAAATTAAAATTCGATATCAGAAAAGATGCTTTGAACTTTCTCTTGCTCTGCTTTTTGCTTGCTTAATCTCAAAATGGCATGTCGATCGGAAGCAAAAGTATCCTTGTAGTCCGCATAGAAAGGATCATTGGATTCCACAGACTTAAGGTTGTTACGAGATTCTACAGCCTTTGCTATAAGATCCACCTCTGACAAGTCAACAATCTTATCAAGATAAAGAGAAGCTGCATTCAATTGCAATGAATGTGATGCAAGCTCTGAAGGGAAAGAAGTGGAACCTTGTGCGCTGGCGCTGAGAGTGTATAGCAACTTTTCATCAAGGTTATAAAAAATAAATTCATATCGTTCCAAATTAGATAGGATAGTTTTATCATTTCCGATAGGGAGCGTTAAATCATGGACAATATATCGATTTGATCCGCTGTCCTTAACTTCAATTTCCAAGGACTCAAAAATACCGATATCTTCGTTCTTTTCTCTGTCCCAAATAATGCCTAGTCCTCCAACGAATGCTTTATTGCCAATCTTGAAATACAGATTGCCAACTTGCTTTTGGCCCTCAATATGAAGATCAATCGCCTCACCGAGGGTGTTTCGGAATAAGTCTGTTTGCTCGATACGTTTGTTCTTGTTCTCAGTTTTATGCGCCAGATCAGACATTAGTTGCTCAAACTGCTCTCTAGAAGTTTTCGCTTTGATTTTAGTATCAGAAAGCTTAGCCACAAAATAAATATTCTCTTCATCATTAGGCTCAATTTCCAGAGAAAGATCCATCTTCTGGAGCCTCATTGTTTCGCAAGAGAATAAATAGTCAGGGTTCATAACAGTCTTGTTAACAATCGAATAGTCAATGTAATCCATTTCATTCGGATTATGAGGATTCGGAATTGGCATGTGAAGTACCTCCAATATTTCTTTGTAATGTTGTTGAATTGATAAAAGTCCAGATAGCTCTACAGCATAACTCATTAACAGCTGATCGCTTGGAATACGAAATGCTGCAGGCAGATTCTCTGCAAGCTCGGTATTATTTAATGCGATCGATTGAAGCGCCTTAAACGCGCTATTCGGATCAGATCGCGACACTGCCTCAGCATGCGCTTCAAGACCCGGAGTAATATCAACAGAACGATTGCCATCACTTAGTGTCACAAGTAATTCGGATAAGTCGAGATCATCACCCATTAAGCACCGCCCATTTTGGCCATTGCCTTATCACGCTTGCGATATAATTTTGAGCATGTTGAATCACAGAATGTTCTTCGTTGATCTTCGAGCCCATGACCGCAGCATTTGCAATGTTTCAGGCGAAGGTGCTCTTCCATCCATTCGTCTGCATGCAGAAAGATAAAAGAGTTTTCTTTCAGAGTCGCTTGCGTATCAAATACGCGCTGATTACTAGAGCCAACAAACATACCCTCGTTCATATACTTCTCAGTAGGAATACGATGCTTAGCTTGGTAATCTCCATCAACAAGCAGATCAATTACAGACATTAATTCTTTGATTTGATCAGGCGTAGCTATAGTAAAACGGTCTTGCTCATCGTTCCAATCTTCACTATAGGCAAGAAGCGTTTCTTTAACAGGTTCTTCATCTACATTTCGGATACGATAAGTGATGCCGTTTTTGAGCAAATTTTCGAGAACATAAGCAGTGTAAACCACAATATGAAATCTAGGATTCCTGCGTTTTAATTCGGTGCAGACTTTAATAAGATTCCGTGTTTGTAGAAGTGGCTCTCCCCCGCAGAAAGTAATCTGTAGATTCCATGCATCTCGCTCAAGCATGTATACCACTTCATCGACTTTCATATCTCTCCTTAGCCCTCCAAATTCCCATGTAGCTGGATTGAAGCAGCCTTCGCAAGGGTTAACTATTCCTCGTATACATCCTTTTAAAAACAGTTCCAAGCGCTTTCCTGGACCTGCTGTAGTTGCATCTTTGGTCACACCAATAAAACGCATTTCTTGACGTTTCATATCTACCTCATGAACGCCTGCCAAATGGCGTATGTAACTTGAGTTAATCATTACCTCACTCCTACAATTGTAATGCGTTACATTCAATATAAACTATAACATAGGGAAAAACAAGAAAAATCTGCAGTATTTCAAAGAAAAATGAATTATTGCATTAGAAGAAGCACGAATTTATGATCATGCGTCTTCTGATACGCTAATGCATTAAAAAAGGCGCCACCGTAAGGCAGCGCCACAACACTAATTCATTTTTACATATAAGGATTTATCTGCAGGCACATAGTTTACGCAGCCTGGAATCCATTCTTGAAATTGCTTAATCGTTTCGGCAACTTTCGCATCATGCTGATTTCTTACTTCTTTCTTCAGATCGGCATACTTAGATTGGATCGGCTTCTTGTCAGCAGCCTTCTTAATATCCTTTGTTTCGTCTGAATATTGCTGATCCAGATCGTCTAACTTTTTCTTACGATCTTCTTCTAGCTTTTCAATTGCCTCATCGAGCGTCTTTATGAAGTAATTTTTAATAGCTGTTTCATCCAGAACAGGAGCTTTTAAGAACTGCTCCTTCATGTTTTGCTTTTCAAGCATTTGAGTAAGCTCATCAATATCAGCAATCTCGATCTTGTGCTTAACGGTGCGCGTCCCAACGGTGGCCACATCAAGAGCAAGACTCTCGCCTCGATTTTTGACATAACTCTCAATCGTTTGATTGATCTGTTCGATCTGTTCATCTTTACGATTGATTCTTTGTTTCCATTCAGATGCTACTATATCTGCCATTTGCTTAGTCTTTTCTTTTTCCTGGAGCAAGTATTTTCGACGAATGATCATGCGACGAATATCCATGTCGTTCAGTTCACGAGTAACCCCGCCGTTCTCTTTAGCGGCTTCCAGCATTTCATCGACTGCATTCATGATATCATCATGCTCAAACATATAAGCTGAATCTAATAGTGTATTCATTATTAACATCCTTCCTGTGTTTTGATTTTATGATGTAATTAAAAAAGACTATCAAAAAGCCCCCGCCGGCGTTAGTCGGCCTGCGCTGCATTAAGTTGATCCTGAAGATGACGCAAATTCTGATTCAGTATTTGAATCGTCTGAATATATGCAAGCATACGATCATATGTCATAACGACATAATCGGTATTTTGACCTTTGAATGTGAACGGAAGGAAGTAGAAGTCACGATTCATTAGTCGCGCTTCTTCTTCCAGCTTATCAAGCCACTCTTTCTTGATCGTAATTTGCTTCTCTCCGGACTTGCTTAGCGTTCCACGCTCTTTAAATTCGGCCAGAGCAGCTGTAAGATCCTCTTCGGTAATCATGTCTCCTAGAGAGTGATACAGAGCGCCTGATGCGAACTGACGACGCGCTACGTCTTTTGCTTGTCTTATCGCCTGGTTGTATTTCTTCGTACCGCGCTCTTCAAATGCCATTCCTTCTTTATCGCTCTTTTTGGCACCGGAGCGCTGCCCAAGCCGCCGTACTTCTTTCTTAGGACGAAACATGTTGTAGTTGAAACATCGGCGGCAGGACTTGTCCACGTTTTCACACTCAGAGGCGTGCTCACATTCAGACATATTGCTCCTCCTTGCATATATCAAAATAGCGGACTGGAGGACCAGACCGCTTTCTTTTCGAGTCTACATTGCTGAGGCCAGTTCATTTTTAAGCAGCGCATTGTTTGTAATCTTTGCGCCCATCTTGCCTTCAAGAGCTCTAACTGTAGATTGCATTGAGTAATAATTGCTTAAGATATTGTCTTGAAGCTCATAAAGATTTACGGCTTCAAAAGGATATCCAGTTACTGGAAACGCCCTGGCATGTTGGATTCCGCCAGCTTTCCTTGCAGCGTCATTCGGACCGGCATACAAATCTTTCAAAACACTTTCGAGCAGACTATCCATAATATCTTTTAATTTACGGATTCTGCCGAAGTCATAGACCGCTCTTGTGTTAAGTTCATCCAGTCTGACGTTAAAATCAAGCAGTGTCTCTGCTGTATTTTCAGACGGTACCCTTAAGTTTTTTGTTTCCTGTTCATACTCAAAGGTTAAACGATTCCATGCCATGAAATTTTCACGCAATATGATGTCGATAATAGCCAAATGTAATCACTCCTAACTACATTACCATAATACATATTGAGTAGGCTGAAACTCTCCCATTTCATCACGAACACTCTGATCAATAGGGATCGGGTTCGTGAAACGGCAAATAGCTTCGACAAAGCAAAGAGCACCATTATCATCATAGACCGGGCTCAGCTTAACTGTATAAGACTCTCCCGTGTTGCCGCGACTGATAAAGTCTACTGTTTCCCCGTTCCATGCGCGGAAATAGCAATCCCGCACATGTTCCAGGTTATCTAAAGGCATAAACTCTTTTGAAAGCTCCCTGCCAAGGAATTGATGCGAAGTCACTCCAACTCTGCAACAAAATTCGCAGTCCACTTCAACATGTAATAACTTACCTTTGACCATAGCGATGCGGTAATATGATTCATCCAAACAAGGTCTCTCATAATTATCCAGCATCATAGAAAGGTTATCGCAAAATTCATCCTCAATCCGCTCCTTCACTAAACCGCTAAAGGATGGATTGCTTGAAAATTGAACCATTAATTGCTCCTTAAAATTCTCAATCGTGCTGCTTTTTCCGCTCATAACGGCACTTGCAACCCATCTTGCAAAAGTATCGGATGTGCGATTTGATTTGGTCAAAAGATTAAGCATGTGGACGTGTTCCCCCTCGAACTTAGTGTGTCTTTACGAGATAGGCTCGAACGCCATCACCAATGTCCGTGATTCCTACGAATTGACCGTCATTAAACGGATTCACTCCATCTGTGTTGATTTGTTTCAACTCATTCTGCAGCGAAGCTAATGATTCGTTCAAAGCGCGGATCTCCTCATTCTTTGCATCGAGCTGAACATACAGCTGCTTCTTCTCCGTTTTCAACTGATGAATCTCCTTATCACGATTCACTAGAAGCTTTTCAAACCGCTGTAAATGACTGTTCAATTTGTCAGCCAGATTGAGTATTTCAGACACTTGTTCTTCTTCATTAGGCAAGCCTAAGAAGACATACTCGTGTGGTGTCGTGCTATCAGGCGACTGTCTAATATCAATTATGCCTTCAGCTTTCAAACGATTAACCGCGCGTGAAATCGTTGCGGTGCTAATGGCAGAACCTTTTTTGCTTTTGGAACTTGCGCCGCCCACGGAATGAACTTTTCGGACAGAGATGCGATCCTTAAACATTTCGCTAATGCTTTCAGCCATTTGAATCATAGATTCTTGTACGGATCCCTGTTCTTCTGTTTTAAGCTTTATATACTCATAAACTAACATTTCATTCTTCGTCAGGCGACTTTCCAGATAATTTTCAGACACGACTTCATCCTCCTCGCAATTTTGCATCGCCTTTTGGCACAAAGCAACGCAATACAATTTCACTTGTTACGATAAAGTATAACACGTTACAAAGTGAAAAGATATAATGCGTTACATTTTTGCAACGGCTATCTCGCGAAAGAGGCATTTTACTCTGTATACCTAGGGATTTTGCGCGATACAAAGGAAAAAGCAAGGTTAAAAAAAGGCTGGACAGTATCCCGAAAGAAAGGAGTAAACTGACCAGCCTCAACTGAACATTTATTTTCAGTTAATTGCTATCTTAAGTTCGAGTGACCGACTTAGAGCCGGTCACTCTTTCTTGTGCTATTAATTTTTCAATGTCCATATTCATATTCAAAATAAAAACAGAGAATCCGCCTTCTGTATTAAGTTTCAGATAAGAGTCTGTAACTTCAAGATCTGAGTGAATCGAAGCAAGTGTGACGCTAATCATAGGGAGAAGAATTTTTTTATAGTCTTCAATCATGGCATGCGTTACATTTGATATTTCAAGATGCTTGTACATTAGCTTTTCTAACTGCGTCATTTCTAGCCTGCAACGAATTACAATCATGGAATCTATAATGCGAACTCTGCATTCTGTAGGACCCCGCCCAATGACTTTCTTTCCGATTCTGGCGGATTCCATAGCAAGATTCTTCTCTAGCTGTCTTATTTCCATTGCTAAAACCACGCTTCTGCTCGATCCCGCAAGAATCCTCTTGTTTCCTGCGATTATCGATTACTTTTTTGATTATAAATACTTTGTCGTATAGTGTCAACGAAATATTGGAAATTCCATGAAAAATTTATAACGAGGCTTACTTTCTTTCCCAAATATGAAAGTTGTGTATCGCGGCGTCCAATTCAACATCGTAAATGCCTCGTATTTTAGCGATAGCCCTGATCTCATCCACATTGTAGATGCGATAACTATGGCGTGGACTGTTTTTAATAGAACGTCTAGCTCTGGGAATTAGATTTCTTTCCTCCCAGTACTTGATCGTATCCTTATGAACGCCAAGGATCTTGGCTGCTTCGTTGATAGTGTAGTCCTTGCTCATGCTGTCCTCATCCCCTGTAAAACATTTAAAATATAGTTAAACTGCCCCCGAAGCGTGTCTAAAACAATCGCCTCTTCTGCATCAGCAAATGAATATGTTGCTAATGCATGTGTATATGGCGCTATCTGAACATACTGACCAAACTGAGGTTGTTGCATAATTGTACTAGAAATCTTGTATCCTAAACAAACTATAATAGAGGGGCGAACTGTTAAAATCTCACCGGTAAGATGATGGGCACATTTGGCGGAGTCTTGGGACTCTGAGCATTTTGTAAGGGAAGTTAAATAGACGTCTTTAAGATCAATACCCATTTCAACCAATAATTTACCAAGTTTTCCGCCTCGCTTGCCATCATACAAAACATCGTCGGGAGTCTCCCCGACGATCATAATTGAAGCATCAAAATTGTTGAGAGGCAGCGGCTTGGTAAGTTTAGCAAACGGACATAATCTGCAGTTTTGTATATCTTGACGCAACATGTCATGAGATTGTTGCAGCATACACTCCTGCGGCATATCATTAAGCAATTCATTATAGTAAACTGGTTTTTCGGCCGCTGCCATATCAACCACTCCTTATTTAGAGTAATACTTCTTCTTCAGTTGCGCCTTCCAAATCATCGGGCTCCTCATCTGAATCAGATTCATCTACAAAAACAGTATCGCTTGGAATATTTCCAAGAACAAGATTATTTGTATATTCATACAGTGCTGGGCTAACTCTTAAAGCTTGAAGCAATTGCTCTTTCCCTTGCCACTTGAGTTCATTACCAGATCCATCTGTGAAAGGATTCTTTGAATCATCAGGGTCGGCACCATAAAAATAATAAGCTCCTTTACGATGAATGATATCTAAATCACAAGCGACATCCATAATATTCTTCACACGATCAACGCCACCGACCCAATAGTAATCATACTCAGCGGTTGTAAACGGAACGGCGACCTTATTCTTCTTGAAATGAAGAGTAGTTGCCAGGCCAACCTCAGATCCGCCTTTTTCGATCTTTGTAGCTTTTACTTCGATACGCATTGATGCATAAAATCTAAGAGCAAGACCGCCAGGAGTTGTATTTACTACTGCTCCTTTTAAGCCTGGCTTTTGACGAAGTTGATTAATAAAAATAAAAGTAGTTCCCGTTTTTTGAGCAGGACCTTTCAATTTACGCAGCCCTTTTCCTAACATTCGAGCTTGAAGTCCGATCGGATTATACTCCATATCATTTTCAACTTCTGCAAGAGGCACCAACGCTGCTGCTGAATCGACTATTACAAGACCGAACTGCTCAGATAAGCACATAGCCTCCATTAGATCAAAGGCTCCTTCCCCTGTCTCTGGTTGGTTGATCAACATCCCATTTGCCGAAGTGTCTACGCCCAAGTTAGAGACATGATAAGGGTCTAAAGCATGTTCAGCATCTATAAACCCTACCTTCTTTCCGAAGAAGGGTCCTGGAAGCTTTGCTAACTCCTGAAATTTTCCTGCAAGCATTAAGCACAAACTTGTTTTACCGGATGACTCTGGACCGTAAATCTCGATTATACGACCAGAAGGAACCCCTCCAATGCCTGTTGCAAAATCGAATGCCGGTATACCAGAAGGAATAGGAGTAACTTGAGTGCGCTCATTTCCTTCAAGTGTAAAGAAAGTGCCTTCGCCAAAGCGCTTATTAAAATCGGCTTGGATTGCTTTATTATCCATCATAACCGGATTTTTAGGCTTAGCCGATTCTTTCTCATCGTTTTTTTTAGCCTTCGTTGTTGCTGCCATGATTGTACACTCCTTTATAGTTGACGATAAAATCATCAACCCCTACTTTTATCTTGTGCAGGTCGCCAATAGCGGCGCGGAGTGTTGCAATCAAATGTTCGTCTCCAGCCGCTACGGCTGACTCTAATTCTGTTGTTAACGCTCGGCCTCGGGCCTGAAGCGTTCTGGAAAAGAACTGTGCAGAAATCACCTGGGCATGATCCGGAATATCCTTATCATCTTTGATCATGTTGTGAATCTTGGTTAAAGATTCTTCATACATGCGCCCTTTCGCTCCCTGCACGTTCATCCCCTTATCCCGATAGAATGAGAAGATGCCGTGCAGGAAGCGTGAAATGGCTTCTGCAGGTTTATGCTGAGACATAATGCATCACCTGCTTAAAAGGATTAGCGTTGCGGTGCGCCGAATGGTGGTTGGAAATTACCTTGTGGCGGCTGGTTTTGAGGCATGCCTCCTTGTTGTGGGGCGCCAAATCCTGCAGGTTGTTGCTGACCAAATCCATTTTGTTGCTGGTTAAATCCTTGTTGATTACCCCAAGCAGGAGCGCCTTGTTGAGGCTGTTGCGGTTGCTGTTGGAACCCACCTTGCTGAGGCTGTTGCTGTTGGAAGCCTCCAGCTTGTTGCTGGCCAAACCCTTGTTGCGGCTGTTGCTGATAACCCTGTTGCTGGAATCCTCCGCCTTGTTGCTGTTGTTGACCAAAGCCGCCTTGTTGTTGATTAGATCCATTACCAGATTGATTGTTATTGCTAGAACCCAGACCTTGGATTTTGCTAACTTTGATGGTCGGAAACATACGGCCATCTGTGTTTTTCTTCAGCATTGGAATACCTTTGATGAAGAGTTGGCGACCCTTATAGCAGTGTTCCATCAGAAATTTAAAGTTACCGTCACGGTCGCCGTTCGCCCAAACTTCAAGATTCCAATAATCCGGTTCAGATTGACCTTGGTGATTAACAGCTACACTTGCATTAGCAACTTTAGAATCTCCAACAGCTCTTGCATAAGCATGTACGCGATCGCCGTTTTGATTGTTTGGATCCTTTACAGTAGCCAAATTAACGATGAGCTCGATTTCTGCGTGGGAAGGCATGCTGTTCCCCTGATTGTTATTTCCTTGTTGACCTTGACCATTATTTTGATAGTTAGACATGTGAAAGTCCTCCTCAAGAGTAATTTAATTTATAATTTCAAAAAGCCTATGGAGCGTTAGCGACCTAATACGAAAGCTTGTAGAGAATACGTTTTTCCTCATGAACAATAGAAGTTAAAGTAAGTATGTGATCTGAATTATCGCTAAAATGTGCAGCGAAGCGATCACCAATTTCTATATCTCGTTCAACAGGATACATGAAGTGCTGTTCGGTGCCGTCTGGCAAAACAAACACATTTCTCATACCAGTAGCTCCATATCATAGGCAACAACTGAAAACTCTTTTTTAGGCAGCTTATCGATTACGTTTAAAATTCCGTCAATACACAGGTAGCTGCCAACTTCGATGATATCTTTGAAATTCTGATATACATCATCAGCGATAATCACTCGGATCTCACCTATGTAGTCGTCAATAACAAATGATCGAATCGAAGATTCATTATCGAAAATAGGTAATAAAGGCGTCAAACTGACAGAAGTAATTTTGCCAGCAATCTTAACTTCACTGAGGTACTCACCGTCTTTTAATTGTTCAGAAAAATGCGTAACCACAGACTGTATCTTATTAATTGTTGCCATGCAATCTCACCTGCTCGTTGTATGTTTTCCATGCTTCGTCAAGCAGATCATTCAATTCATCTTCGCGAATGATTCCTCGTTTAATGAGAACGTTGAGTAATACATTGCTGATTACATAAGAAGATTGAAGCAGATCTTCTCTTCTAAGAGATACGAAAGGTTTCTCTTCTCTTGATGCAGGTATAAGATTGTCAAACAAATCACCCTGTCCATCTATAGGCATGTTAGTTCCTCCTCGGGCAGATCGCCCTCTCCTCATAATTTGCAGTGATTATAATTTCTCTGGTGTAGAGATAATCCTCACCTTGACTTCGTGCTTTCCGTATCTAGTACGGTCAGAAGCATCGGGCACATAGATATCAATTTTGTGGCCTTTAATAGCCCCACCAGTATCGTCAGCGCGCCGCTTCTCTACTCTGCCGTCTGGATACATGACTTCGACCCACGATCCAATTGGGATCAATCTCGGGTCTACTGCAATCGTAACACCAGCCTCTACTTTCCGACCGGAGAATGTCACTCCATAAGCCGGATGGCCGGGTCCCTTACCTGTAGATGCCTCGTTTGCATCATAGTACGTGGCAATGTAAGACGAACCGGTGCCTTCATCCCAATTCAGTTGCCTGGTCTGGGAATTAGCACTTTGCTTTGCTTGTTCTTTTTCGCTCGAAAGCTTCTCAATTTTCTGAGTGAACAAACGATTTTGCACTTCCAGCTGCTCCTTGAACTGCTCATTTTCTTCTGCTCTTTTTTCCTTAACGGTATTGAGCTGATAGGCCAATTCATTGTTCTGCTTTTTCAAAATTTCCTGATCGTTCAGCACCTCCTGCTGAGTGTCGATCAGAAGCTTCTGGTTAGCTACAGTCTGGTTTAAGTCATGTATCGTGTTTCTCTTTTCTTGCAAGCTACTATCCGCTCTTTGAACGCTAGTAACAAGTGCGGCAGCAAGTAGGACATTAATGACGCCCATCGTATAAAAATTACGATGTTTCATTCTGTTTCCACCTCGCTTTGTTCGGTTGTCGTAAGATATCATAGCATTATACCCCATGTTTTGCAATGCATTACAAAATAAAAGTACTACATATAATGTAATGCGTTACAATATAGGCGATAATCTTGGAGATATTAGGTTGTGATATTAGAATAGGTCAAAAATGCTCTGTTATACGAATTAATATTACAGATTTAAACAAGATCCTCCACTTGCTGAAGGCTTGAGGACTTTGTGTGTTTTGTTGTCACCCAAACTTTCTTAGAAAAAGTCAAGAATGACCAAAAATAAAGCGGAATATTAGATAGGCTAATTAGGTTTAAATAGAAGTAAGCCTTAAAGGTATTCACCTTATGTTTTGCATCCTTTAATGAGATATGGATATACATAAAATTAGAAAGAAGCATAAATGTGTAAACCCACATAGGAATAATCGTATCGTATAAAGTGTGGCCAAAAACCAAAGCTATATAGAAAAATGAAGACATGATAAAAGCGGCAGCAATTCTTCCTGGATTAAGCAGATAAAGAACGCTGTCAAATGCAGATAGGTCTCCCTTTATGAATGCTCTTTTAAGCAGGGGGGCAGTATATTTAAAGCATACATCCCAATGCCCTCTCGACCAGCGAAGACGCTGAATACAGCTGTCTTTAAAGCCAGTAGGCTTCTCGTCGTATACTTTAGCATGGTGGCACCACGTTGTTTTCACGCCTCTAAGGAGAGCCTGCATTGTAAATTCTAGGTCTTCAGTCAAGCTCTTAGCTGTCCAGCCTACTTCACGAAATACGTTCATCTCTACACAGAATCCAGTGCCGCCGATCACGTTACTGAGTCCAAGACGTGATTTGGCCAATTGCCATGATCTGTTCATTACACGAAAGCTTGTATCGAATGCGATCGTTACAAAGTTGTCTGTAGGATTTTTCGTGTCTATGTAGCATTGAACGATTTTCTCTCCAGCACAAAGGTGATTGTTCATTTGTTCAAGATAATTTCTCGAAACAAGATTGTCTGCATCAAATACACAGATTGCATCATACTGATTCAGATCGACTGTTTCAATCGCATAACGAATAGCATAGGGCTTTCCTTTTTTCTCCCCTGGGAGATAAAAATGCTCAAGGACCATTACATCCTTGGATCTACCTATCTCTGCTGTGTTGTCTTGACAGTTGTCAGCAATTAAGCAGATATCATATAGATGATCAGGATAGTCTATTTGCTTAAGATTTTCCAAGATGTCAGATATGACAGCCGCCTCGTTATTCGCAGGAATTAGAAGCAAAAATCGGTTTTCAGGCGCATGATTCGCTAACTTCTTTGCTTTGCCGAAGCCGAATAGACCAATGACAAACCAATAGCTTAACCAAAGGAAAATGACAATCTGCATCACTTCGAAAAAAGTCTTCAATGAACTAACCTCCGTTGTTATAAGAATTGAGAAATAAAAAAGCCGGCAGCCCTCAAAATGAGAGCCACCGGCTTTTATTGTGTATTATGCTGTAACTAAACGGACATTTTCTGCTAAAGCGAATTGTCCTGCAGTAATATATTCAGAGCGTGTTGATAATAGTCTTGCGTTGAAATTTGTTACATGACTGATAAGAGTGCGTGAGCCTAATATGTTATTTAGATAGCCAGCCATAACGAGAGCTGCCATTTCATTTGTCATCATGCGCTGCGGTTGATTAGCCACAATATCCCCGCAGGACTCTGTAGGGAGCTTTGATTCCGTATCTGTTAAGATATCTTCATATAGATCTCCAACCGGCTGTAGCACTACTTTTCCGCTTAATTTAAGACCGCAAACAATCTGTCCAGAATATCCTGAAGCTGGATCATCTTCATCGTAAGGATCAATTCCACTATCAATGTAGATAATATCGCCTGTGCAGCTATGAAAGTATTCATGCATGATCTTGCGTGTTGCATGATTATCAACACAGCCGATAAGAATCTTTACCCGATGACCCCCAATGCTAAATGCTTCTTCAATACTTTGAATAGATTCAATGTACTCATCCTTATAATGAATCGGAAAGTCATAAACATTCCCATAACGATCAGCTAACACTTGAGACTTTACAAAACCAATATCTTCTTCGATGCATGGTTGCCGCAGGAGATTCTTCTCTTCAAATCGATCCCCATCAATAAGCGTATAAGTAAAGCGAAAAACTGGATTCGTCTGCAGGAAAGATTTAAGCATTTTTGAAAGACGCTGGGTTAAATATCCTCCATTACCTCCGACGCCAATCTGAACAATAGAAAATCCTGATAAAGAATCAGCTACATTGATTTCCTTGATCATAATATAATCACCCCTTTTTCGGTGCTTTGGTTACATTTGGAATGATATATTTCTGCTCCTTATCAATCATCATTTCAGTGCGGTCTTTAGAAAATTGAGGATACTCCATTTCCAAGTACTGTCGCACTTTTTCCAATGTTAATCCGTCTTCTGGAACGGGAATGCGCTTATCGTAAACGAGACATACCCAATTCGTATCATATTTGACAGGATCAGTCGGTGATGGCTTTGTAGCATTGACTTTAGGCTTTGAAGATTTTGATTTTGGAGTTGCTGCAGCAATAGGCTCACCAAAGAGATCATACTCAACATTAGCGTCTTTGCTTTCTGCCTCGTCTTCTGGTTCTTCTGGCTCCACTGATTTCATCATATAATCGAGCTGCTTTTGTTTTTCTAATTCCTCATTGTTTTCTTGCTCTTGAATAAAATCCATGATAATTCCTCCTAGTTGTTATTAATAAATAATCTAGACCAATCACCAAATGTCGTATTCATTGGTGTTAGGATATCGTAATCAAATGGCTTGTTTTTAAACATGTCAAAGACATTATACAAGGTGTCTTTAATTTTGTTGGTTTCTCCGGAAAAATAAATATGATCATTATTAGGCACTTCACGCCATTGATAAGGGAATGTCTGCAACTGCACAAGATCATGAACCAACTCATTAGTCCAGTAGCAGAGCTTTCCACTATCGTAAACATTAGAATAAGGGAATCGGTATAGCTCAGACGTGTCTCTAAGGCTTAAGTCTTTATAAGCTGCAACATATGCCGATATGAGTGTTTTACCAGCAACAGCAAAAGCAAAAACCATTTTTGGATATGGTATCGATTCGAAACTAAAATCATGATATTTAACATCATGGGTAGTTTCTTCTACTGTAATAAATAAATAGTTTGTTCCTTTTTCAGATTGAGCATATTTGGCTGTGTTTTGTGGAAGCGCAGGAGAAGTAAGAACCACTCTATCAGATGTAAATTCTTTCCCTCCTGTTGATGATTGAAGCATATCAATAATTTGATCCGCATAAACATATTTCGTCGTTTTAACTCCATTATCTTCAATAATTAAAAGCGGCATCTTTTCAGGATGAAGCTCGATCTTGACTGACATTTCCATTGCCTCCTTCTGTTAAATATGGCTTTATTTCTTTAAGTAAGTTCATAAAATTTATAGCACCCAACCCCACACCAACAAAATAATAATATTTAATATGCAATATATCTTCTTGTTCGATTTCCCACGAGGCATCAAAATCAAAACCTGAAATATCATCAAGAATATCTTCAAACTTCTTTTTGATGGGAGCTAGTATTTTTAATTCTGTTTCTGTTAAATCTTCACGAAAATAAAACTCGATTCTCGCAATTGTATCTTCATGATCATCATCGGAATAGCCAAATACTGCTCCGTAGGGAAATATAAGATCGTGAAGAGTTAGGCGAAATAATGTTTGAACTAATCCATCACCAGGCTGAGTTGTTAAGTTATTAAATTCCGATGAAGTTTCAAAATTATTAATCCTTCGAATTTTCAAGAGTGCAAGAATATCTAATTGATTAAGCCAATAATCACGTTCTTCAGCTCCGAACAAAGGGGTAACTTCGTGCATGGATCACACCTCTATTAAAAAAATTTTACTGGTTGTCGAACTCGCTGCATCTTTTTTAGCTCAAATATAAATTCGCGCATATATACATGTTGATAAATACTGTCTCTCAGCATATTGGGAGTATACTCCTCCCCATCTTCAAGGGTGGCAGTATAATTAATCTCTTCGAATAGTCGTTTAATGCCTTCAAAGCTAATGTTATCAAGCTGCTCATCAGATACTGAGTTGTTATTAAAAATGACATTTGCAACTTTCAATTCTTCTTCTTGATACTGGATATTATTGCTATTAATTGACTGAGTAGATAATGCGATTTCTAGTACACTACTATAATTAAAAAATTGTTCTTTAGGCATTAGATCAACCCCCTGTTTTTTGCTTCTTCAATCATCAATAAATAAGTTTTGGATTTGCGAAGATATTCAGCAATAACATCCATCCTTATATTTTTAGCTTTATTGCGCCTGTATTTTTTACTCATAATTTGAGAAGCAAGCTCGCGAAGATCAATATCCTGCACTCTTCTTTCAGTTAGGCGAATACAATTTAAAAGATGACTATCTGTCATATTGGCAGGCCGAATAACTAACCCCTTTTCTGTAGTCCAGAAGCCAATGAAATCCCCATTTTTAGCCTTCTGCAAATTGATTGAAGCCTGAAACTCACCGGGGTCTCGATAATGATAGGCTGTCATTAATTCCATGAATGTTCACCCCAATAAACATTAATTTCAAAAGAGATAATTTTTATGTGTTGAATATAGATTCGTATCGTTGCTGATCGTGGTACTTCTTCATCAAGTTATTAAGATCAAGCTGGGCTTCAATTTCTAAAAGCAAATCATTGTCATGACAACTTGATCTCGAATATGATCCTCCACTGTAATTAATATAAGAAATGTCTGGGTTCTGATACTCACCTTTCAAATCACTTGAGCTGGAATTTATCCAAGAACTAAAATTTACTTTGAACTTCGGCTTATATGTATAGAATTTGCCGATGCCAAGAGGCGATTTTGTAATCCGCCCGAACCTTTTTTCACATATGGTATCAATAGGTTCTCCCCAGGTAGATGAGACCCATAAATGACCTCGATCCCCAAAATTCTTAAATATATGAGTTAATCGGTGCTTATGGATAACCTTTGGCCATATATGTTTGCGAACATAGCTAGTCTTCTCAAATTTAATAACTTCACGGACAATTATCTTTCTAGCCTGCTGCTTAGTAACACCACTTGTTTTGCAAAGCACATGCACTTGGCCATGCTGATTAAACTGTAGATGCAGGTCATAAAGAGAGCGCCAGACTCTACGCTTCTGGCGCTTATCATAGTAGTGAACCCGCTTATGATCAAGACGACCGGTGTAATTATACAAGTTATAAAAAGTATCGGGCTCGACCTTAAAGCTATAGTTTCCATCAGGAATAAATTCTTCACCCCAATAATCTGACCTGCCCATTGCTTCTAAGTGAATCAATTGGTGAGCGAAGTAAACCTTCTCTTTTTCAGGCCCATATAAATATGGGACCTTCTTTACAACAACCGGCATTCCTTTCATAAAGATTCCTCCTAACCTCCAACAGTTACAAGACCCTGAGAAGATTTTTTTCTTTCCTTGATCATGTTTTCCATTGCAAGCTTGCTTATGTTCTTTGATGAGGCGGTTGACTTGCCGCCATCAATAACTGTATTGGCCATCGATGATTTACGCTCGAGAATATTCAGCAGATGCTCGTCGTATCCGTTATTCATGATCAAATAATAGATGTTGATGTTGCTAAACTTATTGCCTGTGCGATCAATGCGGCCATTCCGCTGCTCAACTAAAGTAGGATCCCAAGGCAAGTCAGCATGAATCATATAGTTGGCAACCTGCAAATTCAGTCCAGTGCTTCCAGCATCGGTACACACAATGGCCTTAATGTTCGGATTATTAACGAATTGCTCTTTAGCAAATTCCTTCGCGTTGTCATTCATCTTTCCATGGAATACCACCGATTGCTTGAGCTTGCTATGAATAAGCTCAGCCATACGAGCAAACTGAGTGAATATAACAACCTTAGACTTTGGCTCATCATAAAGCATTTGCTCATAGAACTGAACAATATGATCCACCTTTGGTGATTTAAGGTCTTTCTCGGACAAAGAGATATCCTTCAGTATGCCTTGCGCCATGGATGAATCGGACATTGTAAGAAGCTGCGGAGAATCACAAGCACTCAGCATAAATATTTGATAGCCTTGAGCTAATGCATCGTAATATTCCTTCGCCTCCTCTTTAGACATGCTTTTGCCGGCGATAAAATGATACTGATCCGGGCTAGAGGAAATCTTCTTAGCTGTCTCTTTAACTTCCATGTACTTATCCAGAAGATAATCATGAAGTTGTGCTTGCTTATCGGTCATATCAAGGAAGATTGGATCATCTGTAACTTTAGGCAATTGCTGTTGTACTTCTGGGTTCTCTTTCGTTCTCCGTATAAAGTAAGGCGCAATGCGATAATAAAGTTCTCCAAGCTCTTTGTAGCCTGTAATCCCATATCGCTTGCTATACTCGCAGTATCTTTCACGAAAAGCATACCAATCACCGAGTATATGTTCATTAACGAAGTAGAACAGACTCCACACCTCTTCTGCTTTACCCTGCATAGGTGTAGCAGTAGCAATAAACCGATGAGGAATATATTTTAGCTCATAAGTGGCGGAAGCTATCTGGCTTGGCTTGAGATCCAAAAAGGTATCTGTTACACCATTCTTTATTTTTTGAGCCTCATCTAATCCAACGGCATCAAAAGGAATACTAGTAATAAGTTTGCGAAGTTTTTCATCCCGCAGGATTTCATAGTTGATCACCAAATATTGTGTCTTCTTATGTGAAGCGAAGCCACGTATGAGCTTCTCTCTCTGCTTGGATGTGCCTGTTACTGGAATAGCTGGCTTACCCGTAAACTTCTCAATTTCCTTAGCCCATTGCCTCTTAAGAGAATTAAGTGTGACGATCAGTCCGCGCTTGCCACCACGTTCAAAAATTTTCTCAAAAGCGCCGATCAATTGCGGAGTCTTGCCAAGACCGCAACCATCAAAAACGGCAGCGGATCCTCGATCAAGAAGAAAGTTTGCACCCACTTTTTGATATGGATATAGCAACAGCTTAAATTTCTTGAACTCTGTTTCGGATTCCCATTGTAAGTGCTTCTGTACAATCTCGTCATAGATGTCTAATCCAGCAACGATTTCGTTAAGCGGGGTCATCCAGATAATCTGATTGTTAAAATTAAACAAAAGAGCACCAACATTGTCACGGGAGATCATCCACTCGCCAGTTTCCATGTTGAACGCACGTCCAGGCAAAGATCGAACTCTGGACAAAGTATATTCGAATGTATCTATGTTATCCAATATTTTAATATATACGTTATCGTATTGGCTGCGCACTTGTATCAAGAGGAAACCTCCCTTCTATCCTACATTATATCACGTTAACCCATTGTTCAATACTATTTTAAACAATTAGGCACTGCATGCAAGGCCCGATTTTAAATAATCATCGGAACCCTGAGTTGCAATGTCTAGTTAGAAAATTTGCTTTCCTGCAGAATCAACCGGAGCACCCCACTGCATAGACTGCGCCTGAAAGCTATTTGGGGATGCAGAGCCTTGTGGTTGAGCCTGTGGCGCTTGCGAAGACGACTGCTGACCAAAGAGTGGTTGAGCTGCAAAAGGATGCTGAGCGCTAAAAGCAGGAGGCTGAGAGCCGAATGTTTGGGATCCAAAGCCAAAAGATTGATGCTGAGACCGCTGATTCGATTGCTGATTCACAATTTGAAGAGCTTTTTCCATTGCAATTTCTATAATGGTTTGCTCTTGAATGTAGGCAAGTGCCTTGTACTTATTTCGAACATCCTGCACGTATTCGAATGGGGACACATCCGGATGAACAAACGAAGTATTCGGAAGATTTCCTTGTTGTGCTATCGTCTTAATGTAAGGCGTTACTTGTCCATTAGCCCTATCTTGGTGAACCTGAAGCATGCGTCGTTTTTTCGGTGTGAGTGAAGCATTTTCTTCAGTAAATACATCTGTATTGCGATCCCAATGGTCCTCCATGCCGATTAAATAGCGACTACCTGGTGCTTTGTTGCTATCCACTACTCGAAAATTGATGTTAAGCATATGTAGAGGAGATTTATCATGAGTAATTGTGAGTGAAATGGATACACTATTTTCATACTCTACTGCTGAGAACCGAGCGCCATGCAGTTCATAAGTGGCACGCTTGCGATTATTCCCTCCGATTTCAACCGAATCGCCATTCAGGAAGCGTTGATCAATGCCCATGATAGCCTGGTATAATGAACCGAAATTAGCAATTCGAAGTGTCGTAAAGGCTTCTCTTCCGTCATATAAGCGCTCAGGACCATTGGTATTCAGTAGTTTTGGGTAATACGTCAATGACCATCCTTTTGTAATGGATCCTTCAGCGATATCTTGCACCATTACAGGATAAGTGCCATTTCCAGTCATCATGCCGACTTCAACAGAAATTGCGTTTTGAATATCATTTTTGATTTTATCTAACATTAAAATTTCCTCCGATTGTTTTTAGGATTAGGTAGTTTTACTTGAGTCTTCCAAAAGTGATTGATCAGGGCAAATAAAATAACAGCGGGCAGTAGCCAAAACTGCCCTATAAGAACAAAGAAACCGAAAATGAAATACCAAATCATAGAGCCACTTCTTCCTTGATTCGATCGTAATGCAATACATTATGTGCTCTTCTTTCCTCCTGCAGAGCCAAATCATCAATAATAGCAAGCTTTGACATCGTCCACATAGCAAGAAGCGTGCTCTTAGAAGCGATCTGAGCTTCTACTTGATCAGAAAGCTCTTCTGAGGCAGCGCGAAGCGCCTCATATCTTTGCATTGGCGCAAGGGGCTTAACCGCCTCTGTTATAGCATTTAAGGTACCTGCATTGACAATTTTATTAACGATATTGATAAGCATAAAAATTCCCTCCGTAAATTTAATTCTAAAAAGCCATAGGAGCGTAAGCGACAATCAGCGCGCGAGACTTTCAGCCAAATAAAGCAGTGATGTTTTCGCAGGAGCTACATAGCTTCCAAGCTTCTCTTTTATATAATTGTAATACGTTACTTTTAGGGATGAATCACTGCTGAAACCGCCATCTATAAGCCCTCGTATGAATTGATCCGTCTCTAATTCGGTCTTAAATTCGTACTCCTTCTCCGGATTTTCACTATCTAATAGTTGCACAGTGATACGCCTTGCAATATCACCACATATATCCTTTTCTACCTCAGTATATAATTCTTCGATAATCTGATTTAATTGCCAATATTTCTTCCAACCGCCTACCTCAACATGGTAGCCGGAACATTCCATTGGCGTCTTATCTAGCTGATCTGCAAGCTTTAAGGCTTCAGAGTAATTAGAGTTACCAAAATCTATTGTTACAGTCTCGTTACATTTTAGGCATGTTGTTTTGACTTGTCTTCCCATTGAATTTCTTCCTCCTCTATAATGATTTCCTCAATACTTTGTCTTCGAAGATCCCATCTAATATAAAATGCAAATAAAGCGACAAGAGCTAAGATTATTAGGATTCCGAAGGGTTCCAGTAAAATAGCTAAAGTCGCAAGGAAAGCACCTATTAATATGCAAACCAGTAATCTGTCTGCAATGAAATCTAATCCAGGACCAACAACATCCATAAATGATCTTTTCATTAGACAACCGCCCTTACAATCGGATTCTGAATATAAGCAAACGCGATCGTAAAAGGAATGTTTGCAGGCTTATTTGTCTTAAGATCGATAACATTCTTAAAAGTACAGAATGTATAGCTTGTGTCTTCTACTACACCCAAATAGAGCTTTCCAAAATAAATAAACTCAACACGAGCATTAATTCTTGCCCATCCTGGACGATTCTTGTCTTGTGGCAGCATATTGCCCTCCTTCTTATGAAACCGCCATTGCTGTTTCATATATCGTTTGTTTTGCTTTCATTGCATATTCACTTGAAATATGAATAGCTTCGATATTATTCTCAGGAGCTGGACTGTCGGCCATATAATGGACTTTATAGCTTATAGTCTTTGACTCCAAAAGAGCATGAATTTGACGCCATAAATCCTCATGTTTGAGCTGATCGCCATTAGCTTTCTTGAAATCATTTTTAGCCCATTGATGAATCAGCTTATTTAGCCCCGCACTGACTTGCGGAATGCCGGTATAGATATGGACAAAGGCTTTTTTCTTTATTTCTTTAAGTCCTTCAAGAACTGCTTTAAGCGTCATTCGAGTTACAGTTGTATCCTTGCCATAGCCACCAAGAGTTTTTTTATAATGCTGGCCACCCATAGCAGAATGAAGCATGACACAATAGCCTCCATCCTTATTGGTGTTAGCAGTACCGGATACCCACATTTCAATGCGCAAACAGTCAAATTCTTTCTTTCCTTTTGTGCCACTCATCTTAAGCGACCTCCTATATAAAATAATGATATTTGCTGAAACATTTGATAAATCAAAATATTTGAATCACCAAATCTATCAACAAATTGCCTGATTTTGCATTCTTAATATGACATATTTCATACTACATATGATTTGAGTGCTCAAGAAATAGAAAAAGACCCACATCATATGATATGAGTCTAAATCGTATTTCATATATAGTATTTAGTAGAGTGGAGCATCATTTTTTCCGAAAAAGATGATATAAATCTTTGACATGATCTGGAAGCTGGTCGAAGATTTCCTTGGGCATATCATCAATGTTTCCACCAAATACATTGACATAGCTGCTTAATTCAGGTTTTTGGAATGGGTCAAAGCTCTCTTCTTTGTTAGAAGGTGAAGGCATTTTTTTAAGCTCTTGGAATTTAGCCTTCTTAGCTTCCTTGATCTGCTCTTGAATGATTAATTTAAAAGTATCTCCAATACTATCGACAGTTGCTTCTTTCAAAGAAACTGAAATCTCATCAGCTTTAAGATTAAACTGACTTTCTTTATCTGAACCTTCTACTGGGTTAACGACATGGATAGATAGACCTTTGATTGTGATGTTAGCTTGCATGATTAAATTCCTCCAAAGTATGTTTTATTATTTAACTTCAAAAAGCCCCCGCAGTCGTTAGACTGCTTATTTGAAACGTCTAGTGCGACGATCCTCAAGTACATTACGAACGGCATTTCTATAGTTGGCACGGTTAAGCTTGGGATCCTTGGCTTCCCTCTTATTCGCTTGATGAACAGCTTCAGATCTTGCAATATGCTGATGTGTGGCCATCATATGTCCAAGAAGCAATCCACTCTTACCGTTAATTTGATAAGCCAGGGAATCAATAAGATAAAGATTCTCATCCACCAGACTCCACCTCCTTAATAAAGTCAGAAAGCTTCATTTTGTCATGGTCGGGTATCATCGTATAATTTACACCCTTCTCATGATACGCCAGTTCTCGACTCGTAGTACGAGAACCTGTCTGATCATAGACCTTGATCCAAAAATCGACACGATCACGCTCGACTACTGTCGCATTAAAGTCGAATCGAAGCGGGTAGAAAAACCCACGATCTTTGACTCTAAGTACATAAAGTAGAGGTATTTCGCCACTGTGTGAAGAAAACGAATCACCATGAAAGTAAGGGATAGAATAATAATATCCATCTTGATTAGAAACATCCATTCGATCCATTGGCTGCTCTTGAATATCAAAGAAATCTTCTGATACATATGTAGCGAATATTCCAAGACCAGCTTGGAATTTAACGTGGAAATCATGAGAAAGTTCAGGATAGCCCGAAGGGCGTGATCTCAGCCATTCTTTAAGGTTGTTATTCATACGACACCTTCTTTATTGTAATGTATTACACGAACCTGTAATCCTTTATTCTTAGCGATATTAATCATGCCTGCTGTTCCTTTGCTAATGCTATCCCAGAAGGCCACAAGAGCATCGCCATTATCGGCCATATCAGCATTTCGCCTATGTCCAGCAGAACGATCAACAGGACCTCTCGGACCCCTAGGGCGCCAATTAGGGATGTATGTATCTATAAAGTATCCTCTTTCATTGGCATATCGCTCTCCTAGCATGTCTGCACCTATAGCATTTCCTGAAACAATCACGATGTTCTTCTTGTGTTGCAAGAGATGATCCAAATGTCTGCTAAGCAGTGCGTAATCATCGAAGTCGCGTGACCCGGCTACAACAAGTCTGAAGTATTCATCCACTTCAATAACATCCACGATAGATATGGCCGAATCATCCAGATTCCACATCTTCTCTACGTCTAATGGATCCTTGCAGTACTGCACTTTAAGTTCGCTATAGTTGGTGTCGTCTCTGTATTGTACAAGATACATCGAAAAATGTCTCCTCAATTCATATATTTTTGTTGTATTGCCTTACATTTTAGTACAAAACGACGGATTTTGCGATAGTCACCGATTAAATGGCATGCTACATAGATACCAAGCACGATACCGAAAACAGTCAATTTAGTTAGCCTCCCTCCACTGGAATAGAACATTACACGAACAGTATGTGTACAATTTGTGAACGTTTTAGGATTGGGTGTATATACCCTATGTTTTCCGGTAATTCTTTATATATAGAAGCAAGCTTACTTAAGAATAGATAGATTACATTCAATTCAAGAGTTAGCTTACTTCTGATGTAGATAGAAAAATAAAAAGGTGGAGCAAAAACGGCAGCTACCTTTAATAGAATGAGCTATCGTATAGAATCGTCAGTTCATTCTATTGAGAGTAACATTCATTAGTAAGATACATAAATAATCGGCCTTCGGGAGAGGTCTGTCCAAATGAGGCAGAGCATAAAACCTTTAAAACCCTATGCAATGGTTTAGTTATCCCATATAGGGAAACGAATCTTTAGGAGTGAGCAGTCTCTAATGACAGCACCTCCTCTACTTTATTTTCGAGAGCCTGGCGATCACGGGAATAGAAAGTATACTTCCCTTTCACGAAAGGCTTAGGGCCTTCCTCGATAATGATATCTCCTTTACTCCGAGTAGCGACAACCAAAGCAAAGTTATTCTGAATAGGCTTCATAAAATATCTGATGATCTGTTTATTATCCATGATATGACACTCCTTTAAATATAGTATGGTACTGCTATACTCCCGAGTTGGGAGCCCGCGCTTGGCCAAAAGCCTATTTATAGTCGCCAAGCCGACTTAGAAAAAGAGGGATGCTGATTGTCTGATGCATTCTTGTTTGAGATGCTGATTTTTGACAAATAAGTCAACGAGCATTAATTTGAGTGCGCTTTCAGGAATATCTTTGATCTGTTCGGACACCCAATGAGTAAGCAAATTACTTTCAGTTTCGATATCAAATGAAGCATTCTCGATATAAGCGGACATATTATCAAGGTATTGTTTGGCTTGATCATCGGTCATTTTCTCTTGTGCGACAGCAGTTAACATTTTATTCGCTCCAATCTATTTGAGTTTGATATGCTTCTAAAGCTTGTTGTCGATACCAGTCGGCTGCTTTAAAGCTGATCGGCATCGGACGATAAATCTTGATGTTTAGTTCAGCACACTTTTGTTCGATCTCACCTAGGATTTGACGGCATTCGTCATCCTTATCTTGAAGATAGAATGTATCAGCTCTGATTAAATCAATACTGAGCTGGGCGGGGAGAGGGGTGCGCTGTAAACAATAGATGTGATCATCTAAGCTAGTGTAATTAAACATAATTAGTCTCCTTAGAAAGGGACGCATTCTAAACAGAAATGGTCATCTATGCATCCACATGGTTTGTATGTATGAATGTCTTGCTCATAGCCAGTCGGATCGAAATCCCAGTGCATCTGCTGGAACTCCGGATCGTCGAAAATAAATACATTTTTCATAAGTCTTCCTCCTAATAAAAAAGCCCGCTCCATTAAGGAACAGGCTTAGGTTTAATTTGTGGTTGATTCTAACTCGTTATAGTATTCATCAAACTCGTATTCAAACTTTCGATCTATTACTGTGCCTTCTTCATTAAAAACAACTAGCATAGGAACTCCGAGAAGATACTCGCGAATTTCAAAATCGAGTCCTCGCTGATAAAGCTCGCCACCTATCATACCAAGTATTAAATCGTAGGCGTTATTTATTCTTTCAATTTCCTTCTGAATCTTAGGATCTTTTGGCATCTACATATAATTCCTCCTTCTAGTAGTTTGCTAGAATTATACAATTGTGTTAAGCATATTAATAGTACTAATCAATAGTACGAAAACACGTCCTGATAAATGAAAGAGCCAAGCTTAATTACCTAATCGCATCGTATAAGTATTTAATATATCATATGAAATAGGAATTATATAATATATCATACGATATAACTGTTATCGCATATGATATAAGACTTAAATCATATGAAATATCTTATAAATCATATGAAATACTATTGAGCGGATTCAGATAGCTCCATTAGATAAGCCGAATAAATAAAGAACATCATAAGTATAATTGCTCCTATAACCTCAAACTTGCGCTTTAGCGGGATTTTAGGATTTCTGAGAGCGGGAATAGCGATGATAAAGCATAGGAAAAGAAACAGCTCGAATATGATAACAGCAATTGTATTATACGTCTGGTTTATATCTATGATTATAACCTCCAATCATATTCTGTTTCGCTGCTAGTACAGCTCATCAGTACGGTTTGATTACCGCAGACAGAATAGGGGAGAGGCCCCCCTTATTTTTGCATTGGTATACGAACGATCATACCTGGCTTAAGATCACCTGGATTATGTAAGTTGCTTTTATCAATCATATAGGCGACGATGGCACGTTTATCTGTATCAATGTCACTTTGCTCAGCAATACTCCAAAGTGTATCGCCAGAATCAACAACATAGTCAACATATGCAGGATCAGGCTGCCATGCAATAATGCCAATAGTAGTACAGAGAGTGATAAAGAATGCGATAGCAAGTGATTTAGTTTTCATAGGTAAAACCTCCAGTTTATGATTGAATAAGAAAAAGGACTGCTATATAGACAGTCCTCATAAAGCCCTTGCTATCGTTAGATAGCCTAGAAATGATATTGCTCACAAGAGATAATTTCATCCTCATGAAGAAGAAGATCAATGAGAAGAGTAGTCCCAGAAGCTAAATCGAAAGAGATAGCATAATCAAAGTGAAAGTTTTCACCTTCTCGTTTAGAAAAAGACGCCTGAATGTTTCTTTCTTTGGTGTCCTTGATGTTGTATAGTCGTCCTGGAATCATGAGAACTTTGTTTACTGGGTGTAGAATAGGTGGTTGCATGTAGAAAATCTCCTTTGAATTAGAAATAAAAAAGACTGCCTAAGTGGCAGCCGAAGGTAAAACTATTCATCCATCTCGCCAATATCGACAGTTACTGTTGATATCTCATATCGATATATTGGAACGCTTAATAATTTATAATTAAATTTGGCAGGCGAGTCTGGAAATGCTCTGAACATATTGCGCTTCTCGAAAATAACAATCTCATCATCACCATTATCTTTTCTGGTCAAAACAATATAATCCAGGCGATCTATGATGTCATATTCTATGAATGGAATGAGCTTATTTACAACTTCTTCGAAATACTTATGAATTGGATCAACAGTTATTACAGTAGCTCCATCGTGGGAAGTTAGACCATGATTTAGGTATTCATCAATCAAGTCATGCAGGAAATAATCTAAATCTAAATTGCTTACTGTCAAAAGAATCCGTCCCCTCAAAATAGAATAATTTACCTTTAAAACAATAGCATAGAATCATTCTGATTGGCAGTGCTAATCCAACCGCATTGATCCTCAAAATGAATAAGCTCAGCTTGATCAATTACGGATCCATCAAGAGTATGAAATTCTCGAGAACGGTAAGGATTATATCTTACTTGAACATTAAGATCTGCAGACTTGTCTGAATCAATAGCAACAAGAGTTCCGGAGAAGACAGCACAAACAGCTCGTTGTTTCTTCTCTTGAATAGAATCATATTTGCTCTGAATAATACGAGAACGAGCCGACCTAATGGTGACTCGCTCTGCATAAGCCAATACTTTATTATATGTAGGACTCTTAGGCTGACGATCAAGAATACTGAATACACCTTTCTTATTCAGATTCACATAAACGTCAACACGCTGTCCTATAATTGGATTCCCATTTCGTATTTCCAATATCATATGCTCCTTTACTATACGGCAGCGCTGATAAGCGCAGAGTCCACACGAATGATTGATTCATAAGAAAACTGGCAATTCACATCGAAAGTAATCTCACCTTCAGCAGTACGCTTTTCAGCATTATTCATGCGGACAACATAAGGGAGGTTAGGGTCGATAAAACATTCACCAGTATATTGAGTTCCATTGATAACAGTAACCGTGTTGATCTTGCCAGGGGAGAGAAGACTATCATAGCGGCGATCATAACCAAACATTAAATCCATTCGACCACGTCCTTGTATGAAATAAAAAAGCTCACCTATTGGCGAGCTTTAATCGTTGCTTGTATTCGTTTATTAATTTCTTTTCTATTTCTGATAAAGGCACTGACATTAGAAGTGTCAACTCCAGGCAATGTTTGTTCAACATAATGACCGTTAGTGTGTCGATCAGCGGCTTTTTCTAATTCTTTGAAGCGTCGATCAAGTATTTCTTTGTCCATGTTAATCACCTCTCTTATAAGTATACATTAACCAAATGCTGAGCGGTAGTCTCAGATACAATCATATCTTGGCCACTTATAGGAACCGCACCTAAAGATGAGAAATAATTGACCAGTTTAGTCTTAGCTTTCAGGCCAATAAAACCTTCGTGACCTAGTTCCATGCTTCGTTTACAGCAAAATGCAAATAAATGAGCTCCAATATGAGAAAACTGTTTATTAATCGGATCCCTATTACGGGGTGAGCTTTCGATTAAAAGCATAAAAACATGATCTTCTTTCTTTTCCAGTGCAATGGCGCCTTGTATTGTACCACTAGGATCACCTGTAACAACCATTTTATACACTTCTACTTTAGGAGCGTTAAAATAAATATTCCAGTCAAAAGAAGGCTCCCATCCAGTTTTATTCATAAATTTGACATCTGCTTTGGTTAAAGGAAGGAAGGATACGGGATATTCTTCACCATTTCTATGTAGAATCATTTTGCTAAAAGAACTCCTTTCATAAGCGGAAAATGCGGTTCTTTGATCATATTAGCATAATAAATATGCTTAATGATTTATTTCACTAATTAAATTATTAATGTAATGAAATAAATAATGAACATAATAAAAGCCGCCCAATAACGAGCGGCAATGAAACACATTACATAGAAAAAGATAATCTAGGCGGCATCATATAATGGACGCCTACACGTAAAGCCATCTTAGCTTTATCTATATCCTTATAGTATCCAGATATGCGATCGTGGTGAAGGCAGACATCAAGTTCAAAATCATAAGAGTCATAGCCAATATAATATCCTGCGGCTGAGTGCATAATCTTTTCAGGGGAGACGAGATTACCATAAACATCAAAGTTGTAACGGTATGTATTATCTAAGTATTCAAACAGTAAAGATTTAGCTTTAGTAACTGAATAGTCAGGCTCATAAATAAAGATGCCTTCTGATTCAAGTATGTCCATCAAAAGACTGCGGGAGATATTCTGAGCGGCAGGGTAGAGAGGTAAAATAGAATCTAAAAGTTCTACAACTTGCATAGTATTCATATGTATAGTCTCCAATCTAGTTAAAATGTAATGCGTTAAATTATATATCGGATAACATAATAATATCATAAAGACCTCGGAGCCGTTAGGCTCCTACAAGGCACCGACATAGTTGTAGTAATCGCCTTCAGAAGCAAAGGCGCCACCAAATGGACCGTCATTCTCATCATCGCATGGTGTGCCAAACTGAGAGATATATTCATGACCATCAGCATACCAAGCGCGAAGACCAAGCATGTATAAATCGTTATTAACCACAAAGCCGCCAAACTCATCATCAAGCTCTTGTTTTAAAGCAGGATTAGCATCTGGATAGTATTTCAAATCAATTTCAGGCTTGCTGATAACCGGTACGATAAGAGCAGGATCATAGCCTTGATCACGCATCTTGTTGATGATGTCATTACAGCATGCTTCTGCCCACATCTCAATACGAAGATCAGAAGAGCTGAAGCACTCAGGATTGTGTGAAGATGCTTTGTAGCCATAAAACATCATAGAAATCACATGTTCAAAGTTTTCGTTATGTATACGCATTATAAATAGCCTCCATATGTATAAATTCAAAAAGCCCCCGAAGCCGTTAGGCTTCCGAGAGCGATAGTTAATTGATTGCTATAAAGAATGCGAAAGCTCAATATCATTTGGCGCCGTTCCGAAGGATCGGCAAAAGAAAATTAAAGATCAAATAGGCGATTATCACTATATAAGATACCTAGCTCTTTATCGCTATGGTATAGCTTCTTACCATACTCATAGCCAAGCTTATACTGAGGATCCTCAGTATATACGCTAGGGTAGAGGGAGACATAGCCATAGCAATAATGATAAGCATCAACTACACCATTATAATACTCCTTAGTATTCTCCTTATAAGCAGACATCAGCTCCATCATGGCCCACTCCAAAATGGTGGATACATAATACCTACTATGTCAAACTCTCGAATATAGTGTTGATTAGAAGTACTCTCATCGTGAATCACAATGTATTTAGAAATTAAATCTTCGTTAACCTCCTGAATAACGCCAGTTGCATAGGATCTGGATATCGTCTTATTATCTAAATCTACGTCATGATAATGTATCACACGTACAAAATCACCTATATAGAAGTCGGCATCTTGAAATGTAATGCGATTCATTATAGGGGGAGAAAAGGTAAAACCAGTATTCTCTAAATAGACATTCATTAATTCCATCAGGCGCCTCCATGAAGTTTGACATTATAGATATTTCCTTCGTATAGAGATATATGTCCATGGTTGGATCGAGGACCATCATCCGGATCTCGATATATAATTCGAAACATCATACGTTCATGCTGTGAATCGTCATCCCTGTGCATATACTGAGCAATATACTTTATTCCAGGCCGGTCATAGTAGTATTCGAACTCATAGACTAAGCCTGGAACCATATCTTCTGGTTCTATATGTTTGCGTAGGCGATAACTAGTCATTAATTCCACTCCCAACACTCCTTTATGTTAGATAGTGGTATGGAACAAGAATTAACTTCATGAAGCATGTTATCTCGGCCATCAAAAGAGACAAGTGCAAATGTAAGAGTGATTCCATCTTCGGTGGCAGCCGCGATCATGCCCAGATAATAATCATTGCTATAGGTAACAAATACATATTCATCACCTATAGCATACTCAAGCATGGTTCTAAGGTAAGGAGCAATCAGTTCCATAGATTTCATACTCCTTTATAGAGTCAACATGTAATGACATTTCTGATGTTGACTTAATATTACGAGGATCATCACATAAAGATATGTCTACCATGCCAAGCTTTAAAAAGTTGCGGTCTAGGGAAACTACAGTTCCGAGCAACTGATCACCGTTGTTTAGTAACTTATAGTCACATCCTATATGAAGCAACGATTTAATATACGATGAAATGAGCTCCACGATCAATCACTCTCCATATAAATACTTAATTGATCTATCTCGTCTGGTGCAAACATCATCCCTATTCTGCAGTACTGATTATTGATAGTATACGTGTGAAAGATCAAAACTTGAGAATCATGTCTATGCTTATGGAAAACAGCAATATGATACTGACCTTCATAATAAAAAGAATAGGTATTGCCAGGGATAAGCTGATGCGCAGCAACAATAGTTCGTTCAAAGTAAGGAGACATAAGCTCCATTATATACACCTCATTAGCGCTCTTTTACACTACCAGGATCCGCTCTGCGCAGGATCTCATCATAGACAGCGTATGCATATTCCCAGTCTTCGAATTTCTTATCATATATAGAGATGGTTTCCCATCCTCGCCAGCCACCAACATCACTCCAATAGTCTTTTGAAACAATGATTCGAGCCGGTTTAGGGAGAATATCCCCAGTCCTTTGAATCTGAGAGTAATGCTTAACGCTATCTTTAGTGAAAAAATGTCTCTTTATAGGCTTAGCACCCATAGCAATACCTCCTATAGGTGCCTTCTTGTAGCATGACCAGCTTCAATAAGTTTATTAAGATAGCGTAGCTGCTGCGCTGCATAGTATGGATCATCACTATCACTAAGCCTATTCTTTATATCTTGCAGGGCAATCAGCGGGAAATCATATTCACCAATCAGCTTATTTATCTCAGCTGATACATACTCATGAGTAATCTCTTGACTCATATTATCTTCCTTTCTTAATAAGATTATCAAGCTCTCTACTGATATTATCGAGAGCTTGGCTTTCTCTGGTCTGAGCATCATGTATGCGCTTAGTTGATCGGCGTATAGATAGAATATTGATTACGGCAATGGCCGCAATGGCAATAGATATTACAGATATAACAGTCGAGACCCAGAGTATAGGGCTCATAAGCATCAACTCCAATGCATAGGGTTTTAAAAGGTTTTAGCGCCGTTCCGTAAGGATCGGCAAAAAGAAAAAATCCAAGCCGCATACCATTAATACTATAGCTCACTATATAAACAGTATACAGCATAAGCATACATAGAAGATAAGACTATAGATCAAGTAGAGGAACATTCCTATTAGGAACAGATATCATCTCAGTACCGAAAGAGCCCATACGCAAAGATACAGCACCAACATCTATAAGCTTACGCATACGATACTCCAGTTCCTTCTCAGTAAGACCATGCTTCATATCATAATAGTTAGGATACATTTGAACTACAGTATAGAAAGGAACCTCCTCATTACCTGAGATATCTAACGTTTTAGTTATAGCATGCAGAGCCTCAAAGTTGCGATAACCTAATTGTTCATTAGTGTAATTCATATCAAATTCATTAACAGCATTGTTCATATCATTAATCCTCCTATAGATAATTAGAATATAAGCTGGGCGATCAATAAACCAGTGGTAACACCCAGCGCAAAGTAAACAACAACATCCCATTTAGTACGCATATATAAATCCTCCTTAAGATACAGCAGATACAGCATCATATCTCTTCATACCAAGCTCAGTAGGAGAGAGTATATCATTCATATCTATAGTCTCTCTATATATAAAGCCGGCATCAATCAATACAACCAGTCTATACTGGAACTCCTTCTTGCCCATAGTATACTTCATATTCACACTATGGTAACTAGCATGTAGCATGCAGAGATTGCTACCAGAGATAGTTCTTCCAGTATGTAGTCTAAGCATATCCATGAGAAAAGCAAATACATCTAAGTTGCGATTACGTACTTCCTCTTTAGATAAACTATGATCGAATAAGCTACGTCCTTCAGTTAGCAATTTGTTGCTCATATAGATAGCCCCCTTGTTCAAGTTAAACATTCACAATGCCACAGGAGCGTTAGCGACCATCGTCTACACTATCTATTACATCGTCATACACTATAGAAGACTTAAGATAATCATACGCAGGATGAAGAAAATTTTCGGATGAGGGTTCACCACTTTCAGTCGCATATGATATACGAAATAGGTAATATAGCATTCGAAGTATGATATATGGCAGGATGTAGCTCTCTGTGATATAAGTCATCGTACATAAAGTAGCGTCACAATTGAGATTGCACACGATTCGGATAGGTGATAACAGCCATCGATAACGGCATGATCAGCATGCTCATATAGATCAGCTTACTGGCGGCGAAGCAGCTTCCTCCCCCACCGGGAGCTATATTCATATGATTCAGCTGTCTAGCTGTATTGCCGTAAGTTGCCGCCCATACATGTCCACTATAAGTATCTTGCCTTCGCGTCTAACGAGAGCATCCTACAAGTAGTATGATTCGTCATCTGCAAAGGGTAGGGCGTCTTAGAGAGGAAGCGTGGAGCTGTCGATGGCGTTAGCACCTACCCGAAGGGTGTGCTATAATAAAGCAGTAGCCGACATGCCTAGGAACATGCCGACTACGTGTATGGCTGTGGTGGCCTATTACATGCGTTCGATGCTGGAGATAGTCAGACTCATAGTTCTGCCTTTAGCTTCAGCATTGGACACACTAAGATTAAAGCATGTTGCGCCAGTCAAGAATCCAACTTGGTCTTGGTAGAAGTCACCTACATATACATTTCTGCTGCCTACTGGAACATAAGCAACATACGTATAGCTTTCAGTAACCTCGTTATACATATACTCCACTGTTACCATACCTGCATTCGCAATGACAGGTGCCATTCTCTCTCCATCAAATACACGACCGGTTGAATCAGCTCCAATACGGAAGTTTGCTTTGATATCAGATGCAGGGACAACATAAGGGTTCTTCACAATCTCACGATTAGAGATAGCAGCGCACAGCTCCAAGAATTGCTTCTTAGCCACGACCCAAGGGAAGCTGATCGAACGATTGTTATCTTGACCTCTCTCTGTGTATGTCACCATATATGCAACATAGCCGATATCCATAGAAGAGTAAGAGAACTCCAATGCAGCAAGTGCCATTTGACTCTTATACATAATCGCATCGCAATCGTCTCTATAGATACGCTCAATCTTCTCTTTAGCCATCGCCAGTGCAGGATCAGCCTCACCATACTTCAGCTCAGCAAGCTTGATGAACTCTTCATGTTTCTGACGAGCATTCTTGATGTCGCTTGTATAGATAGAACGAATGGAACGAATAGAGTTAGCGATTCTGTCATAGATAACTGGATCAATAACATACTCAGCTCTCAGGATATGAATCAGGTTGTTGTTCTCTACATCGTTCATGATCTCTTCGGACTTGTCGATTACATTCTCTTGTACGAATGCTTTCATGTGGTTATGCACACGGGACATTACAGAACCTGTGTCTACTCCACCCTCAGCACCTTTGTGATGTGCGAGCCATGCTTGCTTGATCCATTGACGCTTGGATTTAGGTGACTCTTGGAATCCTGCATATCTTGGAGGATTGTTGATGAACTCCAATTCAGCAGCCAATGCTTCCTCATATGCACCACCATGCTTAGCACGGTCAATCTCCCATCCTTGAGCCAGACGAATCAAGTCGATCATATCTTCCATACGAGCGATCTCTCTAATCAGCTCTTGTTTCTCAGCATCTGAACGTTCAGTCTTTTGACCAAACTCATTGGTATTCTCTGCATACATATATCCTACTTTACGTACAGCATCAGCAAGACGAGTAGCAATGTTAGTCAGTTGACCGATCTTGTTAGGAGTCAGTGTACGAATGACATACTCTTTGCTTAGCTCATGTACAGCTTGAATGAATGCATCATTATATTGATCGGCAGTGAACTTCACTTTGAATTGTCCATCGTGTGATACGCAAGGAGCATCAAATGCAAGCTTCTCATCAGATTCCATAGGGAACGGGCATCCAGAAGACCACTCACCATCTTTATCTACATGCAGGTCAAGCATAGCCAAGAACTTAGATTGACCATCTTTACCCATGATGCCATTAACGATAGCACGTACTTGTGTAATGAATGTTTCATCACCATCGTTATCAGCTCCGCCTTCAGCGAATGTATCCAAGTCATGGCAGCTCATTACACATACAGAGTTGAATGCGCCTTTAGCAGAAGCAGTCACATAGTTTTGTGGAGCTACACCATTCAAGATACGTCCTTCACCTTTAGCAATAGCAGGGTTACGGAAGGATGCAACAGGGCCCTCTACAAAGTGTTGGTTATCGCGTGCTGTCATGAATGTTTGGTGTGGCTTAAGACCAACGTGATCAGGGACAATCATATCTCCATTCTCATCTTCCACAGCTTGAAGCAATGCATATGGATCTTGAACCATGAAGCGATACTCGCCTTCTACAGGAATCGTACCAGCAACCCATTTGTCTACTTGCTGCCCCATCAGTCTCAGTGCTCTTGTTTGCATGTAAGCATCTTGGAATGTGAATGGAGCATAGTGCATGAAGTTAGCAAATACAGAAACAAGGGAGCGATCACGTAGAAACTCAGCTTGTGCAAGAGTCAGCTTGTTCAGCTTCTCCAAGTGAGCAACCCCTGCATACTTTTGAATCAGTGCAGGATTAGTAAGTACACTCTTAGCTTCATCCAGGCGTGGTTGAGCAACATCAATCATTTGCTCTGCTGTAATGCTGGATACATGTGCAAACTGATATGGAAGCTCTACATACTCAGACTTCATAGCAGGACGCTTAGCAAAGCGTGCAATACGCAGCTCAATACCAAAGTCAATCTTACCTTCGCTATCAGCAAGCAAACGGAAGTCACCTTTCACAGCAGACTTGAATGCAACGATATCTGCATCATAGTATTGACGCAAGCCTGGCACGAATACCATCAAGCCTTTAACGAATGGGGTGATACGTACTTGCCATGCATCGGAATCATTGCCAAACTCAGCCTTCAATGCCCAGTAGATCGACTCGGAAGCTAGAACCAAGCCATCGCCTACGCCAAGCTTCAGATAGTTCATAGGCAGGACTTCTTCTTTAGTCATGCGTCCTTCTTTCCATGTAGCTGTGAATGTACCATCAACCGCAGATACAGTGACTACACGGTTGTTATAGAATGCTTTGAACTTACCATTCTTGATCTTAGCAAAGCGATCATCGATTACTGCCATAGAGTGACGATCAGAGTTAACCAAGTATTCTCCTGCTCTCATGTTAGGCAGCTGGTCGATATGAGCATTAGGGAAGGTTACAACCTTAGATGGCACAGAGCTTGTACCAGACAGGCCTGGACGTTTCAGATACTTCGTGATATCCAGTGTATAGATACCCGTAGCCTTATCCAGTTTGCAATAAGACAGGAAGCTATGACCAAGCTTACGGAATGCTTGTGGAATCGTCATGAAGTCTTCTGCAATATAGATACCTTGCAATTGACGAGCTTGAGAACCTGTTTGAATAAAGAAGTTTGCTTTGTGTGTAACGCCATCCACTGAGTAATGGAATCCATTGCGGACGATCTCGATTTGCAAGTCTTTCATTTCTTGATTCTCTTGATCAGCGATATTCAAGTCGATATAAACAATGTGAGTCGCATCCAAGTGTAGATCGTTGCTATCTGTAGCTGGCATCAATTTACCGAATGCATCAGCAAGCTGAGATTGAGATTGATAGCTGACCTCCGCGTTGAGCACCACTTCACCAGCTTCGTTGCGGGAATGCTTCAATAGATCGACAGATACAGTACGTACACGCTTACGAGTAGGTGCAATCACCATAGCAGGAATCTCTGCACCTTTCTCTTCCATGAATGCACGGAAGAAGCGATATTGATTCTTAGGAACACCAGTAAGCTCCGGGTTCTCCATAACAGTACGGATATCCTTACCACTAGCGATAGCAGCTGTGATAGCCTCATAATTCTTTGTTTTAACGCCCAATCCTGGGAACTCAGCAATAGCATCCAATACTACAGAAGTAGACTTGTAATCAGACATTTGCGCCTCTAGTTTGTTACCTTTGATAGCTTTGTTGAAAAGACGGTTTACCTCAGCCAGTTGTTTGTTGATTTGTGCTTGTTTGTTGTTAGTCATTGTAGATTGCTCCTTTTTGTTTGTTTTAGTTTGTTTGTTGGACATAGGGACGGACGACATAGCTTTCTTTGAATCAGTTGACATAGAGTGATTCCTCCTTGGGGTTATATGTGCTGTACTTACATACAGCTCCCTATATAGGGGGGGGTTCATATAGAGGGGGGTCTATATAGGCCACCTATACAGGGAGCTATGTGTAAATAAATAAAAAGACCCCTGCATACTACACATGGGGGCGGCTGACCCGAACCATGCGTACTACACAGGGGCTGTATATGATAGAGTGCACCTACACACCCATATGCCCATATACATAGGCACAATATGGCTAACCATAGTACTGCTACCCATGCCACCATATAAGGTAGGGTAGAGGGTATAGCCTACATAGGGGATCATCCACCGTTATCGTGTACTCCCTATGCATCTACACCATGCCATGTCCATGACCTATTAGATCACGAACAAAGCAGCTGTATTGAGGTATGCATATGCAGATGCTACCCATACATAGTCAAGACCAATGCATGCCCAGTATGTAGCATATAGGGCGATCACAGGCAGGAAGCCAGCTATAAGGCTGGATACCATAGCGGATAGGATAGCTCTGCGCCAGTCCATAGCCTGCTTCTTACGCTTAGCAATAAGGAAGTGGATAGTGAGTATGGCTACCATGGCTACAGCAGCAGCTATCCACCCTGCACCTACTAGGGATGTGGTAGCCACGCCACCTACTACAGCAGAGCCTACTACAGTGGCAGTCTCCCACTTATGCTTACGAATAGCATTGCCTACAAAGGCTATGTCTTTCTTAAGTCCATTGTAGATGAAGCCTACTACCTTCTTAGTTGCATCCCATACAATACCAGCATACTTAGCAATCTTAGATGTCTTAGCTTCACTAGCATCAGCAGGAACATCAATGATGATAGGCTTACGCTTTGCTTCGAGATCTTTCTTGAATTGCATGTAAGTGTTGATAGAACCTTGAATTGTGTTAGTCATGATAGACTCCTTTCGTTGTTGCAGTTTTACGGGTTCACTGCCAACCCTAATGTGTTTGCTTATTGTTGGAGGGGGTGGGGCGTCGAACGTCACCATCAACCAACAATAAACAACTAGGTACCCCACGCAAAAATTTTTTTATAGAAAATTGCCCCCTATAGAAAATTTAATTGTTGTCAAATAAAATGTAACGCATTACAATTTGAGTATAGAAAATAAAAAAATAAAAAAGGAATGATTATCCATGTTAAAAGAAACATTCTTAATACACATATCAAAAGACGGCGGTTATATCAAAACAGAAGGACCATTCGAACAGTATCCTACAAATGGGCAGATTATGTTAGCTATTGAAAAACACGAAGGAGATAGCGGCACGATTGAAAAGTCATTTGATTTAATTAAAAAAGAAGAGAAGAAGTCGGACGATCTGCGAGAAGCTTTGAGGCCCATGATGCTCATGACGATCAAGAATAAATTACTTCACGCTGCCGAAAATCATAATTATATTTATGTCGATGAATATCTCAGACAAGTCGGAAAAACAACTGCTTTGATTGAGTTTGCTAAAGATATCGAAGGTATCGTTGTTGTAAGACACAGAAGTATTGCAGAGGCATTAAAAGAACAATCAAAATATGATCGCATTATGTCGGTTTTCGATGCAAGTGTGAAAGGGTTTGACCAAGATACTCCTGTTGTATTTGATGAAGGCGTGAACCCTGATATGCTAATAGGTTTAAACGTAGCAACGGGATTCGTAAACAAAAAATAATACAAACACGCATGTACTGAGGAGAGCTATGTAATGTCAAAAGAATGCGCGATTGAAGGATGCAACGAGCATGTTAGATCAACAGGGCTTTGTGCAAAACACTATCGGAGGAAATGGCTATACGGAGACCCAACATACGAGAAGCAAGATTATGATAGACCAAAGTCTTGCTCAGCATGTGGTATTAACAAAGTGAAAGCGCTCGGCCTCTGCCCTAATTGCTATGCAAAGAATCGAAGAAAAGAAATGGGATGTAATCAATACATGATCGGTGGCAAGTCCAATAACGATTGCGAATGTATTGAAGAGGGGTGCAGCAAACCAGCTCTAGCAAGAAAGCTATGCAGGAGGCATTATCTTAAAAAGCGCGCAGAAGAAGACGAACATAAATTGGAGGCAAGCAAATAATGAAAAAGCAAGGAAAGATTGTTGTGACGAAAGAAGTGCTCGAGCAAGCGCTTCATCTTAAGGAGGGAATCTCAATCATTGGGATTGAGATGGATTCAATAGATCGAAATACGTATGCGGTCTATGTTCAAGGAGATAGCTTGCAGACGGTGGGAGAAGCGCAACAATCTATAGTCTATCAGCAGGAAGACGTAATGAAATGAAAGCCATATGCGAATTTCCTCGTTGTGGAAAAGAAGTTATCGCAAAAGGGCACTGCTGGAAGCATTACAGAAGAATCAAGCGGCATAATGATCCCACCATTGTGTTAGCAGGAACAGGGAAGCCTATGTACGAGCATACAGAGTGCATCGAAGAAGGGTGCGATAAGAAGCCTATTGCAAAAGGACTTTGCGTTGTGCACTACTCCAGAGCAAGGCGAATAAACCGCTTGGCGGACGGACGGTGTACGGTATGTGGGAAAGAGAACAATAGCACAAAGAGGGCATGTGATTCCTGCCGCTTGAAACAGAAGATGAGGGCTAAGAGGAAGGCGGGAGCCTAGTGGAATTGATGAAGGTCTATTCAGAAAAATTGAAAGAGGAAAAGTCAAGGAGCAATTGGCTTAATCTTGCAGACGTTGTCTACTATATCCAGCCTGGGGAGGTTGCCGAATCAGAAGATCGCCAATTCAGCGTGAGTTGTACAGATTCTATCAATGGGCACTTATCCTATTACTTCATGGACAAGGGGCGAAGACATGGAAAGAGACTGGAATTTAGCAAGGGAAGCATTATGACGGCATTCCAAAAGATGATGCTGCCTAATCCAGACTTCTATAGTGCCTCATACAAGATAAGGGGGGTGCGAGATATTGGAGCTTATGCAGAAATACATTGATAATGTTTACTCTCTTAATGGCATCTATATTATGCAAATACCAAGCTCGATGCCGTTTAAACAAGCAAAAGAAATGGCGGATAAATGGAAAAATAGATTCGGTCAAGGTAGACCGCTTATGGTTATTCCAGAAGAAGTGGACATTCAGTACATGGAATCATTCGATACGAGTATTGCCATAAGGATGCTTACGAACGGATATAGGCTTAAAAGAAGCAGCGAGCTTGGAGTAAAGTATATATGGAGTGATAGGTTGAAGCGGAAGGAAGAGGGTCAGAGGTGGAAAAATTACACCCTTACAGACGCAGACTTGCTTGCTAGAGATTGGCAGTTGGTCAGGGAGGATCTACAGTTATGAATATAGCAAATCAAGTCCTAAAGGCTTTAGACGAAAGCTTCCCTGGCTTAGAGTCTATTGTTGCAGAAGGCGACAGGGTTATCATGTATTGTGAATCAGGAGCTTGGCAGCTAGATATTATAAAGGCGCAGCCCATGGAGTATATAGCCATTGACGTTAAGGTGGACGTGTCTGATCTAGTAGGTGAAAGCTAATGAGAACCCCGAAGATCGGATCGAGGTGGCAGCACTACAAAGGTGGACTATATGTCATATCTGACATAGGTATTGATGCAAGTCGTCATGAGGATGGGAAAGCAATCTGGTACTACCGTGAGGATGAGCCTGATCAGAAATACTACCGACCGATTTTAGAATGGCACAATCCTATTGAGCATGAAGGTGAGGTTGTTCCTCGTTTCAGAGAGCTTGAGAAGGGAGGATCAACACTTGGAGCTATTGATGGACTATTTGCAAAGGGTATCAAAGGCAAAGGGAGAACCTATCGTCGTCCGAGAGTCTGACTACTATGAGCGCTGGAGACTGTTCCAAGAGTGCGATAATGGCCATATTGCGGTCGTTGCTCACAGGAGAGCAGGGAAGACCACGGCCATAAGTGAAAAGGCAATCAAGTCAAACAAGAACGTTGTTATATTTGATCGGTATGTTGCTTCATCACAGGCTCATAGGGATATGATAAGATCACGCCTTATTCAGGATGGTATTCAGTATGATTATACGTCTAATGGGTTCTCCTTGGGAAATGGCAGGACCATATCTTTAGAGATGAAGATCGGAGAGTATGCACCACAAGAACTAAATGATTGCTTGGTCATATTTGATGAAGCAGACTCTATGATGATCCATTCAAGTTGGTTGGAGCAAGTCATGATCTATGCTGATGTTATTATGGTGTCCACATATACAGCATTGTTGGATAACACGTTTAAGAAGTTTCTTAGTAATCGAATAAAGCCACGGATCGGAGATCATGAAGTCCTGGCCTTTATCATGCCTTCTCCAAGAGCTCCATCTAGTTATGGAGAGTTATTTATGGATGCAGAGCAAATTGCCTTACAGATCGAATGTGACCTAGCAAGGGCACGGAAATTCAATGGAATAAGACACGGAAGAGGACGGAGATTAAATGCGAGTTTTCAAACGACTGAAGAGACAAGACAAGTGCTCCCTAGCGATAATGTTACTGCTAGTGACATCGGCAACGGCACCGCAAGTGATAACGGATAAAAAGGCAACACATCAAGAGGAAACGTATATCATAGAACAAAATCAAAAGCGTCAAAGAAAAAAAGAGAGAAAACGCGTGAAATAAGCCATTATCATATTGTAATGCGTTACATTATCGTATAGAATAAACTCAAGTCGAGAACACAGACCCGACTTGGCAGATGACTGCAGCAGCTCTCCTCAGAATAGCTGACTGGACACAGTATGGTTTACTCCGGATGAATCGTGTAGCTTAGCATGGGCTCACGGCACCTCCTACAAAAAAATAGTCCGGAGTATGCCTATACTCTTTTTAGAGAAAAGGGCTTCAAGTAAATAGCCACAGATCAAGGACTGCCACCCTACCTGTTAAATTACACCTCCAGTGTTGAATATAGCGTTGGCATCGCTCTTGAAGCCTTTTCTGTGAAAAGAAATCACAAAATAAGAACATATGTTCTTGATATTTTTTGCCAAATGGCTTAAAATATAACTCAGCGAAGGATACGTGAGATCTCCAACCTCATACAGCTTCACTTGTTCGAAAAGCGGCGGGCGGCACACCTGCTGCTTTTTTTGTTGCCCAAAATAAGGGTTGCTTGCCATCTCCTAAATATGTTATGATCGTTTACGAGAGAATACATCAGAACATGTTATAATATGATATAACATGTCGAATTAGGAGGAAAACAATCATGGCGGTGAAAAAAGTGAAAGATTTGAAGTTGAAGCTAGAGGACTTATTTGATTTTGATCTTGCAGCAATTGATATTGGTTTTAATGGAAGCAAGCGTATGTCAAGCTTAGGTATGTTCGGTGTTATACCAAGTACTGTTATGCCTACAAATGAAAAATTCGCAAATTCCTTCAAACACACAGAAGTTGATGAGTCGCGCTTGATGGTGAAGACTGCTGACGGTTTCTACCACGTAGGTGAACAAGCAATGAAGAGTAATAAGCTTCTGGTCACAAGTCGGACAACCAATCATGACCGTGCGTCCGATCCTTCATTCAGAGTTATGTTTGAAACCAATCTTGCACTATGTGTTCCTCATGAAGATGGAGAATATGATGTCTACTTAACAACCGGCTTGCCGAATGAGGATTTCGATAAAGGTATTCGCACACGGTTGGAGGAGTACATAAACCAAAGTTTTGAAGTTGTAATCTACCTTGGTTATGGAAAGAAAATCACTAAGAAAATTAACATTATTGGATATGAAGTTCTGAGACAGCCAGAGGGAAGTGTGACATCTACACAATTTGCCTTTACAAGAGAAGGCCTTCTGACGACTACTCTCTACAGAGCTTTGACTGCTGTTGTTGATATTGGCCACCTGACTACAGACTATGCATTATTCTCCGAAGGCGTATATGTAGAGGAAGAAGGAACTTACGGATCGACACTTGCGACTGCTGAGCTGTACAAGCGACTCAAAGTGAGCATGGCTATTCACTTTGATAATGAGTTTGGAGTTGCTTACAGTCCAACGGATGATGAACTGGATTCAGTTGTTCGTGGAGAAGATATCGAGTTCAATGGTGCTTCTCATAAGTTGTATCATCTTGTAGAAGAAGCCGCGAAGGAAATCTCGGCAGTCATTGCGAACGAGGTCATTACGTCTTGGGGTCAACATGCGAACCGCGTGAAGATCATCTTGCTTACAGGCGGCGGTGCTCATATCTTCCAAGACTTCCTGAGAGAAGAGTTTGCGAAGCGTAAGGTACAAGCCTTCTCTGTAGTGGAAGATCCTCAAATGGCTAACGTATATGGATTCTACATCCGAGCAGCCATGAACCAAGTCAAAGAGATGGAAGATGGATCTCTGAACTTCGAGCAGGTATACGAAAGATTCATCAAAGATATATTCGAAAGCGAGGCAGCGTAATGGCTGAAGAAAGAGAGACAAAACCACAGAAGGTGCCTAAAATCCAAGTCATCATTCGGGATGTCGATACAGATATTAAAGAACATTTCGAAAAGATTAAGCCAGGTGATTGGGCAACAGAGGCCAGACGACTATTGTCGAAAGCTATTGAGTCGGAGTAAAACGCAGGAAAATAACGCTTTCCAGCGGAATTAAATGAAATGAAATAGAATCACTTAAGATAGAGTCCCTACATGGGGCTCTATTTTTTTGTGCATTCATAGGTGCAAATGTCCTGAAAATACCAGAGCCTGTACAATTAAGCTAAGGGGATAGACTGCCCAAACAGTACCGATCGGGGTCAAGGGGTCATTAGATCTACCCCTTTTTTCGTACTTACAAGGAGGAGAATTTATGAAGCCATATGTCTGGAAAGAAGGTATGAGTCTGGAGGAAACAAAAGACGGAGCCTATTGGGAAAGGAATATGCTGGCGCTATTGCTGGCTAACTATATAAATACATCCAATCAGGAAATGTGGGGGCTAATGGCCAACACGACATGCGGTTGGTATTACGATACGGATAATAACTGGGAAGGATGGCTTCGCGTCATTTCCATCAACAGTGGAGCGATTACATTCCATATTCCAGACAGCTTTGATGTTGGCACCCTGCCAGAGATTAAACCTAATTGGGATGGGCATAGCACAGAAGAAAAATGGAAGAATGTCATGAAGACTTGTGGCGTCATTCCAGAAGGAGAGTGACCTATGTCTAATACTGGACCTCGAACCGAAGCCGGGAAGATGGTCGTCTCTCAAAACCTGAATCCTACGGCTTGGACACAGAATCCTGCCGCTATACAGGCGATAGATGTCGCCCGCAGGCTTCGCAGTACAAAGCATGGGCTATATGCATCCGTGCCAATCATCTGTAAAGCAGAATCCTGCCCTTATCGTGAGTCTTGCCCTCTCATGCAAATGCAAATGGCACCCTTTGGCGAGAAGTGTCCTATTGAGATTGCTGCGATTGAAGATCTCTTTGACCGATACTGCACAGACCTCAAGATTGATCGAGAGGATCCGAAAAATACGGTCGATCTCATCATGGTTAAAGAACTCGTTGATATTGATGTGTCACTTCTCAGATGTGATAACAAGATGGCGATCGATGCGGACTTCATCATAGAGAACGTGGTGGGTATGACAGAAGACGGAGATGCGCTAGTGAAGAAAGAATTGCATCCCGTAGTCGAGTATAAAGAGAAGCTGAGAAACAGCAAGAACAAGACACTGCAGCTCTTGAACAGTACGCGCCGTGATAAGCAAGGGACGAAGGTTACAGTTGAACTTGATCCGGCTTCGAGAGCTTCACAAATGGTTAAGGTGAATGACGATATGGATGCTCATATGGAACACGAGGATGAAGCACAGCGCAGATACTACGAGAAGATGAGGGGCGCAAGCGAGCCAATCGACATTACGCCAATTGAAGTCGAGCCGATTGAATAGGAGGTGAGAACATGTATGTCAGAGGCGCTGTGAACGTGGGCAAATATATAGGGAAACAAGTCCCTTCGATGTTTGAGAGGAATACTCAACGGAGCATTAACAATCTGTACACAGGATTAGGTCTATCCAGAAAAGGAAAGGCAGTAGCTCTTACAGGAATGGGAGCTTACGGCGGATATCAGGTTGTAACTGGGCAATCCGAAGCCGGAAATCGAAATGCGATGGATGCTATGGATGATCGAGGGATTATGTCGCTTCCTGGGACAAGATCGGATGGTATGGGATATCTAGGCGATCCTGCCGGTAATCAGGATTTGGCTGCCAGAGGTGACCTTGTATTTGCCCTACACAATTTAAGGCATGGGGGTTAGATAAGTGGCCAATATGACAACACAAGCGTTGCCGCCAGCATCTGGAGATGGAGGCGTCAAGCAGTTTAGAAAAGAAGGAAAGATCGCTCGGACTTTTGGGGCAGGAATGGTTGCGGTCGATGCCTTTTCTCGAATTAAAGACGGGGAGAATGCGGCTGTTGCTATCGGTAAGGCTGCCCTGACGAATGCCGCGTGGAACCTTATGCCTGGTGGCTTCCTTACAATGGGGGTTATGGCAGGGGTATCTATGACGCCTGAGATCATCCGGATGACCGATGCAGCCAAGGCTGGCATACGACAGAAGTCTTCTATGTTTGGAGGCGGATTCACGCAGAATGAGGGGCAGATGTACATGCAGCAGACGGGTATGCAGAATGCCTCGAATGCGAGAAACACAGCTTCCGCTATTATGTCACGGCACGCGCGCGGGGCATCTAAAGCCTACTGAGAGGGAGGTGAGTAAAGATGATGAGAAGCAATGAGCCCTATCAAAGAGTCAGAAATCATGACCCCGTTTATAACGGCGCAGCTTATGGGGCTTTGGCCGGTGCGGCAAGCATGGGTGTGGCTCATGCAGGAGCAAAAGGGGCCTCACTTATAAGTGCAGCTAGGTCAGCAAGAAAAGATTCCACCCCTCTATTGCCGGAGTATGGATCCACCAAACGGACTGCTAAAGCAGTCGGAGTCGGCGGAAAAGTAGAACGAGGTTACGGCAAGGTGTTTGGTGGTGGCTGGAAGAAGGCAGGATATTATGCTGGTGCTGCTCTGCTCGGTGGAGGAATTGGAGCAGGAATTGACTATATGACTGATTGAGGTGAATAACGATGATGCAATCAAACAACCCATATAATCGGGTAGATGAAGGAATCGGTTCTGGACTCGTAGCCGGAGCAGTTGTAGGCGGTGCATCGATGGCTGGCTTGCAGTTCGGGGGAACTCAGGCTGCGCGAGGATTGCGAAACATGGCAAACCCAGTGCTAAGCAGAAACGCAGCTGCAAGAGCGATTGATGGAGGCATTCCTAAAATGGCAACCGCTCAAGGTGTAGCTGCCTCTGGAGCAAAGCATTTAGGTAATGGAATCCGAGGAGCGCGGAAAATGGCATTTGGAGGAGGAAGAAACAAACTCCTATCTTATGGCGTTGGCGCACTTGGTGGAGCTGCGATTGGCGGTATTGCTGACGGAATGAACTAAAGACATCCTGCCTAGGAGGTGCACTCATGCAAACTTCATGAATAGTGAAGGGGTGCTGAATTAGGATGTTTTTAAAATCTAACCAATCATTAAATAGGATCTTGCTTCATGGCCGAAAGAATGATCAATGGGTTCCTCTGAAACATTTGCAAACTCATGGGCTTCACGACCAGATGGATTGGCCTAAAGCAGCTGATGCAGGATTGCTTCATATGAGGAAAAAAGAGAGAGGGTATGAAGTCAATCTCTCGCAAAAGGGATACCACACCCTAAGCAACCTCTATCGAGCGAATTAGGGTGATATTATGGATACTGTTGACGAAAGACAATTATTTGAAATGGAGCGTGAGATTCGCTCTGATCCGATCAAGTGGGCGTACTGGAAGCTAAAAGATCCGAAAGGTAATGCATGGAAAGCCCGCTGGTATCAACGAGAAATGATCCGGGGGATTATGAAAGGCGACCGGCGTGTTGCTGCTCGAATGGGACGCCGGGTTGGTAAGACGGAGACGATGGTTGTATTCTGTCTTTGGTACGCGTTTCATCATAAGAATAGCCGTCTACTTATTGCAACGCCATATGAACATCAGGTGCGATTGATTTTCATGCGTCTGCAGGAGTTAGTCCGTGACTGTGAAGAGCTAAGTGCTTCAGTCACCATAACCAAGAATCCGTTTATCGCTTCCTTCGGAAATGGTTCCAAGATTATGGGATTTACAGCTGGTGCGAATGCCGGCAGTCAAGCCGGTGCGTCCGTCCGTGGTCAGCGGGCAGACTGGTTGTTCCTTGATGAGGTCGATTACATGTCTCGTGACGGTATCGATGCGGTAACAGCCATTGCGCTTGAAGACCCAAAGCGTATCGGTATTTGGGTAAGTTCCACACCTACAGGTAAGCGGGACTTCTTCTATGATATCTGTACAAATCCGGATACGGGATATATTTCGTATCATTTCCCGTCTCACGTCAACCCTGACTTTGATGAACGAATGGAAGGCGAAATGCGTGCTACCATGACTCAGCAAGGTTATATTCATGAGGTTGAGGCAGAGTTCGGAGAAGAAACCGTCGGAGTATTTAATAAAGACGCGGTAGAGCGAGCAAAAAGCCAATATCATTATAGTTATCGTTCTCTGAATACGTATGAGCGTGAGCAGTATCAGAAGCAAGGCATCAACCTAGATGACATTGTTTATTACGGGCCTTATACTATAAATAACCCAGCGCCGAAGGCTCTCCGGGTCATCGGAGTGGACTGGGATAAATACGGAGCAGCGACTCAGATTATCGTTACGGAGTTCGATGAGCAACTGAAGAAATTCAGAGTCTGCCTGAGATCAGAAATACCTCGGAGCGATTTTACGTTCGATAATGCGGTAAAACGAATTATTGAGCTGAATGATATATATAACCCTGCCTTTGTCTATGTAGACGCAGGGAGCGGGGAATATCAAATCGAAGCGCTTCGTCTTCACGGTCGGGAGAATCCATATACACAGCTAGATAAAAAGGTAAAACGGATTCAGTTCGCACAAACCATCGAGGTGCGTGATCCAGCGACTCGTGAAGTCGATAAGAAAGATGCGAAAAACTTCATGGTTAACCAAACAGCTATCCTATTGGAGCGGGATCGACTCGTTCTTTCACCATTCGATGATATGGTGTGGAAGCAAATGATGGATTACCAAGTTATCCGTATCTCTCAAAACGGAAAGCCGATCTATACGTCAGAAAATGAGCATGCACTGGATGCATTCATGCTGACGATCCTTGGATTTACATTAGAGTTTCCTGAGATCGCAAAGGTCTTGGAAAAGTTCAATGTAGCCACTCGTGCTTTCGTATCGCATAACACATCAGAAGAGAAGATCGCAGAGCAAGTATTTGGCGGTCAACGTGATATATTCAATATCCAAAACAAAAAACCAGAGCGTGAAGCGAGGGACAACCCGAACTGGCACTGGGAGAAAGTTCAACTTGGATATGGTGGAAAAAGAAGTAGAGGCGGATCGAATATATGGGGTCGCGGAAATGCGAAGAATCGTCCGACAAGAGCTAAGTTTTGAATCCTCTGGAATGCCTGAAGTAATGCGTTGTCCCTTGCGGCCATTGGGCCGCCTGGTGGAAGGCAAAAATCCCCTGTATCCTTTCTGGCTAGGCTCATCAAACTCTCTTTCCCTGGGGCGCAGACTAATCTCTGCGCCTTACATATTTTATGGAGGTCATTAATATGTCAGAAGATATCTTTGGGCAGCGTGGTATAGATACATCCTATGAGCGGAATCAGGTTAACTATCGGCCGGATCTGAAGATGCCGAAGAAAGATAGGTTCTATCGAATTAATCCGGCAACTGTGCAAAAGATTATTCGTTCAGAGGATTTTACGATTACTAGCGTTCTAAAGGGCTATTCAGAATTAGTTGAGCGAATGAATGTCTTAATGAAGATGATCGAAGATCGAAATCAAACCCCTAGCTTCTCTACGTATAAGACAATCCTCGAATCAGGAGATCAGAGCAGCATTATTGAGCAAGAAGATATATTGTGCGGTCCGCGGGCTTCTGGTGATGCTGAAATTTACACGATCCTATACCGAATGAAGGCATCCTGCTCGATGCAGTTCGAATTTGTGGACGGACACTACCGTACTCAGATTACAGATAACGCAGAGGTTAGTGCTGTCGAAGAATCAGAAGTCAATATGATTAATCAATGGATTGAAGCAGAGCAAGTCTTCAATCAGCTCACAGATGAGATTCAGTCTGCGTATTCGGATGAAGAGAGCCATGAGGAAGATATAGCGAACTCGACAATCTCTTCACTGGAACGGCAGATTTATGACCAAGACTTAACTCGTCAACAGATGGAAGCATTGCATGTATCTCTATCGGATACTTCATATGTACACCGAAACCGATATGTGATGTATTCTCAATTACTTGATCAGATGCAGTTTCTTATAACGAATCCAGCAGTTGTCATGAAGGATGATCTTAAAGGGATGATTCTACAGGTGGCACCCCTTGCTGATAAGTCTTCTGTTGCTGCTTATGTCCTGCTGTCCTTCCGCAACATAAAAGACAAGCTGACTGCATTGAAAGGGCAGTATGCGCTGATTGACGATCAGAAAGAATCCTTTGTTTCAAAGCAACAGTGGTTCTATCAGCAACTGGAATCCAAATCCGGTGTCGGAGTTAAGAGCTGGCTCTATAATCAATCGGATACAAATGAATCCATGAATGCACTGGCTGAAATCATTGTCGGCTCCTTATCGCAGAGTAAAAACCAGTACGACTCATCCATTACAGATATGACTCGTTTCTATCAGCAAGAGGCAATTTTCTATAGTCAACAATACCAGCTTATTCAGAAAAAAGAGGAAATCAGAAGATTCTTGAGGATATTAGAGGATTTGCAAGAGGCAAGCAATATCGATGAAGAATGGGCAATTAGTTATTTGGAGACTAATGGATACGTAGTCTAGCACAAGTGTAACGCCTTACATTTTTAATATATAATTATTTAAGATAAAGTGACTTGCTCGGAAAGGAGATGTGTTTCTTGGCTAAGCTTTTTATGAATGTCTTATCACGTATTGGCCTAAAGAACGCAACGACTCCAACGGGCGGCAGCTCCAGTAGCGGCATCACTGTCAATCGTGATCCAAAAGCGACTCAAGTCAAGCGAGTAGGATATGCAGTCAAAAACAGCTCAGGTGGTAGTGACGCTGAAACTCCGAAATCGGACTTTGCAGCTATTGCAACCGCCATAGAGCGTGATAGCTATCTAACACAGACAGTCCTGAAATATAGTGAGCTGATTATGAAAGGCGGCTATGCATTTAAGAGTCGCAGTGATGAAGCTTTGCAGTATCTCAAGACAAGGTTGGATATGATGGCGATTGCTACACAAGTGCCTACAGACGAGCTATTTCATGGAATCGCAGATGATATTGTAAGATTTCACAACTCTTTCGTTGTCAAAGCCAGGGCTAAAAATGGCGTGGGTCTACCTCCGGGTCTTCCCGCAACAGCAGTCCTTCCAGCCAAAGACCCCGTAGCCGGATATTTTAGACTTCCACCCGCGACGATCTCGATTACGCGGGATGATCAAGGTAATGTAACCAGCTATACGCAGGATTCTGGATCAGGCGGAGACACAGTAGATTTTCAGGTGCAGGATATGATTCACATTCCTGTGAATCGTCCAGCAGGCGAAGCATTTGGTATTCCGTTTCTCGCTCCTGTTATAGATGATGTAAGGCTTTTGAGAAAGGTAGAAGAGAATGCAGCACTCCTGCTGTATCGACACATCTTTCCGCTTCTGGCTTATACGGTAGGTGTTGCACAGCCGGGATATGAGGCAACGGATGAAGAGCTTGAAGCTATTCGATCTGTTATCGAAGATTTACCGACAGATGGTGCGATCGTCCTTCCAGAACGCCATAAAGTAGAAGCTGTTAGTATAACAGCCATTGATGGTCGTCCTTACCTGGATTATTTCGAAAACCGAGTGTTCTCGGGGCTTGGTATGTCTCAAGTCGATTTCGGTCGGGGAGATACAGCCAATCGAAATACAGCGGACGCTATGGGTGGAAATAAAGCTGACCGAGTGAAAGGTTGGCAGAAAACGATCCAAATGTACATTGATCAATTCATTATCGAAGAGCTTTTGGTTGAGGGCGGCTACGATCCTATGGCCAACCCTGATTTTAAAGTTAACTTCGTCTTTAATGAAATTGAGCAAGAAATGCGTATCAAGGTCGAAACACATGAGATCTTTAAATTTGAGCATAACGTTCAGACGTGGGATGAAACCCGCAAGAATATTGGAATGGACCCTGTAACCGATGAAGGTCGATTACACTTCCAAATGATTGGGATGCAGCAAGCAGAGCATCAAGCGACTCTTGATCAAGCAGCAGCCGCGGCATCCGGCAGTGCGGAGACAAACAATAAGCAACAGCCAACCAATCAAAATGGAACACGATCCGGACCAAAAAGCAGTACAGAATCCTTGAAGGAAATGTACGACAAAGTGATTGGAATTTCGCTGAAAGAAAAAGACCAATACGACCAGATTCAATCGGAATTTGAACTTCCTATTGAGACTGTGCAATCCCTTCATAAAGAGATGAGTAAAGTCTTCTCTGCAATGGAGGAGGATGTGATTGGTGAGATTCAGCGGACGAATACCCGTAACAGATTCCCAATGACTTCGCCATCTGAAGCCCTTTCTGCGATTCATTTCAGCAAAGACAAAATGGATCAAGTTATTCAGAAAGAAGCAAGAAGCGTACTCCTTGAAGGAGCAAAGAAAGCTGCTACTCAATTAAAGCTATCTAAAGCGCCTGGTATTAACTTATCACAATCGCTTCGACTGGTATCTGAATTTACACAAGATTCTTTTGATTTGATGGAAGAAACAATACATCACGTATTAAATGAAAAGCTCAAAGGTGTAGATGATGAAAACAAAGCAATTCTAATCACGCGTAGCGTGTTTGAATCTGTAAGGCATCGCATTAAGGCTATTGCCAAAACGACAGTGATTAAGACATACCATTACGGATATGTTCTGGCGCTGGGCAGAAGTGGAGTCTCTAGCGTAAAAGCTCTTCATGAGCCTGGAAGCTGTTCAACCTGCTATGAGAAATCGCAGGAGATTATCTCACTAGTAGAGTTATCGTCCTACGATGAGATGGCTATATTCTATCGCATTCCCCCGTTTCACACGAACTGCGAATGTGATCTAACAATCCATGACGAAGGGGGTGAAGCTAAGTGAGGAATGTATACACGCTTACAGAACATGAACAAAAAACACTGGTGCCTAAAGCCTTTAACGAGAATTTAGGGACCATCGGAAAGATCAAACGAGAATCAGTCCAAGTGTTGAATGAATCAGCCAAAGGAAAACCCAAAAAGCTGATTGTTACCATTGAAGCAATCCACGTTGGTCGTACTCGTAACTATACGTATTACACCAAAGAAGGATTGTCTGCAGGTCTTGAAAGCTGGACGTCACCACGGCCGAAGCCGGTACTGACTCACCACAATGATGTTGACGGTGAGCCAATCGGACGGATCATCAAGGCAGAGTACCATGATGTGACGATGTCGGGTAAGCCAGGGCTTATGTTTACCGTAGAGAGCACCGATCCGGTCGCAATTGAGAAGGTGCTTGATGGTCGATACCAAACAGTATCTATCGGGGCGAGTACAGACAAGGTTACTTGTAACATTTGCGGATCAGACCGCACTCAAGAGTGGTGTGAGCACTATCCCGGCCAAGAGTACGAGGATCAGACAGCTCATTTCATTATTGGAACAACATATGGACGTGAAGTTTCATATGTAAATGTCCCTGCTGACGAATATGCCGGAAACACAGGTGTTACTGCAGTTTATGAGGACGATGGAAGCAATTCAAACGGGTCTTCTCAAGAATCCGTTCAAATGAATATCTTTCAACTAGCCGAAGGGTTACTGCAGCATGTAGATAGCCCAGGTACTAACCTATATGAGCAGTTAAATGAAGGACAAAAGAAAGCCTTCGAAAACTTGCTTAGATTTGAAGAAGGGAGTACAACAATGCCTAATCCAAATGAGGAAAATCCAGAAACTACAGTTACAGGAACAAAAGAAGGAGAGCAGACGCCTCCAACTGAGCCAGAAACAACCCCAGTGGCTGGCACTAAAGAAGGAGAGCAAACACCTCCTGCACCGGCTAATGCTGACCCAGTTGCACAAACAACGGAAAGCAACCCGCCTGCTCCTGCAACTCCTCCAACTCCGACAGTTAATGTGACGGAAATGCAGCAGACCATTACAAATCTCGTAATGGAGAACCAACGCATTGGAGCGAAGCTGTCTGAAGCACAAGCAGAAGTTTCTCGACTGACACAAGAAAATGCAACATTGAATGAGGCAGCTCATCGATCTCTTGCAGAAAGCGTTGTTCAGTTAAAACGTCAGCTAAACAAACCTGATGTTGTAGGTGTCGATCACCAAGAAGCAGTAGATGCACATGCAGCACGTAGTAAAGAGTCCTTGGAAAATACAAGAACTGATCTTCTTGCAGAATCTAAAACTCTTAAGCCGGTTCCAGGTAGCGTAACAAACCCTGGTGTTCATACAGATGAGTCCGATAAGCCGAAAACGATGACTGGACAAGATGCTGTAAATCTATTTAGTGGCATGTTTAAAAGCAAAAAACACTAAAACATGTATACCAATTTAAGGAGTTGACTATTCAATGGCATTATTCTCTGGCAATACAGGTCCTCTTAGAGACACACCAGATCAGTACAATCGTACAAATACCAAGCTTCAAGCAGGTACTCATGATAGTCCCGGTGAGAAGTTTGCGATTGACCCTCGTCTGAAACGTCTTTTCCGCTATCATTTCGGTGGCGATGGCTGGGTTGTAATTCCAAAAGGTCGTGCAGTTGCGCCAGCAGCTGATAACTTTGGCGAAAGACAAGATGGCGTAATTAAAGACTTCGACAGTGGCACATTACTTCCAGTTCTTACATTGGCAAACGGCGGTAAAGATGTAACGGACGTTCATAAAACAGACGGTTCCACTTACACTCGTGCAGCTAATAAAGCGATTGGCGTAGCTTACGGTAACTTGTATGAAGAGTTTGTAGATGGTTTCAACGGCATGCAGCCGACAATTGAAAATACGATCTACATTGAGCTTCCATACATTCCAGTAAAAGCAGATGCTGAGGAAATTCATTGGGGTTCTTTCTACGATGTGAATCCAGCGCGTCCTGCGAAAAACGGCGACTATGTAATGTCTGATGAAAACGGACGCTTGATTGTAGCCGACTTCGATCAGATTCGTGAACAAATCAAAGCAGCGACTACCATTGATGAGTTGAAAGCCTTGATGGAAAAAGAAAGTATCATGCGTGATCAAGCAATCGGTCAGATCTGGTCTGTTGAAACTAACATGCCTCCACAAGGCTGGTTGAAATGGGTTGGATGGAGCGAAGAAGATCAACGCTCTGATGACAGACACATCAATAACTCCGGATTCCGCCCTGAAGATATCGGCGCACAAGATGGTTTCCCTGGCTACCCTTACGAAAAAACTTATGCGAACTGGGATAAAGGACAGTACAAGCCGCAAGGTATTCCTGGTCTCACGAACGGTTCTAACATCGAAGTGCCATACGAAGATGAAGTTATCGGCACAATTCAGCCAGGACAATCAGGACGTCATGATTTCCGTCTGGAACACCTTCCAGCTGTAGCCGGAACAATCGAAGTTAAATTCGATGGACAAGTCATCCAACCTGATTATGTTAATGCTGATCTAGGCTTGGTTGTTGTAACGGTTGATAACACTGCTGGCACTACTCCTAAAAATGTAACGGCAACGTACAAAGCAACAGGTCAAATCCCTGGTATCCCAACAGGTTGGGACTTCAAAGGTTCGATCGGTGCGGTTCGTATCCTGCTTCATAAATAATTCGTAATCACAGAAAGGGGCCTAGCCACTTATGATGAACTTAAATGAAATGCAATTGTCTCCGGAGGCTGTGAAAGTCTACGAGAGAATGCAGCGTCAGCTCAACCTTGAAGAGGATTGGACGCAAATTCCGAAAGGTGAACTTGTCGGCGTAAAAGAAGCACTAACTACTCAAGATGCTTCCATTCTTATCCCTCGCGTTATTACTGGTATGATGCGTGAAGCGGCTGAGCCTATGTATCTCGGTTCCACTCTGATGCAGACAGTGCGTCTAACAGAAGGACGTTCTATCGAGTTCCCGTCCATTGGCGCAATGCGTGCACATGATATCGGGGAAAGCCAATCGTACCTGGAAGAAACTGTTGACTTCCAAATGCACCGCACTCAAGAAGTCAAAGTTGGTAAATCCGGTATGGTGGTCCGCGTGACGGACGAAATGATCAACGACTCCCAATGGGACGTAATCGGGATCTTGGTTCGTAAAGCGGGCGAAGCAATGGCTCGTCTTAAAGAAGAAAAAATCTTCAACCAGTTCTCTAAGCATGGTCACATCGTATATGATAACGACATTCGTCAAAAATATACGGAAGCAGGTACAACTGGCCGTGATATCGATGGCAACTTTAATAATACACTGAGCACAGAAGATATGATTGATATGTTCGTAGCGGTTATGGCCAACGGATTCAATCCTACAGATATCATCATGCATCCACTGACTTGGAGTGTATTCTTCAAAAATGATCTGATGCAATCCCTGTCTCATGCAGCACTGGGCGGTTCTCAAATTACGAACCTTCAAATTAACCCAGACAGCGTGCAAGGACGTATTCCATTCAGCATCAACATCAACTTTACGCCGTTTGCTCCATTCAACTACGAACAGAAGAAATTCGATATGTATGTTGTGGACAAATCCAATATCGGTATCGTGCTCGTTAAAGACCCACTGTCTACAGAGCAATTCGATGATCCAATGCGTGATATCCAAACGATCAAAGTTAAAGAACGCTATGGTATCGGCGTATTGAACGAAGGTAAAGCAGTAGCGACAGCTCGTAACCTTGCTTTCGAACGCAGCTATCCAAATCCTCAAACAGTACGAGTTGTCTCTTAATCTGCTTGTTTGGTAAGGTATAGCAAACTAAACTAAACTAAACTTAAATGGAGGGATCAAATATGGCTGTACAAGTGACGTTCGGTTTAGCGCCGCGCAAAACTAGCTACTTTGATCCCCTCACTAACACTTATCTTACGCTGGCTAATCCTACACGGTCATTGACATATGACGAGACCAAGCCTGAGACGATGAAAAACATTGTCCACGCTGTGTTGTGTAAGATGCCAGCTTTGGTGTTATATGAGGGGGAGCTTCCGGCCTCTGTAATCGAGAACTGGAAAGCAAAGTTTACTGATGTATTTAAAACAAATACAAAAGAAGTTCGTAAGACTTTGGATGGAAAACTTGTTCATCCAGATCCTTCAATGGCTGTTGATCGCGCAGATCAGCTCTTGGCTGGCAACGCTGATCTTCCTAATGCTAAAGAAGCAGGAGAGCCTGAGATCGTTCAAGTGAACGCAATGGCAGCTGCGGCAGCAACTGCTGAAGCTCCTGAAGAAGTCAAGGAAGAGGTCAAGGAAGAAGCGCCAAAAACAACAGCTAAACGCACCGCTAGAGCTGCAGCAAAAACTCAAGAATAATATAGCGTGAAAGGCAGGGACCATCATGAATGAAGAAATGAGCGTCATGCCTTTCACTATTGATGCAGGAAATCCGATGAAAGAGCGGCTATTCAGGCAAGTTTCTTTTCCGGGTAGTGAAGGTGTCTATCGTCTTCGTGTAGTTCAAGCCGAAGGCGATAGCGCATCAATAGTGACACAAAAGCGCGTTGATACCGGCCTTGAAGCAGACAGCGTAGAAGGCGCTATATTCCGTGTTAAAGCCGTTCTGGATTCACCGATCGATAGTGTTTCGGAATCCTATTGGCTAACACTTGGGTTAAATCCGCAGCCGGGTGAAGTGAAAAGGCTCAATCAGTATCGAATCCGTGGTGTTTCGGATGTCGGGTACAGAAGTGATTGGATCTATTCAGAACTCAAGGACGATCAAAATGAGCTTTTAGTTTATGAAATGCTTTACGATCTTCTTGATATCCTAACAATGGTTCGAGAGGGAGAAGTCGAGAGTCTTGTTAGTCTCATAGTGGACGACGCGCTTCAATCTACGCTCCGCAAGGATCGAACCAGACATGACTTCCTTATGAATCATGAGGATGAAATGACGACAGGCACATCCGAACAATTTATTGTTCGAGCTAGCAGTATGGAAAGTGTACATGAGCAGATGGAAGCTGCGCTTCAGGAAGTATTTCAGCTGATCGGCAAGGAGCTAGGACATGAGTTCAAAGAAAGTTTCATGTCCTCACATAAAGAGTTCTCAGAGCTTATGAGACTGCACCGCGTGTCCGACCAGATCAAGAATCGGACAGATGATATCGTGACGTTTGTTCTTGAAGTTTTCCTTGAAGATGCGATTGATAAAATCATTAAAAAGTCCAGGATTGAAGTCTTCTTAGAAAACGGCGAAAATCAAGCGATTTATTTAGGTGATAGCACTGATTTCGATATAAAGCGTGAAGTATTGAAGTCAGCACATGATCTGATGCCTTCTGACGACTTTGTTCTAAAAGCTAATGGTACAGTACAATTAATACTAGAGCCTGCGCTGCAAGAACAGATGGACTATGTTCATTTGGAATCTACAAAAACAGAGCTCAACTACTTTAAGAATGAGATCCTTGAGGCTCTGATAGCGGAACCTGAAGAAGAGCTGCTAATGCTTATGAAGCTCTTTATTACTGATGCCTTGTTCCCTTATCTAGCGCTTGATCAGTTAGCGGCTAGTCTCTATCTGGAAGTCGAGGATGAAGCGGATCTGTCTAAGAAGAAGTCTCATGGCATAGTCAGATATGACATCTATCATGACGATGATGTAATGCAATACATGATTGTTAAGGATCTTGTTAAGGAACTGATAAGCGGAGACCTCCTGCCTCATATCGATGACTATTTTGTTCATCTGGTAGATAAGCTCATAGGCCGCATACAAGAAAAAGCTCACGTTCTAGTGGACTATGAAATTGTTGAGGCATTCGACAATTTTGCAGGCATCGGGGAACGTCTGCAGCAGGGCTATATGGCAATTAAAGCGACCTACTCAGAGGATTGGGTGGTCGAAATGCTGGAAGGCTTAGAAGCTCATTATGAGCCTCAGATTTCCTTTAAAGATAATGTAGATATGAATCTGCATGAATCCTTCAAATGGATCGAGACTGCACGCCATAAAGCTAATGAAACCACGAACATTGCTTTGGATGAAAGGCTAAATGTGACTCGTGGGCATTCTGCCAATCTAATCGATCAAGCACAATTAAGCATAAGCTCCACTTATCAAATCATCGCAGATTATCAAAAGCGGTTAAGTGAATACTACGATGTTTTGATTCAAGATGATATACAAATCCGGAAAGACCTCGCTGGATCAACGAATGAGGCAATTAGCTTTGATTCTAACGACAGCGTCTATCCGGTCTATATGCCAAATATAAGCGACCAACGAAAACGTCTTGCTTCTGATAATGTAATGCCGTTCATTCATCCACAGCCAGCTGACTTCTTTAAGATTAGCGGCAAGGAGAAAGTGCAGTACGCACTAGGCAACGGATTTGATGAAGGATGGCCAATCGGGGAATTTATACTTGGCGTCAATACCCTAAAAGGAGTGGACTCATAATGAATTTAAAAGCAATCAATGCATTGCTGAGCAAGCTTCCAGATGGACCTAAGAAAGAATCTTTCATGAAAAGATTTCAGTCCGCAACTTCTCCAAAAGCCAATGGAGGATTGAATGACACTTTCGAATTTGAAACGAAGGGTCATATCATGATCGAAAGAATCGACGAGGCTGGCAACAGCTTAGGCGTGCTTGCGGATCAACCAAACTTGGTTGTCGATGGTGCCGAAGAAATTATGCTCCGTGCGTTCTCTGGCGATCCGGATCGTACTCTTTACAAAAACCGCACACCAAAAGCAACGAATGGTGTCACACAGAAATTCCATATTGGCTTGACTGATAACATTTCCAGTGCAGTGGATGGGGTAGATCAACTCAATTTTGCTCCGAATGTTTTCTGGAAAGCAGTAGACGACAGTCAGTTTAATATCACTTACAGTTACCGTCCAAAAACGGTATATCTGAAAGAAGAAGTATCTGAGCAGGTAGGCAAGAAAGCATTCAGCATTTCTACAAAATCTTCTTCTGGTGCGATTCCTATTACATCTGAGATTTATAGTGCTCAAACCAATATGTTCATTGGATTGGGTGACGGGAAAGATCGTGCAATTGATTTCGAAGATGCGCGTATCGAAATTACTGGCGGATTTGAGGTGGCTGAAGGCAAGGCAGTAGCGACTACAGAGAATGCTTCATTGAAGCTCACTGAGAAGCTAGGACGCCTTGTTGTGAAATACGAAAAATCCAATACGGGTGGACAAATCGGGGTTTATGTTGATGGCACTTTGAAAGAGACCATTGAGACTTACGATTCTTCCCTTGCAGAACCGGTTTCTGCTGAAAAAGTATTTGCAGATCTTGACCGCGAAACTTCTCATGAAGTTGAACTTCGCTTTACAGGAAAAGATCCTTCGATTACTGAGGGAGCAAATGTAGTGATTACTGGACTTCGTTCAGATGGTCTTACTGAAGCAATGAACGGCTTGGCGCATGAGTTTGAGAACTTCACAAAATCGTTCCAAACCATTACGTCATACAGCACTTCAACAAACCCTCCTTATGTAGCGCAGCTGGAGCATTTCCCTGTTGTTCCTGAGAGTCTTGAGGTTTCTTATGAAGATGAAACTTTCGAGCGAGTTGAAGATCGAGCTGATCTTGCAGATGGCAAGTACTTCCTTGATGAGAAAAAAGGAACGCTTGAATTTAATAAAACGCTGAGCGGATTGCACGTCACTTATGATATCACCGGCGAAAGATACGATTTGAAAGCAGCCGCAGCGTTGACGAATCAAACCGTAACTTCCAATGTAACCGGTGAAGCTGTAGGTACAGGCGACGGCACGGTGTCGGTGTTTAACCTTGCTAATACGAATGTAGTAAGCTCATCGCTTGTTCTTAAAGTTAACGGCGAGGTCGTTACAACTGGATTCGGTCACAGCAAAGGCGTGATTACCTTCTCAAACGCTCCTGCAGTAGACACAGTCATTACAGCTGACTACCGCTATACTACTGTTGGTAAGGTGTACAATGCACCAGTTGTCTTGAAAGAAGCAACTGTATTTGATGCTAATACAGGCAAAGAGCTAGCACTGGTAGCAACAGACGATGAATTTAACACTGGAAAGTTCAAACTTTCGGAAGATAAGAAATCGATCGTCATTAGCACTTTGGATGCAGAAGGCACCGCTATCGTGAACTACGATATTTACTATACTTCTGAGGAGATTCCAGGATTCGAGACAGGTTATGCACGAGCTGTCATCGAGAAGCCAAAAGCGGGAACAGCTTATCCTTGGTATCAGCTTGATAAAGGAACAGTAAGCTTCATCGCTGAGTTCCCTGAGCAAGTACCGGCATACAACGTGACGATTCGTGAAATGGGATTGTTTAACGGGCCACGTAAGGATGATGCAATTGAGGGATTTACTGGATTCCCAGTCGATGCTTACTCCTTAGTACGTGTTGGCGATACCGTGAAAGATGTTACCACAGGAATCCGTGTCACTTGGACAATTAAGCTACTGAATAAAAACGGGGACGCTTTTAAAGGCGGATTCTAAGAATAGGGGGATAACAGACAATGTTTAGAGATGAAACTAACCTAAACGCTAAGGGCCGCGTTAAACTTGAAATGTATAACGATCATGAGGGTGTTTTCTTCACAAAAGAGAAGAAAAACATTGCCGTTCATAGTCTGAATAATATCATTGCACAAATGATGGCTGATCCGGCTGGCAAGACTCGTGCGAAGCAAACAGACAAGGGTGAAACGGCGCTTGCACCAAATGCAAAAGGCGTTTACGAATTTGATCTCTCAATTGCCTGTGAATCCGAAGGAACCTACACGACTGATGTAGGTTCCGCTAATACAAGCACAGATCTTGTTATTCCGGATATCACACGGCTCTTGAGCGTCATTTCTGTAGAGGCTGATGGCCAAGCCCTTGTGTTAAATAAAGACGTATCCATTAAAGACCCAGACTCTGCAACATTAAAATTTACGGCTGCACCAAAAAATACAGTTACAGTGAAGTTCCGGAAAGTAGCGTCCGAGTATGCTGAGGTCGTAGCGGGTTCAGAGGCGATTACTGTGGGCGGAGAAGCATATGTGCTTGCAGATGTTCCATCGGAAGAGAACAAACAGTACGCTATTGATTACAAGCTTGGTAAGGTTTACTTTGCTGCAGCTAAGACGAACGTCAAAGCAGATTATCAATTCAAGCTGTTCTACTCCTTGGGCTTTATGGGGCTCGGCGGAAAGCCAGAAGGGCATCCAGAAAATAAACCGGTTGAGTTCGCTGAATCTGATAAGCTTCGCATCAAAATGGATGGGGAATACGATGGAGCTCGTCAATTGATTCAGTATCCTTCGCTAATAAGTATGGGCGATCCGGAAGTGGAAGTCTTCCCGACTAAGCCGATTACTTTCTCAGAGAAAGTCATTACGGTGACGGGTGATGGAGCAGCAACATCGTTCCCGCTGAATCCAGAAAATAAAGTGCTTAAAATTCTAAGCGCTAAACTGGAAACTGATGCAACAGACGTAACGGTTACATTGGAAGGATCGAATGTCGTGTTTGCTGAAGCGCCAGCGGAGGGAGTGAAGGTAGTCGTTCGTTTCCAAGATCAGCTGGACAATAGTCATCTGACTTTTGAAATGGCAGATGCACCAATCATGGAGCTTGTATCCGTTAAGCATCAAGCGTTGGATAACACCGTTAAAGAGTACAAGATTGTAGACAAAGGCCTTAGCATCGGCAAAGGTGATGTGTGGATCGTTAACTCTGGCAAAGGCATTATTCAATTCAGCCTCGCACCGCAAGGAGTAGATGCTCTTGATCCTGCGAAGAAACCTCCAGTCGTAGAAACTCCAGGGCTGTTGACATTCGAATATCGAGTGAACAGTGGTACGACCGTTCAATTTGTAGCCGACTTCCCTAAAGGAGTTCCAGGTCCAATGAACGTGGAGAAAACAGAAACACTGAACGTATCTTCTGCTGTAACGACTTACACTCTCAATAAGGCTGCTACTAAAGATGCTGAGGGCAAATTCATCCTTGCTGTAACGTTGAACGGCGTAGCTCAGGTTGAAGGCACTGGTTATGATGTGTCCGCTGACGGGAAGCAAATCACATTCAAAGTCTCTCTTCAAGATACAGATAGCGTGAATGTGGTGTATCAGTACAGCGAAACTACACACGTAATCTATCAAGTAGGTATGTTTGCAGAGCAGGAAGAAGGAAAGATGTCTAACATCTCCGGTATTGGTCCTGTTACTAAAGACGCAAGCACAGGCATGAGAGTAACCTGGTCAATGACAATCTAAGATAGGACGGTGACAGCATGGCTACACCTAACTACATGAAGCGGATCGCCTTTCTGGATGGACAAGTACTGCACGACTTTCACTTGAATACGATGCAGAAAAACATTTCGGAAGCGATTAAGCTGAAAACCATGTACGAGCGATATGACATGCTGTTGCTGTGCTCTCCATATAAGCTCTACTTTGCAGAGCCGTTTGTGGATGAGGTGTACAAAGATCCATCGAGTACTGCAATTCTGGATACTCTAACGAACTCCATTAAAGCAGACTCATGGATCTCTGTGCTCCATGAGCTACCAGCAACAACAGATGAGTTATATTTGCTTGCGAATCAAGAGGTGGACGTAGCGAATGGTGCATCTGTCGATTACTACTATCGTGTGAATACAAGTTCACCGTGGCAGAAGATGACAACAGATGTTGCTGTTTACCTAAGTACACCCACGAAGTTTGTACAAATTCGAATTGACTGCAAATACACCGGAACAGTAAGACCAGCTGTATATGATTACTGTCTAATGTGGAAGTAAAGGAGGAAAGAACATGGCTCATGTAACCAAGCACCCTACTCACCCTAAGTATCGCATGAAAGTCGGAACAATGCCGGATTTCAGCGGCGAAAACGACGTAGATGGCGAGCAGCCCTTTGGCGTAGTAGATGGAGTTAATAAGATATTCGTTTTAGCGAATAACCCTATTAAGAACTCTTACAAGGTCTTTCGGGATGGGATGAGGCTTAGACGCGGAGCGGATTACGACTATGTTGTTAACGGCAAGGAGATTACTTTCACTGAGCCGCCGCCTAAAAACTCCACAATCCTTGTAGATTATAAATTGCAGGTGGCGACATCATGAGTCTGGTCCTTCGAACGTTTCCGGTGCATCTAAGTCAGAAGGTTGATCTCGATAGCGATATTGAGGTCACTTTTCTATTCGATATCTTTAAGGAATCCATTAATACAAATAACGTCATGCTCTTGAACCTGAAGACACAGAAGGGCGAAGAGATCAGCGTTGTATATAAAGACAAACTGCTTAAAATCCTGCCAGCCAGAAGACTCGAACCACTAACACATTATCAAGTGGAGCTGGTTGGCGGGGTAGAAGGCGGTATTCGGGATATTACCGAGCGTCCGCTTCTACAAAGTTACAAGTTTGAATTTGTAACCGGCAATGAGACTCGAATGGCACGTCCTCTAATCACATCGCCTACAGATCTATCCGAAATCACAGGTGATGCTAAATTCACCTGGCTGCCGGTAGACAGAGCAGACCACTACGAGCTGGAGATATCCAAGAGCAATACATTCGATGTATTGGTTTGGCCACACCAGAATACGGGCTTGATCTTTGATACACAGGTAGTGCCTGATATTGATTATCAAAAAGGGATTACCTACTATGCCCGAATTAGAGCGGTCAATATTCAAGGGGTGAAAAGCGCTTATTCGAATCCGATTCGCTATCACTATGATGGGATTGATGAGACCGAGCCACCTCCTGAAAAAGAGACGATTAACATTGACCATGTTAAAACGCTGCAGGCCGAGGGTGGAGAAGTGCTGTTCCGCATGGATAAGCCATACACACCAGGCATCGGGCAGCTAAGTGTCTACCTGAATGGCATGAAATTGCAGCCTTGCTCAGGACCAACAGTGACGGATGGAGACTACCGTGAAGTAGATCAATATTTCATGATGTTTGTAGAGCCGTTGCAAGCTGAGGATGCAATAGAGTTCAGAATTGCCAACGCTGTAAAACAGGATGTACTCGTGGGCAGGGAAACCACGCCAGCATCTGAGATCGATACCCTAAGAGATTACTTCGCAGCTCAGCTTGAAGAGTTAGCGCCAGTATTGGCCGTAAGCTCAGTTAAGCCAAAGAACGGCTCCTTGATGGTCACAGACTTATCTAGTATCATCATTGAGTTTAGCCAAGAGGTTGATCCGAAGAGTATTGATGAAGAAACGGTCTATGTCGTTTCTGAAAAAAACTAAGAGAGGTTGAGTGAGATGGCTGAGATCAGAAAGAAGGGCGGAAATGCAATGCCGGTTCGGGTGACGAACCAAATGACATCAGTTAGAAATGAATCACCTATTCCGGATTCCGTGGACAGCCAGACCTTTCTCACAAAGAATGCTTTTGTCTCAGGGACACTATTCGTCAGTCTAAACGGCATGAGAATGCATGAGGGCGAAGACAACGATTATATAGAGCTGAGTAGTCAGAAGTTCAGGTTTAACTTTCCATTGGAATCAGAGGATGCTGTGATTTGTGACTATATATTAATCCTTTAAGGAGTGAAACACACATGGCAATTACTCGTTTTCGTGGTGAACAAATTAGAGATGCCGTATTGAAAAACAGCCATATTGCCGATGATGCAGCCATTGCTGAGTCGAAACTGGCGGTTAACTGGGAAGAGCATTATCAGACGGCACTAGAAGGCAAGAAAGTTGCCGACTACATTCAAGTCATTGCGACAGATGTATCCGGCGTAGCCAATCTGGATGTCTCTGAAATCATTCCGGCAACCGTGCCAAACGTGTTGTCTGACCCACTTTCCGGTGAAGGCGTTATCGTTGATGCGCCAAAGAATAAAGTAATCCTCCGTGACGTTGTAACCGGCGAACCGGTTCTGGATGATAAAGACCAAGAAGTATTCGGTCGAATGACTTTCGAAGGCGGCGTCTTCGTTCTGAAATTCTACTCTCCTGACGGCGCAGGTGAAGTTCCATTCACAATGCCTGAAGGACAGAAGATCGACTGGCAATACCTGAAACGCTTCAACCTTCAGACGGTTTCGGAGATGTTCGCAGCGAACGAGAAGTTTGCTGAAGGTACGGCTGATGCAACAGCTCACCTGAACATCAACCAGCTGGCACAAGACCTTTACGGCGCAGGGTTCTCTCTGGATCGCGATGGTAACGGCAACTTGCCTAAAGCAATTGTTCAGCAAATCGCAGATGAGATTCAAGCTCGTATTGCTGCTGATCAGGCAATCCGTACTGACTTCGCAAGTAATGAAGCTGGCAAAGGTGCAAGCACCATTGGCGTACAGGATGAAGCTGGACACTTCGCAGGCGCTACGGTTGAAGCAGTACTAGCTGAAATCTTTGAGGCTCTTACTGGAATCTCAAACGGCGGAACTACAACTCAAGTTGAAGTAGATGCTGCTCGGGTATCCACGCTTACTGGCGAACATGAGGCACTGAATGATCGTCTTGAAGCTGACGCTGCTGCTCTTGCTAAGCAAGTAGCAGATGAGAAGGAAAGAGCTGAGGCGGCCGAAGAAGCACTCGCTGGGCGTGCGACTGATCTGGAAACAGAAGTCACAGCAGCACGCGGTACCGCAGAAACCATCGATGCTCGCCTGGATCGCGCTCTGAATGAAGATGGAACGCTTAAGGCAGGTAAAGATATTCACCGTCACCCTAAAGCAGTTTATGTCGCAAACGGCGGAGAATCTGTTGTACAGCTTGCTGACTTCAACGTAGAGGATCTGCCTCCTTATCAAGTCGGAGACATGACGCTTGACGTTTATATCAACGGTGGCTTGCAGCATGAAGGGCTCAACTATGCAGAAGTTGCTGGCGGCTTGTCGATCAACTTCGATGTTGGCGACGGAACGACTCTTATTACAGGCGACTTGGTAACAATCAAGTATCAAGTCAACAACGTAGAGTAGCACAATTTCCCCTCGATTATGAGGGGATATACATAAAAATGAGTGAAGGAAGGCATCGCCATGAAGCACATTGGAGAATATGCGAAGAACCAAGAGATTATCTTAGAATTATTGACCTATGATGAAGAAAGCATGCCCATTCCTGCCGATTTCTTTCCCACTGCAATCGTTGAGTATTATAGCTCAAATGGTCTTACTCAAGTGGCCCATGTTACACTTGAAGAAGCAAAAAATGGCTTATATATGAAGAGTTTTACTGTGCCTGAAAGCTTTACTACCGGGCATTATGTAATCACTTACGAAGCAACAATTGATGGAGAATTATATACAGTCTTAGAGCGATTTAGAGTCATTGGCTCCAGTAATGATTCATCGTCTACACCTACCCAAAAAGTAGCAGTATCTGATCTTACTATTCTTACTCCTTCAGGACTTCCGACAACGGTCGTGATGGCGGGCGGGCCTGTGAAGCTCGCAGTCGTTCGCATATGGAGTCAGGATAAAAAGACGCTGATCGATACGATATCGACAGATGCGCAAGGTCACTGGCATACATCATTGTATCCGGGGTCCTATCAGTTCGAATTTATACATCCGAACGGGACGCTGCTGCGAACTTTAGAAAAGGTGGTGAAATGATGGACATTGGATACAAAGACTATATTCCTCCTAGTATGTTCGGAATGAATGTAAATTTCTTTGTCATTCTGGATGACGGAACGGAGATTACGCTTGAAGATGCGAAATCGGCGGGTCGAGGGATTCGAAAGCTTGTAGTTAAACCAGTAGATTCTATACTCCTGAATCACAACTACACTGTTGTGGTGGACGGGGTTAAGAATGCAGATGGTGACGCTTTAGAAGAGCCTAGTGTCTCCGTAATCAGTACAGAGTTCAGCCCATTGTATGCTAAGCCGGTAGAGCTAAGACCATTGCTTCGTCAGTTGATGAGTTATTTCACCGTATACGAATTATACGTTGCCCTGCGAGATGCCGGCCAAAAAGCTCATCAGCTTCAAGATATGATTATCGATGCGAACAACAATAGATATGACTTACTAGAAGAGCGTGATACTTCTTATTACCCTACTCAGAAGTTTGTCGTGTATGAAGCAGCGATTAATCTATTATCCTCTTTGCTTGTTACTGTCATGGATCAGCAAAACATCGGGAACCCAAATGAGACCATTAGTGTTAATGGGGGAGACGAGGTTCAGCTGGGCGATTTCCGAATTGTTCCGGGAGGATCTTCTTCTACCACTTCAAGCGGTAACTCAAGTGCAACTGTTCCGATCAACCTGATCAAGCAGACACTTGAAACCTTGTCTGGAGATCATAAGTTCTGGATGGACGCTATGATGGGACGCAATAAGCGCGGATACGCAACGCCAGTTAGCGCTTCGATGAAAGTAAATAACGGCGCGACACCAGACGACAGAGGTCTTGAATAATGAGAGACCTTAGAGAAGATCTAGCGAAATTTTTCGATAAATATGCTCACAATGTCGTTTATGTTCGTCGTGATCCACGATTCCGATGCGCTTGCTATTCTGAACGAAGCGGTGAGCCAACCAGCAATTGTCCTAAATGCTTCGGGACTTCCTATGTCGTATCAATGGAGAAAGTGAGAACCAGAAGAACACTTAGTTCTGTTCCGGAGTCACTGCCAAATACGAATAGATCCGCTGCATTTGGTAGCATGGTGCCTAAGCAGTATGTCTACTACTTAGAACACGATATCAATCCGAAAGAGAATGATCTTATTCTAGAAGTCCAATGGGACAAGGGCATGCCGGTTCGCATTATGCAAAAGCACAGTATAAGTGTAGCTGAGCCACTTTACGGCAAAGGCGGTCGAGTGGAGTTCTGGGTGACTTATCTGAAGCATTCAATGGGGGAGGCGGGAGACAATGCAGCCCTCACCAAATATTGATTATTTTCAACTTCCTCATATCTATTCCAGTGTAAACCTGGCGATAGGTAAACGAATCATCGTTCTTGGGGAATCTACCAAAGGATCACTTTATGATCCCATTGCAGTTACCAGTGTAACTTTAGCAAAGAAAGTCTTTGGCGAAGGACCATTAATAGAGCGCTTCAAAGATTTATATCTAGGTGGTCAAGTGGGAGCCTATTTAATGAGAGTTGAACGTAATGCGTTACAAACATCGCTTAGTACACTCCTTAAATTCCCCTTCGATCTCATATACATTGACGGAGTATACTTTGATACTCATCCGGAGGCCATCCAAAAATTTATTCAATTTGCCCAGGATAAAGAGTATCAAGGTCAGCTAATACATGGATTCTTCGACGTTAAAGACCTGGATTCAATGGAAAGCATCCGAACCATCTATTCAGATATTAAGTCTCTTACGCAGACAACTGAGAACGGTGATGAGGAGCTTGGTAAATACTTTTCAGTCGTGTTTGATCAAATGAAAGATCATCATGCGGCAGCGGTATACGCCGGGCTTGTAGCTTCATTGAATCCAGAAAAGAGCCCTGTTAATAAGACACTAAATGTGGAATTAAAGCAGGAGCTATCAAAGGAAGATATGCAGGAGCTAAGTGCTGCTGGAATCGTCTGTTTTAAAGATAGCTTAAAAAAAGGAGTCGTCTGTTCCTCCTCAAGTTGTGCGGTCGCTACATCCAGTAGTGCAAGCAAGCATATTTCCAATCTTCGAATTGCACAGTTTCTTATTCAAGAAATTGCTGATCGTCTTCAAGAATACGTAGGCAGGATCGGCATTGAGTATATCATTACCGAAGCCGAAGCAATCATACAATCGATTGCAGAAAGCTATATGGATGCTCAGCGAATCAAGCGATACGATTACACGCTGGAACCGGATAGGCTGAGGGGAGTCATCAACATTGAAATCGAGATCGTTCCTATTTTCTCAGTCTATACAATGACACAGACTTCTCAGGTAAGGGTGAGAACATGAATCTGAATTACCCAACTGGCTATGATCCAAAGAAAGATCCGTACTTGGATAATCGTCTCCGCGCAGATAAACCCATTACCTTTCTAGGATTCATTGATGAAATGAATAAGCTCTGGAAAAGGGCGGAGAAGAAAGGGTCAATTAAAAGACACTTTCCAGTGAAAGACGAGGCTGAAGTTCCTCTCATTACATTTCGGCTGATCAGCCGAGTAATCGATCCTGACTACAAAGATCGCAAGCCTCGTCTACGAGCGCAAATTCATCATCCATATGTTCCGGGTGAAATAGTGGAGCTATGGGGTCAAGTGTTTCTATTCACTATTCAGTTCGATGTGCATGCTCTGACTGCTGAGGAAGCAGATGAATTAGCAGGAGAGTTAGAAGATTTCATCTTTATGTACAAAGGATATTTCAAACAGAACGGTGTTCATGAACTAACGTTCTTACAGCAGCTTGAAGATCAGGTGAGTTCGGACACAAGGGTCAATGTGCCCATACGTCCGATTCAATATATTATGCGATTCGAGAAGATAACTCCAAAATTCCTTAATCGCATCGAGCAGATCGCGGTCAGAACAAATGACCTTGACGCTCAGAAAACAAGTCAGCAACCCTTTAAGGAGGATGAATAAAAATGGCAACTACTGAAAAGTACGAAAATCTGCCTGGTGTTAAAGTAACCTATGAAGACGGTCAATTGTTTACCGGCAGCTCTCAGCAAACTGCAACTACTCAGTCCAAACTGATTATCGGCAGTGCAGTGGATGGTCCAACTGGCGAGCCAGTATCTGTCCGTGAACTCGGCATCAAAGAAGTGGACAAGCTATTTGGTGGCATGCTTGATCGCACTACAAAAGAACCGAATGGTTCCTCTCTGGTTCGAGGCATGTACGAATCTATTCTAGCTGGTAACGATGACATTCGCTTGATTCGTGTAGACGGTAAATCCGCTCAAACAGTTTTGAATGCGAAAGACCTTGCCCGCGCTACAGAGCAGTTCCTTGATTATGCAAAAGGAAATACTGCATTCTCTGCTAATCTGAAGATCCCTGAAAATGGACGTTTTGTTGGTGAGGTCACAGTGTCTGAGATTGATAAAGATACTGGCGTGTCTAAAGTAATTGCAAATGCAATTCGCAATGTCGATACTTCTATCGCTGGCCAAGAAATAGCATACTTCTATGCTGATAAAATGCGTCCTGGTAATACAGTTAAGATGTCATTTGATTACGAGAATTATGTATACACTATGGTTCCTAAAGCGGACGAAGGTGGAGTGCCTGATTACACTGATCCAGATTACACATTGAATCGTGATGTACAGGAAAACCACTATTTCTACTCTTCCCGCAGAAACTGGTCAGACAAGCTTGAAAGTGGACACGTTCCAGTTGTTGTTGTAAAAGACAATACTACTGGCGTGGTTGCAACGATTTCTTCCACGACTCCTACAGGAGAATTGATCTACCGTGTAGGTAAAGGATTTAACACGGCAAATCCACTTACCGATCCGGTATCCGCTAGTGATTACAAAGATGGCGGTATCTTCTTCACAGCAGCTTATGATGCTGAAGTAGCGAAAGGAGTATATCCAGATATCACAGGCAACGTAACTGTTACTGTTGAGTATGCTTGGTACTCTTCCTTTGCGAATAAAACAGAAGTGACTGCAACTGTTCCTGGACAGGATACTCCTTACAACCTGAACTACACTCCAATGAGTGATCAGTTCTCTATCTTCTATATGGAAGGTCAAAACAAGGTTGTTGTTGATCCAGCAGGATACGGTTTGGATATCTCCGATAAGCAAGTGACCATCTTTGCAGGCGCTGTTCCAGTAGGCGTTCAATTGTATGCAGGATACAAGACATCCAGCAATACAGCAAGCGATCCTAAGTTGTTCGTTTACGGCAAATACGATGGAGAAGTTTACGGAAGCCTGACGGATCCATACGATCCAACGACTCTTCGAGGTGTTCGAGTTGAAGTTCAAGTTGACCCAGAAGATCCAGCTGGCGTAGAGAAGGTCATTATCTTCCACAAGCCGACTGAGAAAAAGCTTACCTCTCAGGATAACGCGTTGAGATATAAAACAAAGGCGCTGACAGCAGTACGCACGCTTCGCCAACTGGTTCAATATGTCAACACTGATCCAAACAATAACGTTGTTCGACTCTTCTGCCCGAATGAGTTTGGTAGCGTAAGAGTTCAAGGATTGCTTGAAACAGCTCCAACGTACCTCGGTGAAGAAAGCCCAGGCGTAATTAAAGAAGACCCAACTCAAGCCATTGATTCTCCAGATCGTTTCCCATGGCTCGGACAAAACGGGCTCTTTGATCCTACGAAGCCAGCAGATATGGCTAAACTTTATGAAAAGCTCGGCGGCACTTATGAGTCAGACGGTTTCGGAAATATCAAGCTGACAAGCCAAGGTATTTACAACCGACTGGAAAACTATGCTGTTGACGTTATCGTACTGGTAGATGCTTATGCAAACAGCATTATCGATCCACTGGCACCTGAGAAGAACTTTGCAACACAGCTGGCGCAGCACTGTGCGGTTGTTACTGCGAAGACTTATGAAACCATCGGTGTTATTAGTATGGCCCCTGCTCTCGAATCTACTCTTCTGGCTGTACAGGAATATGTAGACATCTCTACTGGTGTAGAGACTCTGATCACAGATGAGCGGAAGAAGACATATGAAAATGCGGGTATCCGTTTGGACTATGTGAACATGCACAGCATGTTTAACGAAGCTACGCATGAATATGTGCTCAACGAGAAGGGTGAGACCATTGATGTTGGTCGATATGTGAGTGTTGTGTTTGGTCCAGAAGTAGGGCTTACAAGCGACCAAGTTGGCAACTATGTTGCGCCGGGTGCTATTGTGTACGGTTCCTTGATCACTACACTGAATGCTGAAGTTGCAACGACTAATAAGCAATTGCCTTCTGTATACGGTCTTCGCTATCGCCTTTCCGAAGGACAGCATAACCAACTGATTGGCGGACGTTATGTAACGTTCGATACGAAAGCTTTCTCGACTACAGGTACGAATCGCGCGGTTTCAGTAAAAGACGGGGTAACAGCTGCTCGTCCAAACTCTGACTATGGTCGTCTTTCTACCATCCGAATCACTCACCTGTCGGTACAGCTGGTTCGCAGAAAGGCTGAACCATATATCGGATTACCAAATGGTCTGGCTCAGCGAAATGCATTGTCTGCTGAGATTCAAGCAGGGCTCGATGCACTGAAAGAAAATGGAGTTCTTCAACGCTTTAACTTCGTTATCTTCTCCAGCGCTGCCGATCAAGTCCTTGGCAATGCGTTTATTACGCTAGATCTTGTTCCGCAGTTCGAACTGAGAAACTTCAATGCTTCTGTAGTTTTGAAAGCTTCATAATCATCTGGTTTGGTATAGTACAACACACCAAACCAAACTCCTGGGGTTTAATTACCCCAGGACTAATATAAAGGAGTGAAATTTAATGGCTATTAACGCAGGCACTAGCATGGAGAACTACACACGCTCGTTTAGCTCCTTCGCTGGTTCAGATAATCGTCGCAACATTCAATGGACGACTCATTGGTGAACTCCAGGCGATTACTTACTCCGTTACTCGTGAGGTCGCACCGATCTACACGATGGGGTCGCCAGATGCCCGCTCGTTCTCCCGTGGTAAGCGCGGAATCAGCGGATCGTTGGTATTTACTCAGTTCGACCGTGATGCTCTGCTTAGCGAAATGGAAAAAACGTATTCCGGCGCACCGGCAATGCAAACCTTCCAGCAATACAAAGCAAACATGGATGATGACTTGATCTTCGGTCTGAAAAACACAGAACGCGGTTATGGCATTAGTGCATGGGATGATGAAATGACTCGTCTTGGTTATGCGAAGACAGGAGCCAACACATTCGATGATTCTAACCTGACTGGCTTCTATGTTCCAGAATACGCTGACCAATTGATGCCATTCAATATCACAATCACTGGTGCCAATGAGTACGGACAGCGCATGGGTATGGAAATCTACGGTATTCAGGTCTTGAATGAAGGTTCTGGATTCTCTGTAGATGATGTTATTACTGCTAAGGCGTATACGTTCGTGGCCCGCAAGCTGAAAGGTGTTCGTCCGAAAGACAACCTTCGCAATGAAGGCTCTGACGGTATGATTTCCACTGTAGGCGATTTGTTCAGAACGGTACTCTAATGGACAAAGGGCAGCTCCAAAAGGGCTGCCCTTTTTTACATACTTATAGGAAAGAGGTGCCACCATGAAAAGAGCGAACAACGGCTATATGCATACGTTCACCAGTTACTCCGGTTCAGATATTGTAGCCACTATTAATATGCCCGGAAAAGGGCCGCAAGTATTCGGTGAACTATCCACTATTTCATATTCTATATTCAGAGAGAAGTTTCCGGTTCGAGCACTAGGAAGAAGCAGTATGAAAGGATTCACTAGGGGGATGCGCACGATCACTGGCGTGATGAGTTTTACGATGTTCGATGAAAGCATTGTTCTTCAAGCAATGGAAGAAGTGAAAAAGCTAGGATACAACATGCTTATGGATGAGATGCCTATGTTCGATATCACCATTTCAATGGCAAATGAGTTTGGAGCAAAAAGTGCACTGACGATTTATGGTGTTACAACTTATACAGAAGGCATGTCTTTAAGTATTAACAGCTTGCTAACCGAATCCGTCTATGAGTTTTATGCTCTCGATATTGATCCAATGAGAAGGGTGATTAAATAATGGCCATTTATAGTTCAAGGAGAAAACCATCCCCTCAAGGGAATATTTATAAACGCCCCGACAATCGAGTAGAGTATCAGATCTTTAATGAAGATTATTTTTCAGGAGCAGACGTCAACTTATTCTTCGGAGATATTTGGGTGGACGAAGCGACATCTATTCAGTTTGCGCTGAGTGAGCAGGTGCTACCTGTTTACGGATATCATTCCTATACGATGGATACGGTTGCCCGCGGACAGAGAATGGTTCAAGGACAGTTCAGCATCAACTTCAAAGGCGTAGGATATCTGAAAGAAGTGCTGAAGAATGCAACAGCAATTAATTATGCGGTCAGTCAGGCACAACAGGAAGGTGTTATTAAGAAAGAGGATTTCAAGAAGTATAAGCTGGATGAGATTCTAACGATGTATGGCAAGGAGAGCTTTGAACAGATCGCTGAGGAGTATGAAGCGGCTTTATGGGGCACATCTGAGGATGAGTCTATGTTGACTAATCCCTATACGACGTTTTTCCCTGCTGATCCATACGGCTTTGATATCAAGATTAACTATGGTGCAGTCAGTGAGTCCCTAAATCCAGGGACACAGTTCTTTACAACTGCAGGAAGTTTTAGGACTCCTGCAAATGTGACAGTTGAGACAGTGAACGGAGTGCAGCTTAATGGCTTGTCCAAAGTCGGCATCGGCACTGCCTTTGAAGGGCAGCCCATCACAGAAGTTTACAATTTCATCGCCAGAGATATAAATGGTCCTTTATATGTAAGGTAAAAGCAAGTATAATAAAAATGTAATGCGTTACAATATGATTCAAGAGAGGGATTGCAGATGGAAGAGCCAACGCTTTTTGATATGGATGAGGATACAAAGGAAAAAGAAAATCTCCCTGTAGATCAAGATACAGGTGTAAAAGCTGAAGAAGAAACGAAAGAAGCAGTGCAGCAAGGATATACAGAAGAAGAGTTGAATAGTCCGGTTTTTGAAGGAGGACCAACTCGGAGAACCGTTGAAGAATGGAAGAAAAAGCATAAGACAATTTACTTTACTCCTTTCCCAGATGGGGTATATATCTGGCGAATTTTAACTCGTCCAGAGTATCGAAATATTATTGAAGATAAAGCTCTGAACACCATGGATCGTGAAGATCATATGACTAGCACTTGTCTTCTGTATCCTAAAATGACGCTCGAAGAAGTTAGGTCGGATTCCGCAGGAAGACCAAGTGTATTGTCCGAAATGATTATGTCAAAAAGTGCATTCGTCGCCCAGTCGGCGCCAATCCAATTGTAAGCAGGGCCATTCGCTCTGCTTCATTTTTTATCAGGTGATAAATATGTATACACAAAAAGAGATTGATCTATGGAAAGAACAGTACGGGGATATATTTGCATGCACCATTAATGAGAAAAAATTCGTGTATCGAATGCTTGGACGGAATGAGTACAACTTTGTCATGGCAATGGGAGATGTATCCCCTAGCGAAGCTGAGGAAATCTTTTGTGAGATTGCAACGATCTATCCTGAAGGCTTTAACTTCCGTACAACAGATGGATATGCGACTTCCCTTTGCTCATATATCTTAGACAGTTCGATGCTAGGCAATACAGATCAAGCAGAACAGCTGCTAAACTATCATCGGGAAGATATGACGGATTACAGCTTTCAAGTTGATTGTGTGATTCAAGAGGCGTTTCCTAAATATACGTTAGAAGAAATAGCCAGCTGGCCGGTGCCGAAAACGATGTATTACTTGGCTCGAGCTGAATGGATACTGCAAAATCTACGAGGAGTGCCTTTACAAGTCTATTCTCAAGAAGAATTAATGACTATACAACAGGAACAAGCAGCTCCTGCTCCAATGCCTATGGCTATGTCTCCACAACAAAGAGCGGAGGCATCCCCTTTAGCGAATCCAGAGAAACCGCCAGAGCCTAGACAAAAAGGCGATGTGAGCCGAAAGGAACTGACACAGCAAGAGCTAGAAGCTATGATGTCTCAAGTCTCAAGCCAGAAAGTTGACCTTAGTAAAAATATGGCCAATCAATCTTTTCCGGAACTAGCTTTATTTAAAGCTCAGGACGACCTTAGAGGTGAGTTCGATGTTTAAAGTATGGGAAATAGTGAATCAAGTTTACTACGATCCCAGAGTGAATAAGAAATATGGGGACGGGCAGTGGATGATTCAGACCTGCTGGGGGCTCTATCTTGAAAGATGGTATGAGAAATACGTATATGAAATGAGGTGATAGCTTGGAACGAGAACAATACGATGAGAATAAGTTCGCTCCCTATTTAGATAATGATAGCCGTCCGATGACGCGCTTTTTGCAATCAAATGAAGAGGATGATGAAATATCTTTCTTCGCAAAGGCAGGTATCGCAGTAGGGGGCGTTATTGCAGCAAGAGCTTTGATGCATCGTACCGGAGCTACCCGACAAATCACACGCTTTTTTGATACCCAAGTTAAAGGTTCCTATCAGGCAGCCAGAGAAATCATGCAAGAGCAGCGCCCTTCAAGAACTATGACAAGGGATTTGCCCGGATCAATCCGGAGATTCAATGAACGAAGAAGTGAATTGGTGAAGCGTCAGACTGAGCAGATGAGAGAGTTTAGTCGGCGCGGCGGTGCAGAAGAATACGATATGCAGCGTTACATCCGTCAGAGGGAGCAGATGATTACGGAGCAAGTACCGTTCCATATCCAAGAAGGATTACGGTACCGGGACGTTCTTAAAGAAGTGGAAGCCCGCATGCCTAAGCATGCTAAGTCCATTCAAAGTGCAATGGAAAGTGGAGACCCTGGATTTCTGAGATCACTCCCGTCAGAGCAGGTGGCATCCCACCTACGCAAACACGGTGTTACTGATCGGGATGCGATTGATCAATTTGCTCGTATCCAAGATGCCTATCGGAATAAGAATTATCGAGCTGATTCAGAGGAAGCCCGCGCATGGATCGAAGGCATTCAGACCAAGATGCGTAAGTTTACTGCCGAGCAAATGGATAGCCTAACCCGAAAAGAAGCTCGATACAAAGGGGTACTGAATGGTCATAGGCAAGCTACTGTAGAAGACATTCTAGCCATGAATAAGAAAGGGGTCATGCAGGTAGACCCTAAGCTTGTTGCTCATATGGAAGAGATCATGCAGTACAACAAAAAGTTTGGCCAATCTGTATTTGACGAGAATGTATACATTAGAGAGAGAAACGGAAAGATCATCGATTGGACCGATTACAAAACATATGATGATATGCGCAGAGGTGTTAAAGAATGGGCTGCCAAAACATTGCCGGGCGGGCTCATGCACATGCGGGATAGCATCAATATACAAGAGGCTCGTGAGATTGCCAGCTTCCGTATCTTTAATCGAGATGTAGTTCAGCCAGGGCTTAACGCTCAGCGTGGCTTAGACGTCAAGGAGAGAGCCCATGAACCACTAATCTATGTCAACGGTAAGTTTGTTCGTCTCTTTGACGAAAATGCAGTCAACACAGATGCAGGTATGGAAGTACTGAATAAGCAGCGCGATATGTTTCTTACCTCATCAAGATTCGGAACGATCGGAAAAGTAACACGGCAAGTGTCCGGCATGATGACCGAAGAGGGTGGTCAGAGGAACTTCTTTGCGGGCATCTTTGATTTAGGAAGACAGGATAAAGATGCTGCCATTCATGGAGCGCTAGGAAGAGTAAATAAATTCTTTAATCCAGACTGGGAACGCAATGTCATTAATAAAGCCCTGCAAGGCGGCATCGATCAAGAGAGCTCTTATGCTGTTAGGGCTTATTTTGAGAAGTACAGCAAAGGGCTGTCCGCCCGATCCCTTAACAATATGATTGATGATATGCCAGCCAGCTTGAGAGAGTTTGTTCAGGCGAATGACATTACCTTCAGTACGCAAGATGACTTCATGAAAGTATTCCGTTTCATGGGCGAAGGCGATGGAAAGCGAATGGCAAGTGGCGAGTTAAAATCACTCTGGCAAAAGTATGAGCGTGATCCGGATGCTTTCCTACATTCTAAAAGACCTGTAGGAGACTCTTCTTGGCTTGGAGAATACACAAATATTCAAACAGGGTTCGATCGTATTCATCAGCAGCTTAGTATCGATCTGATTAATCAGCTTATTCACCGGAAGCAAATGAACACGATGAGCCCTTTTGATTTCAGACAGTATACGGACGATCTCTTTGATGCAGGTAAACTGACAAAACAAGAGTGGCAGGATACACAGTTCCTATTCAGTCATGCACAATACAAGAAATCAGAGATTGGAATCAACTCGAATCCTTCAGGGGCAATTCAGGATATTAATAATCTGATGACTGGCAAGACACCAGAAGCTTTGAAATTCCAGGATAATGTGAAAGCTAATCTCCATGTAACAAATCCTCTATTCCAAAAGTTCTCTGGAACAAGACCGATCAACCGCATAAACGATGAATATATTGCGGTGAATAAGGCATTTGAATCAACGACTGCCTCTGGAAGATTTCTTGAGTTCTTCACGGACTTCGGGGATAAAGCAAAGCAGATGGGACTTCGGACTGGTCGAAGAAACATGGAGGACTTCACAAACCTGTCGATCTTCGGGGCCAATTATCCGATTTACCGTTTGCAGGACGCACTAGGTGATCTCGGGCTTGGATTCTCAGATGATTCTATGACAAGTCCACTGAAGATGATGTCCTCTCTAATGCTTAAGAGATTCCTGCCGATCTATCTTGGCACACAATACGCTCAGTATTTAGATTGGGAAGTGGAGCAGTCCACAGGACAGAGTGTATCTGACCGGTGGGAAAACTATAAAGCTAGAACGAACCTCATTGAAGCTTGGGCTGATGATCAGAGCGGAAAGACAGAGGAAGAGAAAAGAGCAAGGATGCTCACGCCTGGGATTGATCACTTTGCCGCTATGCCTAGCATTTATCTTCCGGGCATTGGCCCTGTAGGTCCAGGCTATATTGCTGCAGCTGCTCTTGGATATGGCGGAACTCCAATTGATGAAAGGGAAGCATACTCTGCTGAAGAGTATGAAGAATACCTGCAGTATGGCGAAGATGAAGTACGCAAGAGTAGATGGTGGTTGTTTGGCTCCAAGTCGGCTTATAGAGGCGATCGTGTTACTGAACACCGTCCTAATAGCTACCGACTAGCTTTGTCGGACGCAGAAGATAGTGATACAAACCTGACTAATGAAGAACAATGGTCTGAGACAAATATATTGCCGACTTTCCGAAATCCTTTAGGGGGATTGGCTTACGCCTTTGGGTTGAAGGATCCGTACTATTGGGAAAGAAAACATTTCTATGATCGACCTTACCTGATTACCGGATCACTATTCAACCCGAATACACCTTTCTTCGGAGATATCGGAAATGCTACGATTGGTCAGCTTATTAAGCCGACAGAGAAGATGCATCCCGAATACTGGGGCGACCCTATCTTAATGCAGGAACAGACAGCGGAGTTCGGTAATCGTCCTAACTCGCCAATCGTGACACGGTTTTCTCCAGGCGGTCGAACGGAGAATATCGTGTATGCAGACTCTGAGGACTATGGAGCTAACCAATATACAAGGGACACTGATACTTCTGCACCGCGCTATATCCAAATTCATCAGAAGGATGCAGAGGGAAATCAAACAGGAGCTTATGTTGCTCAAGAGATCAATACAGGACAAGCCATCTACGTGCCAGCAAATGTGGCCAATAAAGATTACACCATTGAAGAGCTATTCAATATTGCTGAGAAGACGGACGATGAAACCCTGATTAAGACGAAGCCTCGTGCAATGTTTGATGATGGATTCGCCTACAAACAAGAGCTTGAGAATCGTAAACTAGAAGACCTTCAAGATCCAACACAAGCTGGATGGCTTATGCAGGAAGCGTGGGAAAACTGGTCAGAGCCTCTAGGGGTATACAAATGGATTCTTCAGGATGAGCTCTTCGGATATAATCCTTATGAAGGTAAGACAGTTATTGAAAAAGCCGATGCAGCTTACAATCTATCAAATGCTTTCCAATCGCTGAATGCAGGTTCCCTCGGTGGTCAACTCTCTGAGATTGGGCGGCGGTTCATACGGCGCGATGATGGACAACTGGATAAATTTAATCCGATCCGCAACACGATGCCAGATTGGCTACCTGGCTCAGATTATTTCATTGATTTTCAAAGCGGTGATCCCTATCAGAAAATAGAGAATGGAGAATACCGACTGCCGGGAGAGACCTATGAAAAGCTTAATCAGCTTCATCCAGATGAGACAGGTGCTTATGGTGCTTTCGATAAATTCAAGATACTAGCTGACGTAGCGCCATGGAGTGACGAATATAAATTCTGGCGTGATTATGTCGTAGAAACGAATACAGATACTGAACTTAGAAAACAAGCGGCTGATATCAAGCGGCAGGTGTCTCAGAGGAAGCAGAAGTATGAATTTACTCCTTATCGGTTTGAAGGCGCTGAGCTTGAATATCAACAGGCTACGGTACGCAAATTCTTGGATGACTACAGTTTTGTGACAGAAGAATTTGGCGATCAAGTTTTCAGGCTGGCTGGTGTCGATTTAAGAGGGAAGGCGGAAGGCGTTCTTCGGTCGTATGTTAATGTTGGCGATCAAGTCACAATCGGTCTTAATGGTGATGAAAGTAAACAGATTTCGAATGATACGTATAAGACAGCACGCGTTGTTGTTTATAACAAGGACATCGGAAATATCAACCGAGATATCCTTGCTCGCGGGTTAATGAAAGAGAATCTTGCCGATTTCTCTGCTGCAGGTGTATTCTCAAGATTCTCAGACTCTGAGATTAGCAAAGGCGCAAAGTGGGAGCGGATTGCTCACTATGAGTCACCACTAAATACGAAGTTCCTGCAAGTGCGTACAGCACTTGAGGAATACGAGAGAGATCAGGTGTACGGTAAGGATTGGGCAACATGGGAAAACTTCTTGATTGATGATTATCTCATCCCTGGTTTCCAGTCCATCATTCGTCATGATTTGGATGAATCGATGATGCGTGGGGCCGTTGCCGGTGCACTTGTAGGTGGGTTCCTAAATATCTTCGGAGCTGGTAAAAAGAATATTCTGCGCAGTGGTATTGTCGGTGCTTTAGGAGCCGGGATCGGCAACCTGTATAGACAGCATTACGAGAAAGAGACAGGCGAAGCGTGGATTCCTGAGCGAAGAAGGATAGAGAATGACATCAACGAATACTTCGATGTTCTGAAATACATGAAGTTTCGCGGTCTATATGAGCAAGCGAAGATTGATGCTGCTGAAGCTGGCTATGATGTCGATACCATCCTTGGGGATGAAGAAGCCCGGCAGGAAATAAATAGGCAGCGGAAGCGCGAGCTGGAAGACCAGAAGATCAGACTGTTCATTGATCAACCTGAAGGATGGGAAGATCAGCGCAAGGCCATCAATAAAGAGATCGAGCTAATGGGTCAAGGATTCAATGAAATACAGCTGCCGCAAGAAGTGCTTATGGCCATGCATTACAAAGACATGTATGAACGCACGGTTTACGGCGCTGATCCATATAGCGACCGAATGAAGCTGGCTAGCGCACTCCCGTACAAGGATAAATGGTTCTTCGATGATTTTGTTGAAGCTCCTGAAAGGGATCGTCAACGTATCCTAGAGGTTATTCCGGAGAACCAAAGGCGTATCTATAAAGCATTATGGGGGATCGAAAATGAAGGACCAGCTCCTTTAGAAGAGGTATTCTCCAAGTTCGTCCTGCCAGACCCCGGATGGATCGGATGGAATCCAAAGGTTGACCTTGAAGATATGAAGGTGAAGGCAGTTCAAGAAGCCGGCCTTGATATGAGTGACTTTAACTTCTGGACAGATGATGTTGTCTCATCCAGCTATCTGCCTGATATTTCACCTGAAGGCAATGATGTCTATCTGAATGGACCTCAATTTTCAGGCTATCAAGAAATGCAGAATAACATCCGTGCTGTATTAGAGGGGCAAGGCCTTACCGATGTAGATATTCGTATAGCTCCTAGCGGAGGAAATGAAACCAACGTGAACTTCAGATACGAAGAGGATCGAAGTCATGAGATCAATAACTATTTCAAAGAGAATATGGATTCTCTGATGTAAGGAAGTGAACCAATGTCGGGAATTGAAGAGATATTGATGGCCGAAGGGTTCCAGGCGGTTGCTCCAAACAGCCGCGGCACCTGGGTTCCAGTCACCGCATTTAATCCTGTTACAAGCCCAAACTATGCAAAAAGAGATAGTCGGCAAGGGAAAGTAAATGAACTGTTAGAAAAGATTAATGGATCACAGCTATCGGCAAGATCAATCATTGGTCAGGGGCGGTACAAAGTAATGCCAGAGCTTTACACTGCCAATAATAATCAAGCTCGAAGCGCCATCGATGTATTTCAGGAGTTTGCACAAAGAGCTAAGGACCCAAGCAGTAAACATAATTCCTATATTGCTTTCGATATTGAGACCATGGGTGATCGATCTAAAAACAATGGATCAGGATTTGGAGTAACTGAGATTGCAGCTCAAAGCTTTAGTAGGCAGGCAGACGGGACTTATAAATCCAACTCAAAGAGCGTTTTTAATGCGTTGCTTGCCCTAGATAATAAGTCAGCAACAGAAATGAAAGGTCTGATAAAGAAGATTAAAACAGATCCATACAGTTTCCGAAAAATGACTTCTTCTGAGCAGCGCTCCGTTATCGACTTGATGCGGTATTCTACTTCAAACGAGGGCGGTGTTTCGGGTGCCATCCTGCAGACAAACCGAGGAATAACAAATATCAGTCACAACCAAGTCGTGAATCAGATTCTTCGCACAGACGGAACAATTGATGACTTGAAGTTTATTCAGAATTTTGAATTTTATCTTCGTCATATCAATCAAGGATTTAACGATCTACAGGCTAACGGAGAGAAAGATCATCTAGGAGTTATTAACCGGTATAATAAATTCCTTCACGACAATCGTTACAAGTACTTTTTATCTCACAATGGTACCAATTTTGATATACCTGCATTGGAGCAATGGAGTAAAAAGATAGGAGAGCCCATATTGGGACCGAAGAAGCATATCGACTTCTTGAGAGTCATTCAATCATCCTATCCGAATATGAAGGGGCTGCATACAAGCTTCGGCAGATCATTCGAGTCTAAACCAGCAATGGGAGGTCTAGGCACACTACAAGAACTGCGTAGAACTTTTGGGTTTGATCAGGGCGCCGCCCATAATGCCGCTCATGATATTGGTGAAGAAGGTCTAGGCGGAGTTTTCTCCAAAATGTTTAACGGCGTCAATCAAACAATAGAAAATGCAAAAACACTGCCGGGCATCGACACTTTTGGGTTCAATTATCATCCCACTCAGCTCAGTTGGAGTGATCGGCAGCTTAGAAGAGGGGATCGCCTATTTTCAGTTGGCGGAGCAATGGCTTACGGCAATGGCGAGTTTGATTTTCAAGCAAGATTGGAAGACGGATCCTTTGTGGCAGATGAGCCCGACTTTAATCGTATGGCCGTCAACAGTAAGTCCTTCTATGAAGTGCAGGGATTGCGGAATATCTCAGATTATAATGAAGACGGTACTTTAAAGACAAATCGATTAGCGCTCGACTTATATAATCCAGATACGAAGGCCACCTCATTTATCATTCGTGAGGGTGATGATGCCATTCAGCAAATCGAAAATTTTGTCCAACAAAAATTCTACTACTGGAATGGCCTTACAAAAGGCATGCAACGTGAGATTCGTATCCAGAAGGAAAGGGACTTGGCTAGACGAAGATACGAAAGTTTAACATCTCTTTCGGGTGCCGGTGGAAACTCAACCACTCGAGGATTTGAAGCTGCAAAGCGTATGTATGGTAATGCATCAGTTTACCGCGAGCGCTTAGAAGGCAAGGGCGGACATATCCAAAATGTAATAGATAGCATTGAGGATGATGCCGATGAAGTTCGCCAGCGCTTGATGGATAGCCGGATTACTCACGAAGAGATGATGGATCGCATGGACTTCAATAGTTTGCCGGGAGGTAAATTAAATGAGGCAGAGCAGCGCCTATTCTTCCGAATGGCTCCACGGCTTGTGGATGAGCTTCCTCATTACAGTAAAGCCATTGAAGCGATCGAGGAGCAATTCCCAATCAATCCAGACATGAGTGATAAAGAAGTAAAGCGAACCAGGCAACAGCGGGATATTGCTTGGAGGTTATATAACCAAGAAGTGAATGGAAGAATTGGTGGAGATACTACCGAACGTGCAACACAGCCCTTTGAGCAAAGAGGCATACATTATACGGATCGAAGCACAGCTAGAAAAGAGCAGAGATACCTAAACTTCGAAACGGTTGCAAGTGCTCGTAATGCAATCTATCGCCAGATCGGGAAACCGGAAGATGGTATTGATCTCAGAAAAGAACGTCTTGGAAATCTGATTACTTCACTTCAAGAGAGTAACGTTATCAATAGAAAAGTGGCCAACAAGTTCCACGAATTTAATCGAAGCTTCGCTATTAATGACAGCATTAATATGATGGTCCAAGATCTGATGGATAACCATGATATCATGCAGCAGAATCTCAAAATTAAATCCGTAGGTCGTAGAGCTGAGATGCAGCAAGTAAGCGCAGCTGTTAACCAAGAAATGATTCAGTCTGCTATCAAGAAGACCAATGGAGTTCAGGGTTTTATTCTACAGCAAGGGATTGCAAACCAGCGGGTGAAAATGGACGAGAGTGCAATCAACGTCTTTTCACGGCTTGATGGTGTAGAGCATGCATCTGGACTGAGAAGCAACAACTATTCGGCTATCAATCACATTCTGGAAAGCTACAAAACGGCAGCGGACAAAATGGGGATGCATGGGCTTCAGTACAATCTTTCAGTGAATCAAGAAGGGACTCAGGCACGGATTCAGATCTTTAAGAGCGAAAACAGCGCAAGTGTCATGGAAAAGTTTCTTGCCGGCGAATCGCATAGTAAAGCATCCGAAATCATTGTTCCATTGATCCAGCAGAACGGAACCCATGTTATTGGCAACCAAGTACTCAACGCTCGATCTTTTCTAGTCAATGAAGGAGGAAGCACTAAAACTATCTCTTCTGCAGAAATGATCGCAAGAGGATATACCGATTCTTTTGAAATGCGTAACATTCTAAATGCCATTAGAAATGATGAGTATGAAGAAGCGGACTTGATGAGTAAGAGGGCTTTGCGGGGTGAGATTGAATCCCTGTCTGGAATCAAGCGCAATATCCTATCTCAAAACGATGGTTATTATTGGGCAAATAATGACTCTGACTTCTTAAAGCAATCTCACGTCAGTCTGGCTCCAGCTATGATTCAAGAATGGCATGAACAAGGACGTATTGATCTTGATAGAGATATACGGGAAGACTGGCTGGGAAAAGCCCTACAGCATGGAAGTAATATACGACATGCAACGTTTGATGATCTTTCTCCTAGTAAAGCTTATGAAATGATCAAAGAAGTTGACCAGTGGGCGGAAAGCAAGGGGCTAAATCTTTATGCCGGCAGCGTAAAATCTGAAAATGTTTCAAGAGGGATATGGTCTTTCAAGAACATTCAGGATTATCATCCACTTGGAGCGTACAGCTTTAACGGTCGGGATAATGCTGTCCAGTGGTTTAACAGCTACAACGTTAATGAGAAGACAAGGCAAGGACTTCTTGAAGCTGGCATAAAGCCTTCATACTTCGATAGCCTTGTTACAACAGCGGCCATGGAAGAACGGAACAATGCGAATCCTGCACAGCGAGGCGTTAACATGAAAGTTGCCTATATGTCGCAAGCTCAGCTTGACGATCGAGTGGAACAGCTTCTTGCTGATAGTAGTGTAAGTCAGCGCATTAAAGATCAGCTATCTAATTCCATGGCGAAAGCTAGATTATACGAGCAACAGGCTATCTTTACTAAAGAAATCATGGACGCATACAAAGTGGATAATCACACCTTTATCGACAAGGGTGACTCCTTTACCTGGAATAGTACTTTCTACGAAGATGGCCATTTAAGAACAACGGTGAATCCAGGGGATCTGCTCGGCATAAGAACGGTGTCTGGCGTTGAAGAGAAAGTCTTCTATGACGGAAATAAAACAGGAACAATCTTCACGGATTATGATGAGAATAGAATCGGGATTCATACTGAAGACCAGCCGTTCAAATTCATGATCGAAGGAGAAAAAACAACCGACACTACAGTCTCAAGAGAGCTAATGAGATATCTTACAGGATCAGATGATATCACAGCTATCTATAATCCTGATGTAGAAAAGCATAAAGACTTTGGCGCTATGATGACAGGTCAGGCCAAACTTCTAGCAGACCATATTCAAGGCATGTCTCCAGAACAACAGCAACGTGCAATCAGAGCTGTAGAGGAATCTGGCATTGGACTAAATTGGAATGAGGATCGATTCCTAGTTAATTCGAACAAGGATATTCAGACAGACGCCTTTGATAAGCTCTTTGCTCATTCAGATATTAATTTGAATAACAAGACTAGCACAGGCTTAACGACTGCTATTCAGGAAGTTAGGGCTTCTCAAGTAGAGAATTATTCTCGAATGACTGATAGCACAGGCAGAGTTGTTATTGGGTTTAGAGGTGACGATCCAATCTATGCAGGTGGAGAGAACGCCATAAAAGGTGTTACGTGGGGGCATCGTGAATACGGGGTCCTGGATAACATGGGGGCAGAGGCTACAAAAGAGTACATGTATGGCCGGATGCTTGAGACAAACCAAGCAAACTATCGCGCGCAGGAATCCAGAAATATGATAGCAGCTCTTGGCGCTATTGCGAATCCCGAATCCATTGAAGGTCCTTCTTTAACCATAAATGATTTCAAAAGCCTTCCTACGAGCAAGTATGGAAAGAATGAGCATTCGCTCATGGGAACTATATTTGACCGATCTCATGTGTCTCAAATGCTTGGGGAAGGATTAAATGAGCAGGGGTACTGGTTAGAGCTTCCGAAGGTTGGCGACTTGGAATACACCTACATTGACAAGGTTGTGGGCAGAGGGGCTGGTTCTGAAAAAAGGAAAGCTATTGATAAAATCTTTATTCCATTTACAGCTCAAGAAGGAAAAGGTGGAGATATTCATTTCAGAGAGCTTCAAAAGAATATCGCCAAAATCTATGAGCGAGCTGCAAGGATCGGGAAGAACGATGGGGTTACAAATTACAAGGAGGCTATAGAAGCTCATGGATCCTTGCAAAGATCTATTGATGACTACGTTAAACGACTGACTAAAGACGTGACGTCTTCAAAAGGACAGACGTACAGCAGCGTATTCAAGACCAACATGAATGAGTCCGGTACCGGTATCTTTAAGCTGATTGATCCGAGAACTTCAGATGCGATGGACGGCGAAAGAACATATATCTCTCCAGAAGATGCAAGAAAGATGGGCATCTATGAAAAATTAAGCGATCCAAATAAGCCTTTCTATACAATGAATGTCCGCTATCCTACGTTCCATGATAATGCAATGCAGATCACTCAGCTCATGATGGATGAGAATGTGCGACCAGGAGAGTTTCACGTAACTGCGTTGACAGCATCCCTAATGAAAGCCGATTCTGACGGCGACTACGATAACATAGTGGCGCTGAGCGATGAAAAGATACAGGCTGAGTGGGGCAGGATTTACAATGAACAGCAGAAGCAGCGTACAGAAAGAATGGATAAGCTGATTAATAAGTTTTCTGGTGATGAAGGGGCTCGAAATTTCGACCTTCCGAATTTGAGTAGTGACGGTGAGTTCACGCAGTTTGCAGCGAACGATCGCTCCGAGCTTACAGCGAAATCAGGTAAGATGGTAATCGGTCATGCTTCCAACCTTAACTACGCCATGCGTCAGCAAGCCAAGACCTACCTTGGCCACAATGAGACTGCACGGCAAGCCATTTATGACTTCGGACAAGACTTAGAGCAGAAACTGATCTCATCCAAGCACGGTGCCGAAGAGATTGACAGTGCGATGGACTTCATTAATAGCCTGTACCGCGCTAGAACTGATTCCGACTGGAAAAAGGTTTACGAGTTCGACAGGCAATTCTTCTTAGATGGTGAAAGTCAAACGACAGGACATGAGACTGCAATTCGTGAACTCCAGAAGATCCACGGACAAGATGGAGGCCTTAGCAGTCCTTACAAGAAATTCGGGACAAGCACGGGTGTCAGTGTAGATCGTGTCGGTGTCAGCGGTATTGTCGATGCTATCAATGATGAAAGCGGAAGTTCTAATGCTGGGCTTGGACTTATCCGAAGATTGGCCGGTATCGAGAATCCAGAGTTCGACATGTCGGATTCCGGATTCAGAGTGGAACCTAACGACCCTGGCATATTTGAGAAAGCGACAAAGCGTCCAGGAGGAATAGCTGGCGTATTCTCAGAAACATTCGAAGATATGACTGGCGGTATGCTAGGCATGCGTGCAAACGAAGCGGTAAAGAGTGCGATGGAATCTGTTTTTAATGGCCCTCACGGTGGCAGAAATAAAATGATTCTAGGAGGCTCAGCCCTAGCGCTTGCAGGCCTTATAGGTTACAATACACTTAGTGATAGCGAACCTGTAACGCATTACAATTCGCCAATAGTGGGTGCAGCAGATGAAGCTCCAAACTACGGCGGAGGCGTTCCGGCACCCGCTATGCCAGAGCTTGATTATTCCACTCTTCCTTCGGGCGGAGCAAATATTCAAGTGTCGGCAAAAGGCAACAATCAGAATACCCAAAACTTCTCCCGCATGGTTAACCAAGGGATGCAACAGTCCAATTATCAAGGTGGCAAGGTCAACATGAATGTTAACCATACAGATAATACGAACAGGCTGACTCGAAACTGGTACAGGGATAAAGTGGAGGAATATTCATAGGAGGCTAAGCATGGCAACAACGCTAGGTTATGACGATAGAGACGCCCTCTATGGCAGCCTGCGTGACCATTTCTTGCGGTTGGGGGATACACAGTTTTATGTTCCCCCGACTGCTATTAATGTTCAGCGGCGAATGAGACAAGAAAAAATTAATGTATTGCGCGGCAGGGGAAGCTTTGTAAAAGGAAGCGGATATTCCGATCAAGTCATTACGCTAACTTTATTCTTTCCGGATATTGTTAGTATCAATAACGAACTTCGTCCACTACTGGCACAGGTTCGAAAATGCCCCTTCCTGCCGATCGAGAATATCTTACTAAATAACACGTACAAGATTGATGCTGTTACTATTGCAAGTGTTAACGTACAATCCGTGGCTGGGTTCCCTCACTCATTAGAGGCGCAGATTACAATGTACGCCTTTAATCCATTCGCTTATATCATGGATGATTCAGAGCGAACGTTTGACGAAATGTTTAACTGGCCATTATTTCGTTGGCATTACCAACGCAATCTAAAGCCAGACCCAGCCAATCTTATCATCTATTACGAGCCGCTTCAGACTGACTTGAATAACGAGTATATTTTCAAAGTTGCTTCTGAAGAGGACCTTCAATTCATCCGTAAATGGAGAAAGAGTCGGAACAAGCTCATTCATGCTTATCAAGAAGACATGGATCAGTCCGGTTTCAGCGAAGGCGACTATGAATGGATCGATGGCGTCCCGATGCCTAAACGCACAAGCGAAGCTGTCAGCTATGACGAAGACGGCTTGCCTGTATGGGAGGGATCATTCAGGGACGAAAAAGATGAAGAGCTTTTTAGAGATATTATTGGTGAGATGTATCGAGGGGATCGGGAGAAAGACAAAGTCATTAGCGAGATGAACATCTTCATGGAGAACTGGGATATCCCTGGTTTAACTATGGAGCATGTGAGTGTAGGATATGAAAATGTCATTACGCCACTTCAGCTGCAGATGCACGAATCTCCAACGCATCAGTATCTAGGCTCTCAAGACACCCTCTTCGTTCTTCAGTTCTTTGCTGAAGATGACGAGGCTTTGGGCGCAATAACTTCACTTGTTCAGAGAACAAACTATCTGGCACGGGAATATCATCGTGAAGTGTCCAATGGATTCATTCAGTTCGATCACCAAATCGCCCGCTTATTCGGTGCACGATATATGATCATCGAAGACCTTCAAACCACTACAGTTGAAGGGCAACCAGGTGCTCACAGAATTACGCTGACAATGAGTTCGTACAATCGGGCACAGCGGCGTATTGCTGAAACTGAATGGCTGTCTAAAGGGGTAGATTGGCAGATCGGATGGGCCGACAGAGCTTGGTGGAATCTGGATGATAAGCCATGGCTGAGAGAAGATCCTTTCGGTGGATTCATGAGCTTGGATGTAAGAAAGAAAGCCGTCTATGACCAACAGGTTAAAGAGATGATGAAGGGTGTAGAAGTATATCCCGACCTTGAATTACCCACGTATGCTCAAGTAGCGGACGCGGGATTTGAGATCAGGAACCTGAATGACGGCATCTATGTAGATCCTGATTTCTTCCTCATCTATTCAGACCCTGTTGACTTTGGAGAGCAGGTAGGAAAGCTCTTTGATGAAGGGGAAATGACTGCCGAGGTAAGGGACTATATGGGCGGTAAAGGTGAAGTGAAAGGCAATGCGATTACGCCAGATGATAATACGGCAGCTGCAATCGAGCGGGAGAAGTTGCTAATCAAGAATGCAAGCGCCATGACAGCTGCTCCAGACTCTACCGATACGGCAAACATGTCAACAACCGATGTGGAGACAATCATCCGGAAGAAAGCCAAGGATCAAGGGCTTGATCAAAGACTTTGTGTAGCTCTGGCTAAATCATTCGATACGAAGCTCCGACAGTTCTACTATGTGGGCGAAGGGGCTAACAAAGACCTTGGCGGCATCACTGTAACAGCCACCAATACTCCAATCATGATGAATCAGGAAATGAAATATTTCAAGGATACGAATTACTTGCGTAATGCGAAGTATATCGGCGTCATGAGAGTGAGTCCTGTGATGGGCGAGCCGAACGGTCTAGCCAACAACATCGAATATAATGTGGAGCAAGGGATCGCTTCCCTTAAGTATTATTTGGAACGGGCTTCGGTTAAAGCGCCAAATGATAATGTTGCAGCAGCATTTGGTCTTACAGATAAAGCCAGAACTAAATGGGTGAATGCGTTGTGTTCCTATTTAGGCTATGCTCGTGAATACAACTTGCTGGCCAGCTCCAACAAGAAGATGCCGGCAAACGTAACAGCTCTCATTAAAAAGATCTTGAAGAATATTGAAGCCCTGCAGGTGAGCTCCACGATCGATGCAGATTACTCTAAGCTGCCAGTTGCAGATTATAAGTCCGTTAGCATGAATAGTGCAGAGCCAACCTTTAAGGAAAAGATTCTGGACGAAAGTGACTTTATGGATGATCAGACAACGCTCAGAGAGATGTATCACGATACGATTAAGTATGATCGCAGAGGCCGCTTGATACGTGCTTTTCCTACGTTTTTCCTAATGTTTATTGATGAAGGGCAATTCATGGGTGCCGTTAAGATGTCTGACCAATTCTTCGGGTACCGAGCAGTAACGGATATCACCTATACGAATAGTCGGAAGCTAGCTTCCAGTACACTCGTTATGGAGATGGCCAATGTATTCGGCAAGCTGACGGATGCGATTAAATCAACAGACTTGACGCATACCAGCACAGGTGACCTCATGCAGGCGCTATTCATTCCTGGTAATGCTGCTAGGGAAGCAGAGAGCAATCGGATCGGGATCGGGCGTACAGAAGACTTGATGGGGAACTCTCGATATTCGGATACCTCTTGGTATAAATCCATGTACCTACGCACAGGCGCCCGCATTCACTTCCGCATGGGATATGGAAGTAATCCAATGAATATGCCAACGATGATGAATGGCGTGGTTACACAGGTACAGAACGATGGGGATACCGTTACCATCGTGGCTCAGGATGACGGGATCGAGCTGACGAATAAGCTGAAGGCAAAACCAGACGAGCAGACCAGAGGGTTCATCTACAGTACGCAGGAACCGACAGAAATCATCGACTCCTTGCTTACGGACAACCAAGGCGCGCTAATGAACTTTTATGCGAATAGATTAAGTAACGCTGCCTATGCACAGCATTCCCTTGGCATCATGCACTTTGGGATGCCGGGAAAACCGATTAACTATTTCTGGCGGTGGGAACTGGCAAATCGTCCACAGAATGAGATCACCATGAATATCTACGAGACTACAGGGAAGTACAAGCAAGAGCAGAACGGCTTCTGGAGCAAGCTCGGAGATTTCTTTGGAATAGGCAATAGCGATGAGACAGGGATTAACATTAATCTATACGACAAAACCGTATGGGATGTCCTTAATATCACTGCGTCCGTTGGAGAAGACTTTATCGTAGCAGTACATCCATTTGATTTCCGGAATACCATCTTCCATGGTAAGCCATACTTCCCTGTTGGATATGAGTATTTGCTCGTTCCTTCAGAAGAGGGAATCAATGCTGCTGAGAGCGACTACGGATTTAATCCTTTCAAATTCAAATTGTCTGAGGATGAATCCGACTTTGAAGGAATCCAGATCCTTCGTAAGCCATTCCGCCAGGTTCATATATATGACAGCTGGACAAGTATCATTGATAACGGCATCACGGCTACGGATGAGAATATGTATACAGTGGCGCAAGGCGTCTACTACGATGAAGGCAAGATGGATACAACCGACTTCATTTATGTGGATACAAACATCTGGCCAGAGAAACAGCGCACGGTTCAGATCGACACTCAGCTCAACCTTCAAGGCGTTCGATTGATTGAGAATATTCCTCTGATCGGTCACTTCCTAAACAAGCCGTTCAAGTGGTACTTCGATGAGTACACGGCAATTCGTATTGCAGCAGCCGGCCTACGGGATATGGTCAAAGAAATGTATGACGGATATCTCACAGTGATGGGCGATCCATCTACCAAGCCTCATGATCAAATTTATCTATATGACACTTATACAGATATGAGTGGTCCGCTTGAAGTGAGAGAAGTCACCCACATCATGAACTTTGATGTCGGATACATCACGATGATCAAACCAGATGCGTGTGTAGTTAATTCGGATACGAAGATGACAAGACTATGGATTACAGCAGGATCAGCAGCCCTACAAGCATTCACACTTATCTTATTGAGAAACATGATGAGAAACCGGGGCTACCAAGGCACCATGCCAATCATGAATGCACTATGGGCGTCCACAAAGCGCCGGTATAATGCCATGATGGGCAAGTGGGATTCCAGTTGGATGAAGAGCAAAGCATCTTCCCTCTATAAAAAAGCAACGGATGTAATCAATAGCGGAAAGACGACAGAGTACAAAGGCGGATCAGGTCCGATCTACGAAGTTGATCCGATCACAGGCGAAGTCCGTGAATACCATCCAGTATCTTCTCAAATGAAAAAGAGATGGGAAAAAAGCGGACTATTAAAAGCATTAATGTCGAAAATCGAAGGCTTCACCTTTAAGGATGGTCAGAACCTCTTTGATAAGCTGGACGGCGCTTTGTCTAATCGACGGTTTCTGCGATATGATAGAGTTGACTTAAATAAAATTGCTAAGCTGAAGAATGTTGCGTCCGAAGCGATATTCTCTTCTGCCAAGTTCCTTGGTAAAGGAGCCAGGTGGGGGCGCAGGGGTATTCAGGGCATCCTCGGTATCGGTGCTGCGGCACTCGGTCCGGTTGGATGGATTGGATTCGCAGTCGAGTTTGCAATAACCGAAGTAATCACCAGAGGTATCTCTGAATGGGTCGAGCGCTTCTTGTTTACTCGGCAGGCAGTCATTATTGCGACTCTTCGAAAAGAAGGGGTTGAGTTCTCAGCCGGAATCAATGGACACCAAGGCTCAGTCATTGGAGACTCCCCGGATACATGGCAAAGGATTCTTACAGGCCCTGTAGGATCCGTCTTACTTGGATTCCTTGGTGCAGATGTAAGCCGCTATGGTGCAGTAGATGCTGGAAGCATGGATGATATGTATAACATGGCGCTCGATTCTGGATCAAGCAGTAATCAAATTGATATGAACATGTTCGCCAAAAACTTCTTCGAAGCTCATCGGAAGCCGGTCTTATTTAATCAAGAGATTGCTGATCAATACGAGATCGACAGGCAGGAAGCCAGTGCCGCTATGGAGGGACAGATTGCCGAGAACGATGAAGAAAATGAAAGAGGCGCATCTTATCCGGAGGAAGAATCCAGTCTACTGACGATGCAGGATTTGCAGAATGCCTTCGGCTCAGCTAGCAATGCGGACGGAACAAGTTTTGAAACACTAGATTTAAACAAGCCAAGCGGAATATCTGCTGAGGCAATTGATAAAGCTTTTGCTGGAAAAGGAAAACTAGCTGGACTCGGTAAAGTTTTCGTTGATCTGGAAAGCAGGATTCCCGCAGCTCCATCACCGCTTGCAGAAGTGATTGGTACCCCGAATGAAGGCGGGCGAGTAATCAATGCTCTCTACCTTGCGGCACACGCGGCATGGGAGACGGGCTGGGGTACATCACGAATATTTAGAGATAAGAACAATCTATTCGGTTACGGTGCTTATGACAGTAGTCCTTACGAGAGTGCATACACCTTTGCAAGTCCTGCCGATTGCGTAAATTATGCAGCCAATAAGATTAAAGATAATTATCTGACGCCTGGCGGTAAGTACTATAATGGTCCAACACTTGAGGGTATGAACATCAAATATGCTACGGACAAGAATTGGGCTAAAGGTATTGCAGGTGTCATGGCGAAGATCGCATCCTATGACCCGAACTTTCAAGCCCCTTCCGTTATGAATGGAGCACAGACTAAGGGAGAAAAGCCGGTCGTATACGGAAATGAAGGGAAAGCGAAGTATCGATTGAAATCATCTTCTGAAGCCGCAGCTGCTTGTATCAATATTAAGAAGCAACCGCTGACGTATATGAAACTAACCATGGTGACTTCCTCACCTTATATCCGTCAAGCCAGTTACGATCTTCTTGAAGCATTAGGGAAAGCATATAAGCAAAAGACCGGAGAGACGATCTGCATTACAAGTGCATTCCGCGAGGGAGATAAGAACTGGCACGGCACCGGATACGGCGTAGACATTGATACGCCAAATGCAGGATACATCGGTGGAAAGGTTCGATTTGCTAAAGGCAGCAAGGATAAAGAGAATCTAAGGATTCTTTGCGAGCTTGCCATTCAAGTCGGATTCGGTGGTGTCATTCATGGAGATGTGGATGTCATAGCCGAAATGAAATCGAAGTATCCAAACGTAACTATTCAGCAGCGGAACGATCATTACAACCATTTACATTTATCATATCCGCGTTCGAATTAAGGAGTGACAAGCGATGCCAATGGAACAGGGGAATGTCAGCCGAAGAATTAGCCAGCAGGGAACTGAAAGTGCTCTTGATAAGAGCACTTCGGGGCTGATCGGCTACGTAACAGAGTATTATCCGAATGCTTCAAGTATCTCAAAAGAGCTCAGACACACCGTTGATATTGATGTGCCTAACGGAAGTCGGACGATTAAATATTATGGAGTACCATGCTTCGTGTATTCTCAGGGGGTTATTGACAAAGGACTTGAAAAGAATGACAGAGTATGGGTTCAATTTATAAATGGCGATCGTAAGCAGCCGATTGTCACAGCTTACTATCGAGAACCAGGACAACTTGATCTCTTCTGGAACAATCTCAAGTTCCGTGTATCTGACTTCTTTGGTAGTTTGGGGGTGTAATGCATTGCAAAATTGGATGATAAAGTTAGAAGAGCTTATGATGAGTAGCGATCAGAACATTGATGAAATGGTTGAGCAGTCATCACATGCTAAAAATGCAGATGTAGGTATCATTAATGACACGTCCGGCGCCGGTATTCTGGCGCGGGACAGTGGTGTTTTAGAGGGTTTTTCGTATTACAATCTCGGGTTCAGGCTTGATCCTTCAACCATGACCTTCGGATTATATGCTCCCAAGATTCGGATGTTTACGGATGATTTTAAAGTGGTTAGCGGAGCGCAGGAATTTAATCCGATTAATGATGAATATGAAGAGATTCTGAACATGATAGGCGGGAATAATAATGGCCAAGTATAACGAGAAGGATATCTCTTTTTACGGAGAAGGTATAGATGGCGATCTTATAGCCGGTCAGCCTGATACAGACGGCTTAGTCGATCTGCTTATGACATCCGACTATGAATCTGCACGTCAGGACATTAGCAATCGCGCACGTACACAGACTGGAGATTGGCGTTCTCACCCGCAGATAGGCGGAGACCTAGAACTGCTGGAAGGAGAACCGAACACACGGGATACGGCGAATCAGGGCGTCTCACAGCTATTGCAGACATTAACTTATGACGGCAGATTTGCCGCAGGAGATGTCGAGGTTAGGGCGGTGCCGATTGATATCTACACTATCGACTTCTTTTGCTTCGTGGATGCTGGCGAAGATACGCCGATCGTTGTGAATCAAAGCACCAATCTGTAAGGAGGTGAAAAAGAAAAATGGCGTTAATTAAGCGTACTGCAAATGAAATTCTTTCAGATGCAATGACAATTCTATCAAGAAATACGCCGATAACGAACTACAAGCCGGGAGCTATTGCAAGATCCTTATTGGAGTCCATGAAGGATGAGTTTCCTAACCTGTACGACTTTGCAGAAGAAACGTTAAATATGGGCTTTCTCAGCAAAGCAGACGATGAGTATCTTGATCTGATCGGTGCATTATTCAGTTATCCTCGTCGAATGGTTGAGACGGTAAACAGTGATGGCTCAATAACCACAGCTCCACTTGATAAAGAGACGTACCGGTATGAGATATCTCAGCAAGTGCTTGTTGCAGCTTCGGGAAACTATGCGGCACTTCGCTTAATTATCCTGACAGTGCCGGGAGTGGCCGACTGCATCGGAAAAGAATACACACATGGCACAGGAAGCTTTAGCTTTACGATTATCCCGCAATATGGATTTAGCTTATCTCAGATCATGGCCGGTGTAGAGGATGCAATTGATAAGACAAAGTGTTTTGGCATTCGACCTAACATAGTTTTCCCTGCATCGGTTAACTTGGAGTTAAGGCTGCAAATTAGCTTTAGCGATCTAGCAACTACATCTGAACGAGAGCAAATTCGAATCAGTCTTAGAGGCGAATTGATTAAATACTTTGGCAATTTCGATCTAGGCCAAGGATTTGTTTATAACGATTTTGTTCAGCAGGTGATGGACATTGACAGAAAAGTGGCAGACTTCACAGTTCAGAAGTTTTACCTGAATGATGAACCTGCTTTGCTTACGAATCAAAGCATCCTAGAAGATGAGCTATTAACACCGATAGACATCGTAATAGAATAGGTTGTTTGGTTCGGTATAATGTACTAAACTAAACAGAAAGGTGGAATACACATGGCGATCCATCGCATTCGTGTAGAGCAGGTCCGGTCGCAAGATCCGGAACAGAGCAGCTTAGCTGAGCAGTTAAATGGGATTGGAAAACCATATTATGAGTTTGTTACGCCCCAATCAGGACAGAAAGATATTCCCGTAGGCAAGCCATATCAGCCTGGCGATGGAGAGTTGCTTGTCTTCCTCAATGGTCAAAAGGCAGTCCCTACTGTTGACCCTGTACTATTCAATGGTGACTACGTTGAATTTGATCAAAAAAAGATACGATTCCTAGAGCCACTTGTAGACGGTGATATTGTCGAGCTTCGCATGGCAGGCAAAGGGCAGGGTGTTGCATATGTAGTCGATCATTTCCATGCCTATCGTGAGAAACCAATCGGCGTCATAGATGGAGTGAACAAGATATTTTTCTTGAGCCGAACGCCAAGAGGCAATACAGAGCTGGTGTTTTTAAACGGCATACTGCGTGACCGCGGGGAAGAAGAGGATTATGTGATCGAAGGAAACAAGATCACTATGGTAGAGGCGCCGCCGATAAATGCCAAAATTCTTGTGAACTACGACTTACTATATGTGAACGCATAAGGAGGGAATAAGCAATGGCAACTACTAAAATATTACGAGAAGACCTGGCGTTTGAGATTCGACAGCTTCTGGTGGATATTGAGAACTCTCGTTTCGGTAAAGAAACCCTTGCGGCAAAGATTGAAGAACTTGGATTGGATATTACAGTCGAGAGATTGGATGATTCCTACCAAGCTTTAATTCAAGCCCTGGTCGATGATAAAGAGTCTACCGGAAAGAACGTCATAGAGCGTATCGAAGATTTAACTGCAGGTGCAGCTGACGTTCAAGACCTAAAGACAAAGATTAATATGCTTGGTGAATACGGTAATTTCAATGAGGTATTCAGTTATGATACAAGCGGTAACGTAAATAAGCATACCGTCACAGGCGATGTAGCTTTCACGATTGATTATGTCTATACGGATGCTGCTAACGGCATCTTGAATTATTCGGAGAAAAAGTATACGGATCCGGAAGGCAAGAACGTGACGATCAAGAAGATTTACACTTATGATTCTGCCACTGGAAACATCACAGGCATTTCAACAACTACCACAATCGTATAAAGGCGGTGGACATCAATGGATATTATTTCACTTGGTAAAGCAACTCAAGCAATGAATCAGATTAAAGAGCTAAGTGAGAGCATTGTTGCGCCGCAAGCTGAAAGCCATTTCCCAACCGTCGATGCACGGTTGGATTGGCTGGAAGCACAAGCGGCAAAAGCTAAGGGTGTTAATTCAAAAAGCATAATCTTATCCGAGGGAACTTTTGATAAGACCGAATATATTGCAGGCGCTATTCGATTAAAAAAGGCTGGCGAGATAATTGGGGATGACTATAAGCCAGGATGGCAAGTAGTTACCTCTGTTCAATTTGCTAACGGGCTTACTCTAACTTTTGATGCAGGAGCAGGGAATCAAAAAAGAATAGAAAAAATGTGGGTAAATGGAAGTCAGCATAGCTGGAGTCAATGGAGGTTTACCTTGGTATCCTTTAATTTATATGGTTCGAATGACAATGTGAATTTCGACCTTCTTTATTCCGGTGTGCAAAATTCATTGACGAGCAAGGAACATTTTTTCGTAAATGAAAATTACTACCGTTATTATAAGATGGCGGATATGGTTGGATATAATGGCGGCGGCGATGTTGCAGTAAAAGGTGTAAACATGTATGAAAGAGCTTTTCAGAACACCTATGTAACAGAAGGAAGCTGGGAGTCCGGAATCTCAGATCTTGGAGAAGGATGGCTTTCTACTTTAGAAGCCATAAGGCAGGTTGTCGGCATACAAGGATTAATTGCAACACCACCAATGACAGCAATATCTAATGAAGTTGGGACAATTATTGCAAGCTCATCTTACTTTGGAAATGCTGCACTCATTGAGGCATTTGACCAGGTTGAAAGTGCAATGGGATGGCAAGGAGCAGGCACAACAAATCAATGGCTTGGATTCAGATTCACAAAGCCGATTGTTATTAATGAATATCGAATGGTTACAACCCGAAACGACCAAATGCATCGTGCTCCAAAAAGTTGGCGTTTTGAAGCTAGCAACGATGGAACGAATTGGATAGTGCTTGATGAACAAGAAAATCAAACAGGTTGGGCATATCTTGTCTCCAGAGACTTTAAGGTAGATAATTCTACAGCATATACTCATTACCGGGTGTACTGTTTTAACAACAACGGCGGAAGTTCCTATACTAACATCGGAGAATTAAAGCTCATTGAAGGTAAAGGTGAAGTTGATATTCAAGTTGCAGGCTCTGAAGACGGGATAAACTTCGATTCATATCAGCCAATTACAACGATGCCTCAAACTAAGTTTGTAAAATTTAAAGCCAGCATCTCTGCTGGAGCAGCGCAAGGAGAAACTACCTCTTTTGACTTCAACCAGTCTAGCGATCAAAACAAATTCACCCTCAATGATCAAACAATTGCTGATGGAAAGTTGCAACTAAAAACCTCTTATTCAGAAACTATGAATCAAGAATCCGTCACAGAAGGTGGAGCTATCTATTCTGCAATAATAGATAAGACGGCATTTAAGTCTATAGAGAAAGTGAGTGTGAAGTGATATGGCAGCGCCAGCAACAACAGGTCTGTTGAGAACAAAAGTGGCCGAAATGGAAATAGGGGATTATATTAAGTGCGGATTACAAGTGAACCCCAGTAGAATATTTAATCACTTAGGGAAAATTGACGAATTAAATGACGGTGCCGGGATTAATAAAGAGATGCCTTTGACTGGATTAACTTACTCATCAAATGGTGTCGATGCTCATATAGGATATTTTTATTTTATCAAAGTCTCCAAGGGGCTCCTTATTGCGGATAGGATTTGCTTAACAGGCCAAACCGGAAGCTGGAATGATCTGAATAAAACAAAGCATATAGAAGGGGTTCCATGGAATAGTGGAAATAATATCCCTGTGATGACCAGTAATACTGTGCCTAGTGGATTGGCAAGTGCCAGCAGTGAATGGGTTGGACAACCCGCGTTTAAAGCCTTTGATGGCAATATTTCGAATGCAGGCAATGCTTGGGTGACTAATTCAACAATAGGCGGATGGTTACAATATGATTTTCCAGAGCCTAGGGTTATTACAGGATACGCAGTATGTCCTCAAATTTCAAATCTATTAAGAAGCCCTAAAGACTGGACATTTGAAGCATGGGATGAAACTGAGTCAAGATGGGTTATTCTCGATCAACGAATTGGCATTATTGGGTGGGCGAGCAATGCATTCATGAATTTCTCATTTGCAAATAAAAAGGTTTATTCCAAATATCGAATTAATGTGTCTGCTAATAGTGGAGATGCTACATATCTCTCTATTCAAGAGATGCAGCTATTCGAAGTCTCAGGAGTAATTAGAACACTTACAGGTGGAGTTGCCTTCGCGGATTCTGAAGGAAATAAAGCTTTAACTGAACAGAATCCACCACAGGGAGCTTGGCCGACCAATAATGAATGGGATCGCTATATCACAAAATATCCAGAGAGCCGAATACAAGAAGGTAAAACGTTAAATGACATATTTCATTTTGCTGAATGTATGACATGGACACAAGACACCGGTTCTGACGGAATAAGCTCAGGATCAGCAGCTAGGAGAGTTATAAGAGGCGGATCTAATGGGGTCGCTTTCTATAACACTTATAGTTCTGATAATGCCAACATTCAAGTTGGATTCCGTCCAGTGCTTGAATATAAGGAGGTGTAATATATGGCAACAATAGGACAAACATTAACTGCTCCAGAAACAGGATGGAAACGTATTGACAATACAGATAGTAAATTTGTTTTGTCTGGAAGTTGGGGAAGCTCAACTAATGAAGGTCATTACGGTGGATCCGGGCTATATAATGGATCAGCTAATGCGAATGCGAAGGTATCCTTCAGATTTTATGGGACTAAAATAAGATGGATTGGCTACAATTCGAACACAGAAGATTATCATGAATCAGTAAAAATCACTATAGATGGTATATCTGAAACATTTAGCTCCGTAGGGGGTAGCACTTTATTTCAGGCATTACAGTATGAAAAGAATGGGCTTCCTTTAGGCTTCCATACCGTTGAGGTTAGTGCGGACTCTATTGCTAAGTACTTCTATTTTGATGCTATTGATATTGATGAAGGTGGATATTTAACGGTATTGATTGGTGGCCAATTAACCAGCCCGGAAGCTGGATGGAAGCGTATAGAGAACAATGATCCGCTTATTCAATATGCTGCCAATAGAGTATCAAGTGATATTAACTATAATGCAGGTACAATAAAATTTAGGTTTTCAGGCTCGAAGCTCAGACTTTTATATAATTATAATGTTTTCGATGTCTTAGATATTGATGGAGTAGAATATGAACTGCTTCCGGCTGCTAATGAGTCAAATAAAGTAGTATTTGAAATACTTGATCTCACCGACTCAAATCATGTAGCAACAATTACAACCCACACAGGGAGTGATTGGTACTCACAGTTTAATGCGTTTGATATTGATGGAGATGGCAGCATACTTCCTTTAATAGGAGGAGCGCTAACTGCACCGCAGGATGGATGGAAGAGATATGATGATCAGTATCCAGGTTTTAAATATAAAGGGAGCTGGACTGCAAATAGCGCAGGAGATACAGGAGCATACAAAGGTGTAACCAGAGTCTGCAATAACGCATCTGTAGACACAGATGTAATATCATTTCGTTTTACGGGCGATCGCATTCGCATTATTGCTAAAACAAACACAAAACATTCAAATAATGTGATAGTTCGAATAGATGGTGTCGAAGAGGTTTTCTCTATTAGAGATACACTAATGCAACAAAGACTAGCCTACGAGAAAACTCTCTCTGACAGTAATGAGCATGTAGTTGAGATTACAGGGACGGGCTTAATCGTCTTTGATGCTGTTGATATTAAAGCTGATGGCCGCCTTCTACATCCAGATGAAGCAACCGATGTTGCTAATCTTGAAGTAGGCAAGCGCATAAGATGTAATTACGTTGTAACGACCAGCGGGACGGTGGGAGCGTTTAGTAATCTCGGGAAAGAGACAGGCGATTTCCTAGCGCCATCTGGCCCATCTGTGCCAAATGGAGACTTCTATTTCATTATGGTTGAAGATTGGAATGGCAAGAAGATTCTTATTGCAGACCGAAATATTCAAACTAATATTACATGGAATGAATTAAATAGCTCGGGCGTTGCCTCTGGAAGCGGTGTTAAGGCGCTTGTCTCTGATAATGGCAGCGAAGGCACAGTGCGTTTAATGACTGGGGGTAATAGTTCTGCCAATAAAGATAACCAATGGGATATATATATCGTCAACTCTTCATTAAACGGGGCAATTACAGCCGGAGATAATAATGTTTGGAATTATGGTGTTTATGGTTCATGGACTTCTACAACTCACAACAACAGTGCGACCTACCGAACATTGAGAGGAGGCGGCACTGTAACTGCAATGGGCGCATCAGCTACGTCTAGTGCTGCACCGGGATTTAGACCAGTCTTAGAAATCGAGCCGCCACCTATCATTCAAAAGTTCCTTATACAAGATGGAGAAGAGATTAAAAGGCTTGTATTTGCCGAGAATCAATCTTCTGTAAATTTAGCAGGGAGCCAATATGTAGAGGCTCCTCTTTCCAATAGTCTGAATATTGGTGGAGACTTTACGCTGCAAGCGTGGGTTAAATTAAATGCCAGCGGTATTTCAGGGAGTGTTATCTCTAAATGGGGAGCAGCAGGCTTAGGGAATGCTTCCTATCTGTTAACAATTACCGAAGGTAAAGTTCAAGGCGCCACTCATAACGGATTCAGAACTTCATCGGTAGCTGGTGCGACATTGCTTCCCGTCAACACTTGGGTCAATATTGCTGTGGTCTTACAAGGAACTGCCCTGTCTGTTTATGTTAATGGGGTTATCGACGGAGTTCAGAATAATGTTGTTCTTCCGCAGGCTGCTTCTAATTACAAACTAAATCTAGGTCGTGAATCCAGCGGATTAAACCTCTTTAATGGATTTATTGATGAGGTTAGTATTTGGACAAGAGCGCTTTCTCCTGATGAGATAAAGAGAAATAGTGAAGTTCTCTTAACTGGAAAAGAAGTAGGATTGGCAGCTTACTGGGACTTTGAAGAAGGAGAAGGAATGACTATTGCTGATAAATCAGATAACCATAATGATGGACATCTAACATCATCCTCAGTTTGGGTTGCAGATGCTTCGCCAGTAAAGGGAGATAAGTTCTGGAAAGTAGTCGGGGCGACTCCTGCTGCAAAAGATTATTTTGACTTAGATGGAATGGATGATTTAGAAATCATTAAGAATGAGGACATTTTATCTTTAACTTCTTCCACTCCTAAAGTTTTAGTCTGGACGGATTATACAGAAGTCAATCCAGTTTTAAACACAGTGGCTTTGCCTAAAGAGAAAATAATAATGCCAGTAGGCGATATTGAAATCCCTGAAGAAGGCATTAATTCTATTAACCTGAATGCTACTGGAATTAAGGCTATTGCAAGTATTGATCAAGGGCAGACTTGGAAGGCATGGGATGGATCGAGTTGGATTACGGTCACGCCTGATGCTCCAGGAGTTAAGACAAGCGGAATGACACCAGAAATATTCAACAGCCTTAACAGTGATCAGTGGAGTATGCTGATTCAATCCTCAGATACAATCCGTTTCGCTTATTATCTTGAAATGGAATCCCTGCAGGATGAAGTATACGCAGATGAGATTAGCTTTACTGCTAATGCTGTCACAACTGTAACGCCTTACATTGAGTCGATAAAAGTGACTTATGATGAACTTACAATCAAAGGGCGCCTTGAGGATCTGGAGCGAATCAACACGATTAATATGGCAAAGCTCAATTTTAAGAGTAATGCTTTACTTGTCTCAGAAAAATACAGTCTATATGACCTGGTGATCGATACATTCGAGACAAATGGTGGAATAGACGCATCGCTGACCACGGCAAACTATGATACAATCAACAAGAGATATAATGGCTCAGGTGTGATTGTAACGCCATACGAAGAAGTTAATTCATATCGGAAACAGCTATTGATTGTGGCTGACGCAACATCTGATGTGCAAGTCGCTTATTCTATGAATGACGGCGGCACATGGAAAACTGGGGCGCTGAATACCCTGATTGACATTTCAAATGACACAGGCAACAAGCTGAAAATAAAAGTAACATTGCCGGCTGCCGGTTCGAATATTACGGCACTGGCTTACTCTTGGGCGTAGGGGCTTTCCCTACTCCCAATTTATAAGAGGTGATCTAATGGATATTATATCGCTACAAAAGGCAACAAAGGCAAAACGAGAGATGAAGAAAGTAAAGGATCGTCTTGGCGATGGTGTCCAGTCATCGTTTGCTAATGTCAAGGGTAGGCTGGAGGCACTGGAAGCCAGGAAGATCGGAGAGAATGCAGCAACGTATTTAATCAGCACTGATGATCAGTGGAAAGCCGGGACAATGAATAACGTCCTTGCTGCTGACGGTGTCCTGACTGGAGCAGGATCTTGGATTGGTGAGATCGAAATTCCAGACGCCGTATCACTATCTAAAATCGGAATAGAGACTAAAGTCTTACAAGCCGAGGATTATACCCCTCTGATTCAAGGTATGACATCTGGAACAGCACCGGCTCCGCAGGTCGCTACCGCATCGAGTGGTTCTGGTTATGCTATGTTCTCTGATTCGGGAAGCGCCGCGTGGAGATCGTCTGGTGGTGTGATTAGAAACTCATGGGTCATGATTGATTTGGGCTCTGCTAAAAACGTTACACAATACACAATGTCTACCGGGGTGGAAAATTCCACTACCAATACGTACTCTAATTCAATGCCAGGATCATGGAGGCTTGAAGGAAGTAATGATGGCACATCTTGGACCACGATCGATACAAGAACCGCCACCGCGGCTGATTGGGGCGGTTGGAGAAACTGGTCTACTAGGATTACGAAAACTTTCCAGTTTGCCAATGCCAATAATTATCGGTATTATCGATTCTATTTTGTGCAAACATGCGATACAAGCAGCAGCACATATACCTTTATCGTTGGCCGCACGCAGTTGTATGAGCAAGGCAGCGCCCAGCCAATTTATGTGAACGATGATTTCTCGACTGCAGATGTTACGATCGATACAGGAAGGGGATTCGAAGCGCTCGGATCGAGTGGTATAATCAACTCCAAATTCAATACGAACATTAAGGTGAAGATTGCGGCGCCAAGTGGAAAGACGCTGAGCATCAGCAAACTATCGATCACGTATCGCTCCCGTCCAATCAATATGCGGATATCCGAAGTGGAAAAAATGGTTGCAATCAATCTGAACAAGCATAATCTCCGGGTTGCAGCGCTTCTTAACAAAGCCAGATACAAGCTGACAGATATGGTTGTTGACGACTTCGCGGACTTGTCGGGTATTGACACTGATAAATCCACGGGGTATGCGTATGATGGTACATTGAAAAAAATATCGGTGTCTGATAATCAAGACACAGCGGAAGTTGTCACAGTAGCAGAAAAGCTTGACGCAGTTCCGGAGATGTTATTGCTTTCAGAAGCGTCGGCTGGAATATCCACAAGCACCAAATCACCTGATTTGGCTTCTGGAACAATGAATGGCACGGATTTTATGAATGGTGCAATTAACCTTCATGTTGTCGGAGAAACGAGCCAGAAGGTTTATGCGACATCAGGGACATATGAAACAGCGGTTATCGACATGGGCGATAACTATAAATCATTCAACCAGGTTACAGTGCTATCAGATATTCCGACCGGATCTTCTCTGAAGGTATCATCCTCTACTTCCGAGGATGGCGTTGCATTTACGCCGTATACTCCATTGAATCCGGATGGGTCTGTTGCTTCTCCAAACGGTAGATATATTAAATTCCGTTGCGACATGGAGTCGGGCACGACCACGACGAATGAGACGCTTCAGGATTTCACTTCAGATGAGGTAGATCGATTTGAAACGAATCCGTATATCCAGTTTGACGGGGCAGCTAAATTTCGCTTCTTTTATCGATCGGATATGCAGAAGGATTCAAGCTTTGCTGATTCAGGTAGCGTGTTCAGAGGGAAGATTAAGAAGTCCGAGTTTCAAGAGCTTAAATCGATAGAGGTGAACTAACAATGGCAGTTAAAGTAGGCCAAGTATTTACCGTCCCATACTCGGGAGCAAAAGAAAACTGGGTGGTACCTAATGGCGTCACTAAGGTCCGCATTCAATGTTACGGTCCTGTAGGTGGCGCGGCTTCCAGCGGCTATGCCGGAAACCATTATGTTGCACCGACGAATGGGGCAATCACGTACTATGATGTGAAGGTGGCGTCTAAGGAATCATTTAGCTGTTACGTAGGACAGGTTGGAATAACTGGAGGAACCGGTTCATACACGCCAGGACGATTGGGCCCAGGAGGAGGCGGTGGCGGCAGCGGGGCAACTCAGGTATATAAAGACGATGCCCTCATTGTAAGTGCCCGTGGTGGCGATGGAGCACATGGCGGAGATGGCAACACATCCAACTCTTCTGGCTATGGGTTGGGCGGAGATGCTGGATGGTCAGGACCCAATGGTATTGGTAAAAACGGAAAACGCGCGAGCTCTCTAAGCGGCGGCGCTGGCGGTGCTGGAGGTGGAACTAGTATTGGAACATCTACAGGTGCGACCAATAGTAGCGTAGGTAAGATTGAATTTATCGTCTTGGAAATCGCCAACTCAAAATATCTTTTCCAAGATGGATCGGATATTAAGAAGTATATGCCATATCAACCTGCAGTTGCGGGAAGCAACCAGATACCAAGAATGACTTCATATACAGCTCCATCTGGTGCAGTTTCCGCCAGCGCTTATCATATACAAACAGGATATGCTGCATGGAAAGCATTTGATGGTACGGAAACTGGTGTTTATCAATCTCCATCCGGAGCATTGACAGTCTGGGTAGAATATGACTTCCAGAGACCTGTTTTAATTTCGAAATATGTAATTCATGCAGGACAAAACGCCAGCTATTTGCCATTATCATGGGATTTCGAAGGATTTGATGGGGAAAACTGGATTGTATTAGACTCTCAAGATGGGCAGACAAACTGGGTGAATGGCGATATAAAAAGCTATTTATTTAGCAATACAGTGAGCTACAACAGGTATCGCATAAATATGAAGTCCGGAAGAAGCGACTCTTATTATCTTCCAGAGCTTGAAATGCATTCACCAAGCTATCCCGAGCAGCCAGCCAGATGGGAGGTAGTAGGAACAACTCCTGTTACCAAGGCGATGTTTGATGCAGACGGTATGAACGATACAGACCTAGCAAAGGTTGATCATGCAGCCATTCAATTGCTCAATTCTGAGAATATCGATCTGCTAGTGTGGACCGATGAAGTTGGAGCAATCCAAAGCTACTCTCAAAACCAGTGTGTGGCAGGAATACCATATGCAATTGGTAGCTTTAGCTCATCATCATATCCAGAGTCCTATGCATTTGATAACAACAGCAACACGAAATGGGTTGCCACTCACGCCACATCAATCGGAAATGGGGCGATTGGATATCAATTCCCAAGCCCGATTGAAATTCGGAAATTCGTTATTCAAATGTCGAATAACCTTATGACGGCATTTAAGGTGCAATACTCTGACGATGGGGCAGCGTGGACGACAGCCACATCCGTATCAGGGATTACAGCAAATACGACCGAAATTAAAATCGGCTCATTCGGCGCACACAGCTACTGGCGGCTGCTTAATGATACAATGACTAATTCAATGTGGGAAGTAGTCGAGCTACAAATGATGACTGGTAATCCATCCCCTCCGAGTCGAACGATGGACATAACAGCAATCCCCTTCAGGCAGCTACTTATTCCAACGAGCGATCTTACCGTGGGAGAAATCGATAAAGTGCGACTTGATATTGTCAATAAAAAACCTGAAAATGCTATACCGCTCATGACAAGCAATACCGCTCCAAGCGGTAAAGCAAGCTCCAGTACGTATCAAACTGGAAGCGAAGCTTACAAAGCCTTTGACTCCGTTCGTACTGCCGGATCGTCATCATGGTTAACCGCATCGAATGTATTAACAGGCTGGCTTGCTTACGAGTTTCCTACAGCCAAGGTCATCACTTCATACATGATCATTCCGTACACGGAAAGCTTATCACCAAAAACGTGGACGTTTGAAGGCAGTAATGATGGAATCACATGGGATGTGCTAGATCGGCAGGCCTTAGCAGCGTGGGCCGATTGGAGTCCAAGAGGAACTAGTTTGACCTACTCGTTTGCGAATGATGTTGCATACACGAAGTACCGGCTAAATATTACGGAATCCTTCGGAACTGCTTATGTCGGCATCGCGGTTCTGGAAATGTATGAAAAACCAGTCGGCACGGATCTCAAGGTATTGCTAAGTGGAGATAGTGGGCTTACCTGGAAAACGCTTAAAGGTGGCGGAGAATTTTTGCCAGCGATGACATCTAATTCAACGCCAGCTCCTTACCTGGTTGAAGCATCCTCTGTTTTGACTGGTGCGAGTAATTATCAGCCATGGAAGGCATTCAATAAAACAGTAACTGATTATACCGACTCCTGGATAAGCGATGATAAGGTCGGATGGGTATCAATTGATCTAGGCAGCAGTGGAAGTAAAAAAATATCGGAATATTCTGTTACTTGTCGAAATTGGAACGATAGTCAAGCTGACAAAGAAACCACGGCACCAAAATCTTGGACCTTTGAAGGGTCAAATGACAATGCAAATTGGGCTATACTTGATACGCAAGTTAACCAGATATCTTGGACAAAAGCGCAAAAGAGATCCTTCAAAATTTCCAATAGTGGTATATATCGTTATTATCGATTAAACATCTCAGATAATAACGGAGCGTACTATGTAGCAATTGGAGAGATCGGGTTAATTGAAGCTCCATCTTTCCAAACGGTTAATATTGCAGATATGGCAGCTGTAAAATCCAGCGGAATGACGCCGGCACAAGTTAATGCGATATCTGCATCTGACTGGTCTAATCTTGTGAGCAGTGGCAAGCTTCGTCTAGCTTTCTACATGGAGCTTAACAATATGACCGATATTCTTGAGATCAGAAAACTGGACGTAAATCAAAAGATTCACACGATAACGCCAAGCCTAAGTGGGATTTCGGTGATATACAATAACCTAAAGATCTCAAAGCCCCACTTTTTTGTATCAAGAGATGATGGCGGAACATGGACAGAAGTATCGCCAGATGCTCTGACCAAATTAGACGGCATGCCAGAGGGCAAGATGCTCAGGGTGAAAGCTGTTCTAAGGAACGGCGAAGAGGTTCAAGCATTATCATATTCCTGGGTGTAAGGAGGATTTTAAATGAGCATGGATATTATTAGTTACGGGGTCGCCAACAAGGCGGCCTCCGATCAAAAGAAAACTCGGGATACAACGCTCGGCGCAGGCGTCGAGGGACAGGCCCATAACCTCAAGGAAAGAATCGACCTAGCCGAGAAATATATCCAGGGTGTCGTTCGGTTAGCAGACAGTATAATCGTTAAGGATACCATCAATATCATGAAAGCCAACGCCAGACTGAATGTGATCGCAAAGTCCAAGCGCTACAAACTGGCAAACATGGTCTTTGAAGACTTCCTAGACGACTCTGGAATTGATGCTGCGAAAAGCACGAACTTCTCACTGGACATAACACTCGGGAAAGTGAGCTCTGTGTCCGGCACAGCAGTTATCACAAGCACGGCTGAGACTGCTGATGCTGTGCCGAGCAAGGCCATCCTCGTTACTGAAGAGAATATGCCGCAGAAGACGCCGCTGATTCCAACGATGATAAGCAATATTAGGCCGATTCCATATGTCGCTAGTGCATACGACCAAACATATTCGTCTAATCAGGCATGGATGGCCTTTGATGAAACAAGTAATTATTTTATGGGGGGCGTCAACGCAAAGCTTCCGTATTGGTTGATGATCGATCTTGGCACAAATGCGGAGGCTGCCAATCAATTGGAGATTATTACGACGGGCTATGGTACACCGCAAGGCGGATTGATACAGGGCAGTATGGATGGAAAAACCTTCGAGAATTTGGCGACGCTTCCAGCAAGTATGGCCTACTACAGAACCTATCTAATTGATTTCGTAAACACCGTAAAATACAGATACTACCGTCTAATTCAAACGACGTCAGGTCTAAACCGCATGGAAGTCAATAAAATGCAGCTTTATAAGGTGACTAGTGAAGGCGCGCAAGTCGGAAAGTACTTTATTTCAAGAGATGACGGAGTGACGTGGGAACCGATCAACCCGGGGGAGCTCTTTTATTTCGGAGGAAACACACCTGCTGGCACAAAAATCCGGACCCGAATTGAAATGCCAGACAAATCAGAACTATTAAACTACGGACTCACCTGGTCCTAAAGGAGACGATCGACTATGGCAAGAGAGCGATTCACACTGGTAACAGACGAAGTAAAACGCGAGGAGGATATTCGCCGGCAGATTGAAACCGGCGAAATGAATCCGGGAGTATATGCCACGCTGTCTGATGACGATAAAACAGCAGTATCTAATGTCCTGTTCGAGATGTCTTCCGAGAAGATCGAGCCGAACCAAGGCACATCTGCATTGGAGTTTATTCTGTTTGCTTTCATGCGTATCACCAACAAGAAACTGTCCGGCATGAGCCTTACCGCAGAGGATCAGGAAGTAGAAGACGCGCTTCAAGTGATTCTAGGCAATCACCAGATCACGGATGGCACCACACCAAAAGCAGATTGGCTCTTCGATTACATGAGCTATGCGCAGGCCAAATCGGCCGAGTTCCTGCAGAACCGCGCAGAACACATCGACCGTAAGAAGAGCACCATCGGAGTGATCTAATGGATTTCGAGGTCGGTGACATCTTAATGATACGCGGAGACACTTTTATGGTGTCTCCCATCATCAAAGAAGTCCTTCATTCCGAGTTCTCCCATGTCGCTATCGCTGTCGGAAAGAACCACATCTGCGAGATCGATGCCTTCAAGCGAATGCGGATCGTAAGTAATCCATATACCGATTACGACCTATACCGGATCAACACCGGACTAAAAGCAGCAGAGAAGCTAAAGATGCAGACGTTCCTCCAAGAGAAGTGCAGAACCATAAAGGGATATGATTGGCTGCGGATCATCGAGATCATCTTACGTCGGTATCTCAAGTGGGAAGTTTCTCTCAACACCAAGAATCGGTACATCTGCTCGGAAGTAATTGACGCCGCGTATGCGGCCATCGGAATGAATCTGGTGCCGCAGCTCGAAGATGAGGACGTAACTCCGATGGATATCTTAAAATCGCCCTACATTGTTCAGATCAAAAATACCCTTGCAAAGAGTGTGTAGCAATTCGCTATGCACTCTTTCTTTAAATGTAAACAGGCTTTATAATGTAATAATGTAACGTATTACAAAGAAAGGGGGATATGATGTGGATTATACATTGGATATCGATGGCGTCCTTTTCGCGAGCAATAAGCCATTCTCTGCGACCCTCGCCGTACTGGAAGACCTCCAGGATGACAACGTGTTTACGGAAGAACGAGACTACGCCTCGTTCGAGAAGACCCCGCTTCAGTACCAGATCACCTCAGAGACCGGAGACGATATTATCCAAGTCACAATTCCGTATTCCAATCGCCTGAGTGATTCAGATGCCGCACATGCCGTAGTTTGCTTCCATGATGGTATCAGTAACTGGCGGCCGGTCAAGACCGACTGCGACCAAGATGGGCGCACTCTGCAAGCGACATTCGTGGGAAAAAAACTGACGATTGGCTTATTCCTTAACGAATATTTCTATTCAGAATATACACAGTACATGGCAGATGAGTTTCCTACATGGACAACGCTGCGCGGGAAAAAGTTCAGTCTTGGACAAAGATTTTTAAACTACTTCGGGATGCAGTTTGAACGAGGCATGGGTGATCTTAAAGATATCCGCCGCCAGCGATTCATCGACACGCTTGACCCGAACATGATGGACTGGGTTTATATCTATCCAATCCCTAAGATTTCATCTACAGACAGTCTAACGATTTATGATCAAGAAAATGCTGACCTTCGTAAGCCGGTTCCCATCTTAAGCTCACTAAAAGAGTTCTTTTATAACATGGAGCAGAAGGGCGTCATTATTGATTACGAGTCTCGAGTCATGTACTCCATTCGTCGATATGAAACCATTCTAGGTGTAGTCGAGAATATTGATAACCGGCAGGGCTTCCGATCAACACCGACACCTCATTTAATCTGGAATGCCTTTGATGAGTTCGGGCTTTTAGTCGGCGTGAAGCGCCTGACGCTTGAGCGGAATGCAGAGTATCGTGAGCGCATCAAAGATGCTTTCCGTTACCCGGCAAACAACAGTGAGCTGGGGCTAACCCATGCACTCGGCCGCGAGCTTGGCTTAATCCGGAGATTCGTGTGGAAAGACGATACGAAGAACTTGTACATCAAAGGCAGCGGACTAGACCACCGCACGATCCGTGTGGATGGCCAGAAGATTGAACCTAACATGTACGCAGTAGATCGGTTCGGCAACATCATGATTCAGGCTTTCCGTGAAGGAAAAGAGCATACCGTCTCCATCATCAAAGATGTCTTCAAGCATCAGCTGTACGATAAACAGGATGAAGAATTGTACAAAATGATGTTCGGTGAAGATGGGCAAGCCACAGACAAGCTAATCAATTGGGTGAATTACATCAACGAAGTAGCTCCTGTGATGTGGGGGAAATTCAATTGGGATGAAGGATACTGGGATACGATCAGCAGAGACCTGACGGGGATCGGGTATCTTCCAAACATTTGGGATTCAGATATCAAGGTCTGGGACGATTACACATTCAGACTAGATCTAGCGAAGGAGAAGTTTTAATGGCCATAATCAATTTCGATTATAAAATCAAAGCAGAGATTATCCCAACGTGGGAACACCCATTTCATTTCGCCGTCTATGCTGACGTAGAGAAGCCAAATGGAGATAGATATAACGATAAGCTATATGAGGGGCGTGGAGTGCTTAATCAGCAGCACACAAACTATGATAGCAAAGCTCATATCGAATTAGATGGCGTAGTTATTGAACTCGAAGAGGGAGATGTCATCCAAGGATATACGGCTATCTCACTAGACCCGAATGTATCCATCGTGGTGAACGAGAGCAGTATTGATTCCGTTTATGCTTGGATCGAATCCAGAGCAGCTGTGCCGATTGCAACCGAAACAAAATGGATTACAGCAGAGCAGATCGACACTAACATTCACGGTACTAAGGAAACGGCAAAGACTTTAAATCGTACTGAGCTGAAGCAGCTGCTTGAACGCAACAGCGAAATAGAGTTCCCTCTTCGCTATGATATTCGATCCCTTGAACTTATCAGCAATAAAGAGAATGTAATTATGGAGCTTTCTGAGGAGGGTATTGAAGTCTTTGGTTTTGATGCTTCTCTGATTGAGAATGTCATCGGAAGCATAAGTGTAAATGAGATCATTGTCACTCACCGAGAGACTATCCCTGTTCCGCTTTTCCTTGATGTTGAAAGTGCTTCAGGCATACAGTTAAATCTAATTGAAGGCATCATCGATAACCGGAATATCGCAAGAGTGGCTTCAATTAAAGAAGACAAGATTTGGATTGAAGGCATGGGCGTTGGCGAAACAAGCATTCGTATCAACTATGCAGGGGTCCTGATTGCTGAAACACCGATCCGAGTAGAGAAGCCAAAAGCGATTATCCATACTTCTCTGGATAGCAAAAACTTTTATGTAGGTCAGCCTTTTCAAATCCACTTGATGCCAGAATATACGAATGGAGATGTCTTTGAAACTTCCACCTGCGAGTATGAATTGCAGGGCGGAGAAGTAGAATCTCAACTAGATACGACAACGCTTAGTATCATTCCTCATACTGCAGGTGTTTTAATAATGCAGGTTCGTCTTGTTAGTAAGACAGGGGAGGTGGTGGAGGCAACCATAAAGCTGCCGGTGCGGGATAAGCACCTGTATCGATTCCATGTTCAGCCTGAAGAAGCTACGATCGTTCAAGGCGATAAGCTATCTCTTTCTGCTCAATATCAAAACACATCGGCCGGCATGGAACATGATGACTCTTTAATTGAGTGGAGTGTTTTAGAAGGCACTGAGTTTGTTCAGATGGAGAATAGTAAGGGAAGAAGTGTCATCCTTGGTGGTTATGGATCAGGAGTCGTCCGGCTTAAAGCAAGCGTTTATGATAATGAAGCTGAAGCCACGATCCATATCGTAGGACAGACGCAACCCATCCTGCACTTTGCAGAAACCAATATACTCATGGCGCCAGGAGAGCGAAAATCGATCTATCCCGCTATCGTAAATGATGATGGTCGCAGCCGGCCGATTGCGTGGGACATCCAGCAAAACAGCTGCCTTAATATCGTAGATGAAGGCGCAAGTAAACTTGTGTTTGAAGCTATCACGAATGGCAGAGCCACAATCATCTGCAAAGCAGGGGATCTGAAGCAACAGATTTATGTCGATGTATCCGAGAACCGGATTCAAGCGTTCAGCACCGAGGCAGTAGATGGATCGATTTATATTCCGACAGAAGACTCTCCAGAACAATGGACGGATGTAGAAAAAGATCCGAATTATATTGAGAGCCCAGGGATGCTGACGAGCATGTATACCCGGACAAGCGGAGAAGAAGATCCGAACTATGCTTTCCACTCAGGGATCGGGGATCAAGACGACCTGCTGGTGAAAAAGCCTCAGCTAGAAAACAGCGTCCAGCCATTCCAATATGCAGCACGTCTGCGCGGGAAGAAACGCCATTCCATTATGATCTATCCAGAAATCGCATTCCAATACAGCGTTCAGTATAAAGGCGATCTCTACGTGACCTATAACGAGTCTCCATTCAAGGTGAGCATTGATGCTTATCCAGCGAAGAAGTTCGAGTTTACGATCAAAGAAGACCGCAAGCTTGAAACAATCAAGGACTATGAGGTTGAAATGTCCGTGGAAGGGCAAGTTACGAAAAAGGATTTGGAGTACGCCGTCAACTGGAAAGCAAATGTGGAAGTGAATGATGAAGGTGACGTAAAAGGATTGTTCGTTTCTGGAGGAGACAAAGGAGACTTCATCGGTAGCGGCACCGCGTTGTCTTGGCGACTCGGAAGCGGATACGTCTATGACACATACAACCTCAGCCGGTTCAGTGGCGTTGTGGCAAAGAAATACTATGACTACACTAGCTACGAAGCTGAGTTTGATTACAAGCCAATTGCGGGCGACTCATCAGGCATTGCAGACGATGACCTTATCGGACTGATCTTCAAAGCAAGAGATAAGCGAAACTTCTACATGCTGCTGATTGAAAGCCATGAGCGTGCAAGAAACTCAAACCGTACAGGCGACAACTTGGAAGGGTTCAATATCTACACTGGGACACCGGAACAATGGAACGCGCGATCTGTAAGAGGAGCCAGCTATCAGACCGAATCAGAATGGCGGCTATATACGCAGAGCATGGGGTGGAAGACACAGCATAGACGCGTCTACAAAGTAACCGATGGAGTAATGAGTCGGGTTAATGTAAATGATCTAGGCGGCGGCAATGGATGGGATTTCAATGTCATGCAGAGCATGATGGTCCGCTCCATGGGTAAGAAGGTAGAGCTTCATGTCCGCCACAGCTTAAGCGGCAACTATGCAAAAATATTCGAGTTCAATACGGATTGGGAAGAGGGAAGCTTTGGGATGTGTAATATCTCTCAGGCTGTTCAGTTCCATGGGATTCGTGTGCGGGAATGGAATCAGATCGAAGGGCGCATTCCGGAAACCGGCTATGACAAATATACGGGGATCGGAAGTAAAACGATCTCTTCTTCTGGTAGAGAATACGTGAAGACTCAAGTCGTATCTAAACTCAGCTCGCCATCACAGAAATATGAAGTCACAGAAGTAGCTGGCGAATTAACGGATAGCTCTGCTGGCAGTATCACGGCATCTGTCACAGGAGCCATCGTGGTGAAGTCCAACAATCCGCCTAATGCAGGAGAGCCGATCACGCAGAAGTTTACGAAGAGTGGCCAGATTCGAATTACGCCCGACAACATTGATTTGAATACGGCTGCCGAAGTCTATACGAATGCTCAAGAGTTCTTTAAAGCAGAGCTGTCTAAATTCAAGAGTGATCATCCGGAAATGTCTGCAAGCAGTGTCGTGCCGACCTTTACGCTAGTTAAGCCGGCTGTTGATGATGCGGAGAAAGACTTTACGCAAGAGCGCCTATTGATGTGGGAGACTGAACCCGAGATTGTAACAACCGAGATTGATTATGAGCATAATGTATTTGCTTATGAAGGATGGGTCGCAGGACGGCCTCTGACGGACTTTGTAGGCGGTAACTGGGCAACCTACACATTAACCTTCCATGATAACTCAGGGACCGTCAACGAGCAGTATGACGCTTGGAAGTGGCAGAACAGCGGAGCAGTCGACATTCATCATGATCCGTCCGATGTGCTCATGCTCAAAACAACAGAGTGGTACAAGGGGATATTCCCTGCCGATATCCTGAATGAAGGAATCGTTAATAGTGAAGAAGACAGCTTCGTTGATATCCCGCCAAGCCATGAACATTACATCGAGCCGTATCTAAGCACACCGATGCCAGGCATCTATGACAACGTTCATTATCTTTTGTATAAGGAGCCTATCGGCAAGCAGACATTCACTTGGATGTATTGGGAAAGCCAGCCGGGAATCACAACCCGCAACAGCGGACTTCCTATTAATCAGTTGACCGGCAAACCAATCATCAAGACAGATCGTCAGAATGATCGCGTTGTGGTGAAGTGTGATGAAGATCCAAGATACATCCCTTATACAACGGGGAAAGAAATTGGATATGGAAAAGTTAATGGCAAGCGTCCATTCTTCGGAGACTCAGCTGGGCGAGCAAACATGATTGGGGTTCCAACAAACACAGTGTTCATCCCTGAGAATATGGTCAACATTACAGGGCCGTATATCGAAGTTAGCGACGATCGTGTGAGCTACAGCATCGATGCCGGAGGAAAGACGGTTACGTTCAGCTCTGATTTCAAAGACGCTTACGTTTGGCATACCGATTGGTATACGGGCTGGCATGAAGATGAGAGAGGTTTCCATGCAGATCTGAATACGACAACAACCATAGGCGATCCAATCTCCATCAATCCGGAGGATCAGGAAGACTATGATGATAATGTCTCTATCGAAGGCGTTGAAGTCATCAGCAACAATCCGTTTGTTTCTGTCTGGCCAACTCAAGCAGAGGGAAGTTCTTCAGGACTCTTGGGAACGTACTATCGCTACCCACAAGAGATTGAGAACTTGCTTGAGAAGTTTGTTGTCGGCGGTAACTTCCAAATCAAAGAGCAGGTCTTTGTCATTGAAGAAGCGGTGGCTCCAGTAAATACGCCAGGATTACCTGCATCCGAAACGTTCATTCCCGGCAGTGCGCCGGTGAGAGGAACCATTCAAGGAGTTACGGAGTTCGAGGTAGCGACAGTATATGTTCCTGCAGGAAAGCCAATCCTTAAGATCGCATCGAACTTCATGATTGATACTGGAAATAAGTATCCTGACCTGCTTGTGACTGCGCCGAACGGTGAACAGTTTGGTGTTAAATACATGAATGGGACTTGGTCTGCTTCAGGAACAACTGCATCCGATTTCTTAAGCTGCAGACAGTACACGCACTCTGGAGATAGCGGGCATGCAGAAGTGATGACCTTCACGCTGCCGATTGAGGGGACATGGACCATTAGCGTATTCAACCAAGGGAATGCACAGACCGCTTACATGGTGACAACTAACATTGGTACCGATGTACGTAAGGTGCTGAGCCTGAGCTATGTACCAGACCCTGATTCTGTTTCGGTCAAAGTGAACGGCATTTCAATTACAGCTTTCGCTATGGATCGTAAGGATGTCATTATTACAGCGCCGATCGTGAACGAAGATGTCATTGAGGTAAATTACTCTGCAGGTGGAATCAAGATCAAAGAGCTGCCTATGCAAACAGACTTCCCGATGTATGATGTGCCGCCTTACAAGGTGCTGTCAGTCAGAAAGAATGATGTGGAGATTCCGGAGAGTACAACAAACGGATACTCCATTGATGGTCAGACCTTTAAGATCAGAGGAAGCTATGTAACGCCAGGCGTTATTCGAATCAGATACGGTGTTGGTGAGATTGATAACACATTTGATTTAGCCAATGATCCGCAGCTATCTCCGGAAGTTTATCTAAATGGAACGAAGCTGGATGAAACGAAATACAGCATCAGCGGTCGTGTTCTTACAGTGGATAAAGAATTGCTCATGCCTAAAGATTGGATTCACTTGCAGTCTTACAGAGTGGCCAAGCGTTTCGATCCTCAGAAAGAAAACTACTTGGGTGATGTGAAAATGTCCCGCGTCGATCCATTCATTAACTTTAATTGGGGAACGCAATCACCGTTCACAGAGAGCCTGGAGCCTGCCGGCTTCCGCATGATGGCCGTCATTCCAGATCAGATTAAATTCAATCTGAATGTTGAGATGGAGATCAGTTATCCTTCATCTGAAGTCATCGACACCAGCAACTTCACAGGTGTATGGAGTAAGTTTGACGAGAACATCGGATCGAATGTAGGGGATTGGCATGGACCACCGGAAGCTGGATACGACAAAGTAACAAACCTTGCTAACCAGAGCTACCGATCCGGATGGTATAACCCTGAGCATGCAGATATGACAGACTATGATTTTGAGTTCATGGTGCAGGAAATTGGCTCCGGGGATGACGATATGTATGGAGCTATTTTTAGGTTCAATCCATCCACTAAAAACTTCTACTCATTCGAGTGGGATGCCAATGGGATGGACACGAAAGGGATGGCTGTTTATCGAAACATCTGTACGAACCCATCTCAATATGGAACTGCGCTTCTGTCATATAACAAAGTGAAGCTTGCTCACCTGCCAGAGCCTTGGGCGTATGGTACCGATCAAACGAATAAGATCAGAGTTCGAGTAGTAGGGCAGTCCATTCAAGTCTACACCAACGATGTACTGAAATTTGATATCGTAGATAATTCACCAGACGCACTGATTTCAGGAGCGTGGGGTCCAGTGACAATGTCTCAACCGAGAACATACTTTTGGAATTTCAGCACCTCGAAAATTCTAAAGGAAACAATCCGGAAGCCGATGAGCGCAGAGAAGATGAAGTCACTAACGGACAGTATCCGAACCGAGGAAATGCTAGTTAGTGACCAGCGAATGATTGATTTCTTTAGCAGCGAATTAAGCAGCTTCTTGAGCGCGCATGGATTCAATCGAAGTGATGTATCCCTACAGTACTTTATCAAAAACGATACAAGTGATTACAAGACGCACTTTACGACAAGCGGTATTGTTACATCTAGTGATGATGCCAAAGTATCGGCTACTGTGATTACACGTCCCGCGTCCACGCCGGAACAACCTGCTTGGCTGGATTACCGTGAAGTCAACCGAGGGCACTTGCCACCAGACACATCGGTGGATGTTTACAGTCCTGATCAGCCAGAGCCTTACATCGATCCGATTCAGCCGGCCGATGAAGGGACACCAAATGATGGCTTTGCGATTAACTGGAAGGGCAGTATCTATGCACCAGTATCAGGAACCTACACCTTCTACTCCACATCGGATGATGGCTTCCGACTCTGGATCGATAAGAAACTCATCATTGATAAGTGGGTTCTGCAATCTGCAACGACTCATGTCGGCAGTATTGAATTGCAGGGAGGCAAATGGTACGACTTCAATGCTAACTACTTCGAGAACGAAGGCACAGCCAGCGTGAAGTTGGAGTGGTCACATCCGGCAACAGAGCGGGCAATGATCTCACCTGATTTCTTCACTCCTCGTTTAGGATATGCAGTGAATGCCAGAGTGAAAGAAGCAACACCGCTGCCGTGGAGCCCGATGATTCATAATGGCTATTACTACTTCAAAGATAAGGAACATTACTTGTATGCGAAGAAGACGCGCCATGTGATGACACCGGTCGATCACCAGCTTCTCATTCAACCACGTCCGCAGCAAGGAGCGCCAATGATCGTGAGAGATAACGAAGGAAATATTCTTCGCAAGACGGCTTTCTATGAAGAAGTCTTTAATGAGAATGGCTTGCTCATTGATATCCAGCAGACATTGACTTATAAAGAAGAGCTGATGGGCAATGGATACAGTAAGTACTATCTAACCTATAAGGGGATTGATCCGGATAGTCTTATAATTAAATTGAATGGCATTACAATTTCAGCAGATAAATATGTATTTGATGCAGAGAAATCATCGATTCAGTTCATGAACAATGTAGGAAACCGTGATATAATGAACTTCGAATATAGCTTGATGTACAGCTATTTTGTAGACTACAACCATGATCCGAATAATGATGTCGCCAAGATTGTTCTTCATCCGAACTATGATCCAGACAAGATGAAAGATATGGAGATCATTTATGAAGGCGATGCGTTTAGTCCGTTCTATCGAGCAAAAGAAATCGCACTGAATCCGCTGCTCACTCATAATCACAAGGGCTTCCTATACTTGACCAACAAGATATTGGATACACCAAAATCTGTGGATATCAATGTATCACCAAAGACACTGTCTTCCGATGGATTAGGAAAGGTTCTAGTGACAGGGAAGGTACTGGACAAATACAACAATCCTATTCAGAACAAGAATGTGGACGTATATCGTGATGGAGAATTAATCTACAGCGGTCCAACGAACCGTGCAGGAGAAGTCTACGTTTACGATAAGCCGGTGCCTAGAGCTGAAATGATCAGCGTATATCAGATTATTTGCGAAGACTTAAATAACCAAACACTTCTAAATTTCTATGTTCCTAATATGAAGGATCGCTACTTCCTTGAAGTGAAGACCAGTAAAGCAGCGATCCAAGCGGGGCAGGATGATAAGGCGACCATCTACATCACGCTTCGGAATGAGAACTGGGAGAACGTGGCTGGGGAGAGAATCAAGATCGTTTGTCGTAATACGAAAGGTGAAATCACTACTTCTGAAATGACGACAAATGTCTATGGCCAAGCAGAGTGGACAGTCTCCGCTTTGAATGAGCAACAAGGCAATATTACTGTAACAGCTTCTTACAGTATGGAAGGTGAAACAGCAAGCAACTTCATCTACCTGAAGGTAATAGGGGCGTAACAACCCCTATTGCTTTTTACATAGGTGAAAGAAGGGAGATTAAAAGTGATTAAAGACTTTTATCGCATCGCATGCATTATCTCAGTAAAGGATCAGAATGAACTTGATAAGGTATTTGTATATGACGATTACTTTACGATTAACGAAACCATGAATCAGGCTGCAATCGGACAGGCGCTTTGCGGTGGAATGAGCATGCAGGAAGTATTCCAGAATCAGATTGATGATTACATTCAGGAATATGGGATTCAACCGAACAGAGTCACGGTCGTTGGCTATCAAACTAAATCAGGCCACAAGGATATTTCAGTCGTTTTCTATAAAGATGGAGTTGAACAGAAAGTTCAAACAGCTGACGGATCCATGAAAGCAGTAGCTTATTATCACAAGGATGAGCGATTAGACTACGGGCTTGAATTGTTTGAGTTTGATAAGGCGCTGCCTAACGGTAAGCTCTCTCTCAGAGTGGGTGAGCAGGTGCCAACTGGCGATGTGAATCTGGCTTATATCCATAGCCCGCGAATCAATGTAGAAGAGAACGTATCTTTGATTGATACTTCTTCAGTCAATGAAAATGTAATCCCTATTGATCAGATTGAGTCCTTAGTTGTGCCGGATGCAAACGGTGTTCTCTCTTATGCTGATGTGGTTTCCGATGATCAGCCGATCATTATGCGTCCGCCATACAGCAGGTTTCCATCCAAGAATATCAACATCACTAGACGATTTACGCAGAACGAAACTGTAATATCCAATGCACTGTTCTATAAATTTGAACTAAAGTATCATTACGACAGTGATCCGGGAGAAGCAGGAAAGGTAATACGTTACACTGGCAGCCAAATTCAGCTAACCGATGAGAACGGAAACCTGCTAGGACCTGAGTTTAAACGTCTGATCTATGCTCAAGCGACTGAACAGAATCCTAAGATCTATTGGGTGAAGATTTATATTCAAAGCAATACAGATGAAGAGCAGACCTTTAAGGTTCGCTACAATCATGTCGAGACTCCTGCTCCAGATGAAGAATTAAAGAGTACCACAAAAACGGTGGAGCTTTATTCTAATCAAGGGAACGTTGGATTGATTGAGGGTGGTAAGCTGCGAGTGATCAATGGGATCGGCGCGTACGAGCAGGTAACAGCAGAAGACCTGCGGGCAGCCGAGGACATTCAAGAGGTGTATTCGATTGAGGAATATCCGGATAAGGATGGATATAAAATTACGGTACCGCAACGTTCTATGAATGACCCAAGAGCACGTAACGCATTCAACTATAAGCTGTCTGCCACCTATTTGGATGACAAGAACAACCAGCGCACATTAACCTTTGGATACGTAAGCGATTGGACAATGAATGCAGACGCCCTCCTTGCTCATGAGAAGCTTGAGTTTACCGGAGAGTATAAAACCTTGGGCGTGAATATTGGCGGCGGATACGTAGACGCACGGAGCCTCATTCAATCGATTATGCCAGTAGACATGCCTTCTCTTCCGATGGATGCCATATTTAAAATTGAAGATGCCAGCGGGAACCTGCTCTATACAACTCAAACCGCTTCAGACAATGGATCAGTAGAAAGCATTGTAGCAGAAAGCGGAAGCTCACCGGCACAGGCAAAATCAAATACGACAACTGCTAAGTGGACGGGAGCCAGCGGAAGCAATGTGAAACTGAAGAATAACCCAATCGAACATCAGGTTACGGTCTATCCTGAACAGCAGAAGTCAGAAGTAGACTTCACATGGGAAGCCAGCGGATCAGGAGAGATCATTACTTCGCAAAGCTATCAAGGACGATGGAAGGTATGCCAAAACGTAACGATCGAAAAAGCCTTCACAGCAAAGCCGATTGACGTATTTACAGGATGGGACTTTATCGGCTCCAATGAGACACGAGGCAAATGGGAATATAACAAAGCCAGAGATGTACTTCTGCTTACGGTAAATAAAATCGAAGTCAGTGGCTACTACAATGGTGCCCACAAAGATAAAGAGAACTACATTTTCTCTGCATGTGTTACGGTAAACGACCACAACGATGATGACGTGATCGGGATTCAGTTCCGAGTTAACAATGATAAAGAGTACTATTGCTTCCTATGGGAAAAAGATCAGCTCATGCGCGAGCCAGGAGCCAACGGTAACGGCGTAGGTCGCGTACTCGTGGATGAACGCGGCGTATCTGCGGTGCTCTACTACAAGAATCCAGACCCTAATAAATTTAACAGCGCCTATGAAGCTGAAACGAATATGACAAAGTACATGTCAGACTACGGATTTAAAAACCGTAAGAAGGGTATATTCAAAGCCAGCCCGACTACACTTCCGCCTTACTCTGATGCACTGCATCCGAACTGCCAGTACAAATCAGACCGGACGGGATCATCCTTTGAGAATATAACGAGCAACGTAAACTATAATGCGAAAGGATGGGTACCGGGGGAGACATATAAGATTCGTGTCGTGGTTGCCGGTAGTAAGTTCCAGGTCTACATCGGTAACGATACTTCCGATGATGCATTAGGAACATTGGTTTGTGAAGCTGAGGACAGCACCTACAGCAAAGGCTCTTACGGAATCTGTAATATCTCTCAAGAGAATGCGCTATGGTCTAAACTGAAATTCACAGAACTGGATGTTCACGAACTCTGCACAGACTGGGAGAACGTGACGCTAACTAGTAACGATTGGGTTAAAGTGTCCGACAAGAAGCCGGCCGACATTTTAACCCCACTCATTGAACAATACATGAAAGACACCTATGGTAATGACATGCCTTATACTGTTACGACTCCAAGTGTTGTCGGTGATCCGGCAGACCTTAGAGCAGAGGTTCGAAACGATGGCTACATTTGGGCAGTGACGAACAGCAGCCAGGCAGGAGGGACGTTAAGTACTCCTTGGCTAACCAGTGATAATCGCAAGAATATTACCGGCACAGGCAAGGCGGTCATGAGGGCAGACGGCGTTATGGATGTAACACTCACCCCGCCAATGCTAACGAAGGATAATATACCGATTGAAGTTCAGAACTTCTCTTGGAATCGAATATGGGCAACAAGCGGTGAAGGCGTAAACATTCGGATTAACGGTGACAACTCTGTTTCTGCTGAGGTCGATGTGCCGCCGATCATTCCGATTGGAGCACCACTCACCCTGCCACTGGAAGGAACAGATAAGATTTATAAGCAGGAAGGTATGAAATCGATGGGCCTTCTTTTCGGGACAGGAAACATTCTCGAGAAGCTAAACATTTCATCCAGTGTTCCTGCAAATGAATTGCTTCTGCGTATCGAGAGAGGGGATTCAGCGGGTAACAATCGGGAGAATCGAGTGAACTATCGCTGGCATTATAACTGGCAGAACCGAGAATACTTCGAGGTGGATCAGGCAAATCGAGGCGTTAACCGGATGCGCATGAAAAACATCCTGCAGCCGGGAACAACAAATGTGATCGAAGGGCTTACGGCTGACCTTGTAGCGTGGACAACTTTCGAAGAGCTAGAGTCAGTGCCGGTGTTGGCCATTAAGATTGATGATGATAAAAAGATCGAAATGGAGAAGCCAAAGGTTGAGCGAGACAACACGGAGATCGACAACTGGTATGTACGGGTGAAGAACGGCAGGGTGAAGAAGCGATATGTCCTTCCTTATTATGAGGCTGGTGAAAAAGTCCCGCAGCTCTATGTATCCTATCCAGAATTGATTCCATACGCTCCGATGAATCCGGAAGAACGAAAAGAAATCATTATGGATTATACGGTGCCGGAATATACGAACCAAGAGTTCTACAATGAACCGGTCATTCTGATTGATCGAGAGCATCCTGTCATTCTCAATGATAAAGCGATTCAAGTTGGATTCACGCCAATTGCGATGGCATCCGAAGCTGGCGTAAGCTATCTCGAAGTCGAAGCGATCCGAATGAATCAGTCTCGTAAGCTAAGAGTTTCCGACATCGATGCGAAAAAAGGTATCATTTATCTGCACGATAGGATTCGAGATCAGGACGAAGTGATTGTACGATATGCTTATGTAGAGGATTGGTACACGTACCGCGGGTACAATCGCAGCGGAGAGTTCTTCCATCTGGACTTAAACCCAAGTCCAGGACACCGATTTACGATGGCCCAAGATGGATTTCATGAATGGGTGCCGGGAGATGTGACGCTGCGCGAATCGTACACAACGACCGAGAAGCAAAGCAATGAATTATTAGTTAGACAAATGCACGTCTATCTAAGACCCACATCCATCTGGATACAAGAGGAATCAGGACCTCAGCTCATTAGTGGTACAACTCGTAATCAAGCGATCTTCCATACGGATGACAACTACTGGTTTGAGCCAGATGATTATAACTATGATCCATCCATGCTTCGACTAGGGAAAGTAACAGTCCAAGCCAACTCCAGCCTTAAGAAAGATGTGGTCATTATGGACACCCGGACAAGAGGCGGTGGTCTGGATGAAGCATTATCTAAAGCGGTCATTGCCAAGGTAAATAAAGAATCACTTTACCATTGGGATATCGGCTACTTTGATGGAGAAGCGTATCAGGAAAATGGAGTCATTATTGTTCGGCTCCCGCGCAGTATCCTAGCCACTCCAAATAATCCAAACGGATTTAGTGAAGCTGAAGTGCAAGCAGCTGTAGCGAAGCATAAAGGATACGGAATCCTGCCGATCATTGAATACTATGATCTGCAGCCAACCGATCTTAACGTGCTTGGTAATCCAGAGTTCCTTTACGGCAAGCACCTGAATGAATATAACACGAATCTATCAAGCGGATTATACTTCATTAATCAGCAAGACCTCGGTACTGGCGACAACTCTATCCTTCAAATTGAAGAGGGAGGCGTATACGGCATCCTGCTATCCACAGCCAATCTGGAGTACAGTGATTACACTTTGGATATCAAGGCGAAGAAGATGTCTAAGGCGGAGGATCGTTCGGCAGCTGTCATCCGGTATGTATATCGAAACGGAGAAACGGCAGAAGTACCGATGGCCACAATCAACAGTGAAGACTGGATGATTTATACGGCTGACATTATGAATGACGGTAATATTGATTCCATCATTATTCAGGTGAACAGCAAGGAAGCTAAAGGTGGCATTCTTGTAGACTATGTTAAGATGTTCCCGAAATTTACGGAAATAGATGGAGTGGAATTTATAGAATTGTAATGCGTTACATGATATGATAATACACAGCAGCTCGCATATACTGCGGGCTGTTTCTTATAAGGAGGAAAAGGTATGCCAATCACAGATACAAGGAATATCGTGCAGTTTGTGAATGAGCTTGAATCGAGGATTAATAACTTAGATCAGGACCTTTTGGATTGGGAGAATAATAAAAGCCAAATTCTAAATGCCCTGCCTCAGATCAATCTCAACCGCACGAATGCCATCACTGCAATCGTTAAAGCAGAGGATGCACTAGCAGAGCTTAATACGGCAACTTACGGTGTCGTTGCGGCTAAAGGGCAGCGCCTTAAAAAACTGCTCGATGATCTGAAAGCACAAGTCATTGAGATTGCCGAGAATGCACCAGGCAAAGGCATTGAGATTGACTCTTACATTCAAGATGAAATCAACAATGCGATCGCCGGTGTAGACAGTGCAATTCACGATGGATTAAAGCTGGACTATCGCATTAGGCAAGTTCAGGATATGGCTCAAGAAGGAGTAGAGTTTGCTCAAAAAGAAATCATTCTTCCTTTTAGCCATAAAACAATTAATCCATTAAATCATTATGAGGTTCAGCTCGAACCGCAAGAAGGCGTAGAGTATGTCAAAGGGGATGTGACAGTACTTGATGCCGGCGGGGATCGCGTTGTGCTTGGAACGAATCAAGAAGCCATTACTGGAACGATCTATGAGAACGGAACGATTATTCTTTCTGAGTCTCCTAAAGTGCCAGTAACGCTGATTTATCCAGCACGGCTAAACTTTAATGATGTGCCAGAAGACTTCTTGTATTACACGTTGCAAATGATGCTATCGAAGTCTAGTCCAACCCTTACATTCGTTCAGAAAGTTGAATCGATCGTAACGGAAATCCTTACAGATATCCGGTACATGAAGGGAACGAACTGGACAGTAGATCACAGCATTATGCGTAACCGAAAGGACATACTGCTGGAAAGTATCACGCCTAAAGGTTTGCAGGTAGATGTCCAAAACGGAAATGTTCACGCTATGTTCAGCTACAACGATCATCCGAACTTGAAACACTTTGTTCTGGAGAAGTTAAATCCAGAAACGAATGAGTTCGAGCCGTATGATGGGGCTGAGGGGATTATTTCTAAATGACCGAGTTGATGAGCCGATACCAGGAATTGAATGCAAGAGAAAAACCCGAAACTTCTAGCCGAGGGAAAAGAAATATGGCTGGTATTATTGTCAGTGAAGGATTTGCAGAACACATGAGAGTTACCTCAGGAGATCATGAACTTACGCCTGTAAGAATATCTGTCGACGGAACTGTTGCTCCTGCAGATGAAGAAACATTCTTAGCATCTAGGGCAATCCCAAGCAGAGGTAGGGGGTATAACTTTCCTCAAGAAATATTAGGAACCTTTTTTGATGGGTTGAGGACTAATATAAGGACAGATGATCTTCCGTATTATCCAGGAGTGAATCCTATTGAATTTGCTGACGAGGAAGTGCCAGAAGATGCATATACGCGCCAAGAAAGTTTCGACGATTATGCTGTATCTATTTATGCAGGTGGAGTACCTATTCCTGGAGTCTTGAGATATGAAATGACAGAGCAATTTGAAAACAGGAGAATTGAAGGCTACTTAGAACTACAGCGTTTTGGCGGCGATTCGATTTTGTATCAGGTTGCCAGGGAGCAGGAATCCCGTATCCGAACTATGATGATACGCATGATTAGAGACAGTGGTGAAGTGATAACCCAAGACGTGACCAATGTGCACTGGATTCGCCGGACAATCAGCAGATCGGCAGGCGAAGACATGGAGACTGAGCGCTTTTATTTTACAGCTAATTCTATCAGATCATATGGTAGTGAAAATTAAAGTGAGGGATTATATTTGACGGAGTTAATGAGTCGATATCAGGAAAATGCAGTTCAGAAGCGAATACATCTTCAGGGGATTTTGAAATCTGGCGAAGACGGGATGAAGTTTGAAGATGGCTATGATACCATTGCCCGAACGATTGCCGGTCAGATAGCGTCTTGTAATGAATCCAGGCATCAACCGGAAGATGATTATCGATCAGATTATTCCCTTTGTCTACCGGAAGTTTTCCTCCGATTCTATTTGAGTGACAAGAAAGTCTCGCTGGAAGAAGCAGAAGAAAAGCAGATTATGATGTCGATCGGGGAGCTTGATATTTATACGGAATGGTACGGCTATTCAGAGTATACGATTGAAGGGTATTGTGTCGAAAACTTCACCATCGGTAACCATGACATTGAATCGATCCTGAAGACGTATAAGGGGAAATACGCACACATCATTATGGAGATTTATTGAAGGCAGCTCGTAGGCTGTCTTTACATACGAAAGGAGGAGTGACATGTTAAAGACTTTAGCTAGGGTGCCACTATTTTGGTTACTGTTTTCTTGGAATATAGGAGTAGTCATCCTTGCTGGTGTTATTATTTATAAGTTATTCTTTTGGATTCTTGGGTTTTGGAAGTGCAAGACTTGCAAGAAAGCACATTGGGCTGACACATTATCTTGTAACTATGAGAGCGCAAAAGGATATGTATCAGGTCCTTTCTGTGAAAGTTGCTACATTGTTTTTTTGGAAAGTCGCACAATTAAACCGCCACCGCCCAGCTGGCGACCATCGAAACCAGCACCACCGAAACCAAGGAGTGGACAATAAAGATGAGTAACTATTTAGACCAATTCCTTTCCACGCTCCCGCAGACTCAAAAGCAAAAGCTTATGGAGCTTCTGGAGTTAAAGCAAAGAGAAGGATACATCAAGAGTGATACCGAGTTCCAAGCCGAACTCGAACGGCTGCTTAAAGTCTTGGATTCAGCGAATGCAACGCCGACTTTTCAAGCTCGACACCAAACCGGCAAGACGGATTCCAGAAGTTATAACAGTAACCTTGAAGAGATTGCATTTGATCTCTCTACAATATTTGCAGCTTCGAACCAGATCGACAGCTTAATGGATGATAATCAGCGGTTGTCACGGTCAATGCTTGCAGACATTCGCAAGAAAATCTATGCCCTTGAAGCAGAGGTTGAGAAGCAAGCATTGATAATGAAGAACACAGATGGATTCGTAGAAGGAGTCCATGAGCAATTCAAAGCTCCCCAATATACTGAAACTAGCGAATCATCGCTTGCAATTCTCAGAAAAGATCGCTATGGCCAATATCTAAATAACAAATACAGTGCTGAGATTGTCAGTGACTCACTACAGCTTGCTTCATTCGAAACGATAGACCAGCTTAAGAATCCCTATGGAAGAAAGCTGGCATCGATTCAGGTGTTGAACCGGATCGGAACAGTGGCCACAAATAATAATCATCCAATATCTAATGCCATAGATGGTTCGCAAGAAACCTTCTGGGCAGAAGTCATTCTGGCCGATGATGTGATTACGCAAAATATCAGTGATCTGTGGACACATGACTATGAAGGCTATGAGATGGATGGGGCAATGTGTGAGCTTGAAATTAGGCTGAACGGTATTACGACCGTATCTGAGATTAGCCTTGATCCGTATGCTTCTTATCCTCTTGAGATTGTGGCCATTCATGGATATGAATCTTCCGATTACGCAGGGAAGACTTACAAACTCGTTACGCCTAATCATGAGAATCCGCATCAGCGAAGCAAGAAGTCTGTAGGACAGATGACATTCCAATTCCCATCGGTCGATGTGGCCAAGATTCGTATCCTGCTTCGCCAAGAGAATTACGTAAAAGAAAACTATCTGGTGAATGTAGATGAGCAGAACAACATGGAGCTGTGGAATAAAATTGCAGGTTCCGCAGAACTTATGCAGCTCGGCACCGATGCTATTGCCGATCAACGGGAGCCAGGGGAAACCATTGCTGAGTTCGATAAGAAGAATCAGCTTACAGGCTGGAGCCAATATCTCACAGCGCTTCAAGAGTGGGCTGAAAAGCAGGGCGACAAAGCGAAGTCTGTTCTAAGTGCTGCCAAGTCAGCCATGGAGCAGGTCAGAATGGGTAACTATCAAAACCCTATGATGCTTGCTCTGCGTTCGATCAGTGCAAATACGAATCAAGCTACAGTGGATGAAGGCACACTGAGTCAGCAATATATTGCAGCCAACAAGCTATCCTATCTTTATGGCTTATACAATGTCAGCATTACCGGGCGGAAGTATTTGCAAAGATCGATCTACGTGTCTGAAGGACTGCCCGTGTCCGGAAATGTGAAACGCATGTCTCTTGTTACAGAGGAGAAGCATCATGATATGGATTTAGAGAATGGGGATAAGGCACGGATCACGGATGTTGAGTACTACATCAGCTACAAAAAGAATCCAGAGCCAACTGCATGGCATCCTATTATGCCGGCTGGCAAGGATTATGTAAGAGGCGAACTCCTGCTAGGCAGCTCGGTTGGGGGCGATGATTATCTCCTGCAGAACACCATTAACTTCAGCTTTCGCTTCCCTGTCATCTCTAAAGATACGGTTACTGTCCGGAGAGATGGCGTGCCAATCGGCGGTGACCAATATGTCATTACGGATGATGGAAAGAGAATAGGGATCAGGCAATCATTCTATTCTGCTTCCAGCATCTACACTGTAGACTACAAGCCAGCGAACGAGGCTTATTACGTTGACGTGGATGCAGAGACTGTACAGCCAATGCAGTACATTAACCCACAAGGGGAAACAGGTGAATATTTCAACGGCGTGAATGCGAACAACACGATCACGCTGCAGCATACTCCTTACGTTTACCGGAGTGAGATCTTCAATTACGACTCACAGAATGACCGCTACACACAAGACAGCAGTCAGCTCAGCATGGATAAACTTTACTATCCGGTTATCGTCCGGGTTGGCGGAGTGGAGTACAAGAATATCACAGACTATGCTAGTGGCACTTATGATAAGAACCGGCTCCAAAACGAGAACGATGGCAGGAACTTTGCTCAAATTGGCAACACCCTTTACTTCCCTATTTCCACATTTGATGGAGAGCTGAAAGATATTGTGGTGGACTATTACTACCTCACAACAGACGTTCGATTAAAAGCGATCCTGCGTAGAAATAGTGCCGGTTACGAGAGCGTTACACCTTCCGTATATAGCTGGTCCATTCGTTGTCAGACTTATGATCAAGAGGTGCGAGATGAGTGAACCTATTAAGAATAATTCGCAGCTCCTGTATGAGCAGGCGAAAGCACAATTCGATGCAGCTAAAGCCGCATTCGATGATGGAAGCATTAAGACAAATACGAAGCTGATACAGACTGTCTTCCAAGCGTTCGAGAGCTTCTTCACTTCGATAGGGCAACCGCAGATGGTCTTGCGGCTTGCTCCCGAAGGCGGGCCGCCATGGTCAGAAGATTACAACAACATGATGGATGAGATTAAAAAAGACATGGAGATTATGTATCAGGAGATTGATCTGATCGGCAGGGCGCTGTACACGGATTTCAATCATAACATGGTACAGCACAGCATCCTGCAAAGTCAGTTCGGTGTGATACAGGATAAGCTAAAAGACCTTCAGCTTCTATCTTCTAATATGCAGTCGAACGGAAAGATCACTTTCCACCGCAATGACTTTCTGAATAACGATAAGATTGATTATGATCGCACAACCGGAACGGCAGCTAGTATTGAGAACGGGATTGTGACGTTACCGCAGACGGACAGTATCAACTTAAGTCAGGTGGCACAGGTTACGATCATTCCAGGAAACAAGACTTACGACAGCTTCATTCTCGGCACGGAGTCCAACGGATTCCCTGGCAATAATCATGAGGTGACAGTGAGCGGAGGAAACACTCAGAATGACTACACCTACCAGTATGTTGGCGGTAAAAACAATCACGCCGCATACGGATCCGTGCTTGATGGAAACCCGGATACATGGTTCGAATACGAGTTGGTGAATATCCGAGATCATGATAAGCAGAACGTGGCCAAGAACCTAGGCTTTGCTTATCAGGTGCATGGAAATCAAAGATTGAATTGGGCAAGAGATCCGGAGAATGGCGTGCTGAAGCTTCATATGCAGATCATCTTGAATGAAGCGACAACCGTAAATGCAATAGATGTTGAGATGTATACACCTCCGAACCAAGGTGCAAGAACAGCAATCGTAAAAGACATTCTTATTTCAGACGGCAGCGGGATGCCAGAATCCGTAATCGGGTCAAATAAAAAAGATGATGATTATGTATTTCATTTTGCTCCACGAACAGCCAAAGTCATTTCTGTACTGTTTGAACAGCGAACAAAGTATTACACCGATATTGGCCATGAGTACTATGAGCAGAATCAGCAAGCCGGAAGCGATATTGACTATGCCATGAATACCGCAACCAAGCAGGTTAAGCCAGGCTATCTTCCCCGAGTGGAAGGTCCGCTCATGGCACTGCAAGATATCGGTGTTGAAGTTAGCGTAAAGGATTCATCTGTTAACGCCTACTATCCGCTTCAAGGTGAAGACGCTTCAAGTCCGGTGCTCGATGATGCCATTACTTCTTTATCGAGAGGCATCACACAGCAGACGATTGATATCGGCACAGAGCGCTTCGAGGGCTGGCGCTACACTATCGGCATCCGAAACATTAATGTTTACTCCTATGAGTATGAGCAAAGCGGAGAGATCGTAACAGAGCCTTATTTCTTTGAGCAGCCGCTAGAGAAGATTACGCTGTCTGTCGATGAAGACAATCCTCTCATGATTGAAAATGCACAGCCAGGAACGGAGTATAAATGGATTAAATACTTTATCTCCATCGACGATGGTGCAACGTGGTATCCGATTTCACCGCTTGAGCATCAAGAGTATAACAGTGGTGGGGAAGAGGCGCCGCCTAAAATATATACGGTGCAGCAGGTAGAGAAGTCGAGCCAAGCACTTACGACAAAGACCGGCTATATTGAATCAGAATATCCAGTATATAGTCTCAGATTAAGAATGCTATTCGAAAGACCGGAGGATGAAGAATGACCCAGAAGAATAAAACGCCTCTCTTAAAAGGCTTCACGATTAAAGCATACACTGGCGCGGAGGCTTCCGATAGCGAAGCTTCCCTGCGCAGGGCAAGTACAAGCGAATCCGGCAGCGGTTCTGACGTTGTTGATCCGCCGTATTATCCGCCAGAGCCTACGGATCCGTCTGCGCCAGATAACCCTGGGGGCGGTGGGACGAATCCAACCAATCCAACTGACCCAGAGAATCCAGGAGGCGGCGGAGGATCGGGTGACGAAGATAACCCAGGAGGCGGAAGCAATCCTGACAATCCGGGCGGAGGCGGCGGAACGGACGACCCAGAAGATGATCTTCCTGACGACCCTAGTGATGGTGTCTCGAGTAATGGGCGCATCTATATTAGAATCCTTGAAAGAAAAGACAATCCGGATAAGTACTGCTTAGGAATAGATTATCCTGTTAAGGTGCGTGCTTGGACAGCGAGTGAAGAAGAGAAGATTATAAAAATTGTTCTCAAATTCAAAATGCGGCACAAAGGTGGCAAGCTAACAGAGTTTGTTTATAAAGAATACACCTATCCTGGAAGTGTTGAAGAGAGCATTGAACTCGTCATACCAAAGGCAACATTGGATGAATGGGGAGTTAAAGAAAGAACTTATCTGCAATTGATTGCTGTCGTTTATACGGACCAAGGAAGAGATACACACACCACAGACTATGTGAGATTCGAAAACTGTGGGGAAGAGGAGGATGATCCAGATAAAGATACAGACGGGGATGGGATTCCAGATAAAGATGATCCTAATCCTGAGCAGCCAGATGAGCTGCAAGTCACCATCACACCTAAGACAACAGAGATATGCTATGGTGATGATTTAATCGTGTCTGGAGTGGCTGACGGCCCGTATCCAATTACGAAAGTCGTTATGCTTGTCAACGGAACACCTCTTGAAGATATCGTCACAGAGGAGCCTACAGAGCCGGAGACGCCGACTGAGCCGAACACGCCGAACAGCATCAGCTATTTTGTAGACGGCTCAATCTCACCATCAAGTATTAACCAAGATTACTGGACAGGAAATAAAGCCTTTAGCGGGAATGTCCAAATTACTGCAGGTAATATCGTGCCACTGAATATACAGCCTAACTTCTTTACCGGAAGAAACCAATGGCTTGATTTCATGGAGAAGGTTAGACGAGCGCTTGCTCCTGAAGAAGATACGATCTATACCAAAAGCAATATCAGTATTCAGAATTTTCATGCCTATCTATGGAAGTTCCATCAAGACAACTTAAGAGGACTAGTCACATTACCTCAGCCGTGGTCGACGTTTAAGTCGTGGGCGGTAAGTAATTTACCGGGATTGACGGAGCTTCAGCTGGGCAGCATCTATGCAACCTATAAGATCAAGGCCATCAGCTTCTTCTTCCCAAGTGCAAGCTCATATCTTTCAGGAGATATTATTGATACGTTGTCTGACCTTGTGGCCAAGACGAATACGTACACCTATCACTGGATCGACTTCAATGATATTCAAGGTAATCCGAGTGTCGCGGCTTGGGCGAAGGATGGGGAGCTGCCGCAATTTTATTCCTTTATTAATTTTGAACCTGATGCCTTGAATGCCAGTGTCATCAATCTTATGGCATACCGGCCAACAGATTATACGTCTAACTCTTCAAGGGATGAGAGCGACACGCTGACGCCGCTGGACAAATACAAGAGCTACTGGCTCCCAGTAGGATCGCTAGGAACAGCAGACCTGCAGACACTCAACAACAATCAGCCCGCATGCCGACCATACATTGCAGGAGAGATTGCAATCCATGAGATTGGACATGCTGTTGGATTCTACGGGGCGGACTATTATAAGTTTGATGCTGGCCATAAATATGCAAGCGACATAGGTAAGAGCCTGCACGACTACAGAGAATGGCAAGAGATTAGCGGGTGGGACTCCATCAACTGGTCGGGTATGAGACAATACTACAAGCTAAATAAATCGAATCCGGGAACGAAGCTAGACAACGGAAAAGAAGCACCTGTCACTGCTTATGGATGTACGCAGCCCGCAGAAGGATTCGCTGAAGCTTACAGATTGTACATTATCAATCCAAGTTTCCTGAGAGACAACTTCCCTAAGCAATACGCATTCATGGAGAAGTACGTTAAGAACATGGAATCCATTGATGTAATGAGCACGGCAAGCTTCAGAAGAATGAGTGAGACGGTTGTGATCGATGGCTACCATAGTCCTTTCTGGATGGCTGCTTCGCCTTATGAACAAACCTTCAACTTCCGATACCCAACGCTTGGTCATGAAGTAGGTGACAGCTTTGTGGTTGAAGTGAAGGCTTATGATAGCGAAGGTAACGAGGCATCCGACAGCATGACGGTCACAGTGAAGGATTGCTCAATTGATCCGGAAGGACCGAAGGTGAGAGACTGCTTAATGTTCGATACACTGCATGTGGAATACTACGATGCCAATCTTCAAGACATTAAAAAGTTTGATATTCCTGCCGACTGGCTCCCGTATGAAATTAACAATGGTGACGGGGCAACGGCCATGTTCGGATGGGGAGAAGACGACACGATTACTGCATGGTTTAAAGATGGAGGAAACAGCAGTGGCTACGGATTCCAGCTCAGCTCGATTGGCGTCAATTATTTGGATGAACACAATAATGCAAAAACAGCCTGGGCATCCAACATCTATTACGAAACCGCAGGTGTAAAGAACAGCAGGAAGATGCTTGGTGATCCTACAGGTAAAGATACTTCATGGATGAATCAAATCCTCACAAGCGGCAGCTATACGGAAAGCCCATCGATCGGATCGAAAGGTGACTATGTTAAATTCAAATTCCCTTCTGCTTGGAGTTCGAATCAATGTCCGATCAATAAAGATATTATCCGTCCAGAAGATGATGACTCGCCAGAAGAAGATCCAACGAACCCGAACGTTCCAGATTATGATCCGGAGAAGAATCCAGTCCGCGACTGCTTGATGCTAGATAAGATCATCTTCCAGTATTACAGTGACGTGACCAAAGAAATGCAGACGAATATTGTGCCTTTGGAATGGCTTGTAACTCAGGAGTTGACGATCGAGACGAAGGCGGGGCCTGTTACACTGGTTGCAGGATGGTCGGATTATTATAAAGGCGTATCGCTTATGATCCGGAATGCAACCGGCGCAAACAACATCTTCCTAACGGGAGTCGGCATCATCTTCAAAGACTTCTATGATGATTCGAAAACCGCATGGGCTTCGGATATTAACTTCAAGACAGCAGGAGCAAAGAACACCGGCTGGATGACTGGCGGGCCGAAGAACTTAGATGAGCTGCCATGGGTGGCAGAAGTAGATGCAGGAAACTACGGCAATGCCCCTGTGATCGGTAAGACAGGAGACTTCATTGTAAGCAAGCACATGGATTTATTTACTTCTCAGGTCTGCTCCATTGATCCAGAGCATAACTCTGACCCGGAAACAGGGGTAGGAGCTGATCCAATTCTTGAAGTCACTGTGCCATCACTTAATCCGGAAGAGATTACGCATTGTAATACAGACCCATTAACCATTGGAGGATATGCAGAGATTGCACCTAAAGTTACTGAGATTAAAGCGACATTCAATGGAGAAGAGTTCTATCAACGAAATGGTAATGCGTTTCACGAAGACTTTAACTTCACGATTCCTTCAAGAGCGTTTGGAGAAGGTGGATCAGGAGGAAGCAGCGAAGGTGGCATTGCAGATATTATCTTCTTAATTGACTACTCCGGAAGTATGGGTGAACACATTGCCTCAGTTGCAGACAATGTAAACAACTTCATCAGAAGGCTGAACGATGACAACGTAGACTATCGACTTGGATGTGTGCGATACAGCGATATTAACTATAGTGAACCGACTACCAAGACATCGTTGACCACAAGCGCTTCAGAGTTTGAATCCATGCTAAGAGCAATTGTACTGGCCGGTGGAGGAGATACAAGAGAATCGGTTCTGGAATCCATTATGGATCCTGTGAATGGGGCACTCACTTATGATTTTAGAGAGAATGCTGCGAAGCACTTTGTCTTAGTGACCGATGCGCATTTCCACGATAAAGAAGTGGATGGAATGTCTATCTATACCGCAGCTCAAGCCATAAGTGCTATGAGGGAAAAAGGTGTTATCATCAACATCATTGGTCCGATGGGTGAAGGAATGTTCACGCTAAAACAGCTTAGTGATGGAACTGGTGGACAGTACCTTGATATCAAAGGAGACTACGGAAACCAGCTCACGAGTATTTCTGGCCAGATATCAGAGGATGCAGGTGAACTCATATCTGGATACGTAGTTATTACAGCAACCGGCACAGATGGCAAGACTGTAACACGCCGAATTAAAATCAATGTAGTGGATTGCTCGGTGCCACCGCCAGGGTCAACACCAGATGAAGGAAACATCGAAAACAGCTACGACTTACTCTTTAGATTAAGATGGGGCATTCCAACAAACACTGCCTCTGACGCAAGATCAGATATGGATCTTCACGGATACCTTGATAGAGATGAGGCTAAGCATATATTTTACGGCTCTCGCGTGGATGCTGAGTATCCGGGTTATCGATCATATATTGAAGGAACGAATAAGATTTATCTAAACTTTGACTATGCTGACCATATGAGAAATAGTGGGATCGACCATTGGAATAATGAAGTGGAAATCATTACAGTAGATGGGTTTGTTAACCGAACACTTACTCTTGTAGTCGATAAATATTACGGCGTGGATGTTTCTGATCTTGATCGAGCACCGCAGGTTGAAATTGTGGATGCAGGAACAGGATCTATACTTCAGACAATCGTTCTGAGTCCTACTGACTTCAATTCGAAGCGTTCTATTATCGTCTGTGATATTGCTCTAAAAAACCCTGGTCAAACTAAAATATCTGATATTACAATAAGAAAAGAACCAAGAGATTATCCAACTCCAAATTAAGAGGTGATGAGCTATGGGCATCCGGCAGACACAGCTGTCGCGCACAGTAGAAAAGATCGTAAGGTCCTATCTGCAGCGCGGAAGATATCCCAGTATTCAAACCATCACTTATCATCTAGGGCAGTGGCTCCGGGAGCATACTCCTGGGGCTCCGTCCTTTTCGCCTCGTAAGGTTCTCCGCAAAGAGAAGTCGGACAGCGAAAGCTACAATGATAATGTGATGATGATTAGACAGGACATTGGCGATCTGTATGACGCCACAATTAATCAAACCATTCGAATTATGAATGACTTTAACTTTGCCGAGACAGAACGCGCCAAAATCAATCATGAACTATCGATGCTATCGAAGAAGATTGATCAGCTTCTCCTTGTATCAGGCGCAGGCAGCAGCTACCTAGATACGGTTATTGAAGACTTCATTGATACGAGTCGGATGAATACCGGCAATAGTACAGTAGCCATTGATCTGAATAACGGTCAAATCACATTGAAAGAGAATCAAAGGCAGAGTAATAAAGTTTTACTATCAGGATCTCAAGCAACTTTTAATGCACTTACACCTAACGTAAAGCAGTCTGCTATCGAAACGATCAACAATGCGTTCGATGATAATATTAATACAGCTTGGTGGCATGTAATTAAAACGACAGGGCCAGGCACCGTAAAAGCAGAGCTGACGATCAGGTTGGCCAGTGTAGAAGAGATTAATGAAATAGAGTATATTGCTCATCACGGTAAACCAGTTTTGATCCAAGTAGAATACTCTCTTGATGGATCGACATTCACACCGCTGCCTGAAAAGAATAACAAGCAATCCGTAAGTAATCGAGCGGTATGGAACTTCTCTCAGTTGAAAGTGAAGGCAATTAAGTTCACCTACGAGAAGAAGGACCATGATGATAATTCTGCCGGCGTGTATAACTACTACTTCGGTGCAAAGAGTATTTCGATTTCAAAGAAAAGCTATCTCAGCGAAGGCACCTTAATTACGCAGCCATTTGTATTTAGTTCTGATAACATCAATATGGTTTCGCTTAGCGCCTCACAGGATATCCCTTTCGGGACAACGATTGATTATGAAGTTGCGCTAACGAATGAAACAACTGCACTGGATAGCCTAATCTGGTATCCGATCAGCCCCTCTGAAGACACAACTCCTAAATATTCGAAGACAGTAGAGTTTAACGCTCGCGCATCGAAGAATATAGAGTTTGGACAAGCAGAAGCTACGCAGGAAGTAAAGAATGGCATGAAGGTATTTAGGCTCCTCAAAGATGACAAAGACGGCACCCTACCAGAAAGCTTTGACGATATCCAGAATCCTATCCTGCTTCGCGGAATTAATCAGTGGAGAAGAGAGCGGTCTTATATTAAGTTTGACGGCACCATCCCGCTGAACAGCACATGGAAGTCACAATATGATAACCGGCCAGATTCAATCCGTACTGACTATCAAGCTATCGGCAACCAATTAAATTTGCGCCGTGAGAATGGCGGCAAGTCCGATAATTTCTATCGCTTCACCACTTGTGTGTATAGCGAAGAAGCCAGAGTAGAACCACTATCCCTGGCTGTCATTCAGACTGTATCCGGCGTAAGAAAACGTATTGGAACATATGCAGTATATGTAGATGGTAAACGTATGGTACCGTCCAATGAAGAAGTAACTTTGACATTGGCAGCAGGATGGAGTGAGATTCAAATCCTATTCCATTGGGGAGATATGCAGCTTCGGCAGGATTTTACAGATGGCGATCTGCCTAATGAAACCCTGCTAGGCAAATTCAACTTCCTCTTGGAGAAACGGGTAAGGGCAGATAAGGATAGTCTCAAGATCGTGGACGAGCATTCACTGTATTACAATATCTCCCCGAATAATAGAGACTACTTCGCGATTTATGAAAACCAAGTCGTGCTGAATTACCTACCAACAAATTGCATCTTCCAGTTGGTCTATGAAGTCATTGATAGTTCTATTCAGAATAATCAAGTCGTGATGAGAGCTTCGATGAGGCGGGAAGAAAGTATTCCACACATCACGCCGAAAATAATGCGTCTGCAGCTGCAAGCGAAGTGAGGTAGCTTATGCCAACAATAGAAAAAGTACTATTTTATTTTGATGATGATAATGTATTTCCTTACGAAATGGACTTCGCTGATGTGCTTGGCAATACCGGTATCAGTACATCGGAAGGCTATAGTATTGTGCCTGAGATTCAGAGCGCAGACAACCTGACAATCCGCATTGTAAACTTTGCTCCACCGTTGTCCTCACCATCAAGCAAGTTCGGCAGTCTCTTGGGGATTGCTTATGTTTACGATAATGGGGTAAAGAGTTGGATAGAAGAAGTTGTTCGGTACGGACCTAATTCAAGCAATCTGGAAGTGGCAATAGGGGATTGGGTTGACGGAAAAACGATCAGCCAGGTTCGAAGCGATGCCCGGTACCGAAAGCCATACATCGGATATGTTGAAGCACAGGATTATGTAGAGTACAGAATTGAAGCGTATCAGGACCCACCGCCACCGCATGTACCACTATCAGGAACAATTGATCCTCCCGAAGTACGTATCCGGATTGGAGAAACGGCCAGCTTCAAGATTACTTTAACCGGTAGCAATACAACCATTAGAGATTGCGATTGGTTCTATGATGCAGACTCAACCATTGTAAGGCCGATCTCGTTCACGGATTTAACCAATAGTGCTCGTTTTAGCAGAGCAGGAACATATCACGTAACGTATAATGTGAATAATACAATAGGTGAAAATTTCACAATAAGTGCGCCCATATATGTCGCTGATCCTGCGCCTATACTCGTTGATATCCTTCAACCAAGTACACACTCTTTGTCGCAAGGTGAGAGTTTGGCCCTCGATGCTATTGCCGAATCAGAAGCCGAGATTAGTCTCAGGCGGTGGGATATTCCGACAGGAGTAGATATTCTTAACCAGAATGGGGAGCAGGCTATACTCAGCTTTAATCGTCTTGGAACGTATACGATCAAGTTCTATGCTGAGAATGTAGAGGGATCGCACGGCGAAGATTCAGTTGTCGTTTCCGTATTGGAACCGCCAAAGAAAAAGCCAGGAATAGAATTATGGATTGGCACTAATGATGGCCAGGTGCAAGTTAATCCTTCGATTATGATGAATGAGCTGCCGATCAATAAGGATGATATTTTTCTATCCTACAAAAATAGCGGAGATTCGGCTTGGAAATTTGTCGAATTTAAGGTAGAGGTCGGTGCAGAATCATTCACCTACATGGATGGGCGCACTCAGATACAAGAATCGGTAACGATTGCTGCCGGTGGAGAATACCGAATCCGCGCAGCACTGCATGATTACGATGCTCGTAAGAGGTATACGATTATTCTTAAGGCTGTCATGAATGATGATCAAGGACAAGCACTCACGAGATTCTATGAATTAAGATGGATCGCCACGGCAGATGACGGATACGATCTAGTGATCGTAGAGCGCAGGGATGATAATTACCACTACCCAAATATCATGAAGCGTAATGCAAGATATCGGGGGCAGCGCGAATCAGAGAAGGTATTATCTGATCACCAAGAACAGATTTTAGACATCCGATTGAATCACATGATGATAGAAAATCATACGAAAAATCAAGATGATGCCGTAAAATCGTGGTTTCAGGGGGAAAACGAAGCTGGAGTGGAAAATATTACGTATTCTGCAGTAAAAACGTTCAGTATAAATATGGAACAAACCAGTTACCCTCTCATGCCTGGAGTGGCAGAAAGCTCTTTTTCAAGGCTTGTGGTATTCTTAGATGGAGCAGAACTCAATAGTCCTGGGGATTTTGTGTTCGAAAACGGATATATCAAATTAAAAAGTAACGCGTTACAAATTGGAGATATGAAAGTCGAGTACACTGTAACGGTTGCGGTGGCCGAACAGAAGATGAACGGCCTTTATCCTGTGGCAAATAGGATGAATCAGATGAATGAGCATTTGGCTGAATTAGAGAGGAGACTTCAGAGCTATGAGAATGCCTACAAGTAAACCAGGAGGCGCCCAGTTTCGGGGCGCTACTTCTTCCTCGGATTACAATAACAACGAAGATAATAAATACCTAGAGCTTGTAGAGCTGTATCGACAAAGCAATCTGAACATCCAGAATCTTTCAGAGGCTCATCAGATCATCCTTGCAGCGAATACAGCCCTACACAACTATGCGATGATGCTTGAGCGAAAGACCGTAGAGTTAGAAGCACAGATGAATCGAATTGAATCAGCAGGGCCTTACGAGCCGATCTTCTTCAAGACCGGCTTCGTACAGGATATGACAACGGTTTACCCAAACATCTCCCAAGAGAACGGAGAGACAAGCCTGCGCTGCGATGTGGACTTGAACTACCGCTATGCAACAGTACCTCTGATTCATCAGATACCAAAGACGCACACGGTCAATGAAAAGAACGGTGCTGTGGTTGTTCCTACGGAGCTGAAGGTTCAAGTAGGTCGCACGAATACCAAGGGCGAAGTCATTGACAACAACCTGCTTAATGCATTCAACGGAGATAATGAATCTTACTGGCACAGAACAGTAACATATAATATTGCTGAATGTCCGGATCAAGAGGATGTCATCCTTGAGATTGAACTGCCTAGTCATCTAGTAAACAATCTCAACATAAACACGGTGCAGATCCATCCACATCCGGAACGTGGCATTCAGGTCAAGAATGTGGAGATTCATTATAACAGCGCTTGGAATACCATTCAGGGATTTATACAGCCAGATATGGCTGCTGTAAACAGCAACGAGTATACACCCCGCAAGAAGTGGTTCTTCCCTGGCGTTCCCGTTCAGAAGATTCGCATTACGTTGGTTCAAAAGAATCCTCTTGATATTGGCGGTAAGAAAGTATTCGTTCTCGGAGCGCAAGAGATCGGCGTTTACTTGACGATGTTTGAGCCAGGCGGCGGCACAATATTAACACCATTCGATATGGAAGGCATCTATAACATTGAATCTGTAGAGCACGTCTTTCTCAATCGCGATGCATTTGGTATTGATCGCAACTTGGATCAGCTTATGGAGGGACGAGTTTTTGAGTACGAATTGCTGAGAGAAGAAGCCGATGGCTTCCTTACTCCCCTCAAGAATACTGAATGGTCAGGTCAGTTTTCGGAGCGGATCTGGGTTCGTACAAAGCTGCTGATGTACAATGGCGTGAATCCATGCCTTCATGCGGTAAGGCTTAATTATTCTCGATGAGAAAGAGGTGAAACCGATGAGTCGCTTTGAGCTCGGAAAAACACTTAGCTTAGATAATATGGCTTCTTCATCAACTGCAGTATGGGCAACAATAGGTGGAGTTTTCGGGTCAATCGTAGAAACCGTATACGGCGGCGGAGAAGAGCGGAAGTTTATGATTGCCATCTATGCATTCTTTATCTTTATGGACTGGATCAGTGGGATCGCCGCTTCCAAGAAAGATGGAAGTTATTCTTCCGAATATGGTATCAATGGCGTACTGAGGACTTTATTCATACTTTGTTTTCCGGCAGCAGCCAACATGCTTGACTATGTATTAAACACGCCAGGCGTTATCTTCTATTTTGTAACGACGGGCTTGATCTTCCACACCTTCAACAGCTTAACGGCTAACTCTGTACGAGCTGGATGGGAGAAGTGGATTCCAAACAGCATCATTAACTTTGTTCAATCTGAGATTGAAAATAAATCTAATCGATCTTCCAAAAATACGGAAGAGAAATAGGGGGAAACGAAATGTTAACAAGCGTTCGCAAAGCTCTTGAATATCTAGCAATTACGCCGGCTGTCGTTCAATTGGTCTTCACCTTGGTTGCTCTTTTCGAAACAGAGGGCAACGGTGCAGAGAAGAAACAGGCTGTTCTTGATACTGTCAGAGTAGTCTACGCAGAGGTTAATGGAGTGTTCGCACTTAAAGTCTCTGAGTCGTTCGTTCTGAGAGTTGCAGGAAGCACTGTCGATATTGTTGTCAGCTTCCATAATCTCGTTGGCACGTTTAAAAAGAAAGAAGCTTAATACTTCTATCTCTTTCTAGCGCAAGATATCTCTCGATATCTTGCGTTTTTTCAATTTTTCTCTTGATTCCTAAAATTCAGCGTGCTATCATACAAATGTAACGCATTACATTTAGGTGTTGCTTCGGCATCTGTTGAAGAATATAATAAGAAAGCAGTCAGTATACAGGAGGCGTCTATGAGACCTACAATTGAGAAATACCTTCCGGACATGGATCAGATCAAAAAGATCCGTGAGTCTTTGAAGGAATGTAAGGACGAATGGCTAGAAACCAAACCGGGGAGCGGAAAGAAACCTGCAAGTAAGTATATGGGCGTAAACACCGTTCGCCAAATTTTAGATAACGCTGTGTCAGGATATACGTATTGGGACTTCGGCTTGATTGATAATTGGAGAGAAGAAGTCTACAAGTATGATAAGGATTCCAAGACATGGTCCTTTGATGGATATGTTTATCACGCTCGCGGCTTCCTGTTCATTCCCGGACTTGGCCAGCGTGAGCAATATGGTTGCAAAATTGCTGTCGGCGGCAAGGATAATCAAGACAGTGCTTATAAGGCAGCTGCTTCTAATGTCTTAGTAAAAGCGGCATCACTCTTTGGCGTAGGCGAGTCTATCTATTCCAAAATTAAAGTCGAAACGGATGCTGATGAGGAACAAAACGCTTATGATCAAATGCAGCAAAGCGGACAGTATCAATTCCAACACCAACCGCAAGGTGGGTTCCAGCAGCCGCAAGAAACTTATGCTCAGCCTCAGCAAAGCTTCGGACAGCCTTATACTGATCCGTATCAACAACAGCAACAGCAAGCTTATTTCCAACCTACGCCTGAACAGCAGCAGCAGTTTTCACAACAACAGCAAGGTGGCTTTAACGGACAGTGGGGCGCACCACAACAGCAAACGAACTGGGCTGTAGATGTAAATAACGAGGCTAACGGAAATTTTAATGTAGCGCCAGAGCTTCATGAAGATCAATATCCATTTAATCCTCATGAGCCAAACACACCAGAAGCCATTGCTTGGGATCAGCGCAATCTGCCGAACAAGCAACCAGAAGCTGCTAAAGAGCAGTCGTTCCAAGCGACCCCTCAAGCGGAAGCAACGCCGCAAGCATTCAAGGCTGAAGCTAAACCAGTTGGCGCGCCGGTTCAAACTGAGGCACAGAGTGCTCCGCAGCAAAGTGCTATTCCGCCGCAATGGGATCAGGTTGAGATACAAAAGATACATCAGCACAAGGCAAGGCTCAATATACAAACCGATAACGACATGCTTCCTTTACTCAGAGAGTTCTTGAAGAAAGAGGATGCAGTTCCAGGCGATTTAACTCCGGGGAATTTAGCTGAATTTAATATCTTCTTGGAGAAGTTTGCCGCCTAATGAATCGAGATGGGTTGATTTATCAGCTCTCAGGATGGTTCGTATGCACGATAGTCGGTATTCCGATACAGAATGCCGACTCTCGTATCCGGACTAACATATCATCTATTCAGAAATTAGTTAAGGATGGATGGGAGCTGGAAGAGATTCAAGCAGAGATCGAGAAGTTTGCCCAAGATTACCCGGATATGGTCAAACGAATTTATATGCTTGAAGAGATTTTCGCCACAAAGAAACCACCGAAGAATATCATGAATCCGGATATCTTCTACTATCACAACCGGCTGAGGGAAACTTCTCCTGCGCCTAAGATGCGTAAAGGACCGGACGGCAAATATATTCAAGAAGTGGAGCCGTTCTTCTTGGAGATGAAGAAACGCTTTACGATGGAAGAACTGCTTGAGTACTGGTATGAAAAGATGAACATTCAGAGCAATCCTCATATGATTAAGCAGGATGAAGGAAAATTTAATTACTTACTCGGCATCTATGATCTGGACGAAATCCTGTTTGCCATCGATGAAGCAAAGCGCATTCGCTTAAGCTGGCAACGGAGCCTTCTTCGAAACGCTTTTGATATTGAGAAATATGTAGATGAAGCTAGAGAGACGATATCACAAAAGAAGAATATTCATCAGATACATGGGATTAACCGAGTGATTCGAAAACAGGTGATCGCACAGTGAATGAGTTCCAGCTTTTTGTGGAATGCGGAGCGGACACCAATTCGGAAAAGTTTCCATTTACACGAAAGCATTATATGCATCCTTCCGAGACCATCAAGTTTCGGAATTACTACAACAACATAGGCGTCTATGAGACTGTAATGCAATACATTAACCCTGAGTTCTTTCAAAATGAAAAAGGGAAATGGGTATTGAATGCAAGGGATGCTCTGAAATGGGGCGATCTTTATCTGGACTTTGATAAGCCATTAGAGACAGAAGAGGATTACACCAAATTAAAGTATGACGTGCATATTGCCTTTCGTTATCTTAAGCATATTCTTTCAATCGAGCCTGATCAGATCAATGTATTTTATTCGGGACACAAAGGGATTCACTTGACTGTCAGCGGACATGTGCTTGGGCTAAATCCGCACGTATCCCTGAATCAAATCTACCGTGAGATTGCACTTGATATCGCGAAGTACACACTGTTTGGAACAATGGATACAGCAATATACGATGATAAGCGCATGTTTCGAATGGTCAACTCCTTCAATAAGAAGGGTGGTCATTATAAGATACCCATAACGCAGCAGGAGCTTCGCACTTGTACACTAGAACAAATTAAGGAACTGGCAAAAGAACCGAGATTCCTTCAACCTGCTCCACTGGTAACATCAAATAGAGCTAAGTTATCCCTTGATCGGTACATCCAAAAATGGACCGAACGGAATATAAAAGCAAAGGAATACCAAGGGAAGATTCGCAAGCTAGAAACTCTGCCGCCATGCATTCAGACCATGCTTGAGCGTACATTTAAAGAAACTGTGGACGAGCGTAATAACTCTGGGACTGCACTTGCCAGCTTCTATATGCAGCAAGGAATGGAACGAGATGAAGCAATGGCGCGGATGCTCATATGGGGCGAAGAGAACTGCATGCCTCGATTGAACAGAAGAGATATCGAAACTATTGTGAACTCAGTTTATAACGGACAATACCGATACGGCTGTGAAGCTTTTGCTAGACTGAGCGGCGTATGCGATAAAGATAAATGTCCTCTCTTTAATAAAGAGTTGAATAAAAAAGCAGAGGAAGAGAAAAAGGCCTAAGCGTCCCTTAGAGGGTTGTGTTTTTATACGCACCTTGTAAGGGGCAGCTTAGGACCCTGCTCGAACCTCAACTTCACCCAACACACAACACACAGGGATCTCTCCCTGTGTAATGCTTACGAACACTCGCAGGTATTACACGGGAGAGAGATAAGCCGTATGGAAGGAGCAGCTATGAGCAATACACAGCCAGGACAATTTAGTTTTACGGACATCATGCATCAAGTTGAAAGACAAATGCAGCAAGATCCAAATGCATTCGGCTTTGAGCCCGAAATGAGAAAAAAGGTTATTGTTACAAATGTCGAGGGAATACTTGGTCGTCCGTTAAACAGAATCGAAGAAAAGATGCTCCGCAATATCATGAATATGGATGCTCACTCATGGGCCAGAGGGAAAAACGGGGGATTAATTTCAGGGTTGCAATCATTCGATGACGCCTTTGAAGGCGGGGCTCAGCCTGGGCTTATCTTATTTGCCGCTGCACCAAACGTCGGTAAATCCGCCTACATGCTTCAAGTATGTAAAGGAATATCAGAGAGAAATGAAAAGGTCTATGTTTCGTATCATTCGCTTGATGATGCCAATAACGATCTTATGCCGCGCTATATTGCCAACGATCAACAAATCACGATCGGCCAAGCAAAGTCGCCAGCTAAGTATGAAGACGATGAAGAGATTATCAATAAGCGTAATGAAGGAATCAAGAACCTGTATCGCAGAGTAGACCGCTTCGGCATGTTCGATTCCAATGATATGACCAGCGTTGAAGCCATTGAAGAGCACATCAAGGATATTAAGATGACGATGCCTGAAGGCACTCGAATCGTAATTGCAATTGACTCCTTCAATGACTTGACAGTAGAGAGCAAGACCTTCAGCAACAATGATGATAAGACGGCTCACGTATCTAAAACGATCAAAGGCTGGGCTACAAGATTTGATGTTGTCGTTATGTGTACAGCTCACTTGCGTAAAACGAACGGCAAGCGTCCGATAGAGGATGATCTGAAGGATACAATCACTCTTCGTTATGAAGCAACAATGGTCTGCCTTATGTACAACGAAGTCGGCATCAAGGAAGAGAATGCTGAAATCTATTGGGTCGATGAAGATGAAGACTTGAAGATGCCTGTCGTGGAAGTGAAGTTCGCTAAGAATAAGCACGCATCCATGAAGAGTACTAAGTTCTTTAATTTTATTCCCGATTACTCTCTGTTTATCCAAGCGGAAGATGAAGCTCAGCGCCGATTCGCCTCTAAGATTTATCAAAACTAAGGAGGAATTGATTTGGATCAAATTAAGATCATGGCCAACACGCCAGACCAGAACCGGAACTATCTCCGGACTTACCTACAGGAAGAAATCTCCCAAAAGATTCGGCTAGAAGAAACCATTAAGCTTTATGAGGTGCAGTTGGACGAGCTAACTGAGGAAGTCGTTGATCAGGCGGAAACCATGCGGGCTATGAAGAATGATGAGATGGCTGATAAAGCGTCAAGCCGATTGAGCCGTATGGAGCTCATGAAATTCACCGTTCAAAAGTATTTGCAGCATTTGAAAGAGCGGAATCATGAAATGGTAGAAGATAGCCAGGCTCACATGGTTGCTTTATCTGAAATCGAAATAGAACAAGGAGGCTTTGTTGCACTCCTGTTTGGCCTTCGAGACAATGTAGAATTTGAGCCAGTATCACAAGGGCTCACATTCGAGCCAGGGGGCAGCGTTGAATCTATTATCGGTACATCCCTAACCTCTTGGAAGGACAGCTCTCAGCTAAAAATAACCCTAATACGGGAGGGGAACTAATTGAGATACTCTTACTTCTTTAATGAAGAAAAGTCACACCGCATTGATTACTCATTCGAAGTCCAAAGCTATCGAGCTAGAAATAATGGAGACATTGAATTAGTCTTTATTGCTCGTGTAACTGAGTTCATTGATAACACACAAGCTCGAACAGAATCAAAGACAGGCACTTTCGTATTTCCTGCCGGTAATTCAAGTCATGACGTTGATCTGCAGCGCATCCGAATTGCTGAGCAAAACAAATGGGTCTTCCATGTGAAAAACAATAAGAATGCCTCTCAAGATGTGATTGTAGGGCTAATTAGTAAGACGGCTGCTGCCAACCCATTAGGAGAAGACATTTACCATGATACTCCAAGCTATAAGGCAGAGCTGAAAGCAAACAACTTGGCCGTCCTTGAACAGGAGTATCAGCCGCCAGTGCTCACACAAACGCTTGTGTATACAACGTTTGCTACACCTGAGTACCCGATTGGCTTTAGCTCCGAAACGGCTGAATATAATAGTCAGCGCTTAATGTATCAGTTGAAAGGATTCGAACAGATCCTCCCGCAGGAAATCGATGCTTATACTGCTTTCTCTGTTGAGATGAACATTGCTCCGCGCAATGTAGTTCCTAAAGGAAATTCAATCTTCTGGATAAATATTGATGGCGTCGGTCGCTTTGACTTCCAAAAAGAGAACATGGTGTATGTGAACGAAGGGGATGATTACAACAATGCTATTAAGATCCCTCTGGAAACAAGACTTACTCCAGATTTGTTCTATTATAATAATGCATTTGTCCCTGCATCGAAGCTTACAATCTCCGGCAACGGCACTGGCAAGCTCACGATCACTTATTTTAACAAGCAATTTATCGTGGATTACAATGCCGGCCAAACAATTCAGTTCGTCAACCTGATTGCACAGGAAGCCGAAATTAACGCTATGGCATTTAAAACGATGGCAGCTGCGACAGATATCGATCTAACTGAAGGATCTGAAGTGTTCAGCGGCGGGGATCGACTTGGCATTGCTGGTGAATGGGATGCCAAGAATGCAATTGATAACAATGAAACTACAGCTTGGGGATCAGTGCAAGCCGGTAACGTAGACGGTCTGGCATGGATTGGTTTTGATCTAAAGGTGCCAACCGGACTGCGGAACATTACATTTAAGCAGTCAGAGGATTGTGGGGTAGACCTTATAGATATCGAAACATCTGAAGATGGCAACACATGGACTTATGTTGAATCTGTCAGCACCCACAGTCAGCCACTTGTATCTATCGATCTAAGCGTCAATGCCATAGCAAGATACTGGCGCTTAGTAGCTGCCTCACCGATCGTCAGCTTCCCTGATACCGGGGAAGCTTGGGAAGCGCGCATGGTGGATCAATCCTGGATCATTCATGAAGTTGAAATGTATCAGGCGCTAGAAGAGTCACTTCCGGCTCCAAGCGACCTGCAGGCAATTATCCAAGAGGATAACACCGTCAAGCTCACATGGACTTATGATGGTCCAGATGCTACCTTCCGTATTTATAACCGTGGAGTATTCCTTGGGATAGAAGTGGAAGGAGTTAATGAGGCGATTCTTTCTAATCTGATTGAGGACAAAGAATACAGCATTCAGGTTACAGCAAAATCAGGATCTATCGTATCTCCATCCAGTGAGCCTGTTACTTTTACATTGGATGATCCCCAAATTGAATGGGGAAATCGTATTCCGGTTTACCTCGATAACCTGGTCATTAAATTCTACAAATAAGGAGAATCACAATGTTAATTGGTAAACATTTTACAACCGAAGAGCTTATGACAATCATGAAAGACAAGATTACGGATCTGGATATGGAGACTCGTAAGCTGCAAAAAGAGTACAACGATTTAAACAAAGATATGGCTTCTAATCCACCTCAGAAGAATAAAGATGACGAACGCCCTATGAAGCTGAAGCAGCTTAGGGAGATCATTGAAGACAAAATGAATGAAGGAGTTTGGCTAGAGCAAAAAGTCGATGAAGCTGAAAAAGCCATCGAAAAAGATCCTAATGTAGCCAGCCAAAAAACAATGTTGTCTCTAAACGACATGCTCCGCCTAGGTGTTGAAGATCCGGAAGAGCCTGTTGTAGAAAACGAAGAATAAAGGGGATTTAAGTTCATGGATTTTATGGAGAAAGCCTATCAAGGCGGCCTTACAGAGAGCGATCGCAGAGAGATGCTGGAACAATACAAAGCTGGCATGATGAAGCAGGAAAGCTTTAAGGCACCGAAAGGGAAGGTACTATCCAAAGAAGATCCGCTGAATATGCCAAGACATCAAGTGTACGGCGAGTGCATTCGTTTCCACGAATGCCCGCTGTGCTTTAAATGCAGAAACTTCAATTCTTCTGACTCCGAATGCCGCAGCTGTATCCTCTTTGAAGAGGGCTCCATTTGCAATACAGAAAAGCATAACGAGAAGATTCTGAACATGATGATCCGCAGGCAGCGTGTTGATTTGGATGGAACTGACTTCAAATTATTTGATGTGCATTGCGAGGATGGCCACAGCGGGGTGCACAAGATTATCTTGCCTGGTGGCAAAGTTATTTTACGCAGCGAAGAAGAGTCGGATGCTGATACATCAACGATGATCCCATTCATCGGGCAGAAGCTTGAGTACTTCGTTAATAACGAATCCCAAGGCAAATTCATCCTGAAAGATGCTGACCATTTAGGCGTCTTCTCTTTAAAGGAGGTTAACGCAAAATGAATCTAACAGTAAAAGAACACATGGATTATATTCAACTGCTCATAGATGCTCGCAATTCGGGGCTTCATGATGCTGAGGGTCCTCTTAGGAACGCGATTATTCTATTCGATCGCAGATATATCAGGCCACCGAAACTTGAAGAGCCAGAGGTAAGACCTAGTGAAAAAGAATAGCCCTATGAGCTTTGAGCAGATTATGATCCAGCAATCTTATCAAAGCGTTGAGCAACCTGTGTACTGTCGCTTTTGCGGAATGAATGTAAAAACCCCAAGCAGCAATTCTCCAGGAGGAAATAATGGAGCTTGGAGAAGAAATTTGGATTGGGAAATTAAAAATCATTGCCATGTAAAATGTGCAAGCGAAAATCAAGGAGGACGCTAACATGTCAGAAGTAAAGCCAGCCGTACTTATTTTTAAAGAGGAATTGGAGCAATTTAACGATCCTGAGATTCAAAGTTTTACTCAGAATGCATTATCTATGGCGCCAGAAAGCTTCTACAATGATGAGGAGCTCGTTACTTATACAAAGAACGTATACCGCATACTTATGGGTTTCTTGGGGGAAGAGTCCAAGATTCGAGGCCTAGCCGATGCATTCCGTGCAGGAGCTTTACTTCAGGATCTGTGCTTCAATGAAACTGGCGATGCGTATCGTCGTATTCATCCGGTTATGGTCCGCACCTTCCTTGCACCTCTGAAAAAAGATCTTCAGACTAATATCTTTGATGCCATTCTTGGCATGGTCGAAAGCCATGAGGCCGATCAATCTCCGTCCCCGTTGCTGGAACCAAAGCCAACAAATTCCGCTTTTTTATTGGCAATGGCCAACAAGGTTGCACGCTTCAATTTCATTGAATTTAAAGACTGAGGAGCTGTATTTAAATGGACAAAAATGTTGTAGCAAAAAAAGTAGTTGATCGCATCTCTCTAATCGAAGTGGAAACTGGCAAAGTCATCTTGGAAGTTGATGCTGATGACAATAGCGAAGAAATAAAAGGGCTGATAGAAAAATATACTTTTGACTTTACGATTGCTCATAAAAACGTGGTTGATCAATTAGCGAATGCTTTAATCATCTTAAAAAAGATGCCGCAGGATCATGATACGAGACGAATGATGGATTCAGTCAAGGATGCAATACAAATTGCAGATAGCATCTTCATAGATCATTACAGAAGCAGTCATCCGCAATACGAAAAAGAAATCAAGTAAAGTTTAAATGAAAGCAGGGGAAGAAATGAAATTCGGACATGCACTTGAGCTCTTAGAGAAAGAAGAAAAGTTAAGACGCGATTCTTGGGCACCTGGCAGCTTCATTGTAATGATGCCTTCTCTTTATCTGCCGCCTTTTAGTACAGCTAGTACATTTTTGAAGGTTAACGATCGCACAGCAAAACATATTGGTGTAAATACGCCTCTTAATTCGCAGCCGTATATCGCATTTTTTAATGGCGAAACGGATGAATGGCAGCCAGGCTGGCTTCCTGCTCAGGCGGATTTGTTTGCCTCAGACTGGTATGCAACCAAGCAAACGCCATATTAAGGAGCAATTAATTAAATGGATCACATTATGCTTGCAGTCAATATTTTAATTTTAAGTCTTAGTGCACATTTTTATGGGGATAGCCGTAAGCGCAATTTAAAAATTCAATGGGTCTTTTTAGCTTTCACGATTGTTTATTTGCTATTAGTTGCGGCTCGTCTCAAAGAAATCTGGGGGTAAAGGAAGAGGTATATATGGGAGAAAAGAAGAGAAAAGAGAGCCTGCCGATAACACGAGGCGGGGTAATCCCCATCTCTCGCGAATTGCTATCTCACATCTTAAGTGAGAAGTTGGGTGTGCAGGTCCAAGTAAGCCACGCAGAAAGCTTATACTATGCAGATTGCATCGGGTTCGCTGTGAAGACCAAAGATGAGAGGTTTCCAATAGTCTATCCAGGTAGTCGATTGGAAAACATATCATTGGAACAGCGTATAGATTCAGATGGAAAAATTCATATAACGAACGTCACGCCGTTTAGCGAACTATAAAAACTGCGTATAATTAAGATTTTACGCAGTTTCTGTTTTAAGCAATTTTTTTCTGAGGAGGTGGGCAGTTGGACGTAAAAATCGTTCAGAAAGAAGGGCTTGAAAAACCCTTTTATCAACCAACTCTTTCCAGTAGAGAAATTAAAGAGATGTATGACTATTTTTATCCAAAAAGATGGAGTAGTAAGTACGCCGAGCAGATACTCAACATACTGGAAGACCACCTCTCTTCTTAATATTGCGTAATTGAAATGCATTGCATTTTAGAAAGGTTAGATAAATATGTATTGTAAAGATTGTATGTCTTTTTTTGTTAGCTGCCCCTGCTGTGATGAGCACTTCTGCCCAGACTGTCAGAAGCGTGAGGAAGATATCGAAGAGGAAGAAGAGGAGGAGGAATAATTGACATGACAAGAGGTAGACCGCCGAAAAATCCGGCCGATCCAGGTAAACTCCCTTTTCAGCAAGGGTTGCAGACTAGGCAAGTGACACCCGAAGAAGCTGAAAAGTATGGGATCAAACTAGAAGATATTCCAAGCAAAGAAGTTGAATGGTATTCCAATAGTATCAATGTCAAAGATCCAAGCATTGGTTTTCAAAAATCTGGAGGAATCCATATTAATAAAGAGGCTGGCGCACTTCTAGGAATTAAAGAAGGTGACAAGATTCAGATTGGATTCAGAGGCAACCCTCGTCAAATCGTACTAAGAAAATCAGAAGACGGTATACGTCTTGGAGCTATAAAAGGTAATAACAAAGGCAGTGGTTTTAAATGCTCTAACGCTGGACTCGTGAAGTGGATAGCTCAAAAAGGAGCCGAGACAAAGCGCTATGTCATTCGTTCAACCGATGAAGAAGGAATTTTTGTAGCAAACCTATATCAATAAGCAAGGAGAGGTTATTAAAATGAAATCAGCATTAGAGCAATACTTACTTAATCTAAAGAAAATTAAGAACATGGACGAAATGTATGATGAGATCGGTGCCCTTACTGAAGACACTTTCAGCAACCATTTCTATGGAGGATACCTGACTCGTGCTTTGGAAACATTCAGCAATTCTGTCGATGGCAAAGACCTGAAACTTGAAATGGTTGTGTTAACTGAAGCACTGGTCAACAATACTCCTGAAGATGGGGAAGGCGACCCTGTCTATAATGAAGAAGAACGCGATCTGTTTATATTCAAAAAGCTGCGTTCGATTGGATCAACCGTAACAATGGAGCAGATCAGAGAAGTATGTGATGCTGAAGGAGAATACCTTGATCAGCTTATGAGGACAGAATAATGAATTTAGTCGTATTTAGTGCCTTATTTATTCTTCAATTTGTTGGCCACAGGATAGGAGATTTTATTCTGCAGACGGATGTTCAAGCTCAAAATAAAACAAAAGACTGGAAGGCCAGATTACGCCATTGCTTTTCTTACTCTTTATCGGTAAGCCTGCTAACATGGATCCTGTTACCGATACATTATCTCCCTATCATATTCTTAATAACGATCGTCGAGCATTTTATCATCGATGATCGAAGATTTGTTGTTTGGCTTAAAACAAATATCGAGACAAAAATCGCCAAACAGAAGGAGTTTAATATTAGTACGGTCCCTGGATTTGTAATTATCGAGATCGATCAAACCATTCATATGATCCGAATGCTATTAATCGCAATTCTTTTCAGCTATATTATGTAGCCTTGTATCAAACGAAAGGCCTCAGCACTATATGTTGGGGTTTTTCGAATGTCAAGACTTTAAATGTAGAAAAATATAGAATACAATAACAATTGCACACTAAATGTAATGCGTTACAAAAAGGAAGGTTTCACATGTTATTGAGTTATTATTCTTTATCTGGCAAAGCAGAAAGTTTCGTTAAAGAAACAGGAATGCATGCCGTAAGGATTGGCCCTGCACTTCGAATGCAGCAACCTTATGTGCTGATTACAAGCACTGAAGAAACAGGCAGCTTTCCCGAGGAAGTATCCGACTTTCTTATACATAACCATAATCTTATGGTTGGGTGCAGCATTATCGGCCAACACAACAGGGAAGAACTTCATGAATTGAGCCTGGCTGTTCCATACATCTCATCAGATTCTGTTGAGAAATTTATAAAAGAGGTGAATCAAATTGAGCGCAACACCGTTGAAAGTTACAAAGCCCAACAATAGAGAGCTGGCATTTGACGTCAACCGAATCCAAGTATTCGCTGAACGTATTATGGCAGGTTTAAAAGATTCGCAGGGAGAGACCCTGAATATACAGCGCCTAATGCGTGGCGTATTATCCAAGCTCAGATATAAAGAAGTAACTGCAGATGAGATTACAAATGCATTTACTATGTCTGCACTGGAACTGATTTCAAAAGAAGAACCGAATTGGAAGTTTGCAGCCGCTCGTTCCTTTTTAACATCGTTATATAAAAAGGCGGCTTTCAATCGTAATTATAAATCCTATACAGATAAACCTTATGGCTCCTTCTATAATCTGATTACTACAATGGTAGAGAAGAACCTATTCAGAAAAGAACTGCTAGAAGCTTACACCAAAGAAGAGATCGAGGAGCTAGAAGCTACAATATCTCCGGAGAATGATTTGCTGTTCGACTATATTGGCCTAATGACATTGAATGAGCGATACCTAACCAGCGACTATGACGGCAATGTGATGGAGCTGCCGCAAGAGCGCTATATGGTTATCGCCATGTTCCTAATGCACCAGGAGCCAGCAGAGAAGCGTATGGAGCTGGTTAAAGAATCTTACTGGGCTATGAGCAACCTGTACATGACAGTCGCAACGCCGACTTTATCCAACGCAGGTAAAGCCACAGGAGGACAATTATCCAGCTGCTTTATCGATACTGTGGATGATTCCCTCGAAGGGATTTTTGATTCCAATACAGACGTAGCTCGCCTTTCTAAAATGGGCGGCGGCATCGGCGTATATTTAGGCAAAGTTCGATCCAGAGGCTCCGACATTCGTGGTCATAAGAATACTAGCTCTGGCGTTGTTCCATGGATTCGCCAATTAAATAATACAGCAGTCAGCGTAGACCAACTGGGCACTCGTAAAGGCGCTGTAGCTGTCTATCTGGACGTTTTCCATAAAGACATCCTGTCCTTCTTGGACCTTAAATTAAACAACGGTGACGAGCGTATGAGAGCGCATGACATCTTCCATGCTGTCTGTCTGCCGGATCTATTCATGGAAGCAGTCCGTGAGCGCGAAGAATGGCACCTGTTCTGCCCTCATGAAGTGAAGAGCATTATGGGATGGACAGATGCAAAGGGGCGTAAATTGGGCTTAGAAGACTTCTATGATGAGAACCTTGGAAGCGGATCGTTCCGTGAGAAATATGCCGAAGCTGTGGCCAACCCGCTGCTGCCACGCATTACCGTACAAGCGATTGATATCATGAAGCGTGTCATGAAGTCTCAGCTTGAGACAGGAACACCGTACATGTTCTATCGTGATACAGTAAACCGGGCGAATCCGAATAAGGCGCATGGCATGATATATTCTTCAAATCTCTGCACAGAGATCATGCAGAACCAATCGCCAACAGTGGTCGAGTCCGAAGAGCTTGTAACTAAAGATGGTGAGACACGAATCATCATTTCCAAAATTCCAGGCGACTTTGTTGTATGTAACTTGAACTCAATCAACCTATCCAGAGCCGTTCCAGATGATGTATTAGAACGCCTCGTTCCAATCCAGGTTCGCATGCTGGATAACGTTATCGACATTAATAACATCGAAGTGCTTCAAGCACAGCATACAAACACTAAGTATCGTGCCGTTGGTCTTGGAACATTCGGTCTCCATCATTTGCTTGCTCTGCTGAAGATTCGTTGGGAGTCCGATGCGGCTGTTGATTATAACGACACTCTCTATGAGAAAATCAACTTCCTTGCGATTAAAACAAGTATGGAGCTGGCTAAAGAAAAAGGAGCCTATCCAAAGTTTGAAGGCAGCGAATGGCAAAGCGGAAATTACTTTACAGATCGGAACTACAACACTGCTGAGTGGACTCAACTTGCCGGAGATATCCGTAAATACGGTATCCGCAATGCGAATCTAATTGCAATAGCGCCAAACGGCACCACATCCATTATTGCAGGTTCTACAGCTACGATTGACCCTATTTACGAACTCGTTTCTTATGAGGAAAAGACAACGTATAAAGTGGCCAATCCTGCTCCGGATCTGAATAACGATACTCTTTGGTATTACAAAACAGCATTCCTGATTGACCAGCACGCCAGCATTAAAATGGCCGGTGCTCGATCAAGACATATTGACCAAGGACAAAGCTTTAACCTTTATGTAACTCCAGACATCAAAGCAAGTGACCTTTTGAACTTGCATATGGCAGTTTGGGAGAACGGGATCAAGTCCAGCTACTATCTCCGAAGCCGCGCATTGACAATTGAAGAATGCGAGAACTGTGCTTCATGATCGATGTATCAAGCGAAATATTGATCTGGTATGTATGGGCCACCGCCATCATCGGTGGCCTTACAGCCTTGGGTCTACTCATATGGTTCATGATCTGGGTCTGGGATCATACACTCAATTCCATATTGGTCATGTTTAAAATCAAGATGCTATTTGCTGAATTTATGCGTGACCATTACAGGGGAAAACAAAACAAGAGAGAAGAGTGAATGAAATGAAAATGCAAAAAATTTTTAACACCGAGGCGCCAAATAAATCTACTCGGATTATCGAAGGCGAGAACTCAGGGATTCTTAACTGGAACGATATCCGTATGCCACATATGTATAAACTCTATAAGGTTCTGCTGTTGAACCATTGGATCGCTGACGAGATTCCAATGTCTAAGGATGCACAGCAATTCCCGCTACTGGATGCAGAGGAGCAGCGCACATTTAAAATCAATATCGGACTGTTGGCAGTTTTGGACTCCATGCAAACTATGTTTGTCGGTGATGTAAAGCGTTACTTTACAGACTCTTCACTTGAAGCAATCTCAGCTATTATCGGGCAGCAAGAAGTTGTTCATAATCAATCCTACTCCTACGTGCTGTCGTCATTAGTTTCTGAGCAGGAGCAGCGAGAAATCTTTGAATATTGGAAGCATGATCCGGTACTGCTGGAACGCAATACATTTATCTCAGAAATCTACCAAGAGTTCCGTGATGAGCAGACGCCACAAACTTTCTTTAAAGCTATGGTAGCTGATCTAATCCTTGAAGGCATCTTCTTCTACAGCACATTCGCATTCTTCTACAACCTGGCTCGCGACCAAAAGATGATGGGTACTAGCCAAATGATTTCATACATCCAGCGGGATGAAAATCAGCATTGCTACTTCTTCGCAGAAGTATTTAAGCAGCTGCTTGCAGACTTCCCTGAACTGAATACGCCAGAGAACATTCAGTACGCTTATGACACTATTGATCGTGCCGTACAACTGGAGACCAATTGGGCTTACTATACACTAAAAGAAGTCCGTGGTATCGATCTTGAAGAATTGTCTGACTACATCAAATACATGGCCAACCGTCGCCTGAAGATGCTCGGTCTGGAGAAAGCTTACGAAGGCGTGGATGTAAACTGCATGCCGTGGATTAAGCCATTCTCTGATGAAGCATTGAATGCTACTAAATCTGACTTCTTCGAAACCAAGTCTCGCAACTACGGAAAAACCAGTGACGATAACGGCTTCGACGATCTATAAGAATAATAAGAAAAGAGGATAAACAACATGGAATTAATGCAACCGTATCAATACGAAGGCAAAGGACTAGACTACGCTTACGACCAGGTGAAAGCTTTCCAAAAAGCGTTTAATCATCCAGTTAGCGAACTGCCGACATTCATGAATGCAGAGCGTGCGGCAAAGCGAATGAATTGGGTTAATGAAGAAGTACAAGAGTTTTTGGATTCTAAAAATGTTGTCGATCAAGCTGACGCTATGATTGATGTGATCTACTTTGCTATTGGCACACTGGTAGAGCTAGGCGTAAAACCTCAAGAACTCATGGATATCGTTCAGAATGCAAACATGAGCAAATTATGGCCAGACGGCAAACCTCATTACAAAGAAGACGGCAAAGTAATGAAGCCTGAAGGATGGGAAGATCCTTACGAAAAGCTCGCTGCAGCGATTGCCCGTCAATATGATACAGCAAGAGAGAACCTTGCGGGAGCTTAGGCTCCTCTTGGTACATAGGAGGCCATATGGCTTACGAAAATGCAATCCGCTGCCTCGAAGAACGGATCGGTGTATATCGCCGGATGAGAGATCGACATATGAGAACGAGCTATAACATAAACACAAGGATTGGAGAAATGGAATCAGCAGTTCGCGTCCTTAAAACAGCTCAGAGTAGACAAGAAAAATTTGAGAAAGTCAGCCAGAAGCAATAGTCCAGGAGGACCGCCTGTGGAGTTAATGAAAAAGTATTATGAGCGCTGCGGCGTGATTAATGATCCGCCTAAGAAGCCAAGAGTAGTAGTAAGTGAGAAGGCTTTCAATTGCCTTCATGGCGGACAGGGATATGACTTAATAAGGGAAGCTGTTGAACTAGAAGTCGAAAGACGCATTCGGCTACAAGAAGCTCACTTAAAAGCGTTCAACTCGTTATTTAGATAGAAAGGAGTCATCACTATGGAACTTATGCAGGAATACAGAAAGAGATTTAGACAATCAACTGCTGCGGAAATCCTGGAAAGAATTAAGTCAAGCGGAATAATCGAAGGAAGAATGAAAAGAAGTAATGAATATGGAAAAAATCTGTTTGAAGAAGAGATTCAAGCTGAACTTGAAAGAACCCTAACTAGAAGAGTGAGTGATGCTATTGAAGTTCCATATGTAGGCATGCCGAATAATGAGTTAAATAGACAAAGACTAACGGGCGAAGTGCAGAGAACGCTTGAAGATCTAAGAGGGGGAAACCTGCGTGGAACTATTCCGCCCGTATTTAAAACGTCACGTCTATGACAACATGGGAGTCAGTAATATGGTTTCTGAAATCGCAAATGAAACGTTAAGAGATATGCAATATCTTATGCTGACTCCCGAAAACCTACAGATCATGGGCAAAGAGATATCAAAGAGGGCAGCAGGAAGGTTGTCTGGTCTTATGGATGACAAGCTTTACTTCGATGTTATGGTTGTATTGGGTCAAAACAATAGCGCGAATTTAATATGGGATATTCGGGATTGGGAAGGCAGAGCTGTAGAGGTAGAAAGGTTGATACCATGACTGAAATTACAATAGAACAGCTGTACGATTTTAAAACCTGCCCCTTGCAATATAAGTTTACAAATATCGATAAACTGCCTCGCTTAAAGACAGAGGAAAGCAAGGGGCTTCGTGAAGTTATGCTGGCCACGATCAGCTATTATTATGTCAACCTTCATGAAGGTAAATTTCTTACACTGAGTCAGCTGAAGGATAAGTTTACAAGCCTTTGGTATGACAAAGATAAAATCTATAAGATCAAGTTCGACCAGAAGCAGAATCAGCGTAAGAAAGAGCTTGAGGCTTTCGGCATGCTGGCACTATTCCATCGACAGCAGCAGTACAACCCGGATAAGACCGTCGGTGTTAATGTGGACTTCCGACTAAAGATCGATCCGGACTTTCATATTGTGGGGCGTATTCCTGTGATCAGGGAAACGCCAGGCGGTAAACATGAGATCGTAAACTTTCAAACAAGAGTACAGCGCCCCACCGAGTTCTATCAGCGGACAGATATGGGCATCACACTACAGGCATTAGCTTTTCATTCAATGTACAGAAAAGAAGTAGATACGTATGTATTGCATCATTTAAAGACCTCTCAGTCCATCTATGTAGATCGGAAGCGTGCAGACTATCAAAGACTGTATAAGTCAGCTCGAATGCTTAAGAAGTCGATGGACGAAGGCTGGTACTACCCTCGGGAAGGTTTCCACTGTGATAGCTGCCCGACTCAAAAATATTGCATGGAGTGGCGCTAATGGAATTAATGAGAAGATATAGGCTAAATATCAGCGAAGCAGAGGAAAAAAGCAACGACCAAGTAATGAGACTGGCTGGAAATATCGTTTATGATGTATTAAAACGTCGTGTCATAATGGATCGCTTTGGCGGTCCCTCGGTAATAAATAGAGCAGATATGGAAAAAGAAATTTATGATAATTTACTGACCGCTGGTCTTGCTTATCATGTTCGTGTCTTAATAAATAGGCAATATACTAACTGTCAGATTCGCTATATGAGATCCAAAAAAGCGGGAGATTTAACAGGCGTAATGGATGAACATGATCTTGAGCGATACAAGGAAGAAGGGATAGTTCCACCTCATGGAATTAGATGGTAGAAGCCTATGGAGATGATGAAAAGATATCAAGATCGTCATAGGAACGTGACAAAGGTTCCTACGTCTACACCAAGAACGATAGGTATGGATCGGCCAAAGGGTACTATTGTGCATGAAGGAGTACGTCCACAAGGCAGAGGAACGAAGAAAGTAAACACATGTGGGTGGCCAGAAGAGGATAAAGCGTTTCGGAGATTTGGGTGGACAATGGTAGGGGTTGGCATACTCGTTATCATTTCGTTTATTGTTCAGAACTTGGGGGAGTAATCATATGGAGCTTTTGTCAAACTACCAGCAAAAGGTAAGGGATGAAATTAAAGATATATATTTAAGAGGACACAAGGGCACTGGGCAGATTATAGGTTGGAATATACCGGTGCCGGTTGATGTGAGAGAAGAGATAGAGCGAATATCCATACAACCTGCGACTATTCTTCAGGACCCTGGAAGTGTTACGTATATACCGGAAGAAATACGCAACTGGCAAGATCTACTCGAAGAAGAGCAGCGTCGTTCCGGGGATTCCGACATTGTAGATTATAGTCGAGAAGCTGAGAGAATATTCGAAGATAGAAGGCTTGAGGATGCTAGGCGACGGGCGCAAGAAAGAGAAGAATTAGCAGCCAAAGCACTTGCTGACTTAGAAAAAGCTGCAAAGACAAGAGAAGCCACAAAAAAGAAAGAAGACCGAATATGGCGGATCACAATAGTTACAGGATCTTTATTGATATTATCATCAGTCATAAATGCATTTCTAAACTCATAAAAGGAGCGAATTAATATGTCAACAATAACAAGCAGCACCCGCAAAGAGTCTTTCGATCTGGTTAAACAGGATGTAGCAACTCGTCAGAACATCATACATAGCTTTCTTCTTCAATATGAAGATGGCTTAACAGCTAACGAAATTGCAGCTAAAATGTACGAGGCTGACCTCTTAAAAGGATGGGATCGCAATCTGGTTCATCCGAGACTAACAGAAATGACAATGTCCGGAAGAGTAAGAGTTGAAGAAAGAAGAAAATGCAGTATTACCGACCGATCTTGTGGAGTGTATATAGCTGTTACTGATGAAGAACTCCAGGCTTATATGGATCAAATCAAAGAACAAGACCTCTTTATAGATTTTTCACAAACTACTGAAAAGTAAAATGTAACGTGTTACAATTATAGAAGATAGGATACAGGGTGAAAACATAGGAGGAAACTATGAGTGACACCCAAACGGACTATAAAGTCGTCCAAACCCATGGCGCAGAGATGCGCGATGACATTATTGATTGGGGCATTGAAGCCGTAAATGCACCCGATGTATGGAATACCACAACCGGTAAAGGAGTCAAAGTGGCTGTCCTTGATACGGGCGTGGATCGTGATCATCCAGACCTGCAGCCGAACTTGAAAGTCTATGCAGACTTCACTCGCTCTCCTTATGGGCCTGAAGACAAGCAGGGGCATGGAACACATGTTGCTGGCATCATTGGAGCGGCAGACAACGGAATAGGAGTTGTAGGGATCGCACCTGATGCAGAGCTGTATGTCGCAAAAGTCCTTGGAGACAATGGAGGAGGCAACTTTCAATCCATTATCAATGGCTTGCGATGGGCAATTGAGCAAAATGTAGATATCATCAACATGAGTCTCGGCTGCGCAAGCGAGCCGCCTCTGGAATTATACAAAGTTATTAAAGAAGCGGCTGCCGCGGGCATTATAGTTGTTGCTGCTACAGGCAATGAAAATACAGGTGTATGTTGGCCAGCCATGTATGACGAAGTAATCGCTGTATCTGCAATGTCTCCAGGGAAAGAAAGAGCTCCATTCAGTAACTATGGCATAAAGAATGAAGTCATGGCTCCTGGTGTAGACATCTTCTCTACGTATAAAGATGGAGGCTATGCGAAGCTATCCGGCACCAGCATGGCAACGCCTATTATCTCCGGATGTATTGCACTGTATATTAGCTTCTGCAGAGGGCAAGGAGTAGAGCCCACGCTGGAAGAAGTTCATGCAAAGCTAGAAGAATCCTGTGAGGATTTAAGTATTCCAGGCAGAGACATTTATACTGGCGATGGACTTATCGATCTCGAAAAATTAATCGGCTAATAGGAGGGGCGAAATCCCCTCTTTTTTTATGCAGAAATTGTGTTATAATGTAAAACGTAACGCATTACATTTTAAGTAAACAAGAGATATAGAGACTATAATGGAGAATGGTGGTGAAAACATGGGAGGATATCGTATTATTGAAGACCTAGGTCGTGGTGTATTCACGGAAGATTTAGCACCTAAGAAAGGAGATGTCAAAGAGAATGAGGATCGGTCCGAAAAGGAATTGGGCAGTGGAAAGCCAGCAGACGGAGAGTAAGGAAGATGAGAAACTTGTAAAGATGTCAAAAAAGTCCGAACAAGGAGTCACGAACATTGACTTTATCTTGGAGCCGGAGCAGTTTGATGAACTTGGCCGCACCTGCAGACTAACCTTCGATGAGTTCTGCGCTGTCATGAATAAGATCGCTGACGAGGAAGAAGCTGAATGGGACGAGCTCCGAATGAAAGATCAGGTGAATATTACTCGTGATGCTATCTTAGAGGCGACAGTTTTGAAGTATGTAAAGCAAGAATACGGACTTGATCCAGAAAAATTTACTGGGCGTGATCTTAATTACAACAAGCGATACGATAGTGAAGGACGCTTCATTGGTGAAGCATTAATTATCACATGTATGCACATTCCCACGATGGCAATGAAGGTGAATAAATAATGGCTAAAAATACAGACATCTTAATGATCATAGAGGGCGAAACCTCCTGTGTTAAAACAGTAACCAAGCTAAGTCATATAGATGTGATCGGATTCGATAGTCTCACGAAAGAAGCAATGAGGGGTAAGCAATACGACAAAGTGTTACTTCCTTTATCAATGAGGGAGTCCGAGGGTCATATAAAGGTGCTTCAGATTATCAAGCCATTAGTATTGATCCACGACGACTTCGATATTCGCATTATTTACTACTAAGGAGATACCGATCATGGAAACACTTATCCTGCCGATGATGATGTTCGGGAGCTATAAGTCTTATGAGAAAGAAAAGGACCCCGTCACTGGAAGATGGAAGATTAAAAAGGAGTTAAACGGCAAGGGCAAGCTAAAGCCAGTGAAGAAAGTTTACACCCATGTAGAGGCACTTGGAGACCCTGGTTTCTACCCTTCCGTTAACCATATCTATGAAAATACAGGCAGAGGCGGCAAGAAGCTGACGAAGCCGGCAGAAGATCTATTTGAAAAATGGCACGCCTTGGCTTATGCTTGGAGCTTAAAAAATGATTGGAAAATGACGACAAAAGATAAAGTGGTTCTTGAACTTACAGCCTACTTTCCAGATGAGAAGAAACGCGATACTCATAATGTCTTTAAGCTAATGATGGATGCTTTAGAAGGCGTCATTTACAAAAACGACCACTATGCCCTGCCAAGAGTAAAAGATTTTCACTATTTAGAAAAAGACTGCGGCATTCAGCCTTACTTCGAGCTTCGGATCTTCCGGAAAGCTGACGAGATTGACCCGGAGGATGTGAGGAAGGAATATGAAGAAGCAAGACGATCCGCTTCATAGTTATCTTGAAGAAGGCGATGCCAATCCTCTGATGAGAAGATATCACAAGATGATACGAAGATACAGCAGGCTTCTTGTCTACGGAGAAATGGATTTTAAAAGCTATGATTCTAAGCGATTTATATCCTGCTTCATTCGGGAAGCTGAAATCATCAATGATCTTTGTAAAGCTGGAGGATGCAAAAGCGAAACGATCGAGAAGGTTTATGATGTCATCAAGAACATTCGAGACACTTTCTCCGTCTATGATATAGCGGAGATCGAGCATGAGCTGCTAATCGTATTGTTAGAATGTGCGCACTCCTATAAAGAAATGGGATTCGGCTTTAGCCGATATGTATACAGTGTGTTTAGATACCGAGTAAAGCGGTTTGTGGATAATAAGATGTTCGAGAGTATGGAAGAAGAGCAGTACTCTTACAAAGATGACCGCTACATAAATGACGATCGAGCCATAGACAGCATCATAGAAAACAGGTATTATTATGAGCCTCTAAATATGGAGGTTGATGAGTATACTGAACTGGACAATATTCTGTGGTTGAACGGCATAGTAGGTAGCGATTTGTTCAAAGAACTGAGTTATAGCGAAAGATTTATTCTTCTTAAGGCTTACGATGAAGGCATGACAGATAGAGAGATTGCTCGAATTAACGGGCTCCATCATCGATCTGTTTATCGCATTCGAAAACGAATCGCTGATAGCTTCCGCGAAAAACGTGTAAAGGGAGAAATAAAATGTCTACGATGATGAACTTTAACGAGAACACTATGATTGCTGGAGTTGCCACCTTGGATTGTTCGAACAACTTAAATCATTTTCCATTGGAACTAAGACTGAAAGAAATCACTGAACGAGATAACTATGTTGTTGCAGGAAATCTAATTGTACCCAGTAAGTTCTTTAATCAAATTGTCTTATGCAACCGAGAAATGTATTCAGATCTCACAACCGAAGATGAAGAGGCAGTAAGCGGAGATAATTAAGTTTATCTCCGCTTTTCTCTTGATTCCTTCTATTATCTCGTTTATAATTGAAATGTAACGCATTACATTTCATAGAGGGGGTCGGATGATGGCGGGATTGCTTCAAACCTATATCGAACGACATCAAAAAGAGAAACTAGCCAATGAAACAAGGCCGATGAGAAAGCTTCATCCATCTACGATCGGCATGTGTAAGCGGAAAATCGTATTCGATATGCTTATGGTTCCGAAGCCAGAAACTGATCCGCAGCTCATCCGAATCTTCGAAAATGGTCATAGCATGCATCACCGTTACGAGAAGTTGTTCGCTGATATGGGAATCCTCGTTCAGGCAGAAATGAAGTTAGAACGGGACGATATCAGCGGACATACGGATGCGCTTATCAGTATTCCAAGCTTTCTAAATCCCTTTGGGGAGAAGTTCTTGGTCGAGCTAAAGAGTGCATTCAGTCATAGCTTTAAGTGGATGAAAGAAAACAATAAACCAAAGGCTGAACATAAGGCGCAGCTTACGTTTTACATGCATCTATCTGGCATCCACAAAGGAATCATTTTCGTTGAAGAGAAGGACACACAAGACGTTTGGGAATACCACATGAATTATGACCCTGTATACGGCAAGAAGCTAGAGCAAAAAGCAAACGAATGTATACAGCTGGCCAAAGACAGAAAGCTCCCTCCGCTTGAAAAAGGATATACGCCGAGCAATTATAAGTGCAAAGATTGCCCTTTTAATATCTACTGCCACTCAGATAGTGCCAAGAATGATGGTAGTATCCGTAATCCTAATCCGTTCAACTTCGGCAGCGAAGCTTACAAGGATGTCGAAAATATCAGAGCTGCTATAAAAGAAGGCAGACCTATCCCCGACGTAATCACCGGCGACACAAATGGAGATCTTGTGCGCGAAGTAGCTGAGAAAAATATAACTTTCTCAAAGGTGGATTAACTTATGTACATCGATATCGGTTTTGGAAATTTCATTGAAGAAAGCAAGATCATTTCAATCAGTCGTCCAGACAGCTCACCAATACGTCGCATGATGACTCAAGCTAAAGACGATGGGCGCTATGTGGACATGACACAAGGAAGAAAAACACGCTCCATCATTCTAACTAGCGGCGTAGGAGGCATGGTTGTTATTGGATCGCCTGTAGCTCCAACTACTGTTGTAAAGCGCGCAGATGGAAGATTTGGGCCAATTATTTCATCGCTCGACGTGATCGGGGAAGGCCAGTCGAAAGATTAATCGCAAGGAGAGCGAGTCATCTATGATCAATCATTTACATGTACACTGTGAATACTCAGAGCTTGATGGTCTTTCTACCGTAAAAGACCTCGTCAAGCGTGCAAAGGAAATCGGTAGCTCCGCGCTCGCCATTACGGATCACGGCGTTTGCGGGGCTATTCCCGATTTTATAACCGCATGCAAAGAGGAAGGGATCAAGCCGATCCCAGGCTGCGAAGCTTATATGACGAAGAATCGTCACCTTAAAAGTGATTTCCATAAAGCTTCAAAAGCTATTTTTTTAGAGAAGTATGGCATCAAGGATAAGGCTTGGAAGGCATTTCGGAAAGCAGTAAGAAACAATCCTGACAACTTTATGCTTGAAGCTCGGGAGCTGCTGAAGGACTATATCATGCGTGAAGATCTTAAGTCTATGGCTAGTGGATCAGAAGAAGAATTAGACTTGTTCGGTTTCGGCATGATGGAAGAAGAGAAACCACTCGTTGTAGGGTTTTCGCCAGACGATGCGCTTGAAGACTTCCGGAAAGAGTTCTATGAATTAATCAAGCATGATAACTTTCATATTGTCCTGATGGCCACTAACCAACAAGGATTGGAGGACTTATATGAAATTATTTCAGATGCTCATATCAGCGGTTTTTATAGTAATCCTCGTACTGATCTTGCCTTTATTCGTGATCGTGGTCTTGGCAAGCACATTATTGCTACCTCTGCTTGTCTTGGTAGTTACCTTGCTCGCTTTGCCCTTGCTGGTGATCTGGCAGAGTGTCGCTCATTCATACAAGAGTGCAAAGACACGTTTCACTCATTTTATTTGGAAAAGCAGGCAACGCGCATTCCAGAGCAAATCAGGCTTAATGAAATCATTGACCAACTGGCTCTGGAAACAAACACGCCGAAAATCGTAACAACAGATGTTCACTATGCCAATAAAGACGACCGTGACATCCACGATATTCTAGTTGCATCCAGTATGAATAAGTGTATTCATGATAACGACCGCTTGATATACGCTCATGAGTTCTGGATGAAATCAGAGGATGAGATTCGTGAGATTATTAATGATGATGAAGCCATTGAAAATACACTCAGAATTGCAGAGTTGGTCGATGTAGACTTGCCTAAAGATCCTTTGTTCCCTAAATACATTGTTGATGAAAATGATACAGCGGAAGAGCAGCTAGAGAAGCTGGCATGGAACCGGCTGTTCACCTACACATTAAAGACGCCGATTGATCTGGAGCAATATAGTCAGCAGCTACAATATGAGCTGAGTGTTATTAATCCACTTGGATTTGCTGATTACTTCCTGATTGTATCTGACTATATCAATTGGGCGAAGGAAAATGGATTCGAAGTCGGACCTGGAAGGGGATCAGCTGCCGGCTCACTCGTTGCTTTCGTTATTGGTATTACAACGATCGATCCGATTAAATGGGATCTAATGTTTGAGCGCTTCCTGAATCCAGAACGCGCAGGCTATCCAGATATCGACGTAGACTTCTCGTATGAAGGCGCTAGAGCTGTACAGGAATACATGAAGCAGAAATACGGTGATCTTAACGTAGCTCAGATTGGCACCTATGGAACTCTTGCAGGTAGATCGGTTATTCGTGCAGTTGGTAAGGCACTTGGATACAGTGCGCAGGATCAAGACCGGTTTGCGAAGTCTATCCCTGAAACGCCAGGCATTACATTAGACAAGTATATTAATAAAAACGGAAAAGAAGTGGATGGTGCTTATCAGATATCACCTGAAACTCGGATGTATGCAGATAGATATCCTGAATGGTGGCAAGCTGCCAAAGCACTTGAGGGACACGTCAGAAGTGCAGGAGTGCATGCTGGAGGCATCGTTCTTTCACCTAAGCCGCTTACGAACACTGTTCCTCTTCGACTGGATAAGGAAGGACTTACGACAACTCAATACGATATGGAGTGGATCGAAAAGTTCCTAGTTAAATTCGACATTCTTAAACTGTCTACACTCGACCTGATCAAGAAGACAAAACAGAATGCAGGGATTATGGATCTTGATCTGAATACAATTGACTTTAATGATCCGAAGATTTATGAAGAAATTTATAATAAGCTGAATCTCTCAGGAATCTTCCAGTGCGAGTCTGATTTATTCCGCGGAATCATTAAAGACATGGAGCCTTCAAACGTAGAGGATATTTCCGTTATCGTAGCGCTAGGCAGACCAGGACCACTCGACCTTATTCCCTCTTATATCCGAAGAAAGAAAGGACAAGAGAGAGTTACTTATCCGTTCGATAGCTTAGAGCCGGTTCTTGGAAAGACGTATGGTATTTGGGTCTACCAAGAGCAGATCATGAAAGCTTCCATGATTCTTGGAGGATTCACTACCGGTCAATCTGATATCCTGCGTAAAGCCATCTCGAAAAAGAATCACGCACTAATGGAAGAATGGATCAACTACATGATCTATGGCAGCGCTGAAAAAGATGCTGAGCTAATCGCTAAAGGCAAAGAGCCACTTAACATTCCAGGAGCTATTTCCCTTGGATATGACGAGGCAACACTTCTTAAAATCAAAGAAGACTGGATCAAGTTCGGTGACTACTGCTTCAACTATGCGCATAGCGCTTGCTACGCAGTACTCTCTGTTATGACAGCTTATCTGAAGGCTTACTATCCAACAGAGTTTATGGCTGCGCTCATGACAATCTCAGAGGGCAAGCTGAAAGATGGTGTTCCCCGTAACGTTGCATACATGAAAGAATGCGAAGAAATGGGAATCAGCATCCTGCCACCAGATATCAACTACTCTAACGACAGCTGGACACCAATCAATGCTCAAGAGGGCGAAGAAGGTCTTGGTAAGATTTTGTATGGCCTTGCAAGTATCGCAGGAGTCAGCAGCAAAGATCTTGATGTCATTACGGAATGCCGACCATTCAAAGAATTTGATGATTTCTTATTGGCCAATAGAACAATGAAACTCAATAAAACAAAAACATCCAATCTCATTAAGTCCGGAAGTTTCGATACAATATCCGACAACCGCAATCTCTTATTGCGCAGATATTTCGAATACCGCGGCGAAGAGTTTGAACATATGCCATCCAAAACAACGAAGAAGGACATTATCGCCTATGAGCGTGAAATGCTCGGCACAAATGTAAGCATTCGTTCTCGGTGGGATAGCATTGAAGATGGCAGAGAGAATATCACGTTCACCGGCTACATTATAGAGTCTAAGCCTTTCACAGCCAAGAGTAGCGGCAAGGTAACAGGTAAGGCGAAGATAGAGACGGCAGAGGATGAATTGAGTCTAGTCATCTTCAATAAGATATGGAGCAAGAATGCAGATGACTTCATTATCGGACGCAAGATTAAAGTCGTCGGCAAACGAAGCGGTTCAGATCTCATCGTAGATAAAATTACGTACATGGATCATGCCGAACAATCGGAAGAGGAAATAATGAATCAGTTCCAGGTGGAATTTAGCTAATAAGAGGAGGAGTCATCTGTGAATCTCATGGAAGTCTATTTAGATCAAACTGTCGAGAGCTTTATGCTCTGGATAGTAAATAAAAGGAAGCAAACCGTATCTCTGACGGTGTCACGATTAGAGGAGTTTAGGCCCCATCCGGACTATTCAGATGTAACACAGGGCAAAGTCATTATTGAAGAGTGGGTCATGGAAGAACTTAAAGACGATCCATCTATGGATGGATGGGAAGATCGCATGCGTGTTTTGATGATGAAATTCATAGGCGGGGGAGAGCGGGCATATCAAATTGTCTATCATAGGCTTGGCCGGCAAATGGACGGTAGCTGGCTGCTCACATTCAATTGTAAGGAATACGAATAATGGAATTGATGAGCACTTATCTAAAAAGAGATCTGGATGTATATAAATGGCTATTCTCTATGAAGCTGAATGTTCCTGAAAGTGAAAAGCATTGGCATGAAGAAAACATGGCGCTTATTTATAATCCAATGACGGATGAAATTATTAAAGGCTATGCTACTTCTGTAAAGATCGAGAAACTTAATGATCACATATATTCAAATACGACTGGCTCGTTTGATATGCACTTGCGTCCTTCGAGTGCATTCACAACTTCAAGAGTAATCGCAAGCATACCTTTTACATTTAGCAATTTAAAAGATATGAGAAAATTTATAGAGTGGCAAGATAGAACCTCCATTGAAATACTTACTAAGCAGCATTTCATAAGAGGAATCATTGTTGGCACGCTCGTCTTTGATGGATCCATTTATACCGACCTTGAGGCAGTTCATATTGAGACAAAAGTATAATGACATGTCGAATTTATGATAAATAAGTAGTATAATCAAAAATGTAATGCATTACATTATAACTAAAAAGGAGTGAGGCTCAATGTTGAGCAAAAGCGAATTTATTGCAGCTGCCTTGAAACAATATGTGGTTGTCCTAGATGATGGCCACGGTATGCAGACAATTGGCAAGCGCACACCGATCTTCCCTGCAGGAAGCGGGATGAAGAGCGAAACGGGCAACTTCATGCATGAGAACGAATTTAATCGCGCTGTTGTGAAGTATGCAAAGGATCATCTGGAGCGCTGTGGTATCAAAGTTATTGAGTCAGCTGCAGGTGATGGCGATGTTCCGCTGGCTACACGTTCTTGGATTGCACGCAATGCTAAAGCAGATGTATTCGTAAGCGTTCATGCTAATGCTAATAATGGCAAATGGAATAGCGCTAAAGGGGTAGAGACTTATTATCAAACAGGCGCTGGATCTGACAGCATCAAGCTTGCAAATATCATGCAAAAGCATCTGTTGATGGGAACGAAACAATCCAGTCGTGGCGTTAAATCGAACAGCTATCAAGTTCTTCGTGAGACTCACGAGCATATGGCTTCCGTCCTAATCGAATGCGGCTTCATGGATAACCTCGAAGAAGCAAAGTTGCTCATTGATGATAACTACCGACGCGAAACCGGTAAAGAAGTAGCCCAAGCTATATGCGAATATCTTGGTGTTACATTTATTGAGAATACGGCAGTAGGTGGTATCTCTACTTCTAAGAAAGAAGAAGAGGCATCTAAATACCCACCAGCAACTGTTGTAGTAGAAAAAGAAAATGGGTCTCTTCGACCTCTCTCAACACCTGGATTTATTAACAAAGGCACTTCATATGTTCCGGTGAAAGCTGTATCTATTGTTGCCGGTAAGTCTGTTGGATTTGATAACAAAACAAAGAAAGCATCAATAAACGAAGTCGTACTTGATAATACGATTGTTGAAAATGGTGTGGCTTATGCGCCTTCCAGAGATGTTGCAGCTGCGATCGGCATGATTGCTCAGTGGAGCCAATCTATATCACAAGTTAAATTTGTTTTTGGTGAATAGCATGGCTATGACCACCGGCACGGCTATCCTTATTCCAGGGAAGAAGAAAGGCAGCCTAAAAAGAAAGTAGCAGGACACTGTGAGGTGAGCCTGATGAAGAAGGACTTTGTTCATTACGAGCCTAGGGACATTGCTGCTGTCGTTTGTCCATTGCATCCACTTGAAGGGATGATCGGTACGATCTATGAAGCTTCAAATGAGAAGATGAGATATCTCGTCCGATTTGATGATGGAATATCTGATAGCTTCTCTTGGAACCAGATTAAACATCACCGATCGGAGGATGACCTCGATGCATTGATCGACCTTTCATTGACCCTTGGTGAAGCAGGGGTGGATCTGTTTGAAGACTGGAGCACGGAGAAGATTCTTCGATTCCATAGGCCAAATTAGCACAGGGGGAGATACAGGGGATGGATACACGCGATTCAAGGGAGCTTACACGTTTTGCCTTTGGTGAGCCGGAAAATACTCAGGACGAATATAACGAATGGGGCTATCCAAAGGAAATCGATGAAATGTTGGTTGCCGAGACCAGGGAAGAAAGGCGATCAATTGCAAAAGCATGGCGCAAGTTTAATGGCATTGAAGATGTTGAGAATCGTCGTGCAGCTGAGAAGAAGAAAAAAGATAAGAGCAAGAAGCAGTCTGCTCATGCTAAAGCATCAAGAAAGAAAAATAGAAAGTAACCTCTGAGAGAGGTTGCTGTCATCTGCCCAGCCGCTGAAGAAGGAGTTATCAGTATGGAGATTAGCAAAACGTTGATCAATCGCATTCGAATTTTAATCATGGTTGGCATATTTATTGCCGTTTACCACTTCATCGATCCGATGTGGGCTTTCGGTTTTGCCTTATATTGCATCTTGGTAGATATTGCCGATCTGAATGAAGACATGGATGAGTTAACGGAGGAAAGAAAAACATGGAAGAGTTTCTTAACCAATCGAAAGGGTTTCTAGGAATCCTGCAAAGCATGCTTACGGACAAAGAAAAGGAAAACTCAGCTGAAGCAGCTGACTTGATGTTCGAAGAGATCCGTAAGATATCAGAAGACAAAGAATTAAACATTAGGGAAATGATGAATGCTGCACTCGCTGTCCAGGCAGAAATACTGCAGCTCGTTATAGAAAAGACAGAAGAGATGAAAGGGTAGAGTGATATGAAGAAAATGTTCATCATAGCCCTTGAGGGACTTGATAAGAGTGGGAAAGCCACTCAAGCAAAGCTGCTTACTGAAGCATTGCGGGAGAAAGGTCTCAAGGTAGAGCAGAGTGAGTTTCATCGGTATGATACGCCAACCGGAGAGCTCATCGCAAAATGGCTTCGTAAGGAATACCCTGTTAGCCAAGCTACTATCGAGCTGATCATGGCAGCCGATAAGCATGCTCAACAAGAATACTTCAATGAACTAGAAGCTGCCGGTGTAGATGTACTAATCCTAGATCGCTATACTCTAAGTCAATTTGTTTATGGCATAGTGAATGAAATGCCATATGATTGGTGCGAAAAGCTTCAGGAGCTTTTACGTAAGCCAGATATGGATATTGTTATTGAAATTCCACCAGAGCTCAGCATGGAGCGAAAAGGAAAGCATAATGGCGGTGTTAATGATCGTTATGAATCTGATCTTAATTTGCTTCATCAAGTTAGCTTTGCCTATCGAATCTTCAGAAGAAAAGATCATCCAATTATAGATGGAAATGCGCCGATCGAGGATGTTCATGAAGAAATTAAGAAGGAAGTCATCGCAAGACTTAAAGACGAGGACATCCTATAATACTAAGCCACCAGCAATGGTGGTTTTTTTCTTCCGCCGATAGGCGGCAAAGGGAGAGGGGCAGCTAAAAAAGGTTTGACGCCGAGAGGTAGAATGTGGCATGATTGCTTCTTTTAACATTGGATGTCTTTCTATTATGAATTTTTCATACACTGAAATAATTATATGTATTGTAATGCATTACATTTCATTATATACTAGCTATAGGAACAAATGACCTTTTTTCCTGCTCCTTGATTTTTCTCTCTTTGACTTATTTTCCCTATAAAAAAGCCTGCCGTGTTGGCAGGTTTTTTTAGTGCAGATTAAATTTCATATTTCGTATTTCAGATGATATATTTTTGCAAGCCTCTGCTATTGACCTAGTGATAATAGAAGATGAGTGCACTTTTACGGTAGCCTTTAACTTGTCACCATCAAGATAAGGCAGAATTATTCTTCCTATTACATTGTACTGATCGTCTCGCAAATTCGTGTCAGTCTGTAGTCGTTCAATGATGATTTGCTTTTGCAAATCTGTGTGATCGGTTAAGTCAGCAATCTCCATTTGAACTACCATATCATTCATTAACGATTTTCCTCCTTGGCTTCTTCGTCAGAGTACCAATCAGATTCAATGCCTTCTTCTTTAAGATTGCTAATAAAAGTATCTCGCTCTGAAGGAGTTTTGAATCCTCTATCTTGGACTTGATCATTTTCAACCCAGGTTACAATGTACATGCAGCTCAATCCCCTATCTTGATGTATTGACGTGCTTCCAAATAAAAGTGGTGGCATCTTCCGCTGGAATAGACCATTCGCTCTTGATCTTCCGCCCATGAAGCCTCTTGGTATTTATGGCTTTTACTATACCAGCCGGTGTAAGGCCAGTCATAAGCGCCAATTGTTTTGCTGTGATCGGTTCGCCAGCATCTAGTGTAATTCTTATGTAGGTGCATCTTACAAACCTTCCGATCAAGGTTTTTTCCCACTTTAGCCAGTCGATAGTAAAGAATGTTTCATTCAGAAAGTTGTTCTCCCAAATTAGAGAGCAGATACTTTCTAGCATGCTTACTATGTCTTGCGGCATTTCTCTTTGACCGATCATATAGAGATAGATCTCTCGTATTTGTGCTGCAAGAGGATAAGGATATTGAACACCCTCTACAGTAACCGGCGTGGGCATTAAATGCAGCCCAGGGCAATACAGATTCAATTTTGCATGGAGCGCCTGGAACTTTTGGTCGATCTCTACGATCATCTCTCCGTAGTATTTTTCGTCTAAGCCTTTGACATATTTCATAATGACCACCCAACATCCATTTGTTGGGTTTAGTATATTATACCAAACTTTTAGTGTCAAGTCGTTGTCAAATCATACCTTGGTGATAAAAGTACTGGGGGAGTTTCCAAAGTCTAAGAATGTATGTTAATATCAATAAAAGGAAAAAGCCACCCGTGGTCAGGTGGCTTAAAGGTTCCTGCTATACCTAGACTTTAGTGTCATGGCTCCTTGAAAATTGAGAGAATCATCAGAGAGATATAGAGGAATATGATTTTTACGTTAGGTCTAGTATATCGGAGCCTCCTATTCCTGTCAATTACTTGAGGAGGTCTTTGAAGATGGGCGACAGCACGAATAACATACATTATTTCCGTTATGAAAAGACGGGTAATAAGGTGCAACGAATAAGAAAAGTTAACGGGGAGAATATTGAAGAAATGGTCGAAGAGACGAGGAAGATCTATTACACCGAAAAAGATGTCACTAGTTATTCGCTCGAGAACTTGGGTCTTTCACTGCCCTACACACCAGGCAACAAAACCACCGTTCATAACTACTTAATCAAATTTTGGCAATACTTTCTTGGGCCAGAAGCAACCATGACCTACATAAATTATCTGAGCCTTTCGTTCAATGAATCAATCCCGCATATGTCTCAAGAGCATATGGCAGAGATGATGGGGATCAGTCGCGTTACCCTGATTAAATACTTAAATAAGCTTGAAGACTACGGTTTTGTTATGCGCTTTTGGGCAGAAAGCAAAAAGAAAAAAGGCATGAACGATAGTACTCGAGTGAAGGTAAGGCAGACTGTTCCTTTTCTGAGCGAAGTGGAGCTGAAGCAGCTGCCGGATTGGCTACTTCTTCAGCACAATCGTTTCATGGAAAAACTTTTTGAATCGAACGACATTATGCTTCCTGAGAATAATGACCATGAAGATGAGATCAAGAAGCTGCATGAAAAAGGGAGATCTAGAACTCCTGGGACAATTGAAATTACCGCACCGCTGGAAGTACGAATCAATAAAAAGCGCGAAGAGCTACTTCTAAATCGAACCCCTGAAGACATACGAGTATGGAGCGAGATAGAAGATTTTCTGAAGCGATCTATAAGTGCCGTAACATTTGGGACGTGGTTCAAAGAAACTTTTGGTTTCTTTGAAGACAACAAATTAATTGTACTTGCTCCGGTTCCATTCGCAGCAGAATGGATTGATTTTCACCACTCGAAACAAATACTGAACATCTTCAGAGCTTTGACGAACAATGATGACGCAATCATTTGTGTTACTACAGCAGAAAAATTCTTATAAAAAGAGAGCAGAGGGAGACATCCTTCTGCTTTTTTTATTAAAAAGATATCCACAGATTTTGTGATTAACTCTTACGTTAAAATATATATATAT